TAATGGTAACACTACAGACTTTGACTCTGTCATTCTAGGTTCGAGCCCTAGTACCCGTGCCAAGTTTTTGCCGTGTAGCTCAGAGGAAGAGCAATCGCTTGATAAGCGATAGGTCGACATTTCGAAACTGTCCATGGCAACCAAATGATCTTTACAACAGTGTCTGAGTGTTGTATAATAAGTATTTTAACGCAGGGTTCGTATAGTGGTAATACCTTAGCCTTCCAAGCTAAAGCGAGGGGTTCGATTCCCCTACCCTGCTCCACAAGGAACAAACAATGGACATGGATCAAGCGGCTGTATTCTTAGCTGGTAGTATTTTGACAGCAATAGGATTTGTAGTGATTGTGGCGGCGGCTGTTGCTGTCAACAACATCATAAGTCGTTACTGGAAGCCTGTAAAAATTTTCACAGCAGACAGTTGGAATCTGGGCCACGGCACAAGATTTGCTGAACCCCATGAACTTGACAAAAGTCAAGAACCCAAAGTAAAATAAAATACACGGAGTATAGCACAGCCTGGTAGTGCGCCTGGTTTGGGACCAGGAGGTCCGAGGTTCGAACCCTCGTACTCCGACCAATAGATGTAGGTGTGTGCCGAATGGCTAGGCGCCGGATTGCAAATCCGTATAATGCAGGTTCGAGTCCTGTCACCTACTCCAAGTTTAGAAAAGATGTGTGAAAAACTCATTGACTATGGGCCCAACTGCTAGGGACCTTAACGTTATCCAGGTGCCGCTGGGATTAAGTTCCAGACTGCTAGTCACAGTCGAACCATGTGCCAGGAAGGATGTGAGCTACCCGAAAGGATGTTCAGTACCTTTAAACGCAAAGCAGTATCTTTTTTAATTTTTTAGGAAGTGTGGCAGAGTTGGTTGATTGCAGCAGTCTTGAAAACTGCCGGCTCCGAAAGGGGTCCGTGAGTTCGAATCTCACCACTTCCACCATATACGGGTGATTAGCTCAGCGGTAGAGTCGCTGCCTTACACGCAGTTTGTCGGGAGTTCGATCCTCTCATCACCCACCATTCATGCCAGGATAGCTCAGTCGGTAGAGCAGCGGACTGAAAATCCGCGTGTGGGCGGTTCGATCCCGTCTCCTGGTACCAGTTAGATTTTAGGTGTAAGATGTTTGATGCGTTGATTCACCACATGCTCGACTGAATTGTCGTTGTAGGCCATAGCAGCCAGCAAGCCTGTTAGATATCCGCGCTCGTAGGCCAACTGTTGTTGTTTGGTCACAAACGTTTTGCCCAATGTTTCCATTGCAAGCAAACGCTCTATTTTTTTGATGGAGTCTTGTTTGGTTTGCATGATGTATTTAAGCCCCGGTGACGGAATTGGTATACGTGTTGGTCTTAGAAGCCAAATTTTAGGAGTTCGAGTCTCCTCTGGGGCACCAAATTTAATGTAGCTTGCACAGACTTTTAAATACACTGTATGGCTACAATTACTCAAATAGAACAGTACTGGGATCAACAACCTTGTAATATAAAGCATGGGTTGGCACCAGAAGGCACAGAAGAATTTTGGAACAACATCAATCGTCGTAGATGGTTTGTTGGGCCGCATTTGTGGCAGTTGGCCGACTTTGAAAACTGCAAGGGACGGCGGGTGCTAGAACTAGGATGCGGCATTGGATCTGATGCTGAACAATTTGTACGGCATGGTGCTGAATACGTTGGGATTGATCTTAGCAGTCGTAGCATAGAACTTTGTGAGCAGAGATTTACTGTTATGGGATTAGATGCTGAATTCTATCACATGGACGCAGGCGACAGTCAGCGTGTTGCAGGGCTAGGACAATTTGATATGGTGTATGCTTGTGGTGTATTGCATCACTATCCCAATGTAGAACAAGTGGTCAGCAATGCTTACGCAAGTCTAGCATCTGATGGGGAGTTTCGTTTCCTAGTGTATGCTCGCAACAGTTGGAAATGGGCAATGATTCAGTCTGGGCTGGACCAGTTTGAAGCGCAAGACAACTGCCCATATGCCAGAGTTTACAGTCAAGGAGAAATACAAAAACTGCTGGACGTACACTTTGATATCAAAAGCATCAAGCAAGATTACTGTTTTATGTACAATGTAGAGCAGTACAAACAAGGAAATTATGTGTTGGAACCATGGTTTGCTGCCATGAGCGATGCACAACGCCAGGCTGTCAATCAACAGCTAGGTTGGCATTTAAGCGTGATTGCCGCAAAGCAATAAATACAAAAAGGAGATTATTATGGCTATAGTTGCTAAAACTGTGTTGGTGTATGCGTCTGTAGAAGATCGAGAAACAGCAAGAACTATTATCCCTTGGAGTAATTATTTACAAATTGTTGGAGACGGTGGGCATGATGACTTTACTGTGGTTGGTACCGCAGGTCTCGACCCGTCAGAACTAGGTCCCACCCATTTAACTGTAACTCGAAAATGGGAAAACAAAAAAAATGCAGAAGACTTTGTTGAATGGATGACTGCACAACTTTCAACTTTTAGTGTTGTTCCTGTGTCATTTACTGTAGAAGATTATACAGAATAACGCATGATCAGATTGTCTGACACAAGTTATAAAAACAGTAGGCCAGTCCTACTGTTTTTTTTTTTGCAAATGCCCCGGTGACGGAACTGGAATACGTGTCTCTCTCAAAAGGAGAATTCTGAGGGTTCGAATCCCTCCTGGGGTACCACTATCAATAAATATTTTTGAAAGTTGAAAATGAAAAAGCTCGATATAGCATCAGTAGCAGAATTTATCCAGAAACAAACGCCCGAAACTCGCATCTACCTTGGCTGCGACTCTGAACGAATCAAAATTGACGGTACCTGGTATGCCGACTATGTGTTGGCCATTGTGGTACACATCAACGGCAACAACGGCTGCAAACTGTTTGGCGAAGTTCAACGCGAGCGTGTGTGGGACGTGAAACCAGGCAAACCTGCCATGCGTTTGATGACCGAAGTGTACAAGGTTTCAGAACTGTATTTGAAACTGGCTGACGTACTAGAAGGCCGTCAAGTTGAAGTTCACTTGGACATCAACCCAGACGAACAATACGGTTCAAGTTGTGTGATCTCGCAAGCTGTGGGCTACATCAAAGGAACATGCAATGTGATTCCGTTTGTGAAGCCAGAAGCATTTGCAGCATCATACGCGGCAGATAGATTTAAGAGTTTACGAGCTGCCTAATAAGTAACGGAATGCAGGATTAGTTTAGGGGTAAAATAGAACCTTGCCAAGGTCCAGTCACCAGTTCGATTCTGGTATCCTGCTCCACTTAGCTCTCATAGTATAAAGGCATTACACTACATTGGTAATGTAGAAACACTGGATCGTTACCAGTTGGGAGCACCAATTCTCGGCCCTTGGTGAAATGGATATCATGCTTGTCTTCGAAACAAGCGGTGGGAGTTCGATCCTCTCAGGGCCGGCCAATAAAAAACCTCAAACTCCGTCATAGAAAAATACAATAGCAAAATGCCTTGACTTAGGTATGTTCTATACTATATACTAGTGATGTCACTATAGGAGGAAACATGACACAATCTGTAAAAGGTACCCGTACCGAAGAAAACTTGAAGGCGGCATTTGCCGGAGAATCGCAAGCCAATCGTCGATACTTGTATTTCGCAAACATGGCCGACGTAGCAGGCGACAATGACGTTGCTGCCTTGTTCCGTTCAACTGCCGAAGGCGAAACTGGACATGCACACGGTCATATGGAATACTTGATCGAAGGTGGTGCTGGAGATCCCGCCACTGGCATGAGTGCCAAATCTGTTGAGCAGGCTCTGGAAAGTGCTATTCATGGCGAAACACATGAATACACTGACATGTATCCTGGCATGGCCAAAACTGCCAGAGACGAAGGCTTAGACGAGATTGCTGACTGGTTTGAAACACTGGCCAAAGCCGAACGCTCACATGCCAATCGTTTCACCAAAGCCCTGGCTGCTCACAAAGAAGCACAATAAGGAGACGGAAATGGAATACGTATGCACTGTATGTGGCCATGTCCACAATGAAGAGACAGATGGTAAATTTGACGATTTGCCAAAATACTATAACTGTCCAGAGTGTGGTTGCGGTAAGGAAGAATTCCAGGCAATGTAACTTGACAACAATGTAGAACTGTGTTATACTGGTTCTACATTGTTAAATAGTTATATGAACGATCCAAAATCTTCCAAACTCACTGACGCTGTGCGAGAGGCTCTTGCCAAAAAGCATGAGGCTGCTCGACCCACAGTAAAAACCAAAACTACCAAGACCAAACAAAACTACGGCGCACCAATGATCAAAGGAGCACCTGTTAGAAAAGCCAGCGGAAGAGGTGGCTGATGGCTAACGACTTTGCTAAATTCAAAAACTCAGCTCGCCGTCATAAAACAGATGTTGCAATTGCTAGACAAGTCAAAATTGCCAAAAGTCATAGCACCTACAACTTACGAAGCATTAGGCAAACACATCGCCTGGCCAAACATCATGCCATGGACTGCGGCAATCCTGCATGTTACTTGTGTGGCAATCCACGTAAGACACATAAAGACAAACTTACAGCCCAAGAGAAAAAACTATTTCAAGATTTAGATTCCCTCAACCACCATCACTCAAACGGAAACAACAATGAAAATTATTCACAGTAACGACAGAACAGCCGGGTTGACCAGCGAAGCCGCAGTAGCCGCAATTGGCAATCGCTATGACTTGGTGCTAGTGGCTTCTCGACGATTGCGCGAACTCAATCGCGGCGACATGCGAAAAGTTGCAAGTAAAAACAGCAACTCAGTGGCAGTACTTGAAGAAATTGAACAAGGCAAAATCACAAGAGACTATCTCTATCGCGAACAAGATTTAGAACCCCGACGTAGACGTAGAACCAATGGATCTATCTAAAGAAGACGGAGATAGAAGAAACAGTCTGCCTTACCCAATGGAGTTGGGCAGTCCTGCGTTTGCCCCTGTTCCTGTTGAACGAGAAAAAGATGTCATACTCAATGTAGGGCGAATGCATGCTCAACAAGAATATGACAGGATCATGCAACAAGTTGAAGTGTTAAAACAACAGGCCGACGCACTTCAACAACGCCTGCATGTTAGTGAGATCATGCACGGCGTCAAGTACGGCTTACAACCTCGACATGGTAAAACTTACTATGTGTATTTTAACTCAATAAAAAACGAGCATTGGTTGAGTATGAATCATCCGCATCACTGGTGCGCTGGCCCTGGAGAACAGCACACCTACGTGATGGCAGTTAAAATGCTCGGCGACTCGACCTGGCAAGAAGTGCAATTAGACACATGAAAATACAACTACACGAAAATGGTTGGACTTCAATCATTACTGATATTGATTTACGTTCTGCTTCACAGCAAGAGATGAATACCATTGCTTGGCTTGCTGCCAAAGACACCGTGGTTGTGATACGCGATCAACACCTTTTGCCCGGAGACGAAGTTGACATCTGTGAAAAAATTGGTGCATGTGAGCAAGTGGCGCCGGCTAATACGCCAACACCGGGCACAAAATTAGTACAAGGCGGGCGTGGTAAAATTGTCAGAGTAGGTGGCGGTGGTCACCATCATGGACAACCAGGTGTGTTTGAACATGTGAGTGATCTAGATTGGCACTGCAATAGAACCGGTAGTGAAGACCGAGATCCGTTGATTTGGTTGTATTCAGTAAAAGATTCTGTTGGCAGCCGAACCAGTTGGATCAACAACATTTTGAGTTATCAAGATCTTGACCAAGAACTCAAAGAACAAATCAAAGATTTAAAACTGGTCATGGGGTTTGATGCTAGGGTGATCTCTGAAGACACTTACACAATCACCAGTCGAGATTCAAATGCCATCAACCACAATTGGTATCCAAGTTTGTTACACACCAACCAGGCTGGTGTCACAGGCATGTTTTTTTCGTTTTTACAAATTCATCAGATACTGGGTTTTGACAAAGACAAAAGCGATGCCCTAATTCAAAAATTACGACAACATGTGGAGCAAGAAAAATACACATATCACCACGATTGGCAAGACGGTGACATTGTGTTAAGTGAACAATGGTTAAGTATTCACAAAAGATGGCGCTGTGAAAACATTCAGAATCGAGTGGTGCATCGCATTGCTCTTAACTTTGATCACTGCAACATTTCTAATACTTTAGTGTGATTGACCAAAAATTCCTGATCTGCTATAATTACACATTAACAGAAAGGAGTGCAAAATGAGAATTGAAACTGTAAACGGTCGCAACCTTGTTTGTGGCCACTTCTTCCCGGCCGACGAGCTTGCAAGCGGTCAACGCTGGGCACCTGCCGACGGCAGTAACCGCGAAGTCAAAATTGTCACAGTAGACGGTGACTGGATTGAATACGAATGGCAAGACAATGGTGAGAGAAAAACTCATCAAAAATTAGCATTTGCATTTCAGTGCCGTTATTGTAAAGTAGTAGAATAAAAAGGAGGCACATGATGCCAGCAACATTTTTGGTAAGCGACACGCATTTTGGTCATGTTGGCGTGTGCAAGTTTACACACCCAGATGATGACACTGTGAAATTGCGTCCGTGGGATGATCCTGCAGAGATGGATGAGGAAATGATCCGCCGTTGGAACGACCGTGTTCGTCCATCAGACAAGGTCTACCATTTGGGTGACGTGGTTATTAACCGCAAGGCATTGCCTACGTTACATCGCTTGAACGGCGACAAGGTATTGATCCGCGGCAACCATGATATCTTCCGTGATGATGAGTACCGCAGGTACTTTCGTGAATTGCGAGCATATCATGTGTTGAACGGAATGATCTTGAGTCACATTCCTGTGCATGAATCTAGCTTGGGTCGCTTTGGTGTAAACATCCACGGACACTTGCACGCCACTCGAGTTAAGAAAGCTCGTGGTGTTGATGCCCGTACAGGAGAGATCTTGTATGGCACAGAACTGGATGTGCGGTATCATTGCGTATGTGTGGAGCAGACTGATTTTGCGCCTATCTTGTTGGAAGATGTGTACAAACGCATTGAAGCAGAAGGTGGACGGATTGGCTTGCAAAACGGCAATTTCAAAACTGAGCATCATGTAGATTAAAGGCGGCTTTCTGCCTAGCCCTCTGCTTGTGAAAGTATGGTGAAGTGATAGGGTACAGATCAGAACGGCTGACACCATAGTTCAGCACCGGAGTCGTAACCGGTAATTTTATTACAATTATGAAATTAACTTTAGATCCAAACGGCTGGGTAGTGCATGTAGATCAACTAAACGTGCTAGATGTAAACAGCACCGAACGCGATCAATTAAGAACGCTACCTTATACCAACTTGCTGGTTGTAATCCATAACACGCAACCGTTAACCATTGATCAATATCATCAATTTACTTCTGGTGTGTTTGATGATCTCAATAACGATCTTCCAGCCAAAGAAAAAATATTTGTCGAACAAACCAACAAAGAAATTATCAGAGTCACTGGTAAGAAAGATGTCCACGGTGAAATCACTGGATTATTTGGCATGCCAGATGATTTGCCTTGGCACTGCAACGAACCAGGAAGAACTGCCGCAGAACGTCCCGATGCTTTGTGTTTGTACGGGGTAGAACATACTGAAGGCAGCATCACAGGATTTACCAACAGCATACAAGCATTAAACGATCTTAGGCAAGCAACCGATACACCAGTTGGACTATTAAGAAGTCTGGATCAGCTCATGTGTTATTACAATTACTCAGGCAGTACAGATAACGGGCCTATGGCTGCAGACGTTAACTATCAAGGCAGAACAGGATTTAACAAATTTGTTACTCAAAACAAATCAGGGGCCACGGGCATCCATTGGTCACCCATGCAAAATCCAATATTCTATATTGGCAAAACACCAGTTCCAAACGCTGGACAACAAGCATGGTTCAGTTATCTGTACAAATTTCTAACTCAGCCCAAGTACCAGTACGCTCATCATTGGCAAGACTATGAAATAATTATCAATTGCCAGTGGTTGAGCATGCATGCTCGTCCTGCATTTGAAAATATTGAAAACCGTCTGTTGTGGAGAGCCATGGGCTATGTTAGCCCATTTGATGGGTCAGCGATTGATACTGGCCAGCTTGAATTGCGCCAGTAGTTCAATTATTCTGGCAGGTGGGTCAATTTCATACCAGCGTTGACTGAATCTATAGTTGGCTGCATTTTGATGATGGTTCTTGTGCCAAGCTTCGCCATTGTTGATGTTTAATAACACCATCAGCACACTGTTACTGCTGGTGTCATCATTGTGTATAGGTAGCAAGAACCAAGGTGTGCGATGACACAATGAATTGATTGTGTGAAGTTTGAACACTGTGAGTCCAATTACTGCTATCCATAATCCTACCAGGGCAGGATCAATTGCAAATAACAATGCAAACCAAACTATGTTGAGGGCCCAGTACCAATGATAAAACCAAAGATGGCGAGAATCTCTACCAAGGTCCACAATGTATTTGGTTTTGACTTGATTGAAATAGCTCAAAAATTGAATAGCCCACCGACTCTTATGATATGGAGAATGTGGATCACGGTCAGTGTCACAATGTGCATGATGTTCGCGATGAATTCCCACCCATCCAATGCTGTTGCCTACTAGGCACAAGGTAAATACAACAAGTCCATACAAATCAACTACTGAACTAGGTTTCCAGGCGCGATGACACCAGGCGCGATGCGCAAACATAGTGATGTGAATTCCCATAAACCAACTGGTCAATAGCACAACAAAAAATGTAGTCCATGACCAGTTTATTGTCAACCAGATCACTGTCCAAATTGGAAATAACATGCCAACGGAACTGAGTGCCACTGGGTCGATCAAGGAGCGAGAGATTTTCATATGAAATATTTATTTGCTCGCACACTAACTTAAATAATCGCATGCACAAACCAATTGTTTTTTTAGGCACCAGTACAAACTTAGAAATTTTTATAAGAGTGTGTACTCTTCGTAACATACCCGTTGCAGGTATTGTTGACAGTGATTATTACAGGAACACTGATACTAAAAATGGATTGCCTGTGATTGGAAGCGAAGACTCGTTTGATTTTGAGGCTGCTCGAGACCAGTATGATTTTTTTGTTGGAATGTCTTGGTCAAGTCTTGATCTAAGATCGAAATCCAAAAGACTTGCGTATATTGATCTGATTGATCAACATAAACTCAACTGTGCAACGCTGATACATCCAGCCAGTGAGGTGTATGACGAAGCAGAAATTGGCCCAGGGTGCTATATTGGATTCAACGCCGGAGTAGCACATTATACAAAGATTGGTGCTCACAGCCGAATACATAATTCTACTACTGTTGCGCATCATACCACTATTGGAAAAAATTGCATCCTACATGAATTTGTAAAAATTTGTAGTAGAGTAACATTAGGTGACAATGTGTTAATTCACCCTGACACTGCAATTGTAGGGTACGGCAAATTTAACAATGAGCGCGGACCAAATATTGGTAGTAATGCTGAACTACATCCTCGAATCACTGTTACTAGAGATGTAGAACCGGGAGAGATTGTTTCTTTGGCTGGTGGCAACAACACTAGAAGAATCTATGGCGAGGTAGTAAGATCATGAAACGCATAAACTGGTTGTTTGTTTTTCAAACCATGTGCATAGCTGCCTTGGTGTGCCTAATGGTGAATGGTGAATGGTGGCAATGGGCCGTAGCGTTTGGCGTATACGTTGTAACTGGCAGTATTGGTGCCAGTGCAACTTTTCACAGACTATTGAGTCATAGAAGTTATAAAGCACCTGCTTGGTGGGAATACCTTGGCACCATAATTGGCACTCTCGGTGGAGTGGGCTCTAGTATTGCTTGGGTTGCCATACATCGTGAACATCATAAATTTGTGGATACCGAACGCGATCCCCACAGTCCCTTGCACAAAGGATTCTTCCGTGTGCAATTTTTAATCATGTTCAATCAGCCCAGTCTTAGAATGGTTACTGATCTCATGCGCAGTAGATTTCATGCATTCATGCACAATTACTATTGGGCCATACACGGTGCGTATGCTGTGATACTGTATGCTATAGATCCAATGGCTGTGGTCTATGCTCACTTGGTGCCTGCTTTGTTTTTATTCCATGCAGGCGGTTTGATCAACAACATTGGTCACACCATAGGCTGGCAAGATTATCCTGGCAAAGATACCAGTGTTAACAATCCTATTTTAGGTGTACTTGTGTGGGGCGAAGGATGGCACAACAATCATCATGCCAATCCCAGTGACTGGCGCTTTGGACTAAAGTGGTGGCAAATTGATGTTGCTGGATATTTAATTAGACTGGTCAAACAATGAAAACACGAAAACAACTTCCAGCGTTTGGCTATCTGAACAATTTTCACATAGACACACCACAATTGATCAAACACTTGAAAGACAACAGTCTCCTAGACTGGGATCACTATGTTGATGTCAAGGCCAGTACTGATGGTGCATTCACTCCATTCATCAAAGCCAACCAATGGACCTTGGATAATTTGTTTAAAGAAGCAGATGCACCCAGTTTGGAAAGTGAAAAATTTAGACAGATACAACTTACTGAGTTTGACAAATCAAAAAGCCGTGGGCCTGTGGAAGTTAAAGCCACAACCATGATAGAACGAGTCAAGCGTCAGGATCCCAATGATCCTCGGTATGTGCCCGAAGCTGACGATCTCAACTACGGAGTACGCACCAACATGGTGACTGGTGAGATTGAACGGATTTTTGACATGTTTACCAGTCGAATTACTAGAGCAAGACTGGCATACCTAGGAGCAGGTCACGAAATCAAACCGCACTTTGATTATGACCCCAGTTATGTCACAAGGTTTCACATTCCTGTGCTGACTCACCCTGACGTCAGTATGTTTATGCTAACCAAACAAGGCATACAAGAACAGCACCTACCAGCAGACGGTCGTGTTTATTTTTTCAACGCAGGTCTAAAGCACTGGGTAAAAAATAACAGCCCACATCCAAGACTGCACTTTATCATTGATGTGCATGGGCAAAGCGAGCTGGAGCATTTGATCCCAATGTAATACTAGAGTACTACATTTCAAAAGGTAATACTCAAGTGTTACAATAGCCCTACAACATGTAGGGCTTTTTTTTTGGTTTGACCAATAAATCCCTATCTGCTACAATAGTGGCATACAAAGCAAAAAGGAGCCTGGAATGAAGCAACTAAATGAAAGTCAAAAACGCGATATCCACATGTATGGCATGACCGAAGCAGAATTGCGCGAAGAAGTTGAGCAAGACCTGATCTATCGTTATTCTAGTCCTGCTACGTTGGTAGCCAGTTTGATGAGTGATGCCCAGGAAATGATCGACTCGGAATATGGTAAGGTTAACGCCAAGCGTGCCGACTATGCTCGTCAATTTTTGAACCGCGCCAAGTGGGTTTTGTTTGAATATTGCATGAAGGAGACTGCATAATGAGTAATTTTTCTGAACTAAGAGATTTCTACGTGGAGCTGGTCACACAGACGCATTTTTACGATCCTTACACTCGCCTTGTCAAGGTGTTTAATCCAGCCGCTGTCACATACGAAGATTATAAAAATACTCTGCTTGCCAAATCACCCAGTGGACACCATATTTGTTATTACATGACACTGTCTGACTCTAGAAAAGACATTGACAGCTGGCTGTTGTGGACCGAAAAAGATTTCCGTCAAGCCAAACGAATTCAACCTTACCTTGAAGGAACTGTATAATGAGTAGAATGAGCGAACTTAGCATTGACATCCAATCCATGCTGGAAGAAGGCCACGAACCTCGTGCCATTGCACGATATCTTGAGATCCCTGTGGAGTGGGTCTACGAACAACTGTCGCAAGAAAGCGACAATCACGAAGAATTGTTTAGTCCTTTTGAGACTTGCAATAGTTGACCAATAAATCAACTTCAGTTATACTAACGGCTTACTAACACATTTTAAGGACACAGCCCATGTCAGATACCCGCACCGTCAATTCCGTCCAGGCACGTAAAAGCCTGCTCAAAGCATTTAAAGTTCAGCGTCCGTTGTTCCTGTGGGGTCCTCCCGGCATCGGCAAGTCAGAGCTGGTTGAGGGCATTACTAAAGAACTTGACGGACTCATGATTGACCTCCGCTTGGGTCAGATGGAGCCCACAGACATCCGTGGCATTCCCTATTACAACAAAGACAAAGGTGTCATGGATTGGGCACCTCCTGTGGAATTGCCTGATGAGGCTACTGCCAGCCAGTATCCCATTGTGGTACTGTTCTTGGACGAGCTCAACTCTGCGGCTCCGTCAGTGCAGAGTGCCGCATACCAGTTGATTCTGAATCGACGCATTGGCAAGTACCACTTGCCCAAGAACGTTGTGATGGTTGCCGCAGGTAACCGTGAGTCGGACAAGGGTGTTACCTACCGCATGCCTACTCCGCTTGCAAACCGTTTCCTGCACCAGGAAATGAAAGTGGACTTTGCCAGCTACCAAGACTGGGCTGTTAAAAACAAAATCCACAAGGACGTGGTGGGTTACTTGAGTTTTGCCAAGCAGGACTTGTACGACTTTGATGCCAAGAGTTCTAGCCGTGCCTTTGCTACTCCACGTACCTGGACCTTTGTGAGCCAGCTGTTGGAGGACGAGGATGGAGACAATGATACCCTTACCAACTTGATTGCTGGTACTGTGGGCGAAGGTCTTGCAGTTAAGTTCATGGCCCACCGCAAGGTGTCCAGCAAGATGCCCAACCCTGCAGATGTGTTGGCAGGCAAGGTCAAGGACTTGAACGTGAAAGAGGTCAGTGCCATGTACTCACTGGTTATCTCCATGTGCTATGAGCTCAAGGATGCAGTGGAGAAGAAGGTTGAGGACAAGAAGTTCCATGAGATGGCGGATAACTTCCTGGGTTTCATGATGAAGAACTTTGAGACTGAGCTCACTGTGATGGGTGCTCGTATTGCACTTACCACATACGACTTGCCGTTCTTGCCCACCAAGCTCAAGAACTTTGACGAGTTCCACAGCAAATACGGCAAGTACATCTTGCAGGCATCAGCCTAATATAAGAGAGGGCTGTGTAGATTAAATACACGGGCTGTGGACTACACGGCTCTCTCTTTTTAGAGTATGTCCAAAGTAACTGTCAAAAAGAACTTGATCATCTTTCACAACCCCGGAGAGTGGTCGGACATCTATGCCATGATTCTTCGAGACTTTGGCATGAAAATGGCACTGCGGACTCAGCTTCGAAAAGAGATGGGTTTCACGTATCGGCACCATCGTGGCTTGGTTGCAAACGAGCATCCATACAAAGACGGTCCCAGCATGCACTACGAACAGCAAGTGCATGTTGACTTCTTTAGCGAAGCCGCACAAAGTTGGTTCCAGCTCAAATACCTGAACAGACCCACAACTAATACTGAAGTCGTAAGTTGACGAATAAATCATCTTTTGCTATAATATACACATCAACTAAGGAACAGCCCATGCAATATTTCAATCCAGACATGTTATATGCCAAAGCAGGCACCACTGCTGACTCCAAAGAAGCAGACAAGTTTAAAAATCTATTGGGCAAGATGGATCCCAAACTGGATCGCGAGGTGCGTGAACAATTGATTACTGCCCGTGTGGGTTTGTTGCTTAAGGCCAGTTTCTTTGGCAATCTTGCTACTCGTTTGAAGTTGGTGAACGCTGACGAATGGTGTCCTACTGCCGCAACGGATGGACGCAATTTCTACTATAACTGCAAGTTCATTAAATTGCTCAAGCCCAAAGAAGTTGAATTCTTGTTTGGACATGAGGTGTTGCATTGTGTGTATGACCACTTTGGACGCCGTGGCGAGCGGGACCCGCAGATTTGGAACGTTGCCAATGACTTCTGTGTTAACGCAGACTTGAAAAAGCACAATGTGGGTGAGTTCATTACTTCCGTGCCTTGCCTGTATGACAAGAAGTATGAGGGTATGAGTTCGGAGGAAGTGTATGATGACTTGATGAAGAACGCCAAGAAAATTAACTTGAGCGACCTTGTTGACAAGTTGTTGGACGACCATCTGGACGGTGATGGCGATCCCGCAGATGGTGACGGAGACGGAGACGAGGAAGGCAAAGGCAAGGGTCGCCCCAAACTCACACCCGAAGAGCGTCAAGCAATTAAGGACGAGATCAAGGAAGCCATGTTAGCGGCTGCCGCTACAGTGGATGGAGCAGGTAACTTGCCCGCAGGTGTCAAACGTCTGATTCAGGACTTGACCGAGCCCAAGATGAACTGGCGCGAATTGCTCCGTATGCAATTGGAGTCAACCATCAAGTCAGACTACACATGGATGCGAGCCAGCCGCAAAGGTTGGCACATGGATGCTGTGATGCCAGGCATGAAGCTGGATCCTATGATTGATATTGCAGTGGCGTTGGATGCAAGTGGATCCATTAGCGAGAGCATGCTCAAGGACTTCTTAAGCGAAATCCAAGGCATCATGGAATCGTTCCCTGCATACCGAATCCATGTGGTTACCTTTGATACCGAGTGTTATAACCCTGCACAATACGACTCGGACAATTTGGACGGTATTTGTGATTACGAAGTCGCAGGTGGCGGCGGAACAGACTTTGATGCTATCTTCCGCTATCTCAAAGAAAATGAAATTGAGCCCAAGCGTCTGGTTGTGTTTACAGACGGCTACCCGTTTGGTTCGTGGGGTGATGAGAATTATGCAGACACTGTATGGATACTGCATGGCACCGACAGCATTGTTCCGCCCTGGGGTCAATACGCCTACTACGAGGAAAAGTAAGATGACACAATCTGCAAACGGCGTGGAAGGGCATTTGATCTACAGTGCATTACTTGACACCTATTTGTTTAGAGTATACAATAGCAGTGGAGACTTTGTTGACTACGACATCGCTCACAGTGATTTGTGTGTGACCATAACAGATCCAGATGCGCATTTTTATCGCCGCGATGATCAAGATGTGTTGGATCATGCTCCTGCAACATTAGGAATTGAAGATGTATAGAACTATTACCACAGAAGTAGAAGTAGATGTTGATCTTGGTGACTTTGATACTGAAGATCTCTTAGAAGAACTAGAGTCTAGAGCCGAGTTGCCTGTTGACAGTTCGCATGGTGCCAAAGATTTGTTGAACGCTATTTGGCTTAAACGCAGAATGGGTCGTACAGATTATCAAACAGAGCTGGATCAACTTATCTATGCAGGACTAGGACAAATTGTATGATGGATTTATGGGAAGCCGTAAAGTGGTTGCTGTATGGATTTATTGCGGGCTTTTTCTTTATTCCTGTGGTGACCATGCTCCGCCGAGTGTATGCAGAGTTCAAACTGGCACGTGATGAATGGAGTCAGCCCCGTGGGTAATCAAACTGATTATTTTAATCGTGTGGGATATAAGCCAACTTGGTTTATAGGAGACCGTGTGCAAGGCACTTGGAACAAAATTCCATTCCGAGGCACTGTAGGCAATGACACGCAGATAAACTTAGTAGAAGGTCCGCGTGTGAGTGTGCATTTGGATTTGCCTATCAAGCTGGATGGCCGAGTGCATAATTTTATTTTTGTGAAACCCAAAGAACTAAAGGAGTTCAAATGAGTGACCGTTTTGATTTTGAGCAAGAAATTATGGAGTGCTGGAAGATCACGAATGATTTGCAAATGTACATTGATCAAGGTGCCAGCATTGAAGACACCAAGGTCCTGATTGACTACTACGAACGCAAGTTCCAAAAAGTCTGGGATACCTTTGAAACACTGATCCACGAGCGTAAGATCCTGTGAGCGATCATCTTGACGTAATTGATCGAGCACGCCGCATGCAGGACTTTGAAGTGCAGGTGGAAGTGCCAGAAGATTTTTGTTTTACTGGTAGCATACCTTACGACATGGAGATAGTGAGCAACCAGGCATTTGTGATAGTGCCTGCGCTGACCATTGAAGAGGCTGTCCAAAAGGCCAACAAATTCTTCCAAAATACCCCATAAAAACATTTCCGTCAGATGTTTATATATTAAATATCTGTATGGAAAATGTACAACTTACCCTAGCCGATATGGCTTCAATGAAGTCGCTTCTCGAAGCGGCTTGCAATCGGGGTGCATTCAAAGCAGCCGAAATGAGCACTGTTGGTGGACTCTATGACAAACTGTCTAAGTTTCTCGACCATAGTCAAGCTCAACTACAAGCACAACAAGCACAAGGAGATCAAAATGCTTAAACACGTAGGACGTCACGGCGATCGAAAGGTCGCAATTATATTCAGAGAGATACCTGGCGAAGATCACATGTGCCTTGTAATTTATCCAGATGTGTTGCCCACACACATTCATGATACCGTAATGAGAGTGTTAGAAAGTCCAACAGGACAACAAGAAACTTCATTAGCCAATGCATTACATCGTAGCTTGCTGCCTGATGGTCGTGCAATCCTTGAAGCATTGCACAAAGAAGGCATGCTTAAAAAGATTCCTACCAATCAAGTTATTGTTACTCCTACCACAACCAGTTCAGTCAAGCTAGACGAACTCAATCGACTGGTCAAAGAAATGGAATCAGGTCAAGATGCTGCCAAACGCATGGCTGATCTAGATTCAAATTCTGGCTTGGTTGATCCTGCGCAAAAGCGCCAGGCCGAGCAAGAGTTCAAACGTCAACGTTTAGAACAAGAAGCTGCTCAACAACGTGCCGGCATGCCAGTCATGCAAGCCGATGCCTCCAATGCACTGGATGACAAAACACTTGCATCAAATATGTTAACGCAAGCCAAGCGCATGGAAGCTGACGCACAGGGCTTGATCAACGAAGCTGCTAGAATGAAAAAAGAAGCTGAACGTATGTTTCCTGGAGTGGTTGTAAACAACACCGTGCAAGCACCTGTGGCTGCACCAGCAAAGAAACGTGGTCGACCTGCCAAGGTAACCGCACATGCCGTTCAGTGACGAATTTCTAGCCAAGTGGGAGCACCTCATTGATGAGGTTACCAAAACACAAATTCCACTTGAATGTATTAAAAAAGTGGTGATTCGGCAGAAAGGTGGCAAACAGAAAACCATCAATCTGCAGACACTGCGGCGCCAGGGTCTCGACAGTGAAGAACTAGAGATTGTTGTGGGCCGCACACTTAGTGAAATTGAAGCTGATCTTCATACCGTTAACTTTATTGTTGATGCCGCGGCTGTTGCCGAAATTGTACAACCCGAAACTGATAAAATTCTTATCAAATTAAAATGAATGTTAAGCTACTTTCCTACAGTCAACCAACTGAATCATTTAGATCCCAAGGTGTTGATGACGCTCAGGAACTCATTGCGTATTGCGCCCGTGTGTCCAACCCAGCCAATCAATTCAACACAGACACAAGCGAACGACTCATCAGATACCTTATCAAGCACCAGCACTGGAGCCCACTCGAAATGGTCTCTGCCTGCATGGAAATTGTCACCACCCGTGACATTGCGCGACAGATTCTACGTCACAGAAGTTTCAGCTTTCAAGAGTTCTCCCAGCGATATGCTGATCCTACAGCTGAACTCGATGAGGCGTTTGTGTTACGTGAGGCACGATTCCAAGACACCCGGAATAGACAGAACAGCGTAGACTTGGACATGGAGGATGAGGAGCAGAAGCTTCTTGCTTACGAGTGGGAACGTGCTCAAAAGCGTGTGTTGTATGCTGTGAAGAAAGAGTACAAGTGGGCTATTGACAACGGTATTGCCAAAGAACAAGCTCGTGCAGTGTTGCCCGAAGGTCTCACTGTTAGCCGCATGTACATGAACGGTACATTGCGCTCGTGGATACATTACATCGAACTTCGTGCCAGCAATGGCACCCAAAAAGAACACATGGATATTGCCCGTGCTTGTGCCCAGGCCATTACTGCAATCTTTCCAATGGCTGCAGACTTGGTTGCACAATCATAGTCGGTGTGCTATACTAGCACATGGGCATCACACAAGATCATACCAAACCCACTCACTGGCAACCATCTCAAACCAAATGGGTTGATGGTAAATGGATCAGTTTCCGTGATGTTATAGTACACACCATCCGCATGGGCGATGTTGAAGATCCAGACCTGTTTGTGGCACAGCCCATTTACGAATGGCAAGAAAGTGATGCTGGTAAATTCGTCATGGAACATGCTGTGGAAAAACCTTACTGGCACAGAACTACTGACTATGCCAGTTACGGGCATCGTTATGATATTGTGGCCAGACTCAGCGAACAGAATGAATGTTTCTGGAGGCTCAAATGGGGTGGCAACCAGTAATAGAATATGCCGACGAGTCAGATATAGTTCTCCCACCTCCGGTGCGCAAGCAGGTATGGGATGGTGAAAAGTTTGTGCCAATGACACTGTACAAACACAAAGGTGTGCATACTATAGAGCAAGAGCGTTGGTTGATCGAAACTTATGGCTATCCAGGACAATATATCAATGGGCGTTTTTGGGACTACAGTAGAGCAGGCAACTTTACCATAATGGACGAACGAGTCTATATGTGGTATCAAATGAAGTGGAGAAACAAATGAAAATACTAACAACTGGTGGCTACGGCCTAATTGGACACAATGTGGTGCAAAGGCTCAAACGCCAGGGTCACACAGTCAGCATCATTGACAACAAAACCAACTATGGCATTATTCCACAGGCCGAATTAGACTACTTGATGGAAGAACGAGCCGTCAAGATTGATCGGCATCCTTTGTATGCAGCCTCAATTGAAACTGCGGACACCATTGACTATGTGATCAGAGTTCAACAGCCTGAAGTGATTGTCCATATGGCCTCATTTCCACGTCAGAAAGTTGTCAACGCCAATCCTGCACACGGCGCTGATGTAATGATGCGTGGCCTGATCAACGTTCTTGAGAGTGCCAAAAGATACGGTGTTAGACGCTTTGTGTACATCTCAAGCTCAATGGTGTACGGAGACTTCGACGATCAGGTAACTGAGGATGCTCCGTGCAATCCAATTGGACAATACGGCATCATGAAACTTGCAGGAGAATGGCTGGTAAAAGATTATGCTCGTCGAACAGGAATGGAATATGTTATTATACGCCCCTCAGCGGTATACGGTCCGTTGGATGTTGAAGATCGTGTTGTGGCAAAATTTATGCTCCGAGCCATGCGTGGTCAAGTTCTCAATGTCAACGGAGCGGGAGAGACTCTTGACTTTACCTATGTTGATGACGCTGCGGATGGCATTGTGGCGGCTGCATTGGAAGTGGGTGCTGCGAACGACACTTACAATATCACTAAATCTCATTCAGTCTCACTCCTCCAGGCCGCCCAAATGGTGGTTGACATTGTGGGCTCGGGCTCAATAGAAGTAAAAGACAAAGACGCAGACTTTCCCAGCCGTGGCGCACTAAATATCGACAAGGCCAGACAAGTATTAGGCTTTGATCCCCGGGTTGATGTTCAAGAAGGATTTGAAAATTACTACCACTGGCTTAACAATTCCGTTTACTGGTCTCCGCAAGCAGTATAACAATCTCCGACAGGAAATCCTGGACGTGACTGATGAAGTGTTGCGTTCGGGACAACTGATGGATGGCAACTATACTGCTGAGTTTGCGCATTGGATCAGCAGAAAGAACGGTGTCAAGTATGCTACCTTGTGTCACTCAGGCACACATGCCCTAGAGATCATTGCTGAATACTTTAGAAGCAAGATCGGCATCACACCACCCACAGTGGTCATACCTGCGCTGACCTATCCAGCCACTGCCAATGCTTGGATTCGAGCCGGCTGGAATATCTACATCTTGGACACAGACAACTATGGGCAAATGGACTATAGAAAGTTGCCTCGAGACCTAAGTTATCAAGCAGTGTGCCTTGTTGGCCTGTATGGACAGAGTGTTCATCAGCACTGGCGCAATCACGGCGACATCATTGTGGAAGATGCCGCACAGCACTGGTTGGCCGACAAATGCCATAGACATAGCGAATCAGCCGCTATAAGTTTTGACCCTACAAAAAACTTTGCCAACTACGGCAACGGTGGTGCTGTAGTGACCAACAGGTATGAACTGCAAGAGTTTGCTAGAGACTATGTAAACAACGGCAAGTATCTCAAGCACAGCGAAATAGGCACCAACTCACGCATGAGTGAGGTGGACTGTGCGCAAATGATGATCAAGACCCGGCACTTGGCTGCATGGCAAAGTCGTAGAAGTACTATTGCTGCCTATTGGATGAACCGCTTGGAAAAGTCACCCATACGATCATTGATTGACAAAAGCAATTTTGACAAACATTGCTATCACAAGTTTGTGATTGAAGTGGATCAACGTGACATTGTGCAACGCAATCTCTCTTTGCGCAAGATTGAAACCAAGATCCACTATGCCGAACCACTACAGGAACTGCCTGTATTCCAACAGTACCAAGGGCCAGACATGTTGAGTGCCAGTTATGCACTTAGCCGCAGATGTTTGAGTTTGCCTATCTACCCTGAGCTTACAGACTTAGAGGTAGAATACATTATTGATCAGTTGTTAGAGATCGTTTAATAAACGCATAGCTAGCCAGCCAAGCCCAATCATAACTCTTTCGCAGTTCTGCAAAGTCTCCGTTGACTGAGTTGTAATATTCCTCAGCATCTTCTGCACCAAGTCGACTCCACTGCGGGTCCGCTTCGTCGCTGTTGATATCAAGCCATTTGTTCAAGCGGTATTCACTTTCCACATCAGGCAAAGTGGTCATCAGTTTAATTACTTCACGGAAAGCAGTACGCCAGGCCATCCACGGTGAGTCAGTGTACCATGCTGTGCCTGACAAGATGGGTACTACTTCGTGTGGCTGGTCTAGTGTGAAGTCTAGGCCCAGACCTTTGTTCTCTAGCACTAACTTCTTGTTGTATGCAATCATGGCCTGGTGTCCGTATACCAGTCCATTGAGAGGATTCTTGGCATGAAAGATATAGTGTTTGGCCTGTTGCATGCGGTCAGGTTGCCAGTTCCAGTCAAATTCTTTATTGACCTGCAACTTAGCAAATACTGCAAAGAACCAAGGTGTACCGCTGACCTGTGCGGCAGCATGATAAGCAGCCACACGTCCATTCACACCATCCACACGATGCAGTTTATTTTTTAAATTACAAGTCGCACTGGCTAGATGTTCAAAGTGTCGATTAGCGTTGATTTCACCATTGCTGATAAACACAATGTCTAATGGCTTGTCTTTCAACATTCGTTGTGTTTTGTCTATGTGCGGATAGTCATACAACTGTGTCTTGATAAAGGGCACAGCCACTTTAGGCACAACTACACTGCCAGCGCCTGAACTTACAGGCACAATAGTCTTGGTTTCTTGCCGCCACAAGGGCACTGTAACAAGGTCGCTAGGCACATAGTCATGATTGGTAAACATGGCCAATGGACCCACAAAGTCTTGTGACTTTACAGCATCAACTTGACTGTCGCCATCATGCACAATCACAGGCATAGGTCTGCGTGGCACTGCCCGTCGTGACACATAGTTTACCGAATACCATTCTAACAACTGTTTCTTTTCTGCTCGTTCAGCAAAGGTAGGCACATGCATGTAGAATGTGTCCCCAAACTTTTGTTTGTTGCTAGGGAACACATGGAGCATGGTGCTTTGCCATGTTTCTGGATGCCATGAAAAATCAAAGTCAGTGTAATCGCATATACTGCTACACACCCACACATGCTCGTATTCGCCCACTAGACTCTTGGCCAGACGTATTAGAGTGTCTCTATAGTTGTCAAAATATCGAATCTTTTTGACCACGTTAGGGATCTGACCAGCATTGCCGTCCATGTGATCAATTTCAAAAATAGGCACAGCCTCACGTTTGACTTCGGCTCGCATCATATCCACATACTTGACTTCACTAGCACATGGCACCCGATATTGCGGGCCGCCTGTTTTTTGGTGCTGTGTGGCAAACTGATAGATGTAGGGCGGCTCACCTGGATCAGGTACCCAAGAGAAGTCCATGTCCGTGACATCAACATGATCAGGTATGTGCCAGTGTGTCAAGTCAGGTAGCAATTGTGCGGATATATCCACGTACTTGCGTTCTGTAGCGCCGGGCATGCGATATTCTACTGTGGGCATGATTTCAGCTGAGTGCCATTGATTGCCAAACACATAGATATATGGAGGATCTCCGGGATCCGGTACCCATGAATAATCCATGTCGCTCTCAACTACATTGTACCAAGGTCGATTGGGGTTTTCGGGTAGTTTAGCTTTTGGCTCGTCCATATACTTGAGTTCAGTAGCACCTGGCATGTTGTATTCAACTGTGGGCATGATTTCTGCGGCGTGCCATTGATTACCAAACACATACTTGTAAGGAGGCGATCCTGGTTCTGGTTCCCACGACCAATCAAACGCACAAGGATGTAACTTCACAAATAACTCTGGGTTGCCACGACGTTGAGCCCGTGGATGATCCATGTACTTGCGTTCTGTAGCACCTGGCACATGATACTCTAGTGCAGGTCGGACTTCTGCACTTAGCCATTGATTACCAAACACATAAATGTAAGGGGGATCTGTGGGATTTGGTCTCCAACTGTAGTCAAACTCTATCACATCGTCCAGCAGTGTCCAGGACTCAGGGTTTGGTGCCACTTGAGCAATTATGTTGTCTACATACTTGATTTCTGTGCCTCCAGTGCTGTATGTTACAGCGGGTTCTAGCACACCAGGATTCCACTGACTACCAAACACATAGGTCATTGGCGGATCTGTGGGATCAGGTTCCCAAGAGTAATCAAACTGCGTCACTGGAAGAACATTAGTAAAAAGATCAGGCTGCGGCAATCTTGTGGTGCGTCGATCCATATACTTGACTTCTGTAGCACCATCTACATGATACTTGATACTGGCTTTTAATTCTGGCGGATTCCATTGATTGCCAAACACATAGATATAGGGAGGGTCCTTGGGGTTGGGTACCCACGTCCAATCCCACTCACTGTCGTTGATATCTTCGCACCATTCCCAATTGCCCATGCAACTGCCCAACTCAGGTTGTGGTCCATCTACGTATTTGATATCTGTTGCACCAGGCATTGTATATGTTAAGGTGGGCATGATCTCGCCGGGCCAATGTTGATTGCCCCATATGTAGATGTATGGTGGGTCTCCTGGATCCGGCACCCATGAATAGTCCCATCGTTTGATGTATTCGTGTATGGTCCAATTGGTTTTGTCACTGAGTAATCTTGCAGTCATGTGCATGTACTTGCGCTCGGTAGCGCCTGGCACATGATATTCCACTGTGGGCATTTTTTCAGCAGGCCAATGTTGATTGCCAAAAACATAGATATAAGGTGGATCTCCTGGGTCTGGCACCCATGAATAATCCCATTCGCAATCATGCAAAGTGTGCCAGTGGTTAGTGTGACGTTCTGGTAACTGCACACGCAGATCCATGTATTTGCGTTCTGTGGCGCCAGGAACTCGATATTCCACAGTAGGCATGACTTCAGCTGGATACCATTGATTACCAAACACATAGATGTAAGGAGGATCTTCGGGACATGGGCGCCAACGATAGGCTTCGTCAGTCCAGTTAAACTCACAATGCTGAAACCAAGGCAATGGATTGTGCTGAGTTTTTGTTACAAAAGCGTTGACGTATTTGATTTCACTAGCACCAGGAACTCGATACTGTGGCCCACCAATTCTATCCCATCCCCACTCCACAGGAAACTCGTAGATATAAGGTGGATCCATTGGGTCTGGACTCCATTGTGGATCTATGCTGGTAGCATCAATCCAGCCGGGAATGTGCCAGTAGTTTGCATCAACCCCGTGATGTATTGCAGGAGCAGAGTGATAATTGGTTTCTTGCCCATCCCAGTTTGCAGGCACAAGATATATGCCAGCGTCAGGTTGATGTTGGTTGGCCCAGGCGTGGCGTTGGTGACTTTGCCACGGTACAGGCTCCCAAGAAAAATCCCAGTGCTCGAGATCTGCTAAGTAGTGTATCCACCAAAAATATCGTGTGCGACTCAACTGACGTGCATGATCAATCGATTCAGCTTCTTGTACTCCCACCACAACATTGGGTTTTTTCCCCGAATAAAAAACATCAAACATGATTAGAATAGACGAAATTTACAACAATACATTTTGGCCTTGGATCAAGCAAAATGTTCCTGGCACACGCATGTTCTTTTGTGATCCACCTGGTGATACCAGCCCCAACGCATTGTTGAATTTTGGGTATGATGGCATCGAGGAAGAAGATTATATATTTTTTCATGATCAAGAACCAGTTCATTTAGATGCACATGGAGGATTGTTTAACGAAGTGTTAGATCGCATGGCTGATGTTGTGTACAGACTTAACGATCCTGACAGCAACTACATTAACATGGCTGATTTTTTAATTGCAAATTATACTGATCTAAATTTAGCAAACATTATTAAAAACAAACAAATAAAAACATCACAAGGACATGTTATTGTTAGCGAGCATGGAGAACAAGTTGAACAGTTGTGTGATATATATGGCTGGAAAAGTCATTACTATTTTTATCATGGATGGGCCTGTCAAGATTGGTTTCGTGGATACGATAAGTCTTTTTTGATTCCTAGAGCACGTGATCGTGCTCCTACCAAAACGTTCATGAGTCCCAATCGGATTGTTGCTGGCAAACGTGATCATCGAGTGTTGTTTTTGTATCATGTGTTCAAACAGCAATTGGAACACAATCACATTTCAGCTCCACGAGTCTGTGTGTATGAAAATGTTGACATTGTTGACATTGCTAAGAAGTATAATAACATATATCCAGACATTGAGCAAGTGTTTCGAACTGCTGAATTGCCTAGACTGTTTGCTGGCGAAGAAACTCAACAGATGGCCAGCTGTTGGCTTACCAATTTTACAGAAGCGCAGGATTCTCTTGTGTATGTGCCAACTGAAACAGTTTATTTTGGACGTCGATTGCACATTACTGAAAAAACATTCAAGGCCATTGCATTAGAAATGCCGTTTGTGTTGATGGCGCCTGCTGGCAGTTTGGAATACATGCGCAGTTATGGTTTCAAAACATTTGATTCTGTGTTTGACGAAAGTTACGACCAAGAAACCGATGATCAACTGCGTGTGGAAAAGGTAGTAAAATTACTCAAGGACCTTGACAGTTTGTCGTTGAAAGAACGTGAGCAAATTCATCGTGCATGTGTGCCCTTAGTAGAACACAACTTTCATCATTTTTACCAAGGCGGATTGACTAGCATACTTTGGCCTGAACTACAAAACATGTTGTATGAATTACAAACTTAATCTTGTTGCTGATCAAACCATCAAAGGTAAAATATATCCTGCCCTGGCACGGCACGAAGCTAGACCTTACACTCCCGGCTGGAGACAGTTTGGCGAGCACTGGCCATACACTACTCCTGTGCGAATACAAGAATACTGTGGTCAACATGGTATTGATTTAACAGTTCACAACATCGACCACAGCTTGCCAGCCAACACATACTATCCTGTTTGCTTGGGATTCTTTGACTTTGACATTGACTACTTTGAATTAATGACAGTTGCTGTAAGAAAAAAACTGCACCGCAGTGAGTTACGTGTGTTGTTCATGTACCACGAAGGTGACAGTCCTAGACGAATCAAAAACAGACTGGACGCATTAGCCGAACAACACCTGTTGCCACCAGACTGTTATATATTTGTCAGCAGTAATACATCCGCAGACCAGTTGCCCGGCTTTGTTACATTTCACGACTTTGAACTGTGGTATTATCAGCGCAACATCAACAGTGCGCCTTTAGAAATTCACAACTTGCCACGAGAACGAGATTTTACTTGTTTGAGCAGACTGCACAAATGGTGGCGGGCCACTGCCATGGCAGACCTGCATCGCTCTGGTATACTGAGCAACAGTTATTGGAGTTATTGTGAAGAACCTTACGGTGAAGATACCGACTGCCCAATAGAAGTAGATATGATCAGTCAGCTGCGTTATGATCGCAAACGGTTCCTGGATCAGGCACCTTACATCAGCGATGAACTAAGTGATAGCGATCGCAACAATCATTCTGTAATGGAACCAAAATATTTTGCAAACGCATACTGTAACATAGTGTTGGAAAGTCAATTTGATGTGGATCAGTCAAATGGTGCATTTGTTACAGAAAAAACATTCAAACCTATCAAACACGGGCAGTTGTTTTTTGTGGGCGGTGGTGCTGGTAGTTTGCAAGTGTTGCGTGATCTGGGCTATCGTGTGTTTGATGGCATACTGGATAACAGTTACGATAAAATTGCAAACCACACACAGCGTTGGGAGAGCTTGCGTGACAGCATAGCAGCCGCTCAACCCAGGTTACCGCAGTTGTTCGAAGCTGCCAGAGCAGACATAGAACACAACCAGCAATTATTTGTTGCCAACAAGAGCAAGCGTTTAAATAGCTTGATTGAGAAAATACATGAGCAATATCGTTAACTCCTACACCAGCTGGCAACCACTTGAAGAAGTAATTGTGGGTCGTGCTTACTCGCCTGACTACTTTGATTTCATAGACAATCCACAAGTGCGCAATCAACTGCAACAGATTCTCCATGAAACTGAAGAAGATCTTGCTAACTTGTCCAAGACCATTGAGCAGTTTGGAGCTCAAGTTCGTCGTCCAGATCTACCTGCAAAAGATCAATTTGTATGGTTCCAAACTGAAGGAGGAGGTGCTCCGCTGCCGCCACTCACACCACGCGACTGGCAAATCACCTTGGGCGGCAAATTGTTGCGTGTGTTGGCCATGCCTGAACTGGATAACGTTTGCCGAGGCTACGGAGATGCAGTCATTAACCCACACAAAAGCGCCTGGGATCCAGATTGCATACTAAATGGTGCAAGTGCAAGTTGTATTGTGCGTGTGGGGCGTGATGTGTTCTTTGACAACTCAGACTTTTTGCGTCCTGATCAAACTCGTTGGATTGTGGACAATTGCCTAGGTCCAGAGTATCGCATACACGAAGCTGTTACAGATGGACACGGTGATGCTGTGTTTGCTATTCTCAAACCCGGTGTGTTACTGTCCAGCAAGCACGATGTTAACTTGGATCTAGCCAAAGACTTTCCTGGCTGGGACGTATGTAAGATCTGGGACAGTTCAATCTGGGCCGCTATGGAAGTGGGCAAGTTCAAGTACGAACAATCACCTGGCGCATGGTATGTGCAAGGCCAAACACCCACACCTGAGTTCACAGACTTTGTGAACACTTATCTGACCAAATGGACTGGCTTTGTGGCCGAAACTGTGTTTGATGTCAACTGTCTTGTGTTAGATGAATCGCACGTGATCTTTAGTGCGTACAACAAAGAAGTTTTTGATTACTGTAGGAAGCATGGGATTGAACCCATTATATGTGAGTTGCGTCACAGCTACTTCTGGGACGGCGGTATATCTTGTTGCACACAGGATATCCGCCGTCGTGGCGGTTTAGAAACTTATCTGTAATTACACTTTAGACCAGTGCATCATCATGGTAAAACGTATGATGTCTGGTGGTACGTCATTGTCACGCCCATGCATGACTCGACCACTGTCATCAAAGAACCATCCAAAGTTGTCACGATACGGCAACAAGCATAATATTTCTTTTTGATCGGTATAGATGGTAGTGCCGTTATTGGGCACTGGCTGTTTGGTAATATACAACTGACTGAGATTTTTACCGCCGGGTATTTCAACATGCGGTTGCAATATTCCAATGCCTTGAAACTCTGCCCATAACAACACTTCATCACATGTCACAGCATAGCCCAGTGCTTGAGTGAGTTCTGGGTTGGGAACTTTTAGATAGTCCACAACTGACTGCCATTCAGGTGAGCAGTTTTGATATATGTAACGATACGTGGTCCACTCAGGATGCTGCCAGGCCACAGACTCTTTGCTGAAAGCCTCACATATTTCATGTATGCTGGCTAGATGACTTTGTGGGAAAAAGCTGTCAATTAAAAAACATCGAGCCTGATTGGGCAAATGAATTGCATGCACATTCATGAACAGACCTTGACACCATACTCACGTTCAAATCTATCTGCATCTGCTCTATCGTTGACCATGGGCTCACCACGTATGTGCAAGGTCAAACTCCCACAAGAATCAACTGATTGAATTAGCATTATATTAACACCAATGTTTTTAAAAAACATTTTCGTTGCCCGGTGACAAATAATCTCTTAGTAATCTGTGCGCTTGTCTTGAAGGATGGTCTGCCACTATTAGCCCACAAGATTCTAAGTACTTAACACTTTTTCTTTTGTCCAATGCAGTTTTGGCTATTTCTGTCCATTCATGTTTTAAATCAGGCCTATGCGCTGCAATATATGGTGCAAGCTCTTTAATTGTGTCATCTACAAAAATTGATGATGTATGAGTTGCATTAAGCATTTTGCACCAACTTGGAACAACCACTTTTAAATGGCTGTAAGATATAGGTTCAAGATCACAGAGCCCTCCAATTAACCTAATGGTTATATTGCGACTAGTTGCAATGAAATTAATATTTTTAAAAAACAAATTTAACAGTTCTTGTGCGGCAGATTCAATACTTGAAGCAGTTTCTAGTAACGTGCTAGGTACAACATTTCTTAAAGGATCTGTAACTATCCAATAAAATTGATCATTGTCATCTGGTTTGAATTTTGCCAACAACCGTTCAAACTCCTGTTGTTGTTCAAAATTATTAGCACCGCCCTGACTAAAATTTATTACTTTGCCATGCAAAGAAAACAATTGACCTATTCCCGGACCCGTTAAACAACAACTGCGATCTTTATCCGATCCCCATTCTCCCACGCCCCAACTATCGCCCATAATTATAATCATGAACATACCTTTACACCATACAGTGTTTCAAATCGGTCTGCGTCTGCTCTGTCGTTTACCATTGGCTCCCCACGTATGTTTAAACTTGTATTAAGCAACATAGGGCAACCTGTCTCGGCGTACCATGCTTCCAACAGCTTTCTTATGCCTGATCCGTCGCGGGGCACAGTCTGTACACGACTAGTGCCGTCAACATGAATAACAGCGGGAAATAAGTCAGGATGCCGGCAACGAGCGACAATTTGCATATACCTACTGTCACTCCAGCAACGAGGCATATCAAAGTAATCGTCAGCCAACTCCTCCAGAATAACTGGGGCAAAAGGTCTAAATTTTTGTCTGCGTTTGATCGAATTCACTTGGTCTTTTATGTCAGCGCCACGGGGGTCTGCTAGCAATGATCTATTGCCTAGGGCTCTGGGTCCGAATTCTGCTCGGCCCGATGCCACACCCACAATACGATCAGTGAGAAGAGCAGCCATGGCATTGTAAACAGGGTAATCACCAGGTATATTATGGCCAAGACTAGCACTAGTCCACTGAACACAACCGCCGTGTGCAAGAGCGGCGGCGCCCAGGCTACTGCCAGCATCACCAGGACAAGGCATAATCCATATGTTATCAAAGTATTCACCTAACCTCCTATTGGCCAAACAGTTTAGCGCCACTCCGCCCATGTAAACCAAGTTGTCACTCCACCCAAAGTTTTTGGCCTTGGTCATAACTTGGTGTATTAGATACTCTGTGAGTTGTTGTGCCGAAGCAGCAATATCTTCATTGGTTGCACAATCTAAAAAACTTGAATCAAGTCCTGTGTGTAAGTTTGATCTAAACCGCAGTTGTTCTGGATTGTCCACGAGTACATCACGCATGACTTCGGTCCATCGAGGTGTTCCCCATCCGGCCATGCCCATGGTGATGTATTCTTCGTCTAGTGGGTGTAGGCCAATGCGCTTAGTAATAGCACTGTAGAATAATCCAATTGAATGTGGATAACTCTGCGACCAAAGTCGAGTATACGTTGCTTTAAGATTTTTATCATACATTGCTCCCCAGATTGACACTGTGTCCCATTCGCCCACAGCATCTATCACAACCACTGTGGCTATGGGATAAGGGCTTGTTTGAAAACCAGCAGCAGCATGACACAAATGATGATTGTAGTTTTTAATGCGTTTGCCATTGACTTGGTCAGCGCCAAGCTGTTGCTCTAGTATTTGTCTTGTGGTTACTTTGTTCCACTCAATACCCTGTCCTGCATACCATTGACGCAGTTGTTTCATCCACGGACGTTCGTAGTACGCAATGGTACCTACCTGACTCATGTCAATTTCGTCAAGCATGGCTGATGAAATATCAGCATCATTTTTTTGCTTGCTGTAACGTTCTGAATGGCCGGCAAACACAATCTTGCCGTGCTGGTCTAACAAGGTCAAGGCAGCGTCATGAAAGCCTGCACTAATTCCCAATATGTTTTGCGATTTCATTTGCTATTCTCTCATGTCCTTGTTCTAGCGGATGATTTTGAGGACCTTTTGGTAAATCAGCCACTAGTTCTCTCATACCAAACTTTTGCCAACCTATAAATTTTGTTGTATCTATTTTTGCTTCTAACTTATCATGCATTTCTGATCCAACTTTTCTGTAGTAATTGTGCCATTGTACATCTAACATTCTATAATCAATGCTGTTGACTTGGCAAAACGATTGCAACAAAATTGTTTGTATCAGATACTGTTGGTATAGATAAGCAGAATTGTGATGTTGACTTATAAAGTTTAAAAAATCAACTCTCCAAGGATGATCTTTAAAAAATTTAGTATCGTTGGGCACACCTGGCCATAAATCATACGCTATGCCAATGTCATCTTTCCATTCAATTCTACCCGGATAAGTCCACCCTATAATAACTAAATCATAATGATTGGTCGCAAGTTCTTCTAATGTTCTACGCAAAATACTAGCGTTACTGCACCCTGACTGTCCAAGATTGTGGACTTCGTATCCTAGTTTGTCTGACAGACGATAGGGCCAGGCTTGATACACATCTGACAATTCGTCACCATGTGTAAAGCTATCACCTATTGTGAGTAACTGATTTTTCATTTGTAGATAAAAGGATCTCTTTTGCGTAGCTCTTTTAGTTTTTTACGATAACGATACTCTAGTGTAATTCTATCCCAAATTTGTCTAATCCAATTCATTTCAATCTCCTTATTTGCTGTTCATGATAGTCTGGATCGCTCCAGCGATAGTTGTATGTAGCTTCGCCCCACCCGGTACGTATGCTCAACACATCAAGATGTTGAGCCAACTGCGCCCAAATCTTTTCATAATCCGTTGTTCCAAATGTTCGCATCACGTCAACTTGTGCCACCTTTGGGTGACCAATGGTGAGACTTTTGTCCTCTGGATCAAACCCATTGTCCAATAGCCAGGCGCGGAATTCTTGTAACTTTTTGATTTGCCAGTGATATGCTCCTGGGTCACGGGCCCATTCGATATCAAAGTCGCCAGCGGCTTCAGTTTGAGCACGCAGTCCTGTAGTAACAAGCTCGCCAACACGCGAATCCCTACCTTCATCATTGAACACCTCCCAGTGATGTTTGCCAACTGCTTTATTTACACCCAAATAAACACCGCCTAGAGTTCTGTTGATGGTTTCTACGCCAAACAATTCATAGTCCGCGGGTTCTAGTGCAAAACGCGGTGCATTAAGCCAACACATCAACTGTGAGGGTCTGCGCCATTCAGGGGCATGCACAGCCTTGCGCATGCTCAATACAAGACTTTCATATTCATGACACAGGAGATTTAGTTGACGTATGTGCCAGCGTGTAGCAGGATCTGCACGAGTATAATAATTTGAAATGCCACCTGACCACCCTTGTAGGTCTTCAAAATACCTGTGTAGATTGTTCATTTTTTCATGCACCACGCCACCGATGATTAGATTGGTGCCAATGATTCCTGGCTCAATGGTATTCTCTACAGTATAAGCATCACAATCAATACAATAGCCAATACCACTTCGATTGATGTGATCAATACTAGCATTAATTTGCTCACAAAGGTATTGTGCATTTCGTTCACTTTCAGTCCATCCCATCCAACAGTAATTCTTTTCCAAATGAAGATCAGTTCTAATGATGTCATTTAGCGCGGTTAGCCATTTGCGACTTAGTGTGTTGTCCGCCACATCTATATGCACAGTTAGTAGGCTGTTTTGTCCGCGTAGGTCTATTTCAATGTGATCAAGCAATTTTATTCCACCATTCTAGCACTGCTGGTCTTTGAGCAAGTATTTCTGCCATAGTAATCTTCTGTGTGCGTATGCTTTCTAATTGTAACACACGAGCTTTGCCTTTTGCAAGTCCTGCGCGATATGTATCCGGCCATTGTTCCTCAAAGCATGGACGGTTCTTTAATTGTAGCAGTACATCACGCATGTCACCTGCGGAGCGGCCTGCTAGTTCGTCAACCCATGGATCCAACAAGTGTCTGGGCAGCGCAAGTGGACTCATAACAATGTCTGGACTAAAGCTGAATATCACTTTGGCTAACAATTGTACCCCATACGTCTGTGATAACTTTTCCATTGCGCCAGTCTCGAACATGCCGGGCAGTGTGAGGGTAAAGTCAAGACGCATCTGTCTAGGGTTGGTAGCGTATTTGAGTCCGTGTTCAAAATTACGACAGAACTGTGCATAATCCAATCCTGTACGAATATATTCCCCGATCTGCTCAGTTCCATCCAGGGAAGCACATATTTGCCAATCGCGAATGTGCGCCAGGATATCATCAAATAGATCCACACCGCCGTAACGCACACGGCTGAGATTAGTATTATATCTAGCATAAACACGTGGTCCATCTCCTAGTTCAACAATTCTTTTCATGTGGCGCCAATGCTGTTCGTACATTAGCGGCTCTCCGCCCACCCAGTAGATTTCTTCTACACGATGTTGTTCAACGGCGGCAGCAAATTCGGCTTCAATTTGACTATCCTGAAATTGGGAGATGCTGTCACGTATACTGTCTCGCATCCAATTGTTTTTAGGATCAGCCCAGTTGACCATGTTGTTCTGTTTTTGTTCACTCTCCCAGGCACTTGAAAGCATATCTCCGCAGGTTCTGCATTTGAAGTTACATAAGTTTGAGAACCTATAATCCCATGAAACAGGTTCCATAGTCGTAGTGCCATCGGGCTGTGTGTTAGCGTATACTTCTGGCAGTTTGTGCTGAAATAAATGATCGAAGTAGGTGCGGTAAACGCTAGTGTTAAGGAGTCGGTCATTGCATACTTCGCATTCAGGTAAAGTTTCTCCGGCCATCATTCTGCGACGCACTGATCGCATGTGATTTGAATTCCAATGTTCTTCAAGTGTGACAGGAATATACTGACCAGTACCTGACTCAGTGTCTATGTACTGCCGAAAATTCTGTGCAGGCTCGCGTGACGCACAGCACATGCGCCGTTCAGTTTGCGGGCTTAGATAGGTATGCACCCAAGGTGCCAGGCACATGGTATCAGGTTTATTCATTTAAAAATTCTAATATGGGATCCAACACCTGTTGCTGTAGCAATTGCTGTGTTACCGCAGGATCAAAAATCCTGTGCTGATTGTGTTGGAGTTTTTGTTGCACTACCAGCTGGTTTAATTGTGCTGTATCAAACTGTTGCACTTGTTGCATAATGACGTTTAATCGCTGACCAAAGTCCACAATTGAATCGTAGCTTTCGTCCCATAACTCTGGGAATGTTTCAAATCCAAAACTCTGTATCTCTGCTAGGGTACCCGGGGTTGCTACCACAATAAATGGATGTTGCATGGCCATGGGCTTTAGACTTTTTTCGCTCACAAACACACCTGACGGTGCAGTGACTGAAATTTCTCCAGAAACAGCACCAATTGAACTTTCGCACACCAAGCTCATTGCAGAAATATGAAACCAACGTGGATTTACCTGCCACAAGTGTCCATCACCTGTAACATCGTCGGGCATGCTGATCCCCTGGGACAAATAACTACGCATCACATCTGCCTCCATGGGATTCAATGCTTGCCACACCAGGTCTCGCCAGGGTCGTGTGTAGTTGATCATACACAATGTTTTATACCGTGCAGTTGGAGTATATGCAATATTGTGATAGTTCAATTTTTCCCAATAGTCTCGGCAACGCAGCCATATCCAAGCAGGCACAGCCTGCACTCTGAGTCCAGGCAATGCGCCAGGCTGTGATCCCAAACTAAACAAAAGGTGTTGTTGTGGATATTTTTGTAGCAGCTCAACAATCCACCATTGGTCAGTGGTAAACCAATGTTCATTTTTGTTGTCGTATATTACTCTGTAGCCAGCTTGCAGATGACTGTCAAGATGCTGTTTGACTGCAATTTCACTGAGATAATGATCATAAACAAAAACTGTGTTGCTGGGATATGTTTTGCCAGGATCAAAAAACTCATAGTCCACAGGAAAATGCCTTGACAAATTGGCAGGAACCAGTCTGGTGTCGTGCATCAATACCAGATTACTGGTCATAGTCATACCCAATTATTTCAGCAAATTCTGGCGCTACATCACGTAAATTTTGTTTTCTTTTGCGATCTAAATCACGTACTTTCATTCGCAACATAAAGCCGTCCGTTGACGCACCCCCATTCATAAAGTCTGTGATTCTATCAAACTCCTCACGATATTGTGCGGGCACATCTGCTGAACGTAGGTGTTCTGTGACAGCAGCTTTGGCTGTGTCAGGCAGTGTGGCAATTGAAAAGTACCAGGCATCATGCATCATGTTCCAGTACACAAAGTCAAAGCGTTGCAGTGCTATCCAGTGTGCTAGTTGATCAATGTACCGCACATTAAACACATTCACGGTACTACAGCATTGTAAACGCAGGTTGGGCAGTTGATCTCTAAGATATTGAAAACTTGTGATTGTGTCCAGCACCAATGCCCAGTCTGCATTGGTGCGTTGATATTCAAAGCGTTCACCCACATCATCTATTGAGAACGCCACTTCTACTGTTTTAAAATGGCGCCAGATGTCCGGGCCGCGAGCAGGCCATTGTGTGCCATTTGTGTTGTAGTGTATTTCCACTTGATGTGCAATTCCGCGATCCACAATGCCCTGCAACATGTCAAAGTGCTGATCAATCATGAATGGCTCGCCACCTGTAAATTCAATGTAGCGTATGTCATTTAAACAGGCATCAATTTCTGTCCAAAATGATTGATTTTCCCTGGGCCACGCACCTGCTCGCAGCATCTGATAGGGAAATGTCTTTTTCTTATCGTCATCTGGATGCATGTCATTTAATTCTTCTGTGGCAAATTGGCTTGATGACCATGATCCGCATATACGACATTTTAAATTGCAGATGTTGCCCAGCTTCAAATCCAGGAACATCAGCGGCTTGGCGTCAGTGGTCCATTCTCCTGATATGCCCATGTGTTTCATTCTGTCCAAGGTGTGCATGCGTTTTGATGTGCGGCCAGCACGTTCTTCCATCCAGCACTTGCGGCAGGTCTGTGGCTTTTCGCCTGCAAGAAACTGTTCACGCAGGCGTGTCATTGCACGTGAGTTTTGTATGTCAGCAAAGTTAGCATTCAATAGCGAGAACTTTGTGCCAGAGTCATCCGTCAGTTCATCATCTGCCAGACAACATGGGCGTACAGTGCCAATGGGAGAGGCTTCTAAACTCACCCAGGGCAATACGCAAAATTGATCGTGTGGAATATTCATTTTAGTGCCGCCAATTCTGGAATTATATCCAATATTGATTCATTTCTTATTGAATCTAGTTCATTTGTTTTGCGCCAGAATGTATCTATCAAGTGTGTGTTGTCTGTGGCCATCATAAAGGTAATGGCTGATTCAAAGCCTTGTGTGGCACGATTTAGCGGGTCCTGACCTTTAAGCCAATGGATATGATTTTGATACAGTGCTGTGAGTGAGTGTTTGTATTCGGCTGTGGCAATGTCTATTCTATAGTGCGCAGGATCTTGTAGGATATTTATATTTAAATCCTGTGCGCGGATCAGGCCTTTTTCCACCCAGTCACGGTGGAAATCAGGCAGGTGCCAGGCATTCATTATGCTCAAGGTAGGTGAAATGTAAAAATCCACTTCAGGGCACACACGCAACATATCACGTCTGTTCTGTTCTACTACGGCCCAGTCTGTGCCTTTTCTAATGTATTCCCCACGTGCGCCCGACGCATCCAGGCTGGCACCCACAGCAACTGAATCGAACTGGCGCCAGTATTCAAATACTGAACGACCCTTGAGATCCGTGTGTGTGAAGTTGGTGTTGTATATGAGTCTAACGTCAAAGCGTTTTCTTCGCACCAGCTCGTCTAGAATATTGTAGTGTTCCGCCATAAGCAAGGGTTCACCGCCAGCAAAGTAGATCTGTTCCACATAGTCCAAATGAGGCTTTAATTGTTCCCACATGTCAGTTTCAGTACGCCCTGCATAGTTTAGCACTGTGTTACGGGCTTTCCAGTCGCCGCCAGCAAGTTTGGCTTGATCCTGATACCATTGTGAGCTGAATATGTATCCGCAGCTACGGCATTTTAGATTGCACAAGTTTGAGAAACGAATGTCCCAGTAGGTCATTTCAAAAGGATTTTGATCCAGCTTCTTTATGTGATGTCCGTGATGTTTGTTGGCACTCTTACGGCCTGAAAAGAATCCTGATTCTTCCTGCTCATAACAACGTGTGCAGGCAGCGTGTGGCGTTTCGCTCAGCATGTCTGCACGTAGCTTCTGCATGGGTGCATCCTGCCATATTTCTTCTAAGGTATTTGTTCTACAGTTGCCTACTATGCCTGGCTTCATTTCAGCATGACAGCAGGGATATGCCTCGCCTGTGGGATAGGCGTGCAAATGGATCCAGGGATAAATGCAAAATGTCTTTGAATCTTTTAGTAAGAATTCCTCACGCTCAGTTAATTCTGTGGGTCTTACTAGATCTGTAGAGTTGTAATTATATGACATTATAGTGAATTATAGTGAATTATACCAGGCCTGCAGATTTGGGAACGCTGTGCCAAAGTCTTTGTTGCGACGCTGGTCATACTGTGTGTGGAATTGTTTGAAATCATTCAATAGCTTGGGCATTTCAAATGTGTCTGAATGCGGTGTTTTCACCACATCCAGGTAATCAATCAATCTTTGTAAATGATTGATTTCGTGTTCGTGCAGGTATTCACTGTGGCTGTGATTTGTGAGCCAAGTTTCCAACACTGTTTTGTAGTGTGTTTTCAACTCCGCAGGCAGTATCAACGGACTTTGAAAGCTGGGAAAACGCAAGATGTTTAGTGTGAATGATATAGCATCACGCCCATACTCCAGCTTCCATTTCACTATGCACTCTAGCAATTGATCCAAGCTGTCTAGGCACAGGGCATTGATGGTACACATCACATGTATGCTACGGAACTGCTTGGAACTTAACAAGCGGTTGACATTGTTCATCCAGTCCGCCCAGACCAACCCGTCGCGTATGTACTCTGCTTGCACACCCACAGCTTCGTTTGAAGTGTATATGTCAATTGCCATGTTTTGCGTTGCATCTAGCAAGCGGTCAATGTCTACGTCTGTGCCTAGGTTACTGTTGATAGCCAGGCGTGTTGAACTCTTGCCTGAATTTGTTCGAAACCAGTCAATGAGCTTCCATGTGTGACCAGACATGAGGGGCTCTCCTCCTGTGATACGGAGCTCTTGCAGTGTGCGATGCAGATCCGACTCCCACCACTTAAAAAATGCATCAATGTAAGGATTGTGTTCTCCATAATCCCAAAGTTGTGCGTTAGCATGATCATGGGTAAAATGGTTGCGACCATCACTGACCAAGTTCTGGTAAGCTCCGTTGCGTCGGATGTCTTTAACCCATGTTGAACTGAAAGCTGGATTACAATAGCTACAAGCAAACTGACAAGTGCGATCAAAAGCGATCTCAAGTGTACGGAGGTTGACGTCTTCAGTGTATGGTGTATTTCTAGCTTCATGTAATGCCTCTATGGGATATATCTTACTCTTATACACACGGTCTGAAATGGCATTGCGACCCATGTCTTCTATTTTCCAACAGTACTCACAGCCAGGGGGACGCTCCCCGTTGATCATTTGTTGGCGATCTGCCTTCTTTTGATCAGTATTGTGCAGTAGCCTAGGGTTGATGCTGACTTTATCTTTGTCGATCAAATGAGCTGGCGGGTGATGACAACTTGTGGTCTGTCCACTTCCTAACCAAATGGTTGCGTTATACCATTTTGCCGCACAAAAGCTGGCTGAGAGAGGGTCTAATACTTGCTGACGGAACTCAAGATCGTTCATCTAAATACTTTTCTAAATTGATGGGGAGTTGGGCACGTTCCAATTGATTGTGCTCCACTAGGTGCTGTTGATTATATTTACAGATATCCTGGGCGGCTGTCCAGAATTCAGCAGCACCGTTCTGACAGATCTCGCCAATTGTTGCTATTATACTATCTATTCGCTTGCTTGGACAATCAATTTGGTCGTAGGATTCGTCGATGTAGTTGTGGAACGTGCGGAATCCTGCGTTGCGCAAGTCTCGCAAGTAACCCCTGTTGGCAGCTGCCACAAATGGGTGTGCCATTAATATGGGCTTCCATATCTTTTCTGTTCTAAATGTGTGCGGGTAATCAAATATGGTTTCTGTTACCACTGAGAACCATGTGCTTGTGTAGCAAGCAGGATTAACAATGGCATCGCCCCAGGTATTGCCAAACAAATGATGCTTGCAAAAACTGTGTGCATACGCTGATTCCATGTTGGGTACAGCACGTTCAATTTCATATTCTGGGGGCAACAGTCTAATAGGCTCAAGCTGATTGGTTTGCAGTGCAGAAGTAAATGCCATTTCAACAGAACTGCCCAGGTTGGTCCATAATGCATGATCCAACAGCTGATTTTCACGCAGGCCGTCTATCAGTGCTTTGCGATGTGGGCGCAGGCGGCCATTTAAAAAAAGAAAATCATATGGGCGATGCGCTTTTGAATCCATGTCAGCTTGTAGTTGCGCCGATTTGTTTTCTGTGTATTCCACTATGTTTGAAAAGTAACAGTCTGTTTTACAATAGCTCCACCCTGGTTCTAAATCCCCAGACGTCAACAGTCCTATGCGCCCGTCTTGGACCAAGTCAGCAATGCGCAGTCGCTTGAGCTGTAGCAGTATGGTTTCTGATCCTTCTGCAGGGTTGGAGAACACAATGCGTCCAGGGTGCTGAGTGGCCCAGTCAGTTATTGTCTGCCAGTTGTCTTTCAATATCACACGGCCAACAACATACACATTGGCAGGATCCAAGCTGGGCAACTGCCAAAAACTGCTGTCAGCATATGGCTTGAGCAAGTCCCAGACTTCGGCCCATTCGTCTACTATGAGCTTATGTGTTCCTAGCATGATATGCACATTCTGCCCACCAGCTTTTCATTTCTGGAAAGGTCTTTAAAAAGTCAGTGCCTCTGCGGCGATCGTGTTCTCGAAAGAATCTATAAAAGTCTGCCTTTGCTGCGGAATGATCTTGTCCTTGGCCTGCTCGCATCCATGCAATGTCTCTGTCCAGTCTAGCAAGTTCGTAGTCTTTGAATCCGTGGAATGGATCTTCGGCAGTTTCTGTCCAACGTATCATCCACGCCCAGAGATATTCCAGTCGTTCAGCATAGCTTTCTGGCAGTATTTGCAAACTCTGCCAAGCCGGTTCGCGTAGTACAGGTGTATCAAACCACACACGTTGATAGGTTTTGCTATAGGTTTTACGCAGACCTAGAATGCCAGCAAACAGGTTTTCCAAGCTGGTTACTGATAGATTGTTCATGGTCACAATAAACGTTAGACTGTTGTAGCTGGGTACTTCTGTTAGAAATTGATTTACCCTGTCCCATAGTAAATTGAAGTCCATACCGTGACGCATGTATTCTGCTTGTGAGCCCCAGCCGTCTAAACTCACGTACTGCATGAAGTGTTCTATGCGCCCGTCGCACAACTGCTTGACATACCCCAAGTACTTCTGCCATGACTTTTCATCCACTGAGAAGTTTGATGTTACATTCAAATGTAGTTTGGCAGATGGGTTCTCCAACACATGATCAAACACTCTGTATGTGTTCTTGTCTAACAAGGGTTCGCCCCCAGTCATGCGGAAATGCACCAGTTCTGGGTACAAAGTAGGCCACCACTCCCAGAATGCGTCTACATAAGGGTTATGCTCTCTAACTGGTATAACCCGGCGATCTCCACCAAAATGCCCAGGATCATTGTGAACACGAGCAGTAGGGTAGCCGCCTGATCGATCCACTTCTTGTTGCCAGCTGCTAGAGAATTGCGGACTGCAATAACTGCACATGAGATTACAAACATTATTAAAATTAACCTCAACGTAGCTAGGGATAACGTCACTTTCTTCTCCTGTTGAGTTCTGGATCTTTTCAAAGTCCACTGCGGCCCAAGGCTCGCCTGAACGATAGTGCCTGTCACTCAGTTTGTTTTCCGCTTCCATGTTCCAGCAGTACTCGCACTCTGCGGGCTTTTCGTTGCGTAGCATCATCACACGTTGCGCTTTCTTGTGCGGTGTGTTGTGCAAGGATCCTGGATTGGTAGCTAAGTTTTCTACGGGTATCTTGTGCAATGGCGGATGGTAACAACTATTGTTAAGTCCTGTGGGCAGGTGCAGGCTCACTTGCTTCCATTTGGCCAGGCACAGCGCAGGGCCTAGGTTCTCTGCCATTTTTTCAGCAGAGTTTAGGAACCGACTCTTGTTGTCTACTGTTTCATCGCCTTTGTTCATGGCCATATTTTTACAAAGTCCGTTTCTTTTAACTGCATGAAGTGTTGATAGTTATGTTCTAAAGTATCTTTCATGTCAATGTACATGCCTTCAAGCTCCTGTGTGCTGAGTATGCTCAAGCGTTGTTGTGTTTGTTGTATACACTTGATGGCTATTCGCCCATTGTCTAGGTCAGCATCTTGGTCGTAGCTTTCGTCCCACCACTGAGAGAATGTTCTAAATCCCAGCTTGTGTAAGTTTGCCAAAAAGCCACGTGGGCCCAGAGTCAAAAACGGTGTACGACATATAAACGGTCTCCAGGTTTTTTCCGTGGGGTAAAAGCTGTTGCCGCTTAGAAAAGTTTCGCATACTATTTCCACAAAAAAATCAGGATACAGTTTAGCAATAGCAAAGTGTGCTGGAGTTAGTATAGGATAGCTATCAACAGATTCGTTCTTGATGGGCAATTGTTGCATGAACTTGCCTGCTGTGTTAACTGCATTAGGCAATCCTATTTGATATGCTAGTTCATCAAAGCTCAAGTGTGTGCGATGATAATCGACGCTACTATCGTAATGATAAGTCATGGAGGTTATGTCGCCGTAGTTGCTCCATGTGTGACTGGCCATCCACAATCGTTGCCAACTGCTACGTCCAACAAAAATTCCAAAGTGCTTGATTGCGTCCCAGCGTTTCTCAGGTAGCGTGTGCTGAGATGCAAACTGTTGCCCGCTGGGTATGTACAACGGCGGATGTTTAATAATTTTATAGCAAGAATGGTGTTCTAATTGATTGCAAGTGTGTATGCTTATGGCGCCGGGTGTGTAACCTAAGTTACTGCATACTGCATCCAATAGTTTATACAAGCCCAGCGTTTCACAATCACTGCCTTCGCCGTCAATGCCAATAGACACATTGCCGTGCTGTTGTAACTCTGACACAATTTCAATTGTTTTGAATTCAGGATTCCAAATCTTAAGATCAATGTGCGGAATATTAATCATTATGTAAGTATATGTCTTTGTTGAAGTTGAGCAATCATGTGTTTGGCAAATTCTTGGTGTGCGGCCGGGCCAGGGTGTAGTTGATCAGCTTCCCAGCAATTGTCCCGGTAGGCCACGTGATGGGGAGTAAAATCATTGATTATACAATTCCAATCTAATAGATTGTACAAATGTTCGTAGCGTTTTAACAAAGGCAATGTGCGGGTGCCGCAAAATACATATTTTATTCCAAGATTTTTAAGTACGCCCTGGAGACTGATCATTTTGATAATACTGCTAAAGTATCGAGAGTCAATGTCAGTATGCTGGTAATACGAATCAAACAGTTCTACCAAACAAGGATCTTTGGTATTGATGTATCCGCAACCAAACACCCAGTTGTCTTGCACATAGTCTTGGTCGTTAACAGGCTCTACTATCTTCTCTGGCCAATCATTCATGGCCTTTTGGAATTTGCTGGTGTAGATAGTATCATGAAAATAATCAATGTTTTTTACTTTGATATCTAGTCGTTGTTGATCTCCCCACATGATTGCCACTAGATCATAAGATCGTTGTGCAAGTTCAGCCACGGTAGTTTCATGAATGTAAGTATTTCCAGCCCCTGCCTGACTCAAATTAACAAGGTCGGCGTTGTAGTGCTCTTGCAACAAGTACGGCCAACTGCCAGGGCCTCGTGACACACTGGGTCCGTTCACTAGGATATTCAATTGTAAATTTCCTTTAGCAGTGAACGTGATACTTTGCCTGCGGTATTTTTAGGTATGCTTTCAACTTGTTTAAGGAACTTGGGGTTACAGTGTGTGGAAATATCAGTTAATGCTTGTCGCACTTGATTGGGCAAAACATTGCCGGTGTACACACACATCATTTTGTTTTCGCCAAACACCACAACTTCATCCAGTTGTGGTATGTGATTGTACAGTTGATTTTCTATGCTCAATGGATTTAGTTTGATGCCATGCAAGGTCAGTCGATCTGATCTACGTCCTAGTATTTTGTAGTATCCTGCAGAGTCTTGCTCAGCCAAGTCTTCAGTATCAAACCAATCTGATGTGTGACATTGTGGGCCGCGCAGCCATAAGCTACCGTTGCGTATGTCTGCGTCAATCCCGTCAGGAAGTCCAATGGTTCCTATACGTTGTTCACCATACAACGGATTGGTAAAGCAATGGCTACAGGCTTCAGACATGCCAAACGATTCAATGATTGGGGTATTAAATGATCTTTTTAAATCATCAAACACTTGGTTGGGCAATGCAACACTGGCTGATCTAGCAAATCGCAAGTCGGGGAATTTTTGAGTGCGTGACATTACTCTAAGTATGTCAGGAATTGCAGACACCCAGGTTGGGCTGAATTCTATTTGTTTTTTCAAGTCAGGCGGTCGAACATGGTGTACTTGCATGCCAGCGGTTGCAACAACATAGTTTAGGATATGTCCGTGGCCATGCCACAGTGGCATAACGCTCAAAAATCGATCATTGGCTGTTAATTCGTAGCTGGCAATTATGTTATCAACAACATGCTGTACCTGAGTGGTGGAATAACTAAAAAACTTTGAATCTCCGGTTGTGCCTGAAGTGTACATTACCATTTTCTCGTCGCCGTAATCACCACCATCACGATGTTGTACGCCATCAGATGTGACCAACAAACTCCAGTCTAAATTGTCTAAGAGATATTGTTTGCGGTTGGCATCGCCGTCTGGATTGATAATGGACAAGCTGTATCCTGGCCATTGATTAAAATAGTTCCAAGGGTCAGCGACAGCCAGTACCACTCGTTTCATTTTGCAGCCTCAATTGCCGCACGGTGTTTGATCAATGCTGCTTTCATAACACGCACTTTTTCTTTGTGATAGTCATCAACACTTTGATTTCTAAAATTAGGAGGATTAAAATCGCTCATGGCCAGTATTTGATCTTGACCAACTGCAACCACAGCATTGTTTAATATAACTTTGATTTCTTGTAGTTTGGTTGCGGGCATGTGTACATTGGCCACAATTGTGTTAAAGACATACGGTGCTGTGATGCCTTGTTGTTTTGTGGTAGCAACTCCCGGAGCTTCGGGCAGTCTGCGTTCACAATGTACAGCTAGTCTTTGCAAGCGAGGGTTCCGTGTTTTTAAATTTGTAAATTCGTTGCTTGACATCATGCTGACATGTACTCCGTTTTCTCCAGCCAATACAATATTTGCTTCTGCACCTGATTTAAAACTAACAAACCTAATGGGGTGATTTATTTTTTCAGCAATCTCCATAGAAGTCAAATGTGCTGCTGTTCCAATGCCAACACCGCCCATGACCAGATCTAAACGGTTACCATATAAACTGCGTAGACCCTGTTGTTCATTACCCTGGTTGCTTGCAACAAACCAACAGGCGTCGCCAAGAGCCATAACCGGAACATAGTCTGTTTCGTTTAGCAAATTGTCCATGGTATTCTGCACATAGCCAGCATGAATTAATCCCAGCGATGTAGCTGGCGCACGATCCAGATCTTTTAGTGCTAACACTCCGTTAGCACCAGGTTTTAACTCTAGTATAAAGTCGTACTGAGTTTGAGCAGTATTGGCTTTTTCCATAATTTTATACAATGCTGCATGCCCTGCATGCTGTGCGCCATATGGAGACTTGATTGTGATTACTTCTGCCTGAGCATGCAATGCCAGTGCGGCCAAAAGTGTTGCGATTAATTTTTTCATATTACCATCCTTCTTGTTGTCTAATTACATCAATCTCGCGTGTCATAACACCACGATTGCGCCAGTCTGACCGATAGTGATATTTGAAGAACGCTGATTGTTCTGCTTCCAATATACCCATTGGAAGATCCAATTGTGTGCCCAGTTCTGGGCCCAGTTGATTGCTGAGTATGCGAGGGTTTGAATCTTTCACAGTATTCCACAGCGCCTCTAGTGCAGCAAAATCTTGCACCTGCTTGTAATCCCAGTTTGTGAGCATGGTCATGTATGTGCCTTGGCGGCTGCCAGCAATGGCCCATTCTCCATGATCAACGTCTGTGCCAATGTTGTGCCAGATAGTCAAGTTGTCAAGATTACGTAGCACCTGATTTTTAAATTCTTCCACTGTGGGTCGGCGCCCACGTTGCAGGCACATCTTGACACCTTCACGGAACCCTGCACGCCAGGCATGGAATGGTGATCCATTGGGATAGGTATTGGAGTAGCAGTCATGCATGGGCCAGTACAATGGATCAAAGCAAAACTCCACTTCAGTTTCTGCGCGACCATCTGTGGCTTCGTGTGTACGCATGTTGCCCACAAAGTCTTTGGTCCAAGAGCTCAGGCCACCATTGCCATACATCAGTCCGTTGATATGGTTACGTGCCCGCCACCGGAACACAGCACTCTCATATTCTTCATTAGGAAAAACAAGTGTCTGATTAAAAAACGCCGGGTCGGGGAGATTGTCGCCATCGATGAGAATGAATCTATCCGTACTAGACGCTGAGGCTGCCGCTTTGTGAGCTGCATCGCTCCCTTTAACGCCATCCACCCGTTGTGCCCAAGGAACCATATTCCTAATCTTGACCCAAAATTCTTCTCGTTGTGGTTCGTCATAGCTCAAGTATATGCAATCTAAGTCTGCAACGTCAATCTGTTTCATAAGTTTGTTTGCTCCAATATGTGCCGTGTTCTTTTACCACAATAGTTACATCATCAGGATGACACATTGTGCCTGAATTTTGTGGTACAAGTTTTTGTGTGGTTTTCCAAGTTGTTTCTACAATTTTTCCATCTCGAACACGCACACGAGTGGAATTTTTGGCAAATGTTTCTTGATCAATTTCTATGTATGTACCAGGCAGACCTTCCATGCTGTAAAATAAAGGACAACCTTGGTCATCGTGATACAGTCGATAAGTTACAGGCATAGGCATAGGCATGTGTTCCAATGCGCCAAAAAATTCTTCAGGTGTCATCACCAGCCTCGCCCGTAATGAAATGCACCCCACTGTGCCACTGTGTTGATACGCAGGCGCCAGTCTGAATATTCCCATACCAGTTCACGACCCCAGTGTTCAGTTTCAGTGCCAGCGTGGTGCCGTTTCATGTGTACAATTTTTGGATATGAAACAAATGGCAAGGTCACACGTTCTACACCCATTATTTCAGCTGCCATGGCATACACTAGATCAGTATCTGCTGTTTCGGGTGCAAACTTCAACAGTTGCCTGAATTGCGGCCAGTTGGCAAATATATCACGCACTAACATAAAGAACTCTCGAGCTGTGAGGCTCAATCGCCAGTAAGTTATGGCATTGTACACATCTGGTAAGTTGTTTGCATCAAACACTGATCTGTAGTTTCTAGCTAGACTGACTTGGTCTTGCCAGTTTCTGCAACCAGTTGATACCACAACATCACGATGCCTAAACAAGGTCCACCAGTGCGATATGTCACTCACAATCAGCATGTCTGCTTCTAGCTTTATGGTTTCCCTAAACGGTGAGTTCTTGAATACCTGCCAATCATTGGCCCAAGGGTTTTCACGATCCACATTGTCAATCACTCGATAGTGATCGTATACGGGATCGTTGCTTTGCTTGGCATCTGTGATCAAACAAACCTTTGCACCTGGATCCCAACGTTTGATTGTTTTGGTCAATGTTCTAGCACAATCCAAGTAGTCAACTTTGTCAGAGTTGACAGCCAGTATCACATAACCTTGTTCATCAATGGGACGCAATTATCATCTCCAAATGACGTTTGCCCATGGCGTGAAAATCCATACCTGCCCAACCCAGAGTTTTGTGCTTTTGATCACCGTCCATGTAATTTATTGTGTAGTAGTCTGGGCTATTACTGGTCAACACAGTGTCGGGCATGGCAGTCATCAAGGGCCAGGGAATTTGGTCTACTGAGCCAGTGTGCCCGCTTACAATGCCGATGGCGATGGTCAACGCAAAGTCGTTTCTATAAGTTTTCTTGTCTATCTGATAGAGATCTCTGTAGTGTTGCCAGTTGTCACGAATCATGTTCATACAATCAAAAATGTACTGTGCAGTGTTTGATCGTCGAAACATCATCACAGTGGCCCAATACATGGGAATGTTGTGACGTCCAAATACATTGAGTCCTGTTAACGGATGGCCGCCAGCAAGATTTACAGCAGTTTTGTGACACATGAAATCTGTGTCACATGCCAAAACAGTTTTGAGGTCTGAGCTGGCCACAACATAGTCTGCATCTAGTACCAGGGTCTGTTCCCACGGGCTTAGTGTATATGCATCTACTCTACCAGCATTGTGCCAAGTCACAGTTTGATTGTAATCTTCAAAGTATCTGGTACCACCACTTTGTGCCTGAGAATTTATGACATAATCAAAGTCGCCTGGCGGGTTTTCATAATCAGTTACCACAGCCACAGGAATTCCAAGATGTCGGTGTATGTTTTTGGCAGACCATGCTGCCATAGAAATATAATCAGTTTGCTCGTTGTCAAAAGCAAATATCAGTGCGCCAGTGGTCATCTCTTTTTGCTAAGTTTGTTGTGTTCTGCAAGCCAAGCATTCATTTGCTCTTGCCAGCGAGTCATGGCCATACCACGCAATTCTTCGGGTCTAACTTGTACAGGAGTTTCATACAAGTCCAATAACACTGCATTGCCCGGAGGCACAGTGGCCAAGATGTTTATGAGTTCAGGGCCAGCACGCCACATACCGCCGTCGTGCGCAAAGATCATCCGTGCTTCGTATTTTTCTCGGAGAATACGTTTGGCGGTGGCGTGATCAAATCTTGCTCGTGCATGAGCAATTAAGTTTTCAGTATCCATATTGAATTATAACAGAGAGTGCAAGGGTTTACAACCCTTTTGGTTAAGCTGTTGTTGCGGCGACTGAAGGGGTTCCCCAACTTGCGCTTAGATATGTTGTGCTAGGTGGATAGTAGGTCACAATGGTACAAGGCGCTGTGCCAGGTGTTGCACCTGAAGCAGCCGTACCGCCTGAAATTGGGTCGCCGTCAGATGCTGACCAAAGCGTGGTGATAGTCAATGCAGTTGATCCTGCATTTTTAGCAAGCGAGTGCTGAATGAAGTTTGCAGTGTAAGGTGCTGTGTCAGCAAATTGTTTGTAAACTATCACGGCAGCTCCACCAGCGGTTAGGGCATCCCAACCGTTGCCTGTGGTCAATGTATTTGGTGTACCAGTTCCGCCAATTTTGGTTACACCAGTGTATGATGTACCAGCGATGGAGTGAGCTGATGCCAGTCCTGAAATCCAAATATCGCCGCACAGGGTTGAGGCCAAGTCATTCCATTCTGGATCGCCTGTTTGTCCTGTTGCTGATTTGGCCACGTCAATTTTCACCAAGCCTCCAGCATTGAAAAAATATTGAGCAGCAGCAGATGATGCAAAGGTAACAGTATTAGTAAAAGTAATAGTCCAGGTAGCACCTGATGTGGCTGCTGTTTTAGAATTTGTACCACTCCAGCCAGTAAACTGCGAGCCAACAGCCACAGCTTGATATCGATTGTTGTAGGTATTGGTAAGGTCAGTGTTTACTGCTGCCAACACACTCACAAGAGTTCCTGTGGTCGGAGCACTTCTGGCAGTAATTGTAGTGCCTTGATGGCTGGCCTGCGAGCTGATAGTGTTTACCAAGCTGGCCCATTGTGTGGCTGTTACTGTGCCAGCAGCACTCACTGTGCCTACTGCTGTTTGCCCATATGTTGTGTTCCAGGTGGCGTTAACGTTGGCGCCAGCAGTGGTGCTAACAAAACCGTTGTAATCTGTGGCCTGAATTAAGCCGCCTGATGAATATGTCATTCTTGTATCCCGTTATTTTATTGTCACAATAGCTTCAATTGTACCCAATCCAGCGTCTAGTTTGTTATCTAGTGATCGGCCAATTACATTGAAGGCTGTGGCTTCACCAGCTTGTGCAGCACGAGCAACACCGTTGCCTGCGCTGACCAATCTATCACCTTTGTGTATTACACCAATTGCTTGAACTGGTACACGCCCAGTCATTGCAACTGGAGGATGTGTATCGTCCTCGCCTGCGCCACCGTTCATGGTATAAGCTGGTCTAGTACTTATCACACCAAACACATTTTCGCTTAGATCTTTACGTGCTCGAGTGATTTCTTTTGTGCCGCCTAGTTCAACCACAGTGCCTGGTTCTAGTAACTCGTCTGCTTCAAAACGTTCTGCAACGTCAGCGTACAAGGCTGTGGTAGCTGTGGCAAACACACGGTTAAAATAATTCACAGATGACCCAATGTTGCCTACAGCGTTTGTGCCAGACTTGTCAATACTAGGCACAGTTAGGCCTGTAAGAATTGCACCAGAAGTTGTAAACACTGCTACGTTTCCTGTTCCGCCTACAGAAATGTTGGCGTTACCACCTGGTGCGCCAATGTTGGCTTCAGTGGATCCGTTAACAATCTTGGTCACGCTAACCGCTGCGCTCAACCCTGTGAGCTGGCTGCCGTTACCAAGGAAGAAAGTGCCAGCAATGTTACCAGCTGAATCAATGTTACCAGTGGCCGACACCAGGCCAGTAGTACGCAAGTTGCCAGCTTGTACGTTTCCGCTGGCACTGACTGTGACACCTTGTACCAAGGTGGTTGCAATCACGTTACCGCCTGTGACGTTGCCTGTGGCTGAGACCAATCCGCCTGTTAATACGTTACCGCCTGTGACGTTGCCTGTAACGCCAAGTGTGGTGCCAACTGTGGCAGCATTGGCCACTGCAAATGTTCCATTGCCTCCTAATGCTCTAGCAACGTTGTAGATAGTTCCGCCCACGTTGGCTTGAATAATCAAATTGCCGCCTGAAATGTCTCCGCGGATTTGTGCATCATTTGAACTTTGTGTTACGCTGAATGCGTTGGTTGCACCCACAAACAATCCTGAATTGTTTAACACACGCAAAATACCAGTGGTAGAAGTATTGGTATCACTGCGCATGAATTGTGAACTGGTCAAGCTGTTAAGGTAGCTGGCATTGTTTGCAGTACCAGCAAAAATTGGGCTATTAGTAGCTGTTAATGTAATGCCAGGATAAACTGTGGGGAATGTTGCTTGCAAGCTGGCTTGAGGAACAAAACTTGATGTATCATACACAATACCCACACGGTTGTTGTTTACATACAAACTGGTAATGTATTTTGTACCACCAACTGAGTCTGTAATGGTTTCAGGAATTGCACCTGACGTTCCTTGGCTGGCACTGTATGCTGGGCCAACCACAATAAATGCAGCGCCAGTCCAAACTTTCAGCTGCTGGTTAGTGGTATCATACCACAAGTCGCCAGTGACGTTTGATGCAGGAGCACTAGAACTTGCAGTGGCAGCACTAATAGTTTTGAATACAGAACCATTGTAAACTTTCAGCAAGTTGTTGGTTTTGTCCCACCACAACTGTCCGGTCAACGGAGCAGCGGGCGCCGAAGTGTTAGATCCATTTTCCAACAATCGAACAAAGTTATTGTCCAAAAATTGACCGTATCCAGCGTAGTTTTTGCCCACTAATGTCATTGCGCTTGCGGTGTTTGTTGCACCATCAGCAATAGTTGCAAAAACTGTGCCGTCTGTTAGTGTAATTGTATATGCCATGTCAGTTACCTGTTCCTAGTTCGAATATTTATACAGCGTTTATGTTGCTCAGCGTCTGTATCCGCAGTGTGTAGTCAATCTGAATTTGACGGTTCAAGCTCTTTTGCACAGGGTGAAAAATCACATGTGTAATCAATCTTAAATCGTCAGCAGATCCATTCCAGGATTTGAGTCCCAGTTCGTCAAAAACAAATTCACCATTGAAATTGGTAGAATTATCAAAAGCCTGTTGTTCTGGTGGTTCGCCGTAGTCCAGCAAACAAGTTACCAAGATATCTGTGTACACTGTGCCCGATGTGTGTAGCACTGTCATTTTATTATTGGTTGGGTCAGTGTCTGCTGCATCATTATCGTCCACAACCTTGGCGTATGTTTCGTTATAAAGATCAGCGTTTTGTCCTGTGGTATTTGGGGGCAAGTAAGTGATCACGCCTGTGGGATCTACAGAGCTGCCGCCGTTGCCAAATGCCATTTCGTATATTCTACCCAGTCCTCTATTGCTCAGTGTTTGGGCCATGGCAATGGATATATTTTCGTAGTGAATTGCGTTCTTTTTATCTAGTAAAATTTCGCCCGAAACTGGGTCATGTATTTTTACAAATCCTTCAATTTTGCACAGTCCTGGTACTATCATGCTCTTCCCTCCACATAAGTTTTTTGGGTTTTTGGATCAAAAATCCTCATGTGAGCCTGCACAGAAATAGTGCCCTGCTCATTTGGGCGGCGCTGTGGATCAGCGGGTTTGGGATTCTGAGGTTTATTAACTTCGGTATTTGACATGGTCTATTATTTATGCTCCGTTCCGCCCGGTCAAGAACCTTGCCTGCGGTGTGTCAGTTTCTTGCAGGGCCAAACCGTCATTGACTTTGATTCCGGTTCCGTACCAGCCCAAGCCGCGGCGTTGCAATATGGTTATTTCCACGCCTGGAGGAGGTGCTAACATAGGATCAATTGGGTTTGAATCAGTAATAAACTCAATTGCTAGCGGTTCAAAATCAGTTACAATCCAACGATATTGCCCGGGCTCAATTGATACAGAACTATCGCTGTAGTTATACTGACGAACACCTCCAACATATACTTCTATAGTTTCTGTGTAAATGCTGCTGGAATCACCAAAGTCACTGATATCAATACTTGGGGCATAGAATATTGTTGTTGAACCATCGCCAACACTGGTATCACTTACCACATAGTTTTGATACTGCTCGGCCAACAAATTGCCGCGGCTCATGTCATACACATCTGCGCCAGTTTCATGGTCGGCTGCACCTGTTCCTGCTGTGCCGCGACGCAGACCTGTCAAGGTATGTGTGCCCACATTGCGCTCTCTGTACATGATTCGCTCACCGTCGATGGTAATTATACCAAATATACCTTCTGGCAAATTGGGTTCAGCACATGCGTTTGCATCAGCCACATGAATTGTGTTGCCAGCAGCCAACAAAGGTTGTGTTAGCGTGGTTGTGGTTGCTGGTGTAATTCTGTAAGTTCCTTGAACTCCACGCATGTCTTGGAATATGCGGAATGCGGATGCTTCGGGCACTAGACTTTCAGTAAATTCTGTAACAGCTAAAATTTGAGATGTGCCAATTGCACCACTGGCCAAAATTATGTAGTCGTCTACCACAGTGTAATCTTGACCTTCAAACAAACGATAACCATCTAATGTTACCCATAGTCTGCCTGCTTCAATGCCTGGACGATCTAGATAAAAATCATTTTTGCTGATAGCAGTACCTGCGCTGTAGTCAAACGATCCTGGCAATCCGCTGACTGATCCAGTATCAAAATCAGTGCTGTCGTAGGGTTCTGCAATAGTAATACCTTCAACAATTGGTCCAACAAACACTAATGTGGCAATACTTTGCTGAGTGGTTTCATTGAATGTGGTTACTGATATTATGCTATCCAATGGTGGTGTTGTATTGAGTTGCAATAACGATCCTGCCAGACTATAATCAGCCAGGGTACTTACTGAAATTAAAATTGTATCACCAGCCGCTGGCGCAGCATTGAACACCACTTGTCTTCCTGGAGTGTTAGATCCGTCCCAGTTGGTTACAGAATAGTCACCAGCTGTTGCACCAAAGCTCTGTACTTGCAACTCACTGTTTTTGTATACTTGTATATCTGTTATGGCATTAATAGTTGATTGTAAAAAGCTACTTCCCAATCTCTGTGGCAGGCCAAAACTGGTTGAGCTGTCGTCTCCCTGCCACTCAATGCCAGCTGGGGGAGTCAAGCGCAGTCCATTTACTGTTACAATCATGTTGGCAGGATTTGTTCCTGCAACAGAATTATCTAATGTAAATCCACTAGTGCTGATCACTGTTGCATCAACCACTTGATATTGAACTTGTGGAGTAGACCATGAGTATTGTGTTGGTGTTTGAATTCCAAATGCTACCAATGCGATACCGTCAGCATCGCCGGGTGTACTGGCCAAAGTTACTTTGGTCAACAATGTGGGAACATACACTTCCCAATACGTTGTGTCAGTTATATCAGTGCCTTCTGGTACTGCCTGTATTGATCTGTAGTAAACACTGGTATTAATAACCACCATGTTGATTGGATAACTTTGCAAAATGTTCCAGGCATCTGCATCGTAGTATGGTTCCCAAGACGGGACAGCAGACGATTCGCCGTTGACAAAAATAGCCACAGTGTAGATTTCTGCATCGTCTACTGGAATTATCACTGAATTTCCAATTTCTGCACCAGTATAGTTGTCCCGATACAACTGGTTGCCGCCACCTAATTCATATACTGAAATGTTCACAACATCATCAGTGGCAAATCCTTCGCTAGGAACAATTTCTACAGTTTCGTTGCCCCAATTGATGTAGTAATCCACATCTAATGTCATGGTACGCCCTGACGTTTGATTGCTAACCAGTACTTGCACTGGATGATCTACCACTCCGCTCCAGCTCAAAATATAAGATGTTGCTGGGTTGTACACATAGTTGATAACACCAATTTGGAATCCATGACCGTCCATTTGCCAGTCAGATCCTGGTCGAGTATAAACTCTTATGTCCAATGTATCAAACTCTGATCCGTTGACCAATTCTTCTGGCGCATGTCCTTCGTAAGGCCCAATAAATTCGCCGCCGTCTACATTGACATCTGTGTTGCGTAGCCCTAATTCAATGTCTGTAAATTCACTTTCGTATTGAGCATCAACAATTTCTGTGCCCAAGAAGTAATCACCCCACACTTGAACTCCTGGGTAGTCAACACCATCAATCAACAAAGGCAATTCAAGTCCTGGCGAGTTAATGCCAGACACATAGTAGCCCATGGTACGGTCTACACCACTCAATGTGCCCGGGTCAACTTCCACCCAATCTTCAAGATCAAATGTAGGGCCAACCACAGCTGAACTTCCGTCGCTACTGTCAGCACTCCACACACGATCATCATAACGTACCAAAGTTCCGTTGAGGTAAATTCCAGTAGAACTCCAAGTTTGTACTGATGTTTGATACTGATAACGGTCGTACTTGATTACTGTTTTGAATGCTCTCACCGTGGTAAGAGGTATGTTGCTATTGGTATCAATTTCCCATTGATCAAAATTTACCGCAGGGTTAACGTTGTAAACTTGTGCATCAAAGTCAGCTGAGTTTCTGTTAATCATGTTGGCATAGGCTTGAGCGCCTGTGCCGTTACCACCTGAAAACACTATGGCGGGAGTTGCTTGGTATCCGCTGCCAGGATTGGTTACGTTGATTGCTACTACTTGTCCTGCTGAATTAATCAAAGCAGTGGCTTCTGCGGGCGTTACCGCATCTCCTACTATGGTAACCTGAGGTGCAGTAGTGTATCCAGTTCCGTTGAATGTAACAACAATTGTTTCCACGCTCAACAGATAATTGTTGTACCACTGACTGTAAGGCCACTCTGTCCAAATTTGATCAGTTGATTCAGTATCACTTAGTGTGTTACTAATTTGAGCCGCGCTGTGTGCGTACGGCAACAAGATAGGACTTGTATATTGTGGTACAGGTAATGTGGTGTTATAAAACGCTGGAACGTCAAAGTCTGTTAAATCTCCTTGGTACAAGTCGTTGCCAAAGTACGTGAGATTGAACTCGCGCACTTGCACGTGATATGGTTTTACTTCTTGAAGGTAGTCAATCACAAATTCTTGATTGTCACGGCTGTAATTCTGGAATGGCAGCAATTCTCGAATTCTGTGATCAACGTCAATCAGTGATGTTTTGACCAGCCATTCAGGAGCAGCAAACTCGCTGAGTATAAAGTCAAACATCAAAGTCAAACTGCGATTTCGTTCAATGGCCAAATCATCCACAAACAATTCTTCATTGATAGCTTGGATAATTTTTCTTGTTTCAATTACAGGTTCTTGGTCAAAGTATTGTGCATCAAACACTTCAACGTCAAATCCAAATCTTCCAAGAGCATAATCATAGATTTCTGCAGAAATTGCAATAGTTCCATCTTCAAGTCCCACACGCTCAAATCCAAGATCAGTTTTTAGATAAATTTCAAATTTGCCTTGTGCATTTGCAGTTACTTTTACGCTGGCTCCTGTGGTCACAGATATTGTTGCCAAGCTAGAATAAGTTGGAACTTCTGCCACAGGTTTGATACTGGAATTGTATCCTGGACGATACCAGTCAATGTAACTCCAGTAGTCTGTTGTGCGATAATTTTGCACTCGACTCAATACCAATTCTGGATTGCCAGTGTTTGGATTTTCTTCTACAGTGTAAATTGTCCAAAGACCTCGATTGTCACTGTCGCTAACCACAAGATATTTGTAACCAATGGCGTCGCCGCCAGGTGCTTCAAAATTATAAGTTAAAATTTCTAAGTTAGGTATCCGCTTGTTCCAGTTAATTACTGTTGCTCCATTAACTATCGTTGTAGATGGCAGTTCAGGTTCAGCACTGTTTAACAAAGCAAAGCTACGGCTTTCACTTATTGTGTACTGTTTTAATACAGTATTGGCTCGAACAATGTAATTTTTTAGTGCCGCAAATCTATCAACAAACATTGACTGTCGAGGACGGAATTGTACTCCGTAACGTTCAGCTGGCCCCAGATTAATGTCTGGCACTATATTACCTGCTGTGTCAACTCCGCAGAATGAATCTTGTAGTTTTCTATAGAGATTATCACTCAAGAAGCCATCAGCACGCCCTTGAGCTATCAGTTCATATTCCACGTGAACATTGGCATTGGTTAGTTCTTTATCAAATTCAATGTGGAGTATGGTATCTTCAGCTTCAATTAATGTTTCACAATTGTATAATGCAACTGTGCTGGAATTAATTGGTGCTAGATATGCAATGCCAGTTGATCGAGGATTTTCAATATACTGAGAAATAGTTGCTGCACTAAGAGTTTTATTTTTCTGTGTGGCCACATCAGTGATACCACGCACCCAGAAAAAGTATTGAGTGTTAAAGTTGCCATCTCGACTTAACACAGTGTTGATAGTATAACTAGATATGCTGTAAGGTGTTCCAGGACCAGCATAGTTAGCAGGTGGAACAGAACTCACAATCCACTGATACACATCAATTGAGCTGCCAGGAAACACTTGTCCCCAACGTCGGCTGGCGTAAACAATATCGTCTTGGTTGGGATCAATAAATCTTACTGTACTGATATCCCACCAAATTTCTCCCACATGTTCTGCGCCCCAGGTGGTGCCGCGCACTCCAACTGGTCCTACATTGTAACTGCCAGGGTCAACTGCGCCAATGTAATCAATGTTCTGACGAGCAGCACCAAGTATCTTGCCTTGCAATGGATTAAAGAAGTCTAAAAATTCTGTTGTGGCCGATGATATTCTGTCATACAAGAAAACGCTGTTTAACAGACGCACATCAACAACTGGTTGTTCAATTCTAATTGGAGCCCAAGCTGGTGATCGTGTGGCATTTTGCCACACATGAGCTTGACCGTAATTGCTACTGCTACTGTCCCCGAAGTCTGTACCAGGTGCGCCCATCCAAAGCACTCCAGATGTGTAGTCAACCGAAACTCCCAACTGATCCAGATAATCAATTGAAGTTATGGCAATCTGATTACCAAAAATAAACTTGCTTGGATTGGTTATGCTACTGTTGGCACTGTTCAACAAATCATATGTGTAAACAGCACCACTTTGATCTATAGTGGTAAAGAATGATGTTGCACCTGCATCAAACAACTCTACATAGTCATCAAATATTGTGATCAAGTACATGGTTCCACGAGGAGCACCTACTACCAAAGTGGTTGCAGTATCATCAACGCTGATACTGGAGCCAAACCCAGCAAATTTTACAGGGTACGGGCTTTGAATTGTTTGTGTCCATTCAAATGTGTTAAATCCAAGACTGTCAAATGCTGCTCCTATGCTGCCTGGGGCCACTTGTAGTTTGTTTCCAGCAGGCGCAGAATCAAAATTTGTCACGCTGAGTGTGAGCAGGCCACTGGTCACTGTGGCTGTTACATTGGGCACAGCAGCGTTAATGGCTGCGGCCAAACCAGACACAGTGTTGTTGGGTGCTGTTGGTACCGCCACATCCATATTGTTCACCCGCAAAGTATTGCCAGCTGTGAGGGCAGGACTGGCATTCAGCGCAGTAATTACACCATACACTCTGCTTTGATTTAGACTTCGTTCAACCACACCACCTTTGTAAATCTGGATGCTGCTTTGCGGTTCGCCAACGTATAGACTGCAATTGTATTTGCAGAGATCAACACTCTGCCCAAAGTTGCTAAATTCAGCTACAGCGTCTTGTGTTACGATTTGCAACAGTTCAAACTGATTGGTTTCAATTTCAACAATATCACCTGATTGTAAATTGCTTGCAAGATTCACAGTCACAGTAGATCCATTGACCGTAAAGGTATTGCTTGCATCTTGTGTGGTGGAGTTTTGATTGGTCAAGAACTGATTGTTTACAATCACACTCACCGGCGCAACTGGTGTACCTAGCACCGTGAAACTTGACGAGCTTGGATCATTGTTCCAGATAAACTTTTGCACATTGCGATCAAACACATATACCACACCTGCTTCAGTTTCTCCATCAGCAGTGGCATACGGCGCACCAATCATGACTTGACGACCATCAGTACTACAACTCACGCTGTAGCCAAATTGAGCGCCAGCAGCTAGACCGCCAGCAGTGAGTGTGTCAACATACAACCAATAGTCTTTGGCTCGAGCCAAAATACTGGTGCCACTGGCTGGTGAATTCAAGAAGGTAACATCTTTGGTTGAAGTGTTAAATGTGTAGTCAATGTTTGGTCGTTGAAGCACTCCATCAACTTCAATTTGAAAACTGTATATTGTGCTGTCTGTCAGTGCAACTTGATAGAAATATTCATTTAATGAGAATACAGTTGCCAATGCTGGCGGTGTGTACGATGGTGTGCTAATAGTGATAATTTCACCACTTATTACACTGCCCACCGTAAATGTAATATCATTGGCTGGCACTGTGCCGCCGCCAAAACTGGTAGCAGGAATAGTCAATGTATTGCCCACAGTATAACCTGTACCGCCATCTTGAACGCCAACTGTGACAGTTCCGCGACGTCTGCTAACTGTGAACAAGGCTCCTGATCCCGATCCACCAGTGGCTGTTACACTGAAATAATCAGCGCCATCAAGATCTTGCAATGCAATACGACGAATGATAATATCAGATCCACTTACAGGTGCAGACACAAATGTCACTGTGTTCAACGCAGCATTTACTGTGTAATCTGTGTTCAACGTTTGAATCTCACCATCAACTGTGACACGCAATTGTGTGGCTGCACTTATAGTGATGTAATCATTGATCAAGTATACTTTTGTAGATCCGTTGCCTACAGTTCTAAAGTACTGATCTTCCCAGTCAACCCGGCCATAAGCATACACTTTGTTTACATCAGGTGCACCAACGTACATCCAACGTTCGTCAAGACTCATTGCTACAGAATAGCCAAATCTTCCTTGGTCTGCACTCACACTACCAGGAGTGGTCAACAGTTGCCAATTAAAATATGGGTTGGTGTCTGGCAAATAAGATCCAGTGTCACGATAGATTACACAGGCATAGCCGTTATTGGTTTGACTGGCTGATCCCAAGCTCAATGGTGCTCCTGCAACTGCCCAGTCTTTGTTGCCAAATTTTACTGAAGTACCATACGCTCTTGCTCCAGTTATATCCAAAGTCAATAGCGCATCGCCGCTTGATACAGGACTAGCTGGCTGGTAAACATCGCTTGTGCTTCTTACATAAGTGTAAACGCCGCCTTTTGGATTTGCAGACGTTGGAAATCCATATCTTGGGCTGCCGACTAAAGCAGCAAATCTATTAGTGGCCTGAGATACGCTTGATCCATATGCCTCTGTGGCATCTAGATACTCTGGTGCAATTGAAGTAACTTCGCTGAAAATGTTTTGTTTTTCAATCACTTGCCACAAACCATCTCCATTGTCGTCAACCCAAACTTTTGCACCAAACAGCAAACTGTTGGCATATGGAAGAGTGTCTACATTGCTGGCTTGACTTACTCTCATGGTTTTTAAAGTAAACGCTAGGCCAGTACCGTTAACTACTGTTCGATTGCTTAAAAATCTAAAAGCAATGTTTATTGTGTTCAAATTAACAACAGACAACACATCATATACACCATCAACTTCTGTATCAAAAAATCTGATAATAATTCTATTGCCAGCAACAAGTCCGTGGTCAGCAGTAAAAATCACACGGCTGGTGTTATTCAAATTATCACATACATGACTGATTGTACCTGGTACTGACTCAGCTCGGTAAATGTTCCAATCATAGTCATTGACTTTGGCGACCCAAATACTTGTACCTACGTTGATATTATTAATGTTGGCTTCGAGGCTAGCAGGATCATCAATGTCAAATGCTGTAATGTCAGCATCGTCAAGATTTACATATCCAGCTGATGGAAGTGCAGTATCTGTTGGCAATTCAGTTGTTGTTGGAAGAATGTTAGGCGAAGTAAGTTTAAAACTTTCTTTCCATACATTTTCCAACAAAACAGTTTGATCAGCTTTGCTGGATTCCAAAGGCAATATTACCTGCACCAAACTTGGGCTGGCATCTAGCAGCGCACGATTCAATCGCAGTTCAAAATAACTGCGATTGGCGTTGGCTCCGTATACTGCACGTTGTACCGCCCAGTTTTCATAAATGTTATAGTCGCCTGTTTCTTTTCCTAACACTGCCTGACTAAACAATTCTGCACTTAGGATAGTACCTTTGGAGTCCAAGAACTGTCGATAGATGTTTACCTGACTCACATCATCTAAATTTAATGCTGCCATGTACTGCCGAGGTCTAAAGCCAATAAGGCCATAGCTCAATAGATCATTATCACTTTCTAAGTTGGCAGCATTAATATCATAACTGTTGGCCAACTGATTGGCTTTGTTTGCAAGGTTAGGCAACATTCCCAATTCAATTTGAGAGTAATCACTTTGTACCCACTCGTTATAGTCAAATGTCTCGCTAGGCTGAACAATTGCCATGGCGCTCCAATAGGTGCCTTTGTATTTGACAATCGTACCTTTGCTGTAAATTTTATAATTTTGCCATTCTTCTACATTGTCTTGATTGAGAATAAATCCTTGTGCGTCCACAGCACCATTCCATTCGGTAGAAGTAGTGGATACCAAGTTCAAACGATTTTGTCTTGCACCAGTCACTGGATCGTATATCAAGTCTCCAAACACACTTGCATTGTCCAACACAATCATGTGTTCGTAAGATGTATATTTGATGTCGATAAAACTTAGAGTTTGATCAGCTAAAGGCTCAACACTGAATGTGTTGTCAATGCGAACAATGTTCAATTGTCGAGTAGGCAACTCTCTACGATTTTGATCTAGTAGAATGTTTTCACTGGTTTGTGCTTGAATTGAGTCAACAACTGCTTGTTCCTTAGTAACACTAAGTCGGAATGCCAATGGGTTTAATGCAATTAATGCATCATCGCTCCAGCCTTGTGCTGCCCAATACAAAAATTCATTGGCCATTTGATTCCAGTCAAGCTCATACCCATTGGCTCTGTTTGTGAAAGTAAGACCTTGAGTTTCTAAATATTGGCCCAGACTCAACAAAAAGTCAACTACTGCTGTTTTGGTATCAAATATAAATCCATACGGAACTTGTACCACAGTATTGGTATAAGATTTTGGCACTTGAATTCTAGTGTCCAGCACAGTTATGGTGCGCAATTGCCCTCCGCTTTGACTTTGCAGTATGCTAAAATAAGGCTGTGTGGTACTGTAGCCAAATACTGCATAGCCGCCTGGCACTGTTTGAACCAATACTGAACTGTAGCTGGCTCGGTCAAATGGTTGATTTTTGTACAGCAGTAAATTGTAACTTTCGTCAGGAATCAAAAAGCTGGTATTGGTGCTGGCTGGGCTGCTTTTTTCAGTGTAAAGTTTAATGTATTTTTTGTCTGAGAAGCTGGCCATGCGATAACACAACCGCACATCAAGATTGGCCAGGTCAGCAGTTAAATCTTCAGTTGAATCTATTCCTGATTGTCTGTTGTAGTCCACAATCCAGTCAATGTAACTGGCTTTGCTCACACCATTGCCGTATATTTCAATACCATTGGCATCTAGTCTGTACCGGTCATCATATAGATATTGTCCAAATTCTTCTTGGTAGCGATACAAATCACGATCAGCAAACAATGCAAAAAACTTAGCTGGTTGTGTCAAGGCCAACAGGCGCATGACTGCAAACGGATATGAACTTGAATTCCACCATGAAGCTTCAACTGGGCCACCGTCGCCAATGCTCCAACTCTTACGGAATTGTCCTTCATCCCAGGTCCCTACTACCGAATCAAATGGACTTAGCAATGCTCCTTCGCCGCCTGTGGGAATAACTGATGTCAGTCCTGGTCTTGCATATTTTGGCAGATAATAAGGTGCAACTGGGTCTCTGACATACCCAGCTTCCATGTCGTCCCAAAGCACTAAGTTACCTTCAGTGTAAGGTGCAGGCCCGTAGGTGTCATCCCACCAGTCTGGTTTGATGCTGAGTCCCAGCATTTCCCAAGGTGTGTATTCTGGTTGTTGAGTGTCGTAAAAGTAACGATAGATACCGCGCCAGGCTCCTAACAAATAATCATTGTTGAGTTTGTTTTGCGCTTCACTATAGTTCCATGTAAACTCATTGTTGGCTTGATAGTCTTGTGTGTTGTAGTCAAGTTTGTTCCAGGCCACCCAGCTAAGAAAATCTTGTGACAAAATATTGTTGACTTCGCTGTAGGTAAATCCAGTGTCTCTAAACTGTCCTGGGATAACATCAGCTGCCACCATAGGAACAGGATTGCCGTCTAATTTTAAATTGTTAAAAATTCTAGTTTCAAATTCCAACAACACATCATCTCTAATGTCATCAAATGTTTTTGTAACTGATCCATCGTGCCCGATCAGTACTGTTTGTTCGCCTGTACTGGTTTGTTGAACTGTAATTCTTGGTCTAAAAGCACGGTACAAACCAAGTTTGGTAGGAGTGTTTGGAACAAAGTTGCCATAAGTGCTTGTATATTCTCTGATGGCAATTTGATCGCCCACCGACAGTGTGACCAAAATAGTCACACGAGGTCCGTCTGTGGCCACAGAATATTCTAAATCACGAGTGAGCAAACGATCATTGAGGTATACGTTCAACCCTAAATAATTTGCAGATGTATAATTGTATACCTGCACAGTATCAAACACACTAGACGTAATAAAACTCACAGTGTAGGTGTTTTCAGTATACACCGCACCCGATGGCAGCATGTCTGACCAGTAGAATGGTTGTGTTTCTACTTTACCAGCATTGATTTCTTCAATAGCAGTGTCTAAGATTTGAGCAGTAGTTTGAAAATTGATTTCTTGCTGAGTCACATTTTCCAGCATGATACTTTTAAACTTAGTGTATTCTCTACTGTTGTAGGTCAATGCATTGAAGATGTTGTATTCTTCACTGCGCAAGAAATATCCAGCCAAAGTCATTGGAGCACTTTGTTGTAGGATAGTCAATCCATAAGGAATGATATTGCCAAGGTCTCTAGTGTTGTTAGCACCAGCAATAGCACCTTGGATGCCTGGTAAATTTTCGCAAATACTTTCGTAGTTTTGACGTATGGTTCCTAGTGTAAAGCTGGTGCTGTTGGCATTAAGCGGGTTGTTCTGCAGGTTAGATGGCACTTGATAAAAGGCCGCGGCGCTAATTTGATCGCTTAAAACCAAAACTTCAATAATGTCACCCACTACATAAGTGTTGAGTAATGTAATGGTAGTATTGTTGCCACTTACAACGTAAGTGTATTTGGTAGGATCTTGGAATACACTACCAACATAAACTTTGACCACTGGTACAGAATTACCAGTTTGGTTAATAACTGGCACATCCAATTTTAATATTCCAGTATTGTAAGTAAACTTAAATTGTTGATACATTTGGGTAGTAGTAATTGCATTCTGCCACCCAATTAATCTTGTGTATGCTGTTCTGTCAGCATATTCTCTAGCACTGCCAGAGCTAATAGCAACAGTTACTGATACGTTATCTCTGGTGTATACAAATGTATCTTTGTAGAGGTTGTTGTCAAACACAATATCTCCCACATTGGAGATACTGAGATACTGTAATGGAATTTTTAAAACTGTATCAAGTATTCTTGTGTCGCCAATTGCATAACTGAATAGTTTGCTACCAATAAAGTCTGAGCTGGGATATTTTGCTTGATTACCAAAACTAACTCGATCAGCGTCATACACGTCAAACAACGGTGCCTGTTGAACTCCAGTTTTTTGTTGCGCCTCAATCCAAGCAGCTCCGTCATACCAGAAAGTTAATCCTTGCAACGTGTCACCTGACAAGCACAGTGTAGACTGGTCAGTCAATACTTCGCCGTCAGACGCCAGTGTGAGATTGATAATAGGTTGTGCAATCAGTGGCGGCACTGTGTCAGGCACAATAAATTCTACTACATAAATTTTGTCTCTTACATCTGGATCTTCGTCAGCAGCAAAAATAACTCTGGTACCATTTGTAAAAGTATATCCGTCTACTGAGTATCCAGTTGATCCTTGAATGTTAGAGAATGCATCTGTCTCTAACTGATCAATTATGTCCACAGGTTGTTTGCCCTGAGTACCCATGTTAAACAGTCTAATGTCTGGTTGAAATTGAATAATTGGACGTTTGCCACGATAGTTGTTGTCTAGTGTGGCCACAGTGTTGTTATAAGCAGCCGTAGCATTGATCACATCAATGTGGAACCAACGGTTTGAACGTGTCCAAGAATTAAGGTCTTGACTTGCACGATCAATTGTGAAATAATCCAATTCTTCAGGCACTGGCAAGCTAGAATCATTGTCATTGATTACATAAGATTCTGGAGTGACAAAATTTGTAACAGGCAACAACTCAATAGCAGTACCTACGCCAGCCACATAATATTCACGATAGTTGATAGCGGTGGCATTCATGTCGGCTGTGGCTGTGGTTAGAGTCACAGCACTGCCGTCAACTACACTTGATACCGTAAATTGAAACGAGTTTACAATACTCTGAACGTAATACGATTGTCCAGCAACTAATCCTCCAATCACTGTGCCAGTAAATACTACCCGTTGACCAACATACAAATCTTCTGTGGTTGCTGTGCTAATTGTGTTGAACCCAGCGTTGGTAGATGTGCAAACAAAAGATATTGTTCCACTACTGTAGCTTGCTGGAATAACATCGCCCCGAAATACTATTTTTAATCCGTTGGTAAAAGATACACCGTTAGGGCTGGTGTAATTTTTTTGTCCCAAAATGTCATCAATGAACAGAGTAGAACTTTCTGTTTCATCCAACAGTTTAATTGTACCAAAAATTTCTGGATCTGTGCCATCTTGATAGTACAAGGTGTTTAACAAAGCTGTCAGCAGAGGGATTTGTCTAAACGTACCTGCGGCATCTTTGTACCAGTTGGTACTGCTGTACACAGTGCCATATCTAATGGTCCATTTGTTCAAATTGTCAATAGTAGCTATTCTAGACAATCTAAGATAGGTAATTCCATCACTTACTACGTAGTTGATTTGCCAAAGTTGATATCTATCTTCTGGGGCAATTTCTGCTGTGTAAGAGAATGGTTCAGTGTCAAAGCTGCCAATCAATCCGTTATTGGCAGACCCTGCTTCTAGTGGGTCAAAGAAACTGGTTCGAATCCACCCACCACTTTCAGCATCAGTGTTTGAATTTGTAAAAATTAAAGTTCTGTTGTTGAGACTGGTTATTCCGTCAATGCCGCCGTAGGTCTCAATGAACGTGTCTAGAGGTTGATTGTTGATTTGTTCAAATTTGAGTTCTGTGAGCAAATCAACATTTTGACTGAACACTGGCAAATTGTAATAAAAACTCTGAGCTGTTTTTGTAGGCACATTGAAAATCACTGTGCCAAGGTCTTCACCATTGTTGGTTACACCAAACACGTCACGTGAACTGATGTTGGGTGTGGTAGGAATTTTGCCAGACACACCTGGCTCTGTTTGTATCCAAAATCCTGGACCAGTGCCAGGTGTTCCATCCACAATGTTCAGCGTACCGCGCATGTTAGTTTGTGTGCCACTCACATAGTACAATGTGTTTGGTGCATTTCTTGGCACAGTAAATGTCACAAGGCCAAAGTTTGATCCATTGCGACTGACACCATCGTTATAAGGATTAGCTGATCCTAGTGTCTGTTCAGTTTTGATCCAGAACGGAAAATCGCCTTGCAAGTTCAAATTAAACACATAGGTGTTTCCACGAGCCAGCGTTAGTGTGGGGTTGTTGAGGAAGTCAATGGTATATGCAGAAATACCAGAATTTCCAACACGGTAGTTTACAGTTTCTGTAGAGTTTTGTGCAACCTGGAATGTATAGCTGCCGCCACGCACCACTTCAATAGTTGGATTCTCGCCGGATATTCCAGAAAATGTATAAACGCCATTGGCTCTTGTGACTTCAAAGTCGTCTGTTACCGGCACTCCTGTGGCCGCAACGTCAACTGCGTTGGGTCCATTGGGTAACCAGAAATACTGAGAGAAGTTTACAAATGTATCAAAATTAATAAACGGATCCCAAGTATAGTAATCACTTGAAAACAATCTGTCTGGTCGTTGCGTTGGTGATCCTTGGAACTCCAATGCATCAAGCATACCTGGATAGGTAATGGTATTTTTAATTGTTGTGGTATCAGCAGGATCTAAACTGACCACTCCTGGTTCTAGTTGATAATCACTGCGTGTTTTTGTTGGTTCTACCACATACTTGTCGTTGGGATTTACACCCGGGCCGACTGTACGGCCAATGAAGCCTTGTGTCTTTTTAAATTTAGGTTCTTGAATCAGTTGATCAAGTGTGGCCGCTAAAAACTGTTTGTTAGTGTCAGTTTGAAAAATTTGCGGAAGAAAGTCTACTGAGCGTACTCGTGCCATTAAATTACTCCGCTGCCTGCTGCTGTGCGCAGGTTAGTACTGGTCAATGCTTCAATCACATCAATGTTATCAATGGTTGCGGCATTGGCAAAAATCTCATTGGGTTGAGAACGAATTTCGTACAAATCACCAAAGCTCTTTTGTGGATCCAACGGAACTAGTACTACAGAACTGATGATTGTGCCAAGTTGTCGATGCAGGTAGGCAGCAAGTTCTGAGAAATAAAATGTGTCACCAAAGTTCCATTTGTCAATTGAAAAATAACTGTTCATTTCTGCTAGTACTGAGCTTTTGATTTCAGATGTTGATGCTGTTGAATTTTGTGCTCGTATCACTTTGATAGTGGCACGCAATGTTGCTGCGGCCTTGAGTCCGAACAGCGGTTTAAAATTGACTGAGTTGACCACAATGTTGTCTGACACCATCTTGTAATCTTGTAGTCGTTGATATTCTGTACTTAGATCGTCAATGGTTGGTTGTTCAGGTTCAGTGACTGTACCGGTGGTATCTTTCAACCAGTTCTGGTAGGCATTATAATAACTCAAAGTGACCACATACAAGTCAATGATATTGGTTGTTCCTGGATCAATTCTACTGGTCAATGGACTGTTGTGTCTGTACTGATAGTACAAACTTTGTCGTCCTGTTCTTGCAATCCATCCTGTGACTGCATTGAGTTCCAACACTCCTGTTACTGTCAAGCTCAATTGATAGAATGCATCTTCGCTGTAGGCATAGAATACCTGCCCAGATGACCATTCAGTTTTTACCAATTCAATATCATCAAGGGTGGCGTAGCTGTAAATTACCACGCCTTCTTCAACCAACAAATAACGCTGTAGGTTGTCAAAGTCCACAGTTTGTTGTAAAAACACATAAGGTCCTGTGGTTCCGGCTGGTCCTACTATTTCACTAAAGAAGTCTGGGTTGTCTGGCACACCATCATTGTCTGAGTCTCTGTATCCTACTAATACCTGGAAGTCATCCACATAACCGTCGCTTTCAACTGGTTGACCAGTAATGGTCATGTAAATGTCTCCTTCAAGCGGTTCACTGGAGTTTGGTTGAGTGTTGACTGCTAACACATTGATAAAATCTTTGATCACTGTGCCAGTGCGGCTGTCATAGATTTGCGCACCGTCGTAGAAGAAGAATCTTGTTTGCAACACTGATCCAAAGTTGTATGCAAGTCCACGGAATGTAATTGTGTAATTTTGATTTTGAACCACAAACTGGATCAGCCATGAAGAGTCTAAGTTGGCACCACTAGTATTACCAGCGTACTCTTGACTCCAGGCAGCGTCCTGATTCAGGTTGGTAGATTGAATCAAATACCAAGAGTACGGAGTACCTGTAATGGATCCGTCATTGTCGTATCCTAGGCCAAAATTACGAAACAATGCAATTTGATCACTCATTGCAGATTCAATCGACAATGGCAAGTCTGTAACAAATAACGGAATAATAGTGTCTACAATAGCGCCAGTAGGAACAAAGTTATTGAGTATGACTGGCCCTGACCCATTGATTAGATTACCCAGTCCTGAGTTCATACCATCGCCAGTTACTCGTATGGGGCTGGCCCAAATTTCCACACGCTCTTCTGCTTTGGTTGGAATGCCCAATTGCAGTTTGTTGTTTTTATCAAAAAAGTAACCCGGTGGCGGCACAAAACGTACCAGGCTACCAACAATAGCGTACAAGAAATTGGTTGTAGATTCATCACCTACTGCAATGGGTGTGCCTGCACTGTTTTTAAAGTAACCAGTGGTTTCATTGGCCAAGGTGGTGCTTTGATTCCAGGTGCTTCCGCCTGTGCTCAAAGTAGTAACTGCACTCATTGAGCCTGTAGCCGAGCTTAATGTAACTGCTGATCCACCGGCTGTGGTGCTTACAGTGAATGTACTGTTGACTGAATTTATACTGACCACATAATAAGGCAAGTCGGCAGTAATGCCACCAAACACTGTGCCTGAGAATGTGATTGGCATGCCAACATAAGCATAATCAAAAAATGCAGCAGTAGCGCAGGTAATTGCATTGGTTGTAATTGTTGTGGCCGTGCAAGTGATATCTAAAGTGTTGATTAACTTTCTTGGAAAATTCCCATAGTAAAACTGCCGCATGGTACTTTCAGTCAACTGTGGTTGCACCTGATTGGTAATCACATCAGCAATTTCATTGCGATTGGTCCAACTGAACAAAATAGTTGGTAAAATATTTTGTTGCCACAATCCACCGTCGCTGCCAAAGCTGTTGGTACTTGAATACTTGCCGGTATTATCAACCAAGTCAAGATATCGACTGGTTCCAATTGACGCACGATTCAATGCTTTAGATTTAATAATTGAATTGTACTGTGTGTAAGGAAACAAGTTGTAGTCTTCACCATTGACCATGCGATTTTGTGTATAGTACCTAGCAGGCGCACGTTGTTTGATTTCATCAATTGGCTCGCGTGCTTGGGCATTGCTTACTGGACGAGTAATACCACAAGTAAAGGTGATAGTTTGCAAATTGCCGTTGCGGTCAGTATAACTGATAGGCAAAACTACGTTTTGCATTTCTTCAGGATTGATAATGTATTGCAGTCCATTAGAACTGCGCACATAGGCACGGAAATTTCCTACTGGAATTTCTGAAAACACTCCATCCCCAAATATCATAGTAAGTTGATCGTTTGTTCTGCTGGTTGTGGAATAGATTGATCGTAGGCCAGTCAGTTGTTCAGCAGCACCAACGTAGATGTTTTCTGTGTATTGCCATTCACGGCTGATGCTTCCCACGTTGTCAAGTTGAAACAACCAACGATCTTCGTTGTTTACGCCTTCAATGTTGATGTTTACTGTGCGGTTGGCAATGCGCTCGGCCAAGTTGAAGTCTTGATTTTGTAACGTGCCTTGTTTAAATGCAAAAAAGTATCCGGTATTGGCAGATTGATAACCCAGTTGGTCATTGCGATACAACACATTGAAACTGGTGTTTGGTTGCGGCGCCGGCTCGTAGATGTAATCACGACCAACACTGGTTGAAGTTATTGCTTCAAACGGCATTGAAATCCCGTCCACTGTGGCGTTATACGGAATGACTGGTAAGAATCCTGGCACAAGATTGACAGCATATTCATCTGTGCGCACACCCAGTATGGTTTGTCTATTGCCTGGACGACCAATGCGTTGACTGTCTACTAACGCGGCATTAATGATAGTGGTAAATTGTTCTTGCCAGTCTGGGTTTGTTGGATCTGCCCAGTCCACAGTAACGTTGCTCAAGTTCACTCCGTTGTAATCGATCACATTTTCAGTTGTGGTAACATTGAATACTTTGAGATATCCCTGGGCCGCGGTGTTGCGTTTGGCAGTATAGCTGACTAGATTAGCCAGGCGCACAACTGAATCTCTGCGTTCTGCTGTGTCTAAATAGTTTTCTCTGGTGTTTAGGTCCGTGCGAAAGGCCAAGGCTTGACCCATGAATGCAATTACATCTAGTAACGCAATGAATTCTGAGCTTTCAATGTAGTCGTTGAAAGTTTCTGGGTAGTAGAGGCGTATGTAATCAATGAAACTTTTGCGTAGAGTTTCAAAGTCATAACTTTGAAAATCAGCTTCACGATAGGTTTGATAGATCTGTTTCCAGTCTTCTACACCAAATATTGCTGTTTGTCTTGTGGTCTTTGCCATGCCTCTTTGCCTTTAGATCTTGTATTTATTACCAGAAAAAACGGCTCAGTTATACGTAGCTGGCTCTGCGTTGTTGATTATCAAAGAACACACTTAAAAATTCAGCATCAGTTCCTGGCAATACTGCTATTTCTAACTGTATTAGAAACCCGTTGTCTTGAGGAAACACTGCCATTTGCGTAACTTGTATTCTTGGATCGCCGCCGCACACACGTTGAACTTCCGTTTCAATATTGCGTTGCAGTTCAGTGATTTGATTTTCAAACACATAGTCCCACATCACAGTGCCGTACTGCGGGCGGCCAGGCAATTCACCTTGACGGATGTTGAAGGCATTCAGCAGATCTCGTTTGATTAACTCAAAGTCAACCAAGGTAAATTTTTTATATTGATTTATGGTGTTGAAGCCAATGAATGTGGTCATAATTAATATTTATCGGCTCAAGCAAGGTTCTGTCTAAGCACGTCAATTGCGCTTTCGGTTACTTTGATTGATTCTGCAATTCGTCGTTGTTCTTTTTCAATTTTGGCCACAAGGGCCGAATCATTTGCTAGTTTGGCCTGGCGAAGGAGTCCTTGCAATCTTCCATCAACAGCATTATAGTCATTGATATAGCTTTCAAGGTCTGCAATGTCTTTTCCGTAACTGTTTAACCTAGCTCGTTTTGCATCACTCTTGCTGAGAGTAATAACAGATTGATCAAGAATAGCATTGGTCTGTTCAACAGCAATACCAAACTCAATTCCCAGCTCAGATGTTGTAACTTTTGGTGGTGTGTTATTATATTCCACTGGAGGTATTTTTGGATTTCCAATTACCCGTATGGCAGCGGCATTTAGTGTGACTCTGTTTACTGTGTCAAACACTGGCTCTCCGAGAGCCAACTGTTTCATTGCATCGTCAACTTTGGTCTCTGCAAAATCCACAGCAAAACTTGCATTTCGTGCTGTTTCATTTAGTGCAGTTTTAACATCACTGGCCAGTGCTTTTCCTTGTGCCCAGTCCATGGTATTGGGTATACTTTTGGCTGCATTTAATGCTGTGCCAGCCAAGGCCCCGACGCTGAGTTTATCTGTAGGAATACCCAGGGCTTGAACTCCAGTTAACCCATTGCTCATTAATTCTTGTTGTATGGTTTCTTGTTTTGGCAATGATCCTAACAAATCTTTTAGGCTGGTAATGCCGGCCTTGCCTGTAAACACCGTGGGACTTTTCAAAACACTAGTCAATGTGTTGGTGCCACTGGATAAAAATTGTGATACTGTGCCAGGTTTAAGAACACCAGCAGCTTCCAGCTGAGATCCGTCAAACCCAAATTTTCCAACGCCTATAGAATTGCTAACTTGATTGGCCACTTGTCCTATTGATCGAGATGCAGACGCCAAACTGGCAGTTACTTCGCTTACTGATAGATTACTAATGCCTCCCAATGCCGGCACTTGCTTGGCAAAATCTGGTATGCCAATAGCAGCCGTTGGAGCCAATGCTCCAGCCGCGGCACTTTGTATGCTGCCAAGTGTTTGTTTAGCTACACTTATTCCTGAGTTCACTGCGCCAGCAATGCTGCTTGGCAATGCTGAAGCTGCTTGTAAAATTCCCGGTGCACCAAGGCCACCAGTGAGTCTGTTAGCAATACCTGAAGCAGCACCAGCCACACCGCCAGGAATATTTTTTAATGCACCTTGCAATGCTCCCGACACTGTGCCGCCAATACCACTGGCAGCTTGTGACAAACTGGCTGCGGCAGACGACAATCCTTGTGTTGCTTGGGTGACTGCACTCAACGCATCGCCAACTTTTAAACCTGTTAGACTTCCTGTACTTGCTTGTTTGTCAAAGATAGCTTTGGCCTGATCAAACGTCATGCCTGGAGGAGCCTTAACTGTGAATACTTCTCCAGCCGCATCTAAAGAAAATTTAAATTCACTCATGCTGTTTTCACAATCTCTACTCCAGCTGGAACAGGTTCAGCGCCTGGTGGAGGATCAGGCTGGCCTTCTTCAAAGTCCAATTCAGACGCAACACCAGCATTGTGATAAGGCCAGGGTTCGTGTGTGGGTGCTCTAGGCACAATAGTTTCTAATTTGTCTTTTTCAACTTCCCATCCTTTTGAAGTGCTGAACGTGGTTGAGTCTAGCAAGATTTTTTCCAGTGCTTTGGGTGCATCTACTGCTGGAGCAGCAGGCCCATTTAAGTCAATCCCGCCGGCTGATACAACAAAACTGCTGCCAGCTGCCCAACTTCCGCTGGCGCTTTCCAAAGCCAATGTCCCGTCGGCCTTTACACCAATTGTGGCTTTGCTGTACAACTTTAAATCAGCCTGTGCGGTAATAGATGCATTTACTCCAGCTTCAACTGTGAAGTTGTTTTTGGCTTTGATGTTAAAATTTCTCCCAGCGTACATGTTGATGTCTTGATCAGCATGAATGTTAACATCGCCTTGACTGCGCACGTTTACTGAGTTTGTGCTGTAGACATCAATGGTACCTTCTTGTCCTAACTCAATCCAAGTTTGTCCGTTGGCATGAATCAGATAGATAAAATTGTTAGAGTCATTCATCATGAACTGATGACCTTTGGCGCTACGCAGGCGGAACAGTTGATTTCTTCCGTTGATGTCTCCGTCGTCCATGACAAATGTATGTCCGCCCATGCGGCCAATTACTTCTAGCTCTGCTGGCTTTACTGCACCAGAGTTGAGTTTTTGTCGTATGTCAGCAGGCTTCAGTCCACCCTGGTAAATTGCTGTTCCAGGTGTGGAAATGCCAAACACTGCTGACGGGCTTTCACGTTGACTTGAACTGCGAATAGGTCCGCGTTCGGTGTCCTTGGCCAATCCTTGTTGGAACAACGACGCTGCAACTACGCTTTGCACTGGTTTGGCTTGATCAAAAAATCTTCCAGCGTTGTCTAGTTTGTTGTTGTTGCTGTTGAGTTCTGTTACTGGCAACAGTGGTGATTCAGCAAAATATGATTCTTGATTTACATTGGTTGTTACATAGTTTGCTTCAGCGCCAATGGCTGGTATCATGTGTGTGAGACCATTTTCTGGCAACACACCAATGTAGTAACCTTGTGAACGATCGCCATTGATAAAAACACACATGACTTGCAGGCCAAGATCAGGAGGAGTAAACCACATGCCATAGCTGTTGGGATTGCCCGGATAGGTACCTGAATCGTTGTCAGCTGTTTTGCCCGGAGGCGTCACTCCATAAAACGGAGGCATGTAACTTACTGTGGTCCACTTGCTTTGATCTTGGTTGTTGCTGCCGGCATTGAATGCTTCAATGAACACTTGCAGTCTTCCAAGTCGTGCAGGATCAATGTTGTTCATTACTCGACCAACATAAGGACCGTACTCAGCAGGAACCCCACCACGATCTTGTTTGTAGTTTGACGGTCTTCCTCTACTGCGTTCAATTTCTTCTGCCATATTCTACCTTAAGTTTCTCTTGCGCCTCTTTGTGTGCCACGAGGGTTGGCATTTCTAAAGATTATAGCTGCACCTTGATTTGTATTAGCTCCAACCACCTGCCCATTACTAACAACTGGTTCAGACGGGTTAAAGGGGGTGGGTGTGTAGTTGCTAAATCTAGCCAGCTCGGCTTGCGCAAATGAGTCGCTGGCCACACCTGGACCACCTCTTGGTATTGGAGCATTTCTTGGTCCAGTAGCTGTGGTTTTTCGCACTGTGGCTGCGGCAGTTCTTGCGGCGTTTGCAGCCACAGCCTCATCTACGCCGCCAAACTCATCAGTTTGTCCGGCAAATTCTGGTGTGGCCACAGGTGTGGCTGTGTTTGTTTTTTGTGGGATTGGTACAGAATAAATTGTAGCGTCAATGTCTTGTTCAAATCGTCCTTGATTAAAACTACTTACAATTTCTTTTGCTCGGTATACAATACTTTGAATGGGCTGTCGATCACCGTAGATTTTTTCAGTACGGCTATATGGATCGGCAAGACCTGTGTTTAAGTTGTAGTCTTCTGGACGTTGCCACACCAACTCAAACAGCACGTCACGGATATCAAAATTTATTGTGCCATCTCGTGCAAATGGGGAGTATGAAATTTTACTTGCATCCAATGCTCCAGCAACAGATCCTTGTTGTATCCAGGCAGGATCTCCTAGAATTTTTATCTTGGCACTGGCATTGTCAGATGGGTTGTACAGGTACTCGGCTGCGCTGGCTCCCAGCTCGTTGGCTTTGCCGCCTGCTCCTTGAGAAGATTCTGTGCTGCGACTTTGAACAGATATAAAAGGAATTTCTCTCATGCTGGTAGCCTGTGTTTTTCTAATACTGGCCAGAGCTGAATTTTCTGGACTGGATCCAGTTAATGTTTGAATGTACAGTTTATTGAAAGTGGCAGTGTAGCTTAACACCGCTGTATTTTCTCCGGTAAACCACCAAGGGTAACGTTTGACCAAGCCTGGAAACTTTACTCCAGGAAAGTAACTGCTTTTCATTTCAGCTGGTGAGTAAGGCACAATAATAAATTTTACTCGATAAGCAAAATCGTTGCGTTTTTCATCATACTCCAACGGAGTGGCTGACATCAAAATGTTGAACCATTTGAAGTCTTGCGTTTCTGATCCTGGCTTGACTTCTGGATTGCCGCTTTCTTCGTTGAGAATCAAATTTGCTTGATCAGTAATATAACTGGAGTTTCTCACAATCAGTTCAATTGCTTGCAGTATTTGCATGCCGGCTGTGATACCAAAACTTCTGGTTTTGGTATCCATGGCACCCTTATCTGGGCTGGCAGCAGAAGTATCGCTTGTTACTGGGGCACTTACTGCGGTAGCAGATTTGTTCACAGGAGTTCCTGGTTTTTGTACAGTGGCATCTTGAATCAATTCGGCGCCGTTAGCAAATTCCAATTCATATACATCTGCTACTGTGTACTGGTTAGTTGACACCAATCGTTGCTGTTCGATATTCATGGCTTCAATTAATCCACGCTGAATGGTTTTTTTGTTGTTGGGCGCAGCAGTTGCCTTAGGCGGAACTCTTGAATCACTGGAAGCAGTCCGACGTCCTCGACCATCTGTTTGAGTTCGGTCTGCTGTGGTTGTTGCCCCGGGTGTGGCAGCAGCAGGAGGTTCGCCGTAAACTGCTTGGCCTTTAAGCATGTCAGACACACTAGCGCCAGTGAGTTCTATGTCGCCAGGGATGGTGCCTCTCTTGGTACCACCCGCAATCAACTGACCAATTGGAGCACATTCAAAATCATAGCTGACCAGTTTGTTTGCCACAGACCAGTTGATATTTTTGATTCTAAACGGAATATATTTTTCTATCAAAGAACTAGAGTCTGATAATCCAGAGACTGGATCTGCCACACCAACTGTTTGTAAATTTCCATTTGCATCGTAACCAAAAAATCTAATCACCATGAGATATATTGCTGCCGCATAATTTACAGCGCCAGCAGCACCTTTGGGTGCTATGTCTTGCACTGCTTTGTAAATGTTGTCTATCAAGGTAATATTGGCTGGCTCAATCACTGTGAACTTTAAATCAGTTACCGAGTGTGCTGCCATGGTATTTTTGCCAAACAGTTTGTTGGTGACTTTTACTGAATCTATGTAGTAGTCGTAAGGAAAAAACGGATTGCGGCCAGCTTCAAACGCAAGTGGTTGGGGAGCCTTGGGGCCTTGGGGACCGCCAATGTTGTTGGGGGCTCCACCAGTTTGAAACAGCAAATTATAACCGTTAATTGTTTTTTTCTCAGACAGTTGATATGCTGCATACTGTGCGTTAGACATCAAGTACACTGATGCTTGATAGGTATAGCTTGAAAACTTATCTAGTACATTAGGCTGCGGCTTGATCAGTTCGTTAGTGGGACTTGTGGCATTTACTGTGGCCTGTGTGTTGACTGTGCTTGGTGCAGGATTGTTGTCATTGGCGCCAACACCTGGTTCAGTTTTTAAATCAACGCCGCCAGGCAGGCCAGCAGCATTATATAAATCTCCTGTTTCAGGATTTCTTCTGAAATTTGATAATGTGCCATCTTCCGTGTATATGTTAATACCACGAGAATCTCCGTTTGTGGCTTGTGTTTGAATTAGTGTTTTTACTGGAGGATTGGTATTTTGATCTCCTCCACCAGCATTGGAAGTAACTGGAACGTCTGCGGTTGTGGCCATGTGTTAGTACCCCAATGTAGATTTTAGTGTTGACTCTTTGGGAAGATAAATTTGTGTTCCTACAGCAAAATCCAGTGGAGGTTTTGTCAGCGTGTTTGGATTGCGTTGATAAAACACCCACCAAAGACCTGGCACGCCATACAAGTCATAGGCCAACATGTCGGGTCTGTACTGATAGGTTAAATTTATAGTGAACAAAATATCATCAGTTTCTTTGGGAATAGGTCTGTTGACCATGACATCCAAGAAAAATTGCGAGTACCCAGTTTGATAGTAAGGACTGGTTGCATCGTAGTTTGTGGCCATTACCAGAATCCTCCTTTGAGTAAGTTACCTTTGGCAAAGTTTTCTAGACTGAATCCTTGGCTGACTTGCTGTCGAGTTTGTAGTGGATGCAACACAACTGATATTTCTATCTTGGTAGGAACATAAGTTGTTTGGCCCAGTCCATTTACTGTGTTGCGTACCACACCCAAGTCTGCTGGCGTTCCTTGCGCACCTTTTGGTAAATGAGAAGTTGTTAGTCTTCGTAACACACTTTCAATAGTAGAAGCTGGAGAACTTGAAACTTTAGGTGTTCTCTCAGACATGTTTAAGCCTTGATTGTTAGGCTTGACCTGTATGTAATCAACGTTATTGGGCAAGGTATAATTGAAACTGGCAACCAAACAAGGATGGTTGTTGAATTGATATTCGCCAAATCCAGACAGCTCAACCAATGGTGGCGGTGAGCCACGTTGCGGATCTTTGCCATAAAACATTTTTGTAACTGAACGGAAAAAGTGTATTACCGCCAGCAAATATTCAGCTTCAGCAGTGTCTTGTGCTGTGAATGTTCCAGTAACAGTTATATCACCAACTTGACTGCTTTGATAAAAGTATCCACGATAGTTTGAGTGTGTGAGATTGTAACTGTCGTACTTGGCTGAGTACTGAGTTGATATTGTTGGCGTGTAGGGAAAAATTATTCCATCTGTGGGAACCAATGGGCGTAAAATGCCAGGATCTTCTGCTTTGTAGAGATATTTTGCACCTGGAGCCAATCTCAGTCTCACACGCCAATCGCCTTGCGAGGATGTGTTAAATCGCTGTTGCAGTGTGAATTGATCACGCAGTTGTGATTGTGCGGCTGCGCCAGCTGCCGCTTCAAAATCATTGGGATCAACATTGGCAGCCTGCGCAGATTCTGCAGCTTCGGTTGCTGCCAATAATGCTGCGTCGCCAGTTGCTACTGGTGCTGGTCCAAATATTGCACGACCTTCTGCTTCACGTAGCTGTGCCAATTCAGCTTCGTTGGTTGCATCTAATGCTTCATCGCCTGATGCTGACGCCGGTGCTGGTGCAAATATTGCACGACCTTCTGCTTCACGTAACTGTGCCAATTCAGCTTCATTGGCTGCATCTATTGCTTCATCGCCTGATGCGAACACCGGTGATGGTGCAAAAACTGCAACGCCTTCTGCTTCACGTAGCTGTGCCAATTCAGCTTCGTTGGTTGCATCTAATCCTTCATCTCCGACTGGTGCTGGATTACGAGACTCAATGGTTTCTGGGGCAGCCGGTTGCGGCAGCTCTGGGTCTGTTGCAGGATTTTGTTCAGCTGGTGAATTTGTAGTAGCCATTGTTGTTCCTATACCTTATTTATTGCTGATAAAAACGGCATAGTTTAACAAGAGGTTGACAAGTGTTGTAAATCTGCTACAATAAGTACATACTTGGAGACCCTTGCATGACACTAATTGCAAAACCCGCACCTAAGGTAAACTACCTTAACAATCGTGACATTTTAAAAGAAATACACCTGAGCAAAAACACCTACTGTTGTTATCGTGATCCAGCAATTGATCACCAATACGACATAATTTTGCCCAGTCTAGACAAAATCAATCAGCGCACCATTGTTGAAGCTCGCAGAAATCGAGCAGATCGTATCAAACGTGAAACTGGTGAAGTGATTGATCAAAAGAAGATCCCCAACACAGATCTTGTGTTTAGAATCACCTGCTGGGAACACATACCCATGGCACCCAAAAAAGTTACCAAAGCCGCTGCCAAGAAAAAGAAACTGGAAGACATACTTGATTTGGATGATGTGTCAGAAGATCCGCTGGCAGATTTAATAGATGAACCTGTGCTAGACCCCACACATGTGCGTGTGAATTTTCCCCCGTTTTTTCACTACAGACTTGACGAGCAAAAGGTACCGTTTTTGGTGGGCAAGAGTCATTGGCGTGGCGATTTGGCCACAGGAGAGTTTTCAAAGGATCACGGCAACATGACCAAGAAGCTGGCCATGATGTTTATGAAACTGTGTGAACGCTATGCCACTCGTTCCAACTGGCGTGGCTACACCTACAACGAGGAAATGCGTGGACAAGCTCTACTTCAACTTAGTCAAATTGGTTTACAATTTGACGAATCTAAATCGCAAAACCCCTTTGCTTACTATACCGCTGCTATCACTAATAGCTTTACACGGATTCTTAACATTGAAAAGAAAAATCAAAATATCAGAGATGACATCCTGGAGATGAACGGCTTGAACCCATCGTGGACTAGACAGAACTCCGGCAAAGCTGGCATGGCTGCCATGTCCGGACCGGTTGTATCTAGTCTGGATCAGTAGTATACTAGCAGGATGACTAATCTATTCCGCAAAGCCGCAATCTTCACTGACATACATTTTGGACTCAAAAGCAATTCAACTCTGCACAATGAAGATTGTTTGGCCTTTGTAAAATGGGCCACTGCTAAGGCCAAAGAGGAAGGGTGCGAAACTGCCATGTTTCTGGGTGACTGGCACAACAATCGAGCCAGCCTAAATATTGTTACCCTAAACTATAGCCTTCGATCATTAGAGCACCTAAATGCTAATTTTGACCGTGTGTATTTTATACCTGGGAATCACGATCTTTATTATCGCGACAAGCGTGATATTCAGAGCGTGGAGTGGGCACGTCATCTCCCCAATGTGGAAATATGTAACGATTGGTTTAGTAGCGGTGACGTCGTTATTGCTCCTTGGCTTTGCGGCGATGACCATAAACGTATTCCTAAACTAACTGGCAAGTACATGTTTGGACACTTTGAACTGCCCGGCTACTTGATGAATGCCATGGTAGAGATGCCAGACCATGGCGAAGTGCGCAGAGAAGACTTTGAGAATTTTGAACATGTATTCACCGGACACTTCCACAAGCGACAGACTAAAAAGAATATTACCTACATCGGTAATGCGTTCCCTCATAATTATGCAGATGCTGGTGACGACGAACGAGGACTTACTATATTGGAGTGGGGAGCAGCGCCTGTTTTTCATGCTTGGCCTGCTCAACCGACGTATAGAGTATACGGACTCGCCAACCTTATTGACAACGCTCCGGCTCTTCTTAAGCCCAAAATGCATGTGCGTGTTGGACTAGACATTGAGATTTCATATGAAGAAGCCAACTTCATCAAAGAAACGTTTGTGAAAGACTACGACCTACGTGAGATGTCGCTTATTCCAAACAAAAACTCAGATGTAGACACAGATATGGCGCCAGGCGAGATTAAATTTGAGTCAGTGGATCAAATTGTCACAGACCAACTCACTAACATTGAATCAGAATTCTACGACAACAAGTTACTGTTAAAGATTTATCAAAACTTATGATACAAATACGAAATCTCACTGTTAAAAACTTCATGAGTGTAGGCGCAGCCACACAGGCCATTGACTTTGACCGCAATGATCTTACACTGGTGCTGGGTGAAAACTTAGACTTGGGTGGCGATGGATCGAGAAACGGCACAGGTAAGACCACAATCATCAATGCACTAAGTTATGCATTATATGGCCAAGCACTGTCAAACATCCGCAAAGACAATCTAGTAAACAAAACCAATGCCAAACACATGTTGGTCAGCTTAGACTTTCATATCAACGGCACAGACTACAAAATTGAACGTGGGCGCAAACCCAACGTACTCAAGTTCTATGTAAACAACGAACACAAGGCCGCAGAGGATGAGGCACAGGGAGATTCAAGAGAGACACAAGACGCCATAGAGCGTATTATTGGCATGAGCCATGACATGTTCAAACATGTGCTGGCGCTGAACACCTACACAGAACCGTTTCTAAGTTTGAAGGCCAATGACCAGCGCACAATCATTGAGCAGTTGTTAGGTATTACCTTGTTGAGTGAACGTGCGGACCGCATCAAAGAACTCAACCGACAAACCAAAGATGCTATCCAGTCTGAAGAGTTTAGAATTCGTGCTGTGCAAGAAGCCAACAAACGCATCGAAGAACAGATTGAGAGTCTAAAGCGTAGGCAAGTGCTTTGGCAAAAGAAGTACGACAGTGACGTGGCTTATCTAGTTGGTCAGTATGACGATCTAGCAAAGATTGATATTGAACTAGAACTGCTGGCTCACAAAGATCTAGCTGTGTGGTCTGCAAGAAAACAACAACAAGATGCATATACTGCTCTTGTTGGTCGACAAACTGCTTGGAAACAAAAACAACACAAAGACATTGGTGAGCTAGAATCAACCTACAACAAACTCAGTCATATCGACATCTTGGCAGAACTTCAAGCACACACAGATTTGGCTGCTTACATTCAAAAAGCCAAAGACATTACAGACTTAGAAAAATACATTGCTCGATGTGTAGCAGACGAGGCCAAAGAACAAAAGGTCATCAACAAACTCAAAGCCGAAATTGAAGAATTAAAAAATCACAAGTGCTATGCTTGCGGGCAAGACTTCCATGATACCAATCACGAAACAGTATTGGCAACAAAAGAAAAGGCCTTGCAAGAGGCAGCACTACAAGCATTGTCTATCAATACTCAGTGGATGGAAAATACAGATGCGTTAACCGCATTGGGCGAGTTGGGTGCCAAACCCACAACACACTACCAAACAGAAACAGAAGCTATTCGACATTCTAGTGAGTTGGAAAACATTCAACACAAGATTGATGCCAAACGTGCAGAAACAGATCCCTATGCTGAACAGTTAGCAGAACACACACCTGTAGAAGTTGGCACACAACCTGTCACACATTATGATACCGAAACACAGGCAATCGATCATCGCAGTCGCATGAACACCCTGCTGACACAGATCAATGGCAAAGCACTAGAGACCGATCCGTATACAGAACAAATTACCGAAATGCAACAACAGGCCCTACAGGTTGTGAGTTACGATCACTTAAACGAACTTACTAGAGTGCAAGACCATCAGGACTTCTTGCTCAAACTTTTGACCTCAAAAGACTCGTTTGTGCGTAAGAAGATTATTGAACAGAACTTGAGCTATTTGAATCAACGTCTCACACACTACTTGGATAGAATTGGCTTACCACACACAGTGAAGTTCATGAACGACTTGACAGTGAGCATTGAAGAACTGGGTCGTGAACTGGATTTTGACAACTTGAGTCGTGGCGAACGCAATCGATTGATCTTAAGCATGAGCTGGGCATTCCGTGATGTTTGGGAAAGTTTGTACTCGCCCATCAACTTGTTGTTTATTGACGAGATGATTGACAACGGGTTGGACACACAAGGTGTGGAAAATGCACTAGGCCTGTTGAAGAAGATGAGTCGCGAACGCCACAAGTCAATCTGGCTGGTTAGTCATAGAGATGAACTTACTAGCAGAGTTGAAAACATTCTCAAAGTGATCAAAGAGAATGGCTTTACCAGCTACAACACAGATATAGAAGTGGCATGACTGATGTTTTGATTTTAAGTATACCACGTTTGAGTGCCACTCGGCCTCAAAGTGCCTGTGGCATACTCAAATCAATTTGCAATCGTGCGGGCGTTACTTCAAAAGTTTTTGATATTAATTTGGACTTTTATCAAAATTTTAAATCTTCTAATCCGTCAACTGCCAATGCCATTGATCAATATTGGATACAATGGAACAAAAATCTGTTGCCTGAGGAGAAAACAACTTACTCTAGTTGGTTGCAAGCATGGGTTGAAAAATTAATGGCTTTTGATTGCAAGATCATTGCAGTAAGTGTATTCAGTTGGGAAAGTCAACGATTTTGTCTTGACTTTTTTCCATTGTTGCGTAAAAATTTTACAGGCACAATCATTGTAGGCGGACAAGGTCTTATCAATGAACAAAACGGTAGCTTTAGTACCAAGATGCATTTTGCACACAAGTTAAAAAATCAAGGACTAATTGATCATTGGATTGCTGGAGAAGCTGAAAACAGTTTTTACAATTTTTTAACTGGTAGCAATGTACCTGGATTAGACAGTGATGTGTTGGTCAATGATGTTGATCTTGATACTAACAACATCGCAGATTATAGTGACTTTGCAATAGAACAATATGTAACTGCCTACCCCGGCGGGGTATTGCCAATTGAAAGCAGTCGTGGATGTGTTAGAAGCTGTGCGTTTTGTGACATCCCCACACATGCTGGAGGATATAGATACAAAAACGGAAAGGTACTAGCTAATGAAATGATTGGCTATTACCAACAGTATGGTGTGCGTAACTTTTATTTTAACGATGCGTTGATGAACGGCAGCGTCAAAGATTTTAAACTATTTTTGAACTGCATCATTGAGTTTTATCAACAAAACAATTTACCTGACAGATTCTTTACATTCAGTGGTTATTGGATTGTGCGAAGTGAAACTCAATTCAAAGAGCACAATTTTGAACTGCTAAGTCGTGCCGGAGGAGAAATGTTTGAAACTGGAGTTGAGACTGGTAGCGAACGTTTGCGAAACATCATGAACAAGGGATTTTCAAACGCAGATCTTGAGTTTAACATACAGCAGTTCAGCAAGTACAAAATGAAATTCTTCTTGTTGTTGCTGGTAGGGTTTCCAAATGAAACACAAACCGACTTTGAAGAGACCAAGAACTTGCTACGACGCTGGCAGAAATATGTTGCACTAGGAACTATTATTGGATGCAACTTAGGCACAGGATTGACAGTAGAACAAGGAACACCTATGTTTGATAATCCTGCAAAATTTAACATTGTTCCAATCAAGGGCGACACCGCCAAAGGCATCAATTGGATTTGTACCACAACACCTGAACTTGACTATGCAGAACGTGTGCGTCGACGCATTGAACTGCACAAGTTGGCCGAAGATCTGGGATATACTATCTGGAAAGGTGATGATCACTTGAGTATTATCAAAGATCGATATCTTACGGAGTTGGCCAATGTCTGAATTTTTGTTTGAGTTTGATTACGATGATTATTTTGGTATCCCTACAGTCAAAATTTTTATTGATCAACAATGCTTGTATCAAGACACAGTGAAAAAACAAATTGTTGTGAACACAGAGTTAGTGCCAGGTACTCACACATTGACTATAGAACACTTTGGTAAGCATGCCTGGAAACATCAGAATGCCGAACATGATCGTCATATTGAATTAAAATCTATTGTGGTCGACGGAGTAGATTTAGATCATCATGAACATTGCATGCTAACGCATCAAGGACGTTGGTACCCAGATTACAGTTTGGAGTGCATTACGCCATGTCATTGGTTGGGCAACAACGGTACATGGATTTTGAATTTTGATGCGCCAGTATTGAATTGGATTATTAAAACAATCAATCCTGCAGGCGTGAGTCCAGAACAAACACTGGATCGCAGTGGCAATGACATACTCAAAGACACTTTGGACTTTTTTAAAATAAATGTTTGATTATAAAACTATTGACGAGTATCAGATAGAGATCACCAGCTATTGTAATGCTGCCTGTCCCCAGTGTCCTCGCAACCTCAACGGACATGGTATCAATCCTTACATGCCGTTAACACACTTATCACGTGAAGTAATTGACCGTGCATTCTCTGAAGAATTGTGCAGTAGATTACGTCAAGTATTCTTTTGCGGCAGTTATGGCGATCCCATCATGCATCCAGACTTTTTAGACATACTACGTGACTTTAGAAAGAAAGCTCCTACACTTTGGTTATACTTCCATACCAATGGCGGAGTACACGATCCTGATTACTGGGCAGAAGTTTCTAGTATCATGAACGGCTACGGACAAATTGACTTTGGTATTGACGGACTAGAAGATACTTTACATTTGTATAGAAAAAATGTAAAATACAACAAAGTTATTGAAAACGCCGCTGCGTTTATAAATGCTGGAGGACGAGCACAATGGAACTATATTGTATTCAAACACAACGAGCACCAAGTTGAGCAGGCCAAACAACTGGCCAGCAGTATGAAATTTTTTAACATACTAATTCGAAACACTGGTAGATTTTTGAATCACACCACCCTGGAAGAGATGCCTGTGTGGCCAGTGGCCAAAAGTGACTATGTACTTGAACCACCTAGTGATGCACAGTACAAGAATCGCAGTATGACATTTTTACCTGAGTTAAAAAAGCAACAGAACTACTTTGCTACTACTACTATCAAATGTGATGCCTTGCAAGGACGCAAAGTAGCTATCAACGCCGAAGGTGTTGTATTACCATGCAACTTTTTCAATCACAATTTGTATGATGCAAGATTTTATGATGGATCAATGCCAGGAGCAAATGCATTAAGTCAGCCCGGTGGTCGCAATCAAGTACGAGACTTTTTGTTGTGTTACGGATTAGATAATCTCAACATTCATAACAATAGCCTCGAAGGTGTTTTTGAAAATCCCATGTGGAGTGATTTAGTTGAATCGTTTACTCGTGATCGATTGTTTGAATGTGCTATGACATGCGGTGAAAAATTTACAAAAGTTTGGGATCAAGGAGGAAGCAAAAGATGAAAATGTTAGTTACAGGCGGTAACCGAGGACTGGGGCAACACCTAGTGGATGTGTTTGGTGCTGACAGTGTCAGCAGATCCACAAACTTGGATATCACTGATGACCAAGCAGTCAAATTGATTGCTCAACAAAGTTTGAATTATGATGTGTTTGTAAACAATGCATTTGATGGGCCACCACAAGAAGCCTGGGCCAACTTTGCACAAACAAACTTGTACATGGCAGTATACGACAAGTGGAAAAACGCTGGCAAAAGTGGGCACATCTTTAATATTGGATCAGTGGGCGAGCATCATATTGTTGCTGCTGAGCCTAGATTTGAAACGTACCGCGTGGCCAAGGCGGCACTGGCACATGCCAGCAGGCAGGGCACCCAGTCATTCAAACAAAATCTGGTGCAGTTCAGAACCACGCTAATCACACCTGATCGCTTGGACACAGAACTAAGTCGTGGACGGCCCACCTGGACAGGAAACGGCATTAATTTAAAAGATATTAGCAATTTTATAACATACGCTATCTCTGTTGGTCCAAACACAGTGATAGAAGAGGCAACTTTTTACGTAAACTTTGATCATAAATCATAACTATAACACGAAAGGCAAACCCACTAAACGCACATGACATGGCTACATCAAGACACCCCAGTTGAGACTCTGCCCGAAGAATGTGTAGGTTTTGTTTATCTAATCACAAATAATCTATCTGGACGCAAGTACATAGGCAAAAAATTAGCAAAATTTAGCAAAACAACATACAAAATAGTCAAACAAAAGAACGGCACAAAGAAGCGGAAGAAGATACGATCAAAGATTGATTCAGATTGGAGAGAGTACTACGGGTCAAGCCCAGAATTAACCGCAGACGTAATCACTTTAGGCACCGAAAACTTTACCAGAGAAATACTTTACTATTGTAAATCAAAATCAGAATGTTCGTACATTGAAGCAAGAGAACAGTTCACAAGAAAAGTATTGGAATCAACAGATTATTATAACGGCCATATTCAAGTTCGTGTGCATGGCTCACACATCGTAGGAAAATTATGACTAAACTTGACTACAGTAAAACTAACAAAAGCGACACTGGCTTTTTGAATGATCCGTATTGGACTAATCCAAAGACAGGATTTGATAAAGCATGGCACGAACAACGAAAAAAACTCAGGCAACAATTAGGCATACACGAAAATCATGAATGGGAAATAGTCAACAAACCTACCGGACCGCATGCAGGCAAAATAGTTTGCAACACTTGCGGTGGAAAATTTGTTAATTGGATTCCAAAAGGTTATATTTTACCTAACACTTAAGGTTGGCGGGCCAGTTTGTAATACCGCTGTGGAAAAACCGGGGAATAACCGGACACGTGACATATTGAGGCACTCCCGTCAGTAAATCTGACTATCCTGAAAAATTGGAAGTGAGTCTGAGGCTAGAACAATAGGGCCGACGCATTGATATAGTATGAATGTTAGCATACGAGAACACCGGCTATAAAAATCTAAACACTAGGAACGAGGTTTAGAGCACGTAGAAATATGTGTATCGTGGTAGGAAGGAAAAGCACAGAGTCCTTTAGCATACGGTGTATAATAAATTACCTACTTCCAATGTCTTGGCTAGTGATACTCACATGAAGACAACAGCGGAACCGCGCAAAACGGTTCCGTCTGACTAGATCTATCTACATGAATACTTAATCGCTTCGCTCTTGAAAATCAATCAATTAACGAGCGCAAGCGAAGTTAATAGACTTGCGTAGCAAGTCTTATAATAAGTTTAACTCTTTGAGTTTGTTGACATAATGTGATTGTCCTTGAGCAACTTGTTGTTGCCAATCATTGTGTGCGTGTTGGTTGGCTTGATCGCTGATGTATTTCCAACACACAAACTCAACTCCATATTTCTCGCATGCTTTGGCAATGGCATAGGCTTCCATGTCTACAACATCTGCTGGTATTTGTAGTATGGGATTCATCACAAAGTTGTCACCAGTACTGCAAGTTAAGCCAGTAGAGTTGCCAATGTGTGTGCTAGTTTCAAAAGGTGTTTGTCCTGGGGTACACCCTAATGCTTCACAAGTCATGTCTCTTTGCACAAACTGAGTGCATTGATAGAATCCTGGTGCGACTGTTATACCACCAGCTGTGCCAAAGTTAATGATACGCCGGGGACGATACTTTGTGATAACTTCACTGGCAGTGATGGCAGCGTTAACCTTGCCCACACCAGTGTAAAACAAGTTCATCATGTGGCTGAGATCTGGTGCTTCTGCTCGAATAGCTATTAAAATAATATCATTCATCAACATTGACCATTCCTTCCCACATAATATTGTGCCGAGTCAATGCTGTCCCTCCAGGCAAGTTCTGCAAGTTTATAATCACAGCAGCAGAAATTTTAGTGTCAATCCAATGACTGCGAATTAGATTTGCTGTGGCCATTATAGTGCCTCCAGTGGCTAGCAAGTCATCCACAATCAATGGATGTGCGCCTACTGGAGCGTGTGGGTGCATTTCAATGGTATCAGTGCTGTATTCAGTTTGATAGCTGTGTTGTATTGTGGGGCCGGGCAATTTGCCACGTTTACGTACTAGGATTAGTGGAAGTCCTAATTGTCTTGCTACAGGTGCCGCAAACACAAAGCCACGGCTTTCCACAGCCACAAGACTGGAAGCATTATACCAATGTGCTTGATGCTTTAACCATCCACAGCAGTAATCAAATGCTTCTGGATTGGCAAGAATGCCAGTTACGTCAAAAAAGTTAATACCTGGTTTGGGCCAATCAGGTACTACAGGTACATGATCGAGGATGTTCATACAAATGTGTCTGGCCAGTCTCTAAATAAAGCATGTTGAATATTGCCTGACACAAATTGATTGAATGACTTGTGTTTGACTTCAAGTTCACCCTCAAGCGGTGCTACTCGTTTGAAAGCCGAGTCCATTTGACCCATGTCTCGGAACTCCATGATAATCATCCATTCAGGCATGTCCGCAATTGAACGGAATCCCATCTTGCATCTTGTGATACGATAGTCTACCATCTTGTCTTCTGATATCAAATGATCAAAGAAACTTTTCATTCCGTTGACCCAGTCTAAGTCTGAGATGTCGCCTTCTTTGTCTGCCCAAATTGTATATAAATCCATAGTTACTCCAGTGGTCCTAGTATTTCAAATCCGTCCATGTTGGATTTGTATAGGTGTGCTTGCTCAAGATACAAGTATTGGAATCCTCGTTCCTTGTAGATAGCACACTCTGTTTTCATTGTTTCAATTCCCAACCGTAGTTTAGGATTGTTGTAGTTCCATGCAAATTGATCGCACAGTGCGTTATGATCATCATAGCGTCGGATCAAACTGAATGCAACCAATCGATTTTGATCGTAATATCCTATTACATCTGTCATTGGGTCTGTGTAACGACAGTCAAATATAGGCATCACACTTGCAAAATGTTTGTATTTGCAATAGTCTCTGTAGATAGAGTTTAGCTGTTTGATGTTGGGCTCACGCAAATACTCCCACTTTACATTTGGTGTGTAGTTGGTCTGGCTGAGATCGATTCTGGCAAACTGATAGCTCATCTTGGATCCTTACGATGTTCAAACAGTCCCGCAAGATACTCTTCTGGCCAGTTGTGATAGAATCCCTTCTCAGCCATAAGTTTGGCTTTGTTGTTTAAGTCGCTGAGACTTTGCACTAGAGCTAGAGCATACTTGCCTTGATTCATACACACACCGTTCACCATCTCAACGTCTGCGGGATGATCCTCTAGTGCAAGTAGATCGTTGCGTAACAAATGTTCCTTGTTGGCATTTTTCAAACTGTCACTGAACAATTCATATGGCCATTCCACAGGATCGTAAGCATAGATAATAACTTCCTTATCGCCCATGCCCCATCGTGCTCGATTTTTAAGATCAAAGTAAGGATCTACGCCAACATGTACATCGTAGCTTTTTTTCATGCGTGCTGAGCGTGCGTATGGACAAGGAGCCCAGCCTCCAAGAGCAGGATGTGGAACTTCTACAAAGTTCACAATCCAGTTTTCAATATCTTGTTTAACTGTATCTAAGTCCATTAGAAATACGGCAGTTTAGTTTTGTTGGTGGTTTCCATGTTTTCTTCGGCTATCTTGCTGATCATTTTTCTTTCAGTGAAACTTAGTGCCAACACCTGATCGTAGGTGAGTCCGCCGCGCATTAACCAAGCCAATCTTAAACTGTTTGATCTAATTGCGTTGGCCTCCTGATCAAGGCTGTCAATGTACTCGCCAATTTCCTCTACTGGGAGGATCAGGAGGCGGCTTCGAAAAAATTTGTAAGATCCAGATTTAGTGCTTGATCATGTTCGTGATTGCATTCACTGCAAGTGAGATGCACAGGTTTCAGTTCTGTACGATTGCGCAAGTCAACTGCGTGATCTCTAACAGCAACAAAAATTTGACGATCGCAGTTTTGCAAAAATTCATCAATGTGCTCAGTCTCTGACACAACAGCATTTGGTGTACGAATTGCTGAAATTGAGTACTTGAGAGCTCGCATGGTCAGCTGAGTTAGTATTTTCATCACTTCTGCTAGTTTTTGTAACTTTTCGTCTTCGGTGAGCTCAGTATCCATGCTGATGTTGCGCATCATGCGTTGATTTTCAAACTGCTCAAGATTGATTTCATTTTGCTTTTCGTAACTCATGGGATGAAAATAAATTTCCAAATCACCATAAGTTACTGTGGCAGAAAAGTCCGGCATGGTCAACTGATCCAGTGCATTGCGCAAGTCTAACGCAAAACTCTCAATGTGTTTGCAAGCAGGACATGTAGTTTCAATTTCAAGCTCATGCCCGTAGCTGGCAATACGAATAGCAACTAGGATAGAATTCAAATCTGCCACAGGAGCATGCCAGGCATTCTTAATTGACGGCACACAACTGTGTATTACATTGACCACAGCTTGCCCGCTAAACAGCGCATCTGGCGTGCGATAGGTGATTTCGTCAATGGCTGTCATGGGATAAACAGGCAGCTCACCGTTTTGAGGCACGTCTAAGCTGCCTTCGGGCCAGTATTTGCCCTGGCTGGGCAACCGCAAGTAAATTGCTGGTTGTCTAAAAAATTGTCTAAGTGGATTGTGATTTTGGTTCATAGTGTACCCATAAATATACTTCTACTTATAGGTGTTTTTCAATGGCGGACGTAAATCAAGCATCACAAGAAATGGCTGAAGTCATAGCACGAGTTTCTGACGACCTTAGAAATTTTGGGCGAGTTACTGAAGATACCCAGGCAGCACTGGCAGCAGGAAGTTTCCGTCGAGCAAAAGAACTTGACAAGGCCAGTGCGTTAACAGCAGGTGCGCTGGGAAACCTAGCAGGTGCAGGTCTTGCAGCCGGCAAAGCCATGTACGATGGCCAAAAAGGCGCCGCAGCATTTAACAGTTCACTTGACAGCATGAGCAAAGCAGTTACCGCAGCCGGTGCTGCGTTGACTTTCTTGGTGCCTGGCGGGTTCTTGATCAAAGCTCTAATTGGTCTGGGCACAGCCGCAGTTGGCGCTAGTATTAAGATGACTCAGGCGGCCAACGACATGGCCGACAACTTGTTTGCTGCCAATACCAAAATGGCCAAAGCTGGCCTGGCTGGTTCAGATGGCATGATGGGCATCTTCCGCGACGCCAAGAAGCTTGGCTTGAGCATGAAAGAGCTGGGTGTATACACCAATGCAGTAGCAGCCAACAGCGCAGAATTGGCCTTGTTCAAAGGCACAGCATTTGAAGGACGTCAGGCATTTGCCAACATTGGTGCGGCCATGAAGCCTTTCCGGGTCAGCTTAGAGGCAGCTGGTATCAGTCTGGAAGATCAGATTGAAGGAACAGCTGGCTATTTGAGACTGCAAACTTTGATTGGTCAGAGTCAAAACAAAACCAACCAAGAACTGGCTACTGGTGCTAGAAAATATCTTGTTGAAATGGACGGCCTCAGCAAGCTCACAGGCATGCAACGTCAAGAAATTGAAAAGCAAATGGAATCTGCTCTCAGCGAACAGAGATTCCGTGCCAAGCTGGATGCCATGCGAGCGACCAAGGATCCTCAACAAATGGCTGCTGCTGATCAACTGATGAGAGCTAATCTTATGTTGAGCAAGCAGGCTCCAGAGTTAGGACAAGCATTTAGAGACATTCAATCTGGAGCTCTTACCAGCGATGCTGCTGTCAAGGGCGTGATCAGCACTCAAGGTCAGTTGATGCAATCAAGTGAAGCATTGCAGTCAGGTCAAATTGATGCCAATCAAGCTGTCAAACAAATTGGTACCTCAATTGGCCAATTCAATAAGGACTTGAACTTTACGGCTCAGCTGGGCCTGTTGAATGATTTTGCAATTGATTATGCACAGGGACAAAAACTGGCTATTTTTGCCCAGCAAGACATCAGTAAGATAGCTGCTGAAATTGTCGTTGAACAAAACAAACAGATGAGTGGCCTGGGTGATGCCAACACTCGGGCCATGGCTGAACTGCGTGAAATGCAGCGCAATGCCAATGAAAAATTTGAGACCACAGTGTCGCAATCAATCAGCACTGCCATTGCCATGAGCAAATCTTTGGTCGGAGTTACTGAACCTATTGCCACTGCATTTAAAGAACTGCAACCAGTGATGGACAAGTTTATGAAACAAATGGTCAAACTCACAGACTGGATTGCCGAAAAACTAGGATTCATTGTTGGTAAAACTGTTGATGTGGTAGAAGCCACACAAAAAGACGGCATGGGCGGATTTTACAGATCTGGCGGCAGTGAAATGGTTGGAACTGGTGTTGGTGCATTAGCTGGTGCGGCGGGTGGTAAAATAGCTGGTACTTATGCAGGTGGAATAGTTGGCTCTCTTTTTGGACCTGCGGGCACTGTGGCTGGAGCCGCTATAGGTGGAAAGATTGGCCCATATATTGCCACTGCCCTTGGTAGTGTTCTTGGCAAATATTTAGGCATGGGCGCTGATGCATTAGGTACCGCATTAACTCCTCCTGGGCGTGCCGCTGGCGGACCTGTCAGCAGACGAAATCCCTACATTGTGGGCGAACGTGGTCCAGAGCTCATGGTGCCTGAGCAATCAGGAAAAATTATAAACAATGACAAACTAAGCAAGATGTTTGAGTCAATGGCTTCTTCTGTATCTTCAGGACAAGTCAGTGTTGATATGATATCTCAAGTGATGGGCAGTTCTGTAACTGTGGTTACTAACACCAATGACGAACTGACTAACAATTTGAGAACCACACAAAACGTTGGTAGCACATATCAAGCAATACTGAGATCTGTTGACGAGCTAAACGATAAAAACAAAAAAACAACAGAATCAGTAATTGTAGCTCAACGTGATACTTTGACAGACATACAACGCATTGAACGTTACACTGATCAAGACACCAAACGCACAAAAGAGTTTGTGGATTTTCACAAAAAATATCTTGACAGTGTCACCCAGATATTGGGTGAAAACTTAGAGCTACTGCAAGAACAATCTGAACAAAGTGGTTCTGCGGGTTCAGGCGGTGCGCCAGGCATGGGTGGAGGCACTGGCCTAAAAATTCCAGCAGCACCACCAGCTGGGGGCATGGGCGGAGGTAGCGGTGTTAGCCCAGGTGGCGGCCAAGGCATGAAAACTGCCAATGAAAACAATTTGTTGTCCATGGGCCTCAAATTTGATCCCAATCGTGATGTACAAGCTGAAGGCGCGGCAATCAGCCCTAAGCTGATTGAGCTGGCTAAAAATGTTCAAAGTCTAGTGCCTGGATTTTCAGCATTTACAGGATTTAACGATCAATTCCACAATGAAAAAAGTCCAAATAGCTTGCATACCAAAGGCCAGGCCATGGACTTTGTGCTGAACAAAAAGCCCACACGAGAAGAAGGTGCAAGCATTGTTAGTTGGCTCAAACAGTCAGGAGCCAGTCTTGCTATAGATGAGTACCACAACGCCACTAAAAATGCCACAGGTGGCCACTTCCATGCACAGATCCCGGCATTTGGTGATGGCGGCATGGTGGACAAAGCCACACTGGCGTTGATTGGTGAAAAAGGTCCAGAAGCTGTGATTCCCATGGATGGCAAAGAAATTCCACTGAATATATCCAAGCCAATTCCGATCAAGCTGGATTTCAAAGATGTAATGGCCGAAGGCGGCATTGGCCCATCAGTCATGGGCTACAATCAATATACGGGTTACAATACAGGAGCAGTAAGTACTGATCTTGCCGCAGTTAAAGAAATTGCAACAGCCATGGGGGCTTTTGATAAAGCATCACAAACCATCACTGATCCAGCAACCTGGAAAGAAATTATAAATTCAGGCATTGCAACAAATTTTGATACTAATATTATGAAAATAGGCACTCAAATGTTTGACGGCGCAGGCCCCCTATTAGGTCAACGATTGAATGATATTGTGGCCGAAAACGGTGTGAATCAGAAAGAAGCATTTGATTTAATGTTTGCAGAGTTCAAAGAAGCTATGACAGTATTGGGAACAGAAATGGCAAATAAAATAGCCAAAGAAAACGCTTCCCCAGAAACAGATGCGCTGATTGCCGGCATTGATGCACTAATTGCCAAGCAGAGTGAAGCCAACGACATCAGCAAGAAGATACTCCAGGTGAGTGCAAACTAACGGTAAATAAACAACCATGGCAGAACCCAAACAACAAGGCTGGCGCAAATATTTCAAAGTTGCAGACACATCCGGAGTGATGAGTCCAATTTCTGGACAAAATCAATTTGGATTGTCCAACTACGGCAAAAACGACGGCTCTGATTCGATGATAAATGATTTTACTTTTCGAAACTATGCCAGCAGATTGCCCGAAGTTTATTCAGGCCATCCCAACAGAGTAGAGCGTTACAATCAGTATGAGAACATGGACATGGACTCAGAGATCAATGCCTGCTTGGATATTATTGCTGAGTTTTCCACACAGATCAACGAGTCAAACGCCACCCCGTTTGACATTCAATACAACGAAACACCCACAGACCACGAAGTTGACATCATTAAAAAACAACTGCAACAGTGGGTCAAGCTGAACAAACTAGATCAGCGCATATTTAAACTGTTCCGTAACACCATCAAGTATGGTGATCAGGTGTTTGTGCGTGATCCAGAAACATTTGAAATGTACTGGGTTGACATGACCAAAGTTGCTAGAGTTATTGTGAACGAATCTGAAGGCAAACGTCCTGAACAATATGTGATCCGTGACATCAACCCCAACTTCCAAAACATGACTGTGGCAGCAAAGACCACCACAGACTACATGACCAATCCTGTGACAGGCAGTGTATCTGGCGCTGCCAACTACACCATGCCCAATGGTGGGTCAGGTGGCGGCGTGGGCAACAGTCGCTTTATGACTGCCATGAACGAAACTTGTTTAGATGCCAAGCATGTGATACACATGAGCTTGAACGAAGGCCTAGACGTATTTTGGCCGTTTGGACGCAGTGTACTAGAACAGATTTACAAAGTATTCAAGCAAAAAGAACTGCTGGAAGATGCAATCTTGATTTATCGTGTGAGCCGTGCTCCTGAACGACGAATCTTTAAAATTGACGTAGGCAACATGCCATCACACTTGGCCATGGCGTTTGTGGAACGTGTTAAAAACGAAATGCATCAACGTAGAATCCCCACGGTATCAGGTGGCGGAGCCAACATGATGGATAGCAGTTACAATCCACTGTCAATCAACGAAGACTACTTTTTCCCACAAGGACAAGACGGCCGCGGAAGCTCAGTTGAGACATTGCCAGGCGGTCAAAACCTAGGCGAAATTGACGACTTAAAGTACTTTAACAACAAAATGGCCCGTGGTCTGCGTGTGCCATCGAGCTATTTGCCCACTGGTCCTGACGATTCAGACCGTGCTTTTTCAGACGGAAAAGTAGGCACAGCTCTTATACAAGAGTACAGATTCAACCAGTATTGTGAGCGTTTGCAAGGGCATATTTCACAAAAATTAGACGACGAATTCAAGATGTTTTTGAAATGGCGTGGGTTTAACATAGACTCTAGCCTGTTTAATTTGAAGTTTTCACCGCCTCAAAACTTTGCAAGTTATCGTCAAAGCGAACTAGACAACACAAGAATTCAAGCATTCACAGCCATGGAGCAACTGCCTTACATGTCAAAACGTTTTATGCTACAGCGTTTCTTGGGATTGAGTGAAGACGAAATCAAAGAAAACGAAGAACTCTGGCGAGAAGAACGTGATAGCCCTGAAATGCAAAATTCAGGCGGTGCTGACTTACGTTCTGTGGGTATCACGCCTGGCGGCATGGAAACTGATATTACCACTGGCGAAGAAATTGGGCAAATGCAACAGCCTGGCGCAGGCGAAATGGTTGGCCCTGGCGCGGCTGCACCTGGGGCTGCACCTGGCGGAGTATAAATATAATCATGCTGCTACAAGAATTTTTCAAAAAAGATCCTGAGGCCTATCAAGATCTATCGCAAGACAACAGTCAACCGCAACTGGGTGATCTGCGCAAAACTCGTTTGACTTTGAGACAACTAAACAAGTTGAGAAAAATGAATGACGTCCGTGCATTTGAGTACAAAGAAAAACTCAAACTAGTGCGCCAACAATACTCACCTCCCCCAGCCCCAATGGCTTAATTGGCATTTATCGCCATTTTGACTCCTTAAACAGCAGAGTTTTTGGTTGTTATGTAAATAACAGCACACTTTACCTATAGGAGTTTTCCCTTATGAACAAATTTGAACAGTTGATTGAATACGTGATCAACGACGAAGACCAAAAAGCTCGCGAGCTTTTCCATGACATCGTGGTGGCCAAAAGCCGTGAAATCTACGAAAATCTAATGCAAGAAGAGGCTGATGAAGACCTTGACGAAGCAGAAGTAAACGAAGCTGACGATTCCGACGACGAAGAAACTGACGACGAAGAACTCGACGAAGGTGCAATGGGCGGCGATGCTAGCGATGATTTAATTGACGAAATTGAAGCTGACGAAGAACAAGACATGAGCATGGAAGCCGAAGGCGATGATGACATGGGCGATGATGACGAAGGCGGAGATTTTGGCGGCGACGACATGGGCGGTGACGACATGGGCGGTGACGACATGGGCGGCAGCGATGAGCCAGCAACCAAAGATGACGTTATGAATCTAGAAGACAAACTAGATGAGTTGATGGCCGAGTTTGAAGGCTTGATGGGCGGCGACGACATGGGTGACATGGGCGACGGCGACGGGTTTGGTCCCGAAGAAGGTGGCGATGCCATTGAAATGGACGACACAGGCGAAATGGAACCAGGCATGATGGAAGCCATCAGCATGAAAGCAGCCCCAAAGCCAGTTACCGCTGAACAAGGCAACGGCAAAGCAGGTCCTGTAGCATTTAACTCAGGTGCAGCTGGTATGGCCAGCAAGCCAGTACACACTGGCACCAGCATGGGCGGCGTGCATGACAGTGCCGCATATCGTAATACAGTAAAAGAACTTGGCGTAACTCCCACTCAAGACGCTGGAAAGAAAGCATTTAAATCTGCTGCTCCTGCGCCTGTAAAGAGTCAAGCCAGTGGTGTAAACACCAAAAGCCCACTACCAAGCGGTCGTAAGGGTTAATTAGATGTCATCTAAGTACCTAAGAGAAGATCTTACTTTTAGCCAGGCCAACATCCAAGTTTTGGAAGAAGCTGATGTTGGCGGCAAAAAGCATCTCTATCTCAAAGGCATCTGCATTGAAGGCGACAAGCGCAATGCAAATGAGCGTATCTACCCCCGACACGAAATTATCAAAGCAGTAGAAACTATCAACGAGCAGATCCGTGACGGTAACTCCGTTTTAGGTGAAGTGGACCATCCAGATGATTTAAAAATCAATTTAGATCGTGTGTGTCACACAGTTGAAGGCATGTGGATGGACGGACATGCCGGTTGCGGCAAGTTGAAAATTCTGCCAACCCCAATGGGTGAATTGATAAAGACTCTGTTGACATCAGGCGTGAAGCTGGGTGTTAGCAGTCGTGGATCAGGTAATGTCGATGACAGAACCGGACATGTAAGTGACTTTGAAATAGTCACTATAGATGTGGTTGCCCAACCCAGTGCTCCTAATGCGTATCCTACAGCAATCTATGAAGGTCTCATGAATATGAGAAACGGTCATAAGATCTTAGAGATGGCTAGAGAGTCTGGTCAGGACGACAAAGTGAAGAAGTATCTCGCAGGTGAGGTTAAACGCCTTATCCGAGAACTCAAAATCTAAGGAGAACCAGGCATGTTTGATGCTATTAAACCATTGCTTGACAGCGGATTAATCAACGAAGATGTTAGTAAAGAACTCAACGAAGCTTGGGAATCTAAACTGACAGAAGCTCGTGAGATTGTGCGTGCAGAACTTCGCGAGGAGTTTGCACAACGCTATGAGCATGACAAAACAGTGATGGTAGAAGCCCTAGATAAGATGGTAACAGAAGGTCTCGCAGGAGAATTAGCCAGCATTGCTACTGAAAAGCAAGCATTGGCTGAAGACCGTGTGAAGTTTCAACACAAGATGAAAGAGTCAGCCACTAAGTTTAACAGCTTCTTGGTTACTAAACTTGCTGAAGAAATTTCTGAACTGCGCAAAGACCGTAAGATGCACACAGAAGGAGTTGCAAAACTTGAGAACTTCGTGGTGCATGCATTGGCAAAAGAAATTCAAGAATTTGCTGCTGACAAACGTGACTTGGTGGAAACCAAAGTGCGTTTAGTTAGTGAAGCACGTAACAAACTTGAAACTTTGAAAGCACGATTTGTTAAAGAAAGTGCCAACAAAATGAGCCAGGCTGTTAGCAAACATCTTAAGGCTGAATTAAACCAGTTGCAAGAAGACATCAAAGTTGCTCGCGAGAACAATTTTGGTCGTCGTATCTTTGAAGCATATGCTACCGAATTTGGTGCTACTCACTTGAATGAGAAAGCCGAAGTTCGTAAGTTGCATAACACAATTGCGCACAAGGACAAGAAATTGTCTGAGGCAATTAAACTCACCATGAAAGCAAAAGTCCTGGTTGAGAATAAAGAGCGCGAACTGCGTATGATTAAAGAATCTAATGAGCGTGACAGCTCATTGGATGAATTGCTACGTCCCTTGAACAAGGAAAAGCAAGAAGTCATGCGTAATTTGCTCGAAAGCGTCCAAACTAACCGTTTGAAAAACGCTTTTGAAAAGTATCTACCAGCAGTGTTGGAAGACCGTTCCGTGAAAGCCCATAAAGTGATCACAGAAAACGTCACCGCAGTTACTGGTGATAAAAATGTTTCGAACCAGCAGACCGCCCAGGAAGATCGCAGCAATGTGATTGACTTGAAGCGCCTGGCAGGGCTTTAAAATTTTTTAGGAGACTTAAATGTCACAAGATCTATTAGAAAGTCGTTGGGATGAGACCAAAGAGGCCCTGTTAGAAGGCCTCCAAGGCACCAAACGCAATAGCATGAAAGTTATTCTTGAGAATACTCGTCGCTATTTGAAAGAGAATGCTTCTTCTGGAAGTACTGTTTCTGGCAACATCGCCACACTTAACCGTGTGATTCTGCCAGTGATTCGTCGTGTTATGCCTACCGTTATTGCTAACGAGTTGGTTGGCGTTCAGCCCATGACAGGCCCAGTTGGCCAAATTCACACCTTGCGTGTGCGTTACGCCAACAGCTTGACTGACAACTCAGCTGCCGCTACAAGCGTTACAGCTGGTCAAGAAGCATTGAGCCCATTCACAATTGCAACTGCTTACTCTACTGTGCCAGCAGGCACAGCTACAGCTACTACCTACACCGGCGGCTCAACAGCCAGCATGGAAGGTACCGGCGGTAAGCAAATCAGCGTTCAAATCTTGAAACAAGCTGTTGAAGCCAAGACCCGCAAGCTGCAAGCTCGCTGGACTTTTGAATCTGCACAAGACGCACAAGCCATGCATGGTATTGACGTTGAAGCAGAAATCATGGCTGCTCTGGCTCAAGAGATTACCGCTGAAATCGACCAAGAGATTCTTTTGAGCTTGCGCTCATTGGCATCCACTGAGTTCACATACAACCAAGCTACCGTTTCAGGTACAGCTACATTCGTTGGTGACGAACATGCCGCATTGGCAGTTTTGATCAACCGTGTTGCTAACTTGATCGCCCAACGTACTCGTCGTGGCGCTGGTAACTACGCTGTTGTGAGTTCAGCTGCTCTGACAGTGTTGCAATCAGCAACAACTTCAGCTTTTGCTCGTACCACAGAAGGCACCTTCGAAGCACCTACAAACACCAAGTTTGTTGGCACATTAAACGGCGCTATGCGTGTGTTCGTTGACAGCTATGCCAGCGATACAACTCCAGTTCTGGTTGGCTACAAAGGCTCTTCAGAAGCTGACGCTCCTGCATTCTACTGCCCATACATTCCGTTGATGAGCAGTGGTGTTGTGTTGGATCCATCAACCTTTGAACCAGTGGTGTCATTCATGACACGTTATGGTTACATTGAGTTGACCAACACTGCATCGTCATTCGGTAACGCCGGTGACTATGTGGGTGAGATCGCAGTATCTAACTTGTCATTCTCCTAATCAGAGAACCAACCCAGGGATGGGAAGGAACGAAAAAGCACCCGAGGGGTGCTTTTTTGTCCTCTGATAAATAATTCATGGCTAATCGAATTCCGCTGGTTGTCAACTCAGCGAGCAGTCAAATTGAAGAAATAGCAGTTGGTGACAATCTTAATTTAAGTAATAACGACATTATAAATGTAGGCAATGTCAGTGCGGTTGGCAAAACTACTTCCAGTACTATGCAGTTATTAGGATTGGTAGCTGATCCTGCAGGTGTAGCAGGCTTGATTTACTACAACATTAACACAGGTAAATTTCGTGGATATAATGGCGTAGTTGGCGCCTGGCAAGATCTAAATTAAACTTTCATCCACCCTAGATATTGGCTGACTTTTTTGGTAACTGCTGTCCAGTCATCAAAGTTTTCTTGTCTAAAAAGTCTAGCAGTTGAATACCAAGGACTAGAATCTTGATTCAACAACCAACGCCAGTCTGTGCTGAATTTTTGTAGCATTATCCATGTGGGCCGACCTAATGCGCCACTCAAGTGTGACACAGCAGTGTCTACGCCAATAACAACGTCCATGGCCATAATTAATGCCGCAGTGTCTACAAAACTTTTAACGCTGCCAGGATAGGCCTGCACTCCTGCTTCAAGCAAGGCTGCTTCTTCTTCTTCAGGATCGGCGTCAACTTGCAAATTGATCCATTCGTATTGAGGATTAGATTTGATCATGTCCAGCATTACAGGGAACGGCACACTCTTGTGTTGATTAAGCCAAGAATCTCTGCGCCCACTCCAACAAAAACCCACACGCATGCGGGTTTTAGGACCCAGTATCTGCAACCACTCTTGCTGACGGCCTTGATCTACGTTGAGATAGTTCACTGGCCTGGGCAAATTTTCCAACGTTACTCCAAGTATGCCAGGGATGCTCATGATAGGAATCCAATAATCAAACTCACCCATGTCGTCAGTGTATGTTCCCAACTGCTGAATGACGTCGCTAGATTGCAACAAAGGAATCAATCCGTCGGTAACCTGAAGCTTGATTTTTGCTCCAGCCACATGCAAGTTGTACAAGAATCTGCAAAACTGAATGTTGTCTCCGTGGCCTTGTTCGCCTACCACAAGAATAGTTTTGTCTTTGAGATCTTCGCCACGCCAGCGAGGCTGTTGGTGTTTGGGTTCAGTGCCAGCAAGATGTTCGTATTGCCATCTGGCTTCATAAGCTGGCCATCCATTGGTGTAGTCGCCCATCAACAACAGTGCCACTGCCAAATTGAATCTAGCAGTTACGTTATTTGGATCCAAGAGAACAGCATGTTGCAAGAACGGTATGGCTCGTTGAGGATGTCCAATTTCTCGCATGACATTGCCGTAGTTGTTGAATGCCGCTGCTGAATCCATGTCTTTGGCAAATGCCAATGCATAACATTGCAGGGCTTCACCGTATTGTCGGTCAGCTCGATGTTGGTTGCCTTGTGAAATTAAAAAATCAGTTTCCATGGTACTATTTAATGGCTATATGACTACATTCTAACATTTCCATAAATACTTGTCAACACAATACGGTGTTTTATGCGGTTTAACCCGCCGCGTAGCGACTAGAACTCGCATCGGACTTCTGTAAGGAGAAACAAAAATGGGACGTCCTCTTAAAATACAAAAAACAAGCACTGGTTCAGGCAACGGCGGCGCAGCCGTTAGCGTTGACATTGGCTTTCCAAATTTTGGATCATTAACTGCCCCTGTGACCAACACAGGCGACACACTCAGTGCTACTGAATATCTTGGCGTGGTGGGTGGTGCAGCCCCCACTGATACGCCTTCGGCAACCAATCCTAGAATTGACGTAATTGTGAACATTGCAGCCCCTGACGGCAGCGGTATTGGCGTTGCTAATGGATATATTATCCGTCAAAAAGGTTCACACAAATACCTAGTTGGTGATGCCAATGGCGTTAACGACGGCAGTTTTGTAGTTGGGCAAGCATATCAAATTAGTGTTGTTGGAACAACAACTAACTGGACCGCAGCCGGTGCTCCTAGTAACTTTGGATTAGGCACAATTTTCACAGCAACTTCTGTTGGTGGATCTGGCAACGGCGCAGCATTCTCAGTGGGTGTTTGTGTACTGGCCGATGACACTACTCCAGCAGCTGGATTGATGGCTATCACATTTACAGTTACTGATTCTACTGCTACTACTATCTCCAAATTGACCAACAAGTTCTTGTTGGATTGGACTGGCGGCGCAAACTATGACCCTGCCAGCGTTGTGGCTGACAAGCGTTATGCAACCAACTTCTTTACAGACGAAGGTACAGTTATCAAATCAGGTACCACTGGTGCAGCAAACTCAGGCACAGTACAAAGCGGACAACAAAATCTGCTTGACTTGGCCATTGTTGACAACGTTACTTCTTAATTGATTTAACCCCTGGATCCTCCTAGATAACTACTAGGAGGATTTTTTATGAGTTTTGGTTTTGTATTAGGCAATGGTGTCAGTCGGTTAGAATTGAATTTGCAAACTCTCAAAGAGCTTGGTCCAATCTATGGATGTAATGCATTGTATCGAGAATTTGCACCCACGGTTTTGGTCAGCACAGACAAGCCCATTAGCGAATCCATTCAACACAGTGGATATGCCAGTGAACACAGGATGTACACTCGAAAACCCATACCGGGACTAGGAGCACATAGAGTCCCGGATGATTATTTTGGATTCAGTTCAGGACCCATTGCAGTGGCTCTTGCGGCTATAGATCAAAATCGTGCAGTGTATCTCATTGGATTTGATATGGGTCCCACAGCCGGGGACCGATTTAACAATGTGTACGCAGACACTGAGTTCTATAAAAAAAGCTCTGCCCGCCCAACTTACACAGGAAATTGGGTCAAACAACTGCAAAGAGTGTGCAAGGACTTTCCAGACGTTGGATTTTTCCGGGTAATGGGCAAAACCACAGCGGCAATTGCTGAGTTACGGGGCATTAAAAATCTAGCTGCCATGCAAATGGAAGACTTTCAAAACCGCATAAATAACACAAAGGATCTTTAAATGACTACCTACAATCGTGTCGCAGGCAATTTGGTATTCCAATCCGTAGGAAATACCGACACAGTAACTTTTGAAGGCTTGACAGCCAATGCAGCCACGGTTGTGATCAACGGTAACCTTTCAGTGACTGGCAATGCCGCACTCACAGGTAATATTTCTGGCGATAATATCTTTAACGGAACCACCAGTATTGCTATTCCCACTGCCAGTGGCAATGCAGTAATTTCAGTAGGTGGTGTGTCCAATGTGGCAGTTTGGTCAACCACTGGTGTGGTTATCACAGGAACAGAATCTGTGACTGGCAATGTCACAGGCGGTAACGTATTAACTGCTGGATTGATTTCAGCAACAGGCAATGTCAGTGGTGGAAATATTGTTGCATCAAGCAATATTATTTTAAGTTATACTTCAGGTGCAACTACAGACAGAATTCTGCGTTTTTCTGATGCAAATACTGCTATTACCACAGTTGGTGCCAACATTGGAGCAATTGAATGGTTTACATCTGATGCAGCACCAGGATCTAGAGTTACCGCTGCCATCAGAGCTGTGTACTCCGACTCTCTTGGCAATGCCAATATTTTAATTCAAACAGCCAACACCACAGCAGCCACTCGTATTGCTATCATTGGAGCATCTGGCAACGTTGGTATTGCCAACACTGCACCATTGCACACATTTGCAGTTAGTGGCACCATGTACGGATCCAGCACATTGACCATAGTTGGCAACATAGATGGCGGCAATCTAAGCACAGCCGGGTTGGTAACAGCCACGGGCAATGTAACTGGTGGTAATGTGGCCACAGCTGGATTGATAACAGCTACAGGTAACATCACCGGCGGCAATTTGATCAGTGTTGGTGCAATTGGCGCAGGAGCCGGCGGCATCAGCACAACTGGCAACGTTACAGGTGGTAATTTGGTCAGCCAAGGTGTTATCACATCAACTGGTAACATTACCAGCGGCAACGTGTTTATTGGTACCACAGCCAGCTTGACAGCCAATGTCAATGCTGGAAACGCAGTTATCACATCAAATGTTTCTGGCGCCAACGTCAGTATTGGAACCCTGCTGACTGGTAACGGTATTGGAGTACCAAATTTTGTTGTGCAATCTAGCGATGCTCCAATTTCTTCAGCTACCCCGGCCAACATTGGAACATTGACATTTACAGCCGCTGCTAACAATCGATATTCTTTTGTGAGTTATGTTACACTGGTCCCAGACGGATCAATGACCATTTCTCCAAGCGTTAATTTTTCATCAGGCACCTGTAACTTCACTACAGAAACTCAAACCACTGGTACGTCTGCATTTGCCACAGCTACAAAAACCACAAGTGATGACGTGGCAACCACTTATGCCAGCACCGGCACCGTTGCTAGAACACTGAGAATTTCGGGTACTTTCTTCAACACAGTAGATACCGCAGTGACCTTGAGATTGCAAAATTCCACCGGTATAATAACCGCTAAAACAGGTTCTTACCTTACTTTCACCAAAGTTGCCTAAAACGGTAAACTGGGTCTTATGGTAAATACACCAGAGGATCCTGTAAACCTATGGCACAACAAATAATTGACACCGGCGCCGCGGCCAATGATGGCACGGGCGAGCCGTTGCGTGATGCATTCGATGCTGTAAATGACAATTTTACAGAAATTTATGCCGCAGGTCCTGTTGGCAGCAATGTTGTTATTGCCAACAATGTAATTTCTGTCAACGGTCTTAATTCCAATTTGGTGCTGGCTGCCAATGGTATTGGAAACATTCAGGCCAATAGTTCCATCATGCCTTCAATTGATGCTGTGTATGACATAGGATCGCCAACCAAACGAATTGACACAGTTTATGCTTCGTATTTTGTGGGCAACGGCAGCCTGCTTACAGGTATTGCTGGTGGATCTGGCAACGGCACAGCCATTGCTAACGGCACATCAAATGTAGCTGTTCGCAGTTCAGGTGGTAATGTCACAATTGGCATTGGCGGAACTGGCAATGTGGCTGTGTTTTACAACAACGGCCTCACTCTCAGCGGCAACCTACAAGCTGCAAATATTTTCAGCACTGGCTTGGTCAGTGCTTCGGGCAACGTTACTGGCGGCAATATCAATGCCACTGGCAATATTTACATTGGTAACACTGTTTTTACTAGAACACTAACTGTGGGCACTAGAACCACTCCGGTATCCGTACCATTGTCCAGTAACAACAGTTTTAATGTTTTGACTCGCACCGGCAACGTGGTTGTGTATACCACATAAATGATAAAATTGGATTAAGATAATGGCAAACAAGATTCCGTTAGTAGTAAACACAGGTAGCGCACAGATTCAAGAGCTGGCCAGTGGCGATAATTTGCTGTTGACCAACAATGATATTTTGGGTGTAGGCAGTATCACTGCTGCCAATAACATTGTTGCTAGTGGCAATGTTTACGGTACGTATTTTATTGGTAACGGTTCACAGTTAACTGGGCTTGCCACCGGCAATTCAACTGCTATTGAAAGTGGAACATCTAACGTTGCTGTTGTAAGTTCAGGCGGCAATGTCACTGTTGGTATTGCTGGCACCGGTAATGTGGTTGTGGTTGGAACCAACACAGTCACAGTCAAAGCCAATATTCTTCCTGCTGCCAATCTAACCTACAGCCTTGGCAGCCCAACAGCACAGTTCAACGATCTTTATCTTTCCAACAGCACTATTTTCCTAGGCAATGCCACAATCAGTGCCAACTCAACTGCTGTTATAATGACCAACGAAAGTGGTCAACAAACTGTAATCAGCGGTGGCGGTACGCTCACAAGTTATGGCAATGCCAATGTGGCATCTTATCTTGCCAGTGGCGCAGACACTAGCAACATTATCACTACTGGCAATGTTCAGGGCACTTATGTTTTAGGTAATGGTTCACAACTGACTGGCTTGCCTGCAACATACGGCAATGCCAATGTTGTGGCTAATTTGGCTGCACTAGGCACCAACCCAATATCAACTACTGGTAACATCACTGCTGGATATGTGTTTGGTAATGGTAGCCAACTGACTGGCTTGCCTGCAACATACGGCAATTCAAACGTTGCTGCATACCTGCCAACCTACACTGGTAACCTAGGTGGCGGCAACGTTGGAGTGAGTGGAGCAGTAACTGCTGCCACAGTTAGTACTTCAGGCAACATCACCGGCAGTTATATATTAGGTAATGGTAGTCAACTGACTGGCTTGCCAGCAACATATTCAAACGCTAATGTTCAGGCATATTTGCCAACCTACTCGGGCAACATTGGCGCACTACTTGCCAACGGCAACATACAAGTTGTCAACGGTATTTTCATTGGTAACGGTGCTGGACTTACTGGCGTTACTGCCAGCTCAAATGTTGGATCAGCAAGCAAACTTTCAAACGGCACAACAGAATTTAATATTCCTGTGGCCAACGGCAACGTGGTTGGTAACATTGGTGGCGTGACCAACGTTTATACTTTTGCCTCAACAGGAATGAGTGTTGCTGGTAACGTAACAGCAAACTACTTTATTGGTAATGGTAGTCAACTGACCGGTTTACCTGCCAGCTATGCAGATTCAAATGTTACAACATTATTGGCCGCGTTAGGGTCAAATGTTATTAGCGGAACAGGCAACATAACAACCACTGCCAACATCAGTGGCGGCAATGTTGCCGGTACATTGAGCACAGCCGCACAACCTAATATCACAAGTGTTGGTACACTCGGATCATTGAGTGTAACTGCCAATATTGATGGTGGCAACTTACGCACTGTTGGACTGATATCAGCAACTGGCAATGTGTCAGGTGGTAATTTAAATGCCACAGGATTGAGCTTGAGTGGTAACGTTGTTAGTGCGTTAGTTTCAGCAGCCAATATTACAACTACTGCTAACATTTCAGGCAACTACATTTTAGGTAATGGCTCACAACTCACAGGGGTCAATTCCGTAACTGTTGATGTAACAGACACAAACGGCCTAACAACCATTTACTACCCTACGTTTGTAGAGAATCGCACCACAGCTCAGATAGCACGGGCGGATGTGGATCTCACCTACCGGACTGATGATAACCTATTGACCGTGGGCAATGTTTCAGTCACTGGCAACATAGATGGCGGTAATCTACGCACAGCAGGGCAGGTTACAGCTACTGGTAACGTCACTGGTGGTAACTTGAATGCCACAGGCTTGAGCCTAAGTGGCAACGTTGTCAGTGCATTAGTGTCTGCGGCAAATATAACAACCACAGCCAACATCAGTGGCGGATACATTTTAGGTAATGGCAGTGCGTTGACTGGCTTGCCAGCAGGATATGCCAACTCAGATGTTTCAACATACTTGGCCAGTGGTACTGAAACTGCTAATATTATCACAACTGCCAATGTCAGTGGCGGAAATTTAGTTTCAACTGGTTTGGTCAGCGTTGCTGGCAACGTTATTGCTAACAACATTAATACAACTCAAAGCGTAACTGGCACAGTAATCAGTGCTTCGGGCAACATCACAGGTGGGAATGTAAACACAGGCGGCCAAGTGGTTGCTACTGCTAATGTGTCAGGTGGCAATTTAACCACAGCAGGACAAGTAAGCGCAACAGGCAATATTACTTCAGCAGCCAATGTGTCAGGTGGAAACTTGACCACAGGTGGTCTGATTAGTGCAACTGGTAACATCACCGGTGGTAATATCTTAGGTGGTGCTAATGTTAATGCAACCACTCACACAGGTACTACAGTATCAGTAACTGCCAACGTAACTGGTGGAAACTTGACCACAGCAGGATTGATCACTGCTACAGGCAACATTGACGGCGCAAACATACGCACTCAAGGTACAGTAAGTGCCGCAGGTAATATTATCACTACAGGTTACTTTGTGGGTAACTTTGCCGGCAACATTACTGGTAACTTAACTGTTCCTGGTTCAAACACACAAGTGCTTTACAACGCCAATGGCAATGCTGGCGCAGTAGCAGGATTTACATATAACACAGACTCCAACACAATGACTGTGTTGGGAGTTGTATCTGCACAAGGAAATGTGATAGCTGGCAACGTGACCACAGTTGGTCAAGTCAGTGCCACAGGCAACGTGACTGGCAATTACTTTGTTGGTAATGGTGCATTGTTGACAGGCGTTGCAACAGGTACACCCACACAAATTGTCAGCGGAACATCAAATGTTTCTATTGTAAGCTCAGGTGGCAACGTAGCAGTTGGGGTTGGCGGAACTGCCAATGTGGCGGTATATGCTGCAACTGGCGAATATGTTACTGGCTTGATCAGTGCTACAGGCAATGTGTCAGGTGGTAATTTGACCACAGCAGGACAAGTTGTTGCTACAGCCAACGTGTCAGGTGGTAATTTGACCACAGCTGGCGAAGTAAGTGCTACAGGCAATGTAACTGGTGGCAACATCATGGGTGGCGCTAACGTTAACGCCACAACTCACACAGGTACCACAGTCAGTGTAACTGCCAACGTGTCAGGTGGCAATCTAACTACAGCAGGTCAAATAAGTGCTACTGGTAACATTACTGGTGGTAACTTGAATATTGCTGGCAATATTGTAGACACTGGTGCTTTAACAATTATTACAGGTAGCAACGGCAACATTGCGTTGGCACCAAATGGTACAGGTATAGTCACAGCGTCTGGCGCATTTAGTGCTGTTGGCAACATCACTGGTGGTAATATTTTAGGTGGTGCTAATGTCAACGCAACTACCCACACAGGTACTACAGTATCAGTAACTGCCAACGTGACTGGTGGCAATCTAACCACAGCAGGACAAGTAAGTGCTACTGGCAACATCACTGGTGGCAATATCTTAGGTGGTGCTAACGTTAATGCAACCACTCACACAGGTACTACAGTCTCGGTAACTGGCAACATCACTGGTGGCAATATCTTAGGTGGCGCCAATGTCAACGCAACCACTCACACAGGTACCACAGTATCAGTAACTGCCAACGTAACTGGTGGTAATTTGGTAACAGCTGGTACGGCCAACGTAGCAAGCATAGTCACAAGCGGCACTGCAATTGTAACTGGTAACGTAACTGGTGGCAATTTGTTGACTGCTGGCGTAGTTTCTGCAACTGGTAACGTCACAGGTGGCAACATTGTTACCACAGGCGCTGGCGGCAACATTACTGGTGCCAACGTTATCACAGCAACAACATTGAGTGCAACTGGTGTTGTTGTTGCAACAGGCAATGTCAGCGGTGGCAATTTGACCACAGTTGGCAATGTCAGCGCATCAGGTAACGTAGCTGGTAATTACATTTTGGGTAACGGTGCATTGCTGTCAGGCATTGCAGCCGGTACTCCTACAAAGATTGCTAACGGTACTACAGAAGCCAATATTGGTGTCACTGGTGGTAACGCCAACATTTCTGTTGGTGGTATTGCCAATGTGGCAGTGTTTGCCAATACTGGTGCGTTTGTAACTGGACTGATCAGTGCTACTGGTAATGTAACCGGTGGCAATTTGGTAACTATTGGAACTGGTAACATAGCTGCATTGGTAGTTTCTACTACAGCCAATATTACAGGTAACGTAACTGGTGGTAATTTATTAACTGCTGGATTGATTTCTGCAACTGGCAACATCACTGGCGGCAATTTGAATGCTACCGGCTTGAGTCTAAGTGGCAATGTTGTAAGTGCATTGACCAGCGCGGCAAATATCACAACCACTGCCAACATCAGCGGTGGATACGTGTTAGGCAATGGTGCTCTGTTAACTGGCGTTGTGGCCACCAGCATTGGTACACTGCCAAGTGTGAGTGTAACTGGCAATACTGTAACTGGCAACTTGAATGCATTGGAACAAGTTAGTGCCGTGGGCAACATCACCGGTGGCAACATTTTGTTTGGCACATTCAAATTACTTGGTAATGGTGATGCACAAGTTGGTAATTTAACAGTTACTAATGGCCCAGGTACTGGCAACATTGTTGCTGGTAGCATCATAAGTGCCACAGGTAATATATTAAGCGGTAGTAATATCATTGCAACTGCCAATGTCACTGGCGGCAATATTACCACTGCTGGATTGATTTCTGCAACTGGCAACATCACCGGCGGTAACATATTGGGCGGCGGAGTTGGTACTCAAATCAGCACAGGCGGCAATGTTAATGGCGCGGCGTTCAATGGTAATGTATATTTTGGCACTGGTATAGTAACAGGCACTGGTAACATCACCGGCGGCAATATTGCAGTTTCGGGTGTGTTGTTGTCTACTAATACAGTTTCAGCAACTGGTAATATCACTGGCGGCAATATTGGAACAGCTGGAAATATCACTAGCACAAACACTGTTATTGCTGAAAATATCATAGTTGGACCAGGCATCACCGGTGGTAACATCAGTGCACTGGCCAATATCACAGGTGGCAATTTGCTCACAGGTGGTATAGTAACTGCTACAGGCAATGTAACTGGTGGCAATTTGGTCACAGGTGGATTGATCAGTGCCGCAGCCAACGTCATTGGCGGTAATTTAATCACAGTTGGAACAGTCAACGGCGCCACACTTAACATCACTGGTAATGCAGTTGTGGGTGGTGACTTGACTGTTGATGGCAATGTTATCTACATTAACATCACAGACTTAAATGTTCAAGATCCAATTATTGGATTAGGCCGTGGTGCCAACAACACACCTCTTACAGTCAACGATAACAAAGATCGTGGCGAACAAATGTGGTATTATACCACTGCTGAGAATTCAGCGTTTATTGGTTATCAAAACTCCACAGGCAATTTGATTGCAGCCAGCAACGTAAGCATTGCTAACGAAATTGTCACAGTCAACAGCTACGGTACATTTGTGGTTGGTGCATTGGCAGCAGCATCTGTAACTTCTACTGCTACCATAGCAGCCGGCAACGTGACCACAGCAGGATTGATCAGTGCCGCAGGCAATGTCACAGGTGGTAATGTTAGAACTGTTGGACAAGTTAGTGCCACAGGCAACATCACTGGTGGCAATGTTGGTACTGGTATCTTAACAGCAACCACAGTTAGCGCAACAGCCAATATCACTGGTGGTAATATTCTTACTGGCGGAGCAATTAGTGCAACTGGTTTGATTGTAGCAACTGGCAATATCACCGGCGGAAATATTGACACCACAGGAACAATCAGTGCATCTGGACTGAATGTAACTGCTAACACAGCCACTGGAAATTTAACCACAGCGGGCATAGTAAGTGCAACTGGCAACATCACTGGTGGCAACATCACTGGTGGTATTTTGTCAGCCACAGGCAACGTAGTTGGTGGAAATGTATCAACTGCAGGTTTGATCCTGGCAACTGGCAACATCACAGGCGGTAATTTGAATGCCGCAGGATTGAGTTTGAGTGGTAATGTTCAGAGTGCATTGAACTCTACTTCTAACGTCACAACCACAGGCAACATCAGTGCCGGCTACTATGCTGGTAATGGTAGTTTGTTAACTGGCGTGGTTGCCACTGCAATTGGTACTTTACCTAGCTTGAGTGTAACTGGTAACGTTGATAGTGGAAATCTACGCACAGCAGGGTTAGTTTCAGCCACAGGCAACATTGACGGTGGCAACTTGCTGACAGGTGGCACAATCACAGCCACAGGCAACATTTTTGGTGGTAATCTGCAAGGTGCATTGATTTCTGCCACAACAGCAATATCAGCTACTGGCAACGTGATTGGTGGCAACATTGTCACAGGTGGATTGATCACAGCCACAGGCAACATTGTTTCTACTGCCAACGTTGCAGGTGGTAATGTGGTTGCTACCACTTTGGTACAAGGTGCTGGACTTAGTGCTACAGGCAACATTGATGGCGGCAACTTAACAGTTAGCGGTGGAGTAACAGCCACAGCCAATGTGTCAGGTGGCAATTTGGTCACTGGTGGTTTGGCTGCAATCACTGGCAACGTAACTGGTGGCAATTTACGCACAGTTGGTTTGGTAACAGCAACTGGTAATGTCACTGGCGGCAATATCACAACAGCTGGTGAAGTAAGTGCAACAGGTAATGTAACTGGTGGCAATGTCAACGGCAGTATTGTTAGTGCAACAACCAATGTCACAGCAGGCGGCACAGTAAGTGCGCAAGGTAATGTAACTGGCGGTAATATTGTTACTGGTGGATTGATCACTGCTACTGGTACTATCACTTCTGCTGCTAACGTAGCAGGTGGAAACTTAACAACTGGTGGTGCTGTTAGCGCAGCTGGTAATATCACAGCCGCAGCCAACATTGCTGGTGGCAATATTTCAACTGCTGGGTTGATTGTAGCAACAGGTAACATCACAGCTATAGCTAACATTGCTGGCGGCAATATTTCAACAGGCAATGCAATTGCAGGTGGCAGCATATTATCAAGTACCACTCTCAGTGCAGTGGGCAATGTGATTGGTGGCAATATCAATACTGGCGGACAAGTTAGTGCTACTGGTGCCATTACAGGCGCAAATATTTCTGGTACAAATTATACAGGTACCACACTCAGTGTTACAGGCAATATTGACGGCGGCAACATCAGAACAGTTGGTCAACTTTCAGCAACAGGTAACATCACTGGTGCAAATGTCATAGCAACCACATTTATTGGTAACTTGCAAGGTAATATCTCCCTAGCAGGCAGTAATACTCAAGTGTTGTTTAATGACGGCGGCATTGTTGGTGGTACTGCTGGCATGGTGTTTGACAAAACTACCAATGCACTCAGCATCACTGGCACATTTGCCACAAACGGTGTGGCAGCAGACATCAACGTTGGCGGCAGAATTTCAGTAGCTGGTAACATTTTGACTGGTACTGGCAACATCAGTGGCGGCAACGTTTTGAGTGGTGCTCAAATTAGCGGTATTGGTAACGTCACAGGCGGTAACATTGTCACAGGTGGATTGATAACTGCAACAGGTACAATCACTTCTGCTGCCAACGTTGTGGGCGGAAACATCACCACAGGTGGTCAAGTAAGTGCAACAGGTAACATCACTGGCGGTAACATTATTACCGCAGGCGCAAGTGGTAACATCACTGGTGCCAATGTAATCTCGGCTACCACATTGAGTGCAACTGCCAACGTAAATGGCGGCAATGTTATCAGTGTAGCATTGGTACAAGGTGCAACGGTCAGCGCAACTGGTAACGTGATTGGTGGCAATGTAACCACAGCAGGTTTAGTGTCAGCAACTGGCAATCTTGCTACTGGTGCCAACGTAGTAGCATCTGGATATGCTACCGTAACTGGCAATATCACAGGCGGCAATATTATCACTGCAGGAACAGCCACAGTAACTGGTAACATAACCAGTGGAAACATAGCAGCTACAAATCACACAGGAACCACAGTCAGTATCACTGGCAACGTGATTGGTGGCAACTTGACCACAGGTGGATTAATAACTGCAACAGGCAATATAACTGGTGGCAATGTCAACGCCACAGGATTGAGCTTGAGTGGCAACGTGGTTTCTGCAATCACAATGACTGCAAATATCACCACTACAGGCAATATTTCAGGTGGAAATATCTCAGCTACAGGTAACATAAATATTGCTGGACAGTTGGCGGCAACCATAGCAGACGCAACAGCATTGGCAATAGCATTAGGATAAAAAATGGCAAACACTTTTACACGAAAACTCAGCAGACTTGTTGGAACCACAGCTACCTCAGTTGGTGCGTACACAGTTGCGGCAAATACAACCGCAGTTGTGGTTGGACTTTCTTTGACCAATGTCACATCAAGTGCAATTGCAGCCAACGTGATTATTTTAGATAACGCAGCGCAAACCACTCGATTGGCAGTAAATGCACCTATTTCAGCAGGGTCAAGTTTGGTTGTAGGAGGCGGCGATCAAAAGATTGTGTTGGTCACAGGAGATCAATTGCAAGTTCAAAGTAGCGCAGCTACCAGTATTGATGCAGTAATGAGCATAATGGAAATCACATAATGAGTTACGTTGGCCTAAATCCGCAACAACAACTGCTGAACACCAGCACACAGACCTTTAGTGGCAATGCGGTAGCATATCAGTTCACTTTGGGTCGAGCCGTTGCATCAGCGTCTGACTTGGACGTGATGATTGACCAAACTCTACAACGTCCATTCACTGACTACGAAGCCGAAAATGTAAGTTTGTTGTTTCAAACACCACCTCCTAGTGGTACCAACAACATCACGGTTACCTATCGTGCAGGCGCACTTAACTCTTTAAATCTCACAGCCAACGCATTTGGCGCTGGCACAGTTGGCGCACCTAGTGTGTACTCAGTAGCAGCCAACAACACTGGTATATATTGGCCAAATGCTACCACAATGGTCATGACTGTGGCAGGTGGCAATCGTGCCACTTTCAGTAGTAATGTTGAATCAACCAGCAATGTAACAGGTGCGTTGACAGTAACAGGTGGAGTTGGCGTTACTGGTAATATCAACACCAGCGGAGCAGTGACCATTACCAATGCTACTAACAGTGGCAATGTAACCACTGGCGCATTAACTGTGGCAGGTGGTGCAGGCATTGTTGGTAACTTAAATATTGGCGGCGACATTACCTGTGTGGGCGATTTTACAGTTAATGGAACATTTACCACAACAGGCACAGACAGTTTAGAGGTAAACGATCCGTTTATCTTCTTGGCCAATGCCAATCCGGGTGACACATTCGATTCTGGTGTGATCACTGAATACTTTGATGGCGTCAACACACGTTATTCTGGATATTTCCGTGACATCACAGATGCCAAATACAAACTCTTTGGTAATCTAATCGTCAAACCAACCACAGTTGTTGACACAGCCAATGCCAGTTTCACATACAATGATTTGATTCTGGCCAATTTGAGTGCTACAGGCAACGTTAGTGGAACATATATTTTGGGCAACGGTGCATTGCTGAGTGGTATTACAACTGAGACCAGTCAAATTTTCAATGGTACCAGTCGAGTTATTATTCCATCAGCAGCTGGTAATATTGTTAACAACGTTAATGGAGTAACAATTGCCACAGTTTGGTCAGGCGGCCTTGTTGTAACTGGTGCCATAAGTGGATCAACTACACTTTTGGTAACTGGCAACGTCACAGGTGGTAACATAACCACAGCTGGCGAAGTAACTGGCACAGGCAACATAACTTCAGCAGCTAACATATCTGCTGGTAACATTTTAACAGGCGGCATGTTCAGCGCCGCAGGTAACATTACTGGTGCAAACGTCAACACTGGCGGTTTGGTATTGGCCACTGGCAATGTCACAGGTGGTAACTTGCGCACAGCTGGTCAAGCCAGCGCTGGTGGTAACGTCATTGGTGGTAACGTAACCACAGCTGGATCAGTTTCGGCAGCTGGTGTTGTATACGGAGACAGTTTTAGTGCAGCAAATGGTGTTAGTGCTGGCACAACAGTTGCGGCAACTACAGATATCACTGCTGGTGGCACAATATCAGCGGTGGGAACAATCACTGGTGACGGTGGCGTAACATCTTCTGCAAACATAGCAGGCGGCAACATCACAACTGGTGGTGTAGTTAGCGCCACTGCTAACGTAATTGGTGGTAACATAACCACAGCTGGTCAGATAATATCATCTAAACTTGGCAGCTCAGCGGCTAATGCAGGCCAAATTTTCTTGAATGGTGCTGGTAACAATCGAATTGATTTCAACACAAACGGTACCGATGCTCCGGCATATACCACAAGAAGTGCTGGTACTAAAATTACATTATTCCCTTCGGTGGGTGCAACCAATGCAGATTATGCCATTGGTATTGACATCAGTACGCTATGGAACAGCGTGCCAGGCAATGACGGTTCGCAATTTTTCAAATGGTACGGCGGCACAACACTGGTTGGAAGTTTAAGTAGCACAGGTATATTGTCAATTGTGGGTAATGTGATTGGTGGTAACATCAATACTGGTGGAATAGTTTCATCTACAGGTAATGTGGTTGGCGGAAACGTAATTGCAACCACATTGGTTCAAAGTACTTCAGTCAGTGCCACTGGTAACATCACAGGTGGAAACGTACTTACTGGTGGAATTGCCAGTGCCACAGGTAATATCACAGGCGGCAACATTATCACAGGTGGTGCTATATCTGCAGGTGGTGCTGTTAGTGCCACAGGCAACGTGGTTGGTGGCAATGTCACTGCAACCACAGCAGTCACAGCAGGTTCAGGTGGTGTGAGTGCAACAGGCAACGTCACAGGCGGTAATTTAGTTACTGCTGGAATTATTACATCAACTGGTAACATAACATCAGCTGGCAACATTGCTGGCGGTAATATTTTAGGCACCACACTAGTGCAAGGATCAATTGTTAGTGCCACAGCCAACGTGTTGGCAGCAGCTAACATTTCAGCAGCTGGCACTGTGTTGGCAGCTCAGTTGAGTTTGAGCGGTAACATTATCAGTGCTGTAGCAACCACAGGCAATATCACAGGCGCTAACGTCAATGCCACGCTTGCATTGAGTGCAGTTGGCAACATCACAGGCGGCAATATTTCAACTGCTGGTAACTTGGCAGCACCAACCGCAGCTCAAAATACCAATACTACACAAGTGGCAACTACTGCATTTGTTATTGGTCAAGCCAGCTCAACTTCACCAGGTGCAGTTGGGTCAGCCGCAGTTGGAACAGGTACAACTTTTGCCCGAGCAGACCACACTCACTCAGGTGTTACAAACATCACCACCAGCAGTGGATTAAGCACCAATACCAATGCTACTGGTGCAGTTTCAATTACCAACACTGGTGTTACATCAGCTGTGGCTGGCACAGGTGTTGGCGTAAGTGGAGCAACAGGTGCTGTTACAATTAGTATTGGACAGTCAGTAGCAACAGGTGCAACTCCAACATTTGCTGGATTAACAGTTGGCACAGGATCAATTACTGGCGGCAACATTATCAATGGCAACGGCAACGGCGTTGGTAACATTGGTAGTTCAACAGTGTATTTCAACACTGGTTTCTTGAAAGCAACCACAGCACAATACGCTGACTTGGCAGAAAATTATTCTGCCGATGCCGTGTATGCACCAGGCACTGTGTTGGTGTTTGGCGGTGACAACGAAGTCACAATGGCAAACAAGGTCAGTGACCCCAAAGTGGCTGGTGTGGTTTCTACCAATCCTGCACACTTGATGAACAGTGTGATGGAAGCTGAACACATTGTGGCAGTGGCACTAACTGGACGAGTTCCAGCGCAAGTGATTGGACCTGTGAAGAAAGGCGACATGATGGTGTCAGCAATCAACGGTCGTGCGCAGGCCTGTGCTACTCCTGCAATGGGCACAGTGATAGGCAAAGCATTGCAAGACTTTGATGGCGATCAAGGTACGATTGAAATTGTTGTAGGAAGATTATAATGGCTTATGTAGGTTATTCACCTGTATTGGGACAATACCGTAAAATGGATGCGTTGACTTTTAATGGATCCACGCAGACATTCAACATCACTGTGGGTGGTGTGAGTTTTACACCACCAACTGCGTATGCAATGTTGGTAGTGCTAAACAACATTCCATTAAATCCTGGTGTAGATTTCAGCGTAACAGCTTCTACCATAAGTTTTTCTGTAGCACCTGTAAACAACACACCGTTCTTTGCGTTGTTGTTTGGCGACACACTATATACAGGCACACCCAGCGATGCCACTGTTATCAACAGTAAAATAGCCACAGGTGCTGTGAGTTATGACAAGTTCAGTGCTAGTACACAAGCTAGACTAACTGCCGGACAAATTATATTTGGAGTTTAAAAGATGGCAAGAAAAAGATTATACGAGTATTCGTTTACCCCAGGAACTGCTGGTTTAGGCACAGTGAAGGTGCCAGACAGATACAACCTGGCTGACATTCTGGCTATCTATGATACAACATACAATGTTGCTATCTACAACTTTGCCGATCCTACCATGGGTGGTACAGTGTCATGGGCAGCGGGCCCAACTGCAACATTCCCCACAGCCTATGCTGGTGTAACAACTATCACTTTGGATTTAGATACCAGTGCATACGTTAACACTGATAAATTAGCAGTTTATGTTGAAGAACGTAGTTTAGTAGTTGAACCTTGGGCGTTTGGCGAAGACGCAATTGGACGTAATCGTATTTCAAATCCAGAAGCCTTGATTGACGCTGACTTTGAATATGGTTTGCAAAACACCAAGTGGCAAAACGTTTCAACCAACAACAACATTCCTGGGTTTTTTGAAGACATTGGAGGTGATTTAACAATCAATACCAATGGTTATATTAGTTTGATAGCCGGCGATGATGTTATTACATCCAACGTTGATACCAGTCTCAAATTGCAAAATCCTGGCACTGCCCAATGGGTAGCCAATGACTATGCGTTGATCATCAGTCAAACACAAGGTAATGTCACACCATTTACTAGCAACTATCTCACAACCGCAGTCAACAGTTCAGCAGAAAGAACATTTACTTTGGCCAGTACCACTGGGTTCACTGCATTGGATAACGTGATATTGATTGGCAGACCCACTTCTGGTGGTACCACAATTGCAGTAGCCAATATTACCAGCACTGCAACAACCACAGTTAACGTGGCCAATGCGTCAGGTATTGTGGATGGTTCTTATGTTATTGCTGAAACAATCACTGGCAACGTGTATGAAGTCATGGCAGTGACTAACGTAGCTGCTAATGCTTTAACAGTTACTCGACAGACCAACAACACTAACGGTGCTGGCGCAAACATCATCATTGGCGCAAACATCTATCCTGTAAGTACTTTAGAAATTGCGCAAGTGCAGAGTGTGGGCAACGGCACAGCTATTAACTTGAACAGAGGTTGGTACAATACCACTGCTGCTAATGCTTTTGCTACAGGCACAGTCATGCAAAAACTCAGCAGTAACGTAGAAATTGTGCAACATACTGTGATCAGCACTGCTGTAAACGGAACTCAAACAATTTCTAGAGGCATCAATAATACCACAGCATTGACAGCAGCCGGCGCAGGATCACCAATGGTGAGATTGACTGGAATATTTTATGCCACAGGATCTAACAATCTTCCTCAAGTTGGCGTTAATCAAAGTGACACTCCAATTGATGTGAACGAGTATGTAAGCAATCAAAATTCAGCCAGTTCTAATGCTGAAGGTATTGGTTTGGTATATTCTGCAAACACCAACAATTTCTTTTACTATCCACGTAGAAGTTTGAATCTAGCACCTGGTTATCCAATCAATCAATTTGATTCCACAATCAGACAGGCATTCCCGTATACTGGTGCAGATTTGGACGTTGTGTCTATTGTGAGTGATGGCGGCAATCCTAGCACAATCACAGTGACCACAACCTATGCACATGGCATGGTACCTGGCACTCCAATCTTGGTCAGTCTGAGCTCAGGTACTAACGAAGCTTATGCTGAAGGATCGTTTTTTATAATTTCTGTGCCCAGCACAACTACATTTACATACACTGCCAAAACTGGAGCCGCAGTAAGCGGTAGTTTGGCTGGTACAATTAATGTGCGAAGTAACGCAGTGTTTTTACCAAGACCATTTGACGGCGGCGTTATATTAGGCCCAGGCACTCCCACACGTGGTGCTTCCGCTACTAGACAGACCAAAAAATATTTCCGTTATCAATCTGGTAAAGGTATCCTGTTTTCATCTGGTACCATGCTCAAGCCAACATTTGACATTTCTGCTCTGAGTGCTGACGGAACAACAGTCAACAGCAATATCACAGTTACCACAGATGTTGAACACGGTCTCAATGCTGGCGCAACAGTAACCATCAGTGGTATTACTACTAGTGGTTACGATGCTTCAGGGTATATTGTGACCAGTATCACATCAGATGTCAGTTTTGTTGTACAGGCGCAAGGCTCGCTAGGAAGTGTTGCACCAGAGTTAGGGCAACAACCAAGATTGTTTATCACAGCCTGGCACGGTTCAAGCATCCGTGCTGGAATTTTTGATGATCAAAACGGACTATTTTGGGAATCTGATGGCATATCATTGAATGCAGTTCAACGCACCAGCACGTTCCAAACAGCTGGCCTTGTGTCAGTTGGAGTGGGATCCAACCTTGTTACAGGTGATGGAAACTGTAGATTCCAAGATCAACTCAACAACGGTGACGTAGTGGTAATCAAGGGCATGACTCACACAGTGACCAGTGTGATTGACAACAATGCCATGACCATTGTGCCCACTTTCCGCGGAGTGAGCAATCAGACTCGTGTAAAAATGACTTTGCGTAATGAAATTAGAGTTCGTCAAAGTGACTATAACATTGATCCAATTGATGGCACAGGCGCAAGCGGGTATACTATTGATACCAACAAAATGCAGATGTTGGCAATTGAGTATTCATGGTACGGTGCTGGCTACGTGACTTGGATGGTGCGTGGACAAGATGGCAGATTTATTCATGCACATCGTCGTCCTAACAACAACTTGAACAACGAAGCTTACATGCGTTCAGGTAACTTGCCAGCAAGATACGAAGCCATTAACGAAACTGCTACCAGCAGTCTTGATGGCGGCATTACAGATGCAGACACCACAATTAGTTTACGTGACGCAACAGACTATCCTGCGGCCAGCGTAACATATCCAGTGTATGTGATGATTGACAGTGAGATTATTAAGTATTCAGGTAAGAGTGGCAATGACCTAACTGGTTGCACACGAAATGCAACGTTTACACAATGGGTTGAAGGTGCAAGTCGCAGCTTCACAGGAGGTCCAGCTGCTTCGCATACTGACAACACTGGTGTGATATTGATCAGCAATACTTGTACTCCGCTGGTTAATCACTGGGGTAGTTCAGTGATCATGGACGGTAATTTTGATGGTGACGAAGGCTATCAATTTACCTACAATAGATCAAACTACGGCTTGCCAGCCACAATTGGTGCAAAGCAAGTGGCATTTGCCATGCGATTGGCTCCTAGCGTTAGCAATGGTATCATTGGTGACTTGGGAGTAAGAGATTTGATCAATCGTGCGCAGTTGACACTGATCGATCTAAACGTGCAAGTGGGAGCTGGTAGATATCTAATTGAAGGTATTTTGAATCCCAACAATATAGATTCTGCCAACACTTCTTGGCAGGGGCTGAACAATTCGGGCGGTGGCTTCCAGCCTAGCTTTAGTCAATTCTCAGTGGCGCCTCGTTTCACTTCAGAATCAACTGGTGGTTTGACTGGTGCTCCTTTTAATACCACTGGTGGTATGAGTCGCTCGGGCGTAAAAGTAACCACCAGTGGCCAAAGAGTGTATGCTAACCTTGCTCCAACCAACATATCAAGTTCTGGAACAGGTGCAAATTTAACAGTGACACTGACTGCTGCTGGCACCGCATATAATACCACAACCACTCAAATTTCAGTTCAAGTAGCTGGTACTGGATATGCTGTGGGAGATACTATTAAAATTCTTGGTAATGCGCTAGGTGGATCAACCACTGCTAATGATTTAACGCTGACAATTCAAGCTATCACTGCTGACATTAATGGTGGCGAGCGACTGTTTGCTATTCCAGTCAGTTCTACAAACCAAGGAGTGTTGAACCTAAGCTCAGTCAAACAAATTGGTACCAGTGCAGTGCCTGGCACAGGAACTTTCCCAAATGGACCAGAAGTGTTGGCTGTACAAATTACTGCACTGTCAACTCAGTCAACTCCAGTGGGTGAAATTCAACTGAGCTTCCAAGAAAGTCAGGCTTAATGTTCAGTGGCAAGATAGCGTTCAACAATGTCTATCTTGTCCTGAATTGCTACAATATTCACAGTTGACCACAAGCCTGGATGCATGGGCTTGGGCCAGGTGCCTTTGTCTATCCATGCATATCCTAAGTGTTCGTGATTTAGTGTGGGTTGAAATTCTTCAGCAACCACACATACCCAGGTGTGATATTCAAAGTTTAAATCTGCTGATGTGAATTTTTCCAAAGGAACCAGGCGTTGGTAAACAGGAAAACTTCCCAGTTCTTCAATGCATTCGCGTTCCATACCACCCAGTAGAGTTTCGCCAGTTTCCACTTTGCCCCCCGGCAATCCCCATGCACCTGGATGTTTTGAATCGTTGCGCAACAAATAAAGATAACGGCCAGTGTTGCTGGCTCTAAACCAAACACCCACAGCTTTTACAGCACCAGTCTCCATTGGCCTCCCGGGTAGTATCCTTGATAACTTTTCATCCATGCGTCACCAGTCCACATATACTGTTGACTGGTGGTTATGTTGGTCACATACTGGCCAGCAGGTTGTCCATTGGCTCTAAAAACCACACGCCAGTAGTTGTTTGAGTACTCAATTACATCATTGGCTTCGGCAACAAGTGGCCTGCCATTGGCTCCTATCCAGGCCTCAGCAGGTCCTGAATTGCCAGCAGATCCTGTGCTTTCGGTAAGCAAATATCTTTGCCCTTCTAGCGCACTGTCTAATCCGTTTAACGGGCCACTTGCTTGTGGGTTAATCACAGCGTCAATTGCATCCAGTGTGTTTTGTGGCGCAGTGTCAATGTCTATATCATACAACACAAATCGATCATCATTTGGGTCAAGGGCAATGGTACCAACAACCTCAGACCCATCTGGTTGTTCTAAATAAATTTGACTTATTCCGGGCCGCAGAACACCGTATGCATCAATAACTGCTGGCCACAACAAGTTGCTGTTGCCTACAATGTTAGTTGGAGTAAGACTGCTGTTGCTGGGTTCTTCTACAGAACTTGGAGGTCGCAAAATTTGTATTTTGTTGCCAATCAACACTGTGGCATAGTTGTAGGGTGTGATCACTTGTCTAGTACCCAACAACAAATCATTGTTTGTGATAGCATCAACAGCATCGCCTTGTGCATCAAACACACTGGCAATAACTCTTTCCACCACACCCAATTTTTTAACTTTGGCAGGTGAACTGATCCAGATTGGCAATGTGAATCTCAGTGTGCATATATCTATGGGATTTTCTGCACCCATGGGGATAGTTCTAGACGTCCAAGTGGTGCCATCTAGTTCTACCACACTCAATGAAGTCCAGTCAATGTAATTGTCTGTGCTTTGAATTTCCAAACTGGGGTTGAACAGCGTTAGAATTTGCTCAAGCAATTGCAATTTTTGATTGGTATTTGAAGTCCACAAATCTAAATTCAAAGTCAGCTTGTACGGAACAGGCATCAGGCGTTCAATGGTAAATGCATTGCCTTGAGTGGTTTCGTAAGTTTCAGTGCTGGTATCGTAGGTGCGTTGACGTACAGAAACCTTACTCACATGGTAAGGCTCTTGGATTCTGGGTCTATCATAATCTAGTGCAGTGATGTAAAATGTCATCAACGGAGTTGACGGCAAGCTGTTGCGTGAGTTGTCCTGCAATATGGTTTGTGCGTTTCTACTTGAATCACCATATCTGATTGGAACTCTAAGCAAGGCCGCATTCTCGCTGCCTTCTTCTCTGCCATACTCAATTTGGAACCCCGAAAAGATTCTAGTGAATTGCAGTAAGAATCTGCGTATCTGTTCGTCGTAAAAAAATTGTTGCATTGTTAACTTGACTTTTGTCCAGGTTGTGTGCCAGGTCTAGGGTTAGCAGGTTTGTCCCCACCTTGATCACCGTTGTCAGCACGGGGTTTCAATATCTCGCTGAGACTCTGTCTACTTGGTATGTTACCCAGGTCTGTAGTATTCACAGTGTATGTATTGTTCACAAAGGTCGAGCGCAAAGTATCATTGGTAGGACCATTGTTAAGATTTGTACGCACATTGCTTTCAATTTTGACCCAGCGTCGGCCATCATAGCGGAACAGTCGATTTGGTTGATAATCTAGTCGCAAGGCATAATCTCCACTTACAGGATTGGTTGGGAAACTCACGCCAGGTGTAACAGGCAGGCCATTTGGTGCCATATCGTCGCCAGTGAGGTAACCCATGGTATAACCAAATGACTTTGGTGTGACATTCATGCCACCTTGTGTGCCATCTACTGTGACAGTGCTTTCTGACCCAAGGCCTACTGGATTGGCAGGTTGACCATCTTGTGTGGGCTCAATGTAAAATTTAGTTACGTCATAGCCACTCAATGGAACTTCTGCGTCGGCCTGTGTGAGTATGGCGTCATTGATCTGAGTGTCTTTGGCACGAGTTCCTTGAACATCACTAATGGTGGCAGGAGTATAGGGCACCCAAAATTCAGTGTTGGTTATTTCTGTGCCTGCTGGCGTATTTTTCTGAGCTTGATAATACACATCTCCATAGTTCACAATAGAACCCATGGGGTAAAAATCGCCCGGATCCCAAATGTACTCAGCCACAAAAGGTTTATCAGTGATTGATTTGTATTCTTGTTGATCGTTCAGTGGCGTGGCTTTCACACGCCACAAGTGTGGCAACCAAGTTTGGCTAAATCCTTCAGAAGCAAACGACGCATCTTGTATCACGTAGTATTTTGGAAATGCTTTTGGGATAGCAGGATTCAGTGGATTGTAATCTTTTAAATTTGGAATCTCAAGCACATCGCCGTTCATGAGTTTACGACCAAATGTGTCAATCATGTCGTTGTAGTGGAACGTGATAAACAGCGTGTCGTTGTTCAAAAACAAACCAAATTGTGTGAGATCAAAGTCAATATCTTGTGTGTTGTACACACCACGCATGACATAAACATCTGTGTCATACACTCTATCTCTGTTTTCCAGCAACAGCAAGTCTTGAATGTTCAGTACACTTTGCGTTTCATAAACAGGTTGTGTAGCATCAGCATTGCCGCTGAATGCAGAATCTTGGCCGCCAGTTTCTGGCCCTAGATACTTGTGAACAAGGATATCCAAGCCGCCCACAGTGTACATTTCACTGATAGTACGGTCAAAAAATTGGTAGTCTCTTGTGCGATTTGGGCGGTATAAACTTAGGCGTGGCATAACATATATTTATGGGCAGGTTGACCAATAATTCCAAACCTGCTATACTTTGGGCATGAAAGTAGTTAAACTGAACAACCGATTCCGCCAATTCAAACAGCATGGGCATGTGATTGCTGTGCGATGTGATAGTTGGCTGGGAGAAGGCACATCTTTTGAACAAGTATGCAAAGCCAAACTGGGAGGCCAAGGTTACATGCCCACCAACGACTGGCATGCTTACTTTGGTAAAAACAACGGCCGCGCCAATCGTCCATTCTGGATTTCCTTCCGCAGGGAATCAGATCTTACTTTAGTACTACTTTCTGCCTGCTTGACCAAATAATCAAAATCTGCTATAATACACACTTGTTCACTACAGGAGTCTGTATGCAAAAGGCAGCAAAATTTGTTGCAAAGTACTCTACTGCCAACAAGTCCAAAGCAGTGGTTCCTTATGATCGTATACAAGCCACAGAAAAATGGGTGGAATACAGCCTGGACATTGTGGATATGAATCGTATTTTGATGCAGTCAGACTTTGACACCAAATGGCGTCTAATGGAGGCTTTGGACATTGCAGAGCGCAAGAGAAAGTACATGTACAACCACAAAAACTTTAAACTCAAACGTGCTACGGAATTGTTTGAACTCTGCCGAGATTTACCTGTAAAATAAGTAAGGACACACATGAGCACCACATTCAAAATTAAACTGCTAAACCCTCGCAGTTCTGACACTAACATCCTAGGTATGGAGCCTACTTGGCAAATCCAGCCCACAGAGTATCGCACCAGTCGACTGAGCAAAGCGTTCTCTTGGTACAACTATTTCTACGGCAAAAAAGATGCCCGGGACATGATTGTAAACTATCTCGAAGCACATGACCGCAAAGCCGATGTGCGGTTACTCAAAGGCATTCCAGACTCAGCAATTCGACTGACCACAGGTTGGCTGTGTCGCATGAGTATGGTGGGCTTGGAACTGCATGGCGAGGAACAGCTCAAGCTGGAAAACCAACTGCGAGAAATCCTGGACAGCAAGCAGAATGAAGTTGCGTCCGAAGCAGTAGTGGAAGACGCTACACCAAGAATTACCATCCAAGACCGACTGCGCGAAAAGGCAGCAGAGTGTAACGGTGAATTGGAAGGCTTATTTGATGAATTTATGTTGAGTGGCGCTAAGATGACTGCTGACTTCAAGCCTGTGGTAATCATGCGTGGATTGAACATAGCACCACAACTGATCAGTCAAATTTCTGACAACTGGAAACGCAAGCTCGCAGAGTTTGAGCGTGTGGCAGAAGGCAAAGACCCTCAATTGGTTGAAGGCTACAGTTACCTTTCTAAAATACAACTGCGCAATGTGATCAAGTTTTGCGAAGCTGTGGTCAACGACTGTGGTGCTTATGTGCAGATCAAGAAAGTGGAACGCAAGCCACGCAAGGTCAAGGCAGTGCCACCTGAAAAACGTGCGGCCAAGTTCAAGATTTTGGCAGAATTTGCAGAGCTCAAACTCAAGAGTTTGCCCGCCGCAAGCCTTGTGGACAAAACAGAAGCCTGGTTGTATGACAGCAAAAAACGCAAGCTCATCCACCTTGTGGCAGACAGCCACACACAGGCATTCACTGTGAAGAACAACTCAATCATTGGGTTCTCAACTGTGGAAACCATGCAAAAAACTCTGCGGAAACCAGCAGAACAACTGAAAGGTATTACAGGTGCTGGCAAGCCAGCCGCCCGCAAAGCATTCAAGGATATCAAAGCCACAGAAACTGCATGGAATGCCCGTGGCACAGAGAACTTGATCATACTCAAGAGCTGGTAAATATGGCTATATGAAATTGAAATTTGATGAAAAAGTAGAATTTTACATTACCAATGTCTGCAACTACACCTGCGATAATTGCAACCGTTTTAACAATCATAAATTTTCAGGATGGCAACGCTGGAGCGATTACGAAGGCATCTATCAACAGTGGGCAAAACAAATTGAACTACGTGCCATAACTATCTTAGGTGGCGAGCCCACACTAAATCCCACACTGTCAGAATGGGTAGTGGGCTTGAATGAAATATTCAATTGCGATGTAGAAATACTGACCAATGGCACTCGACTGAATCATGTCCCAGGACTGTATGAGGCAATGACCAGACCCCGACCGCCAGAAAGGCCAGTGAATCACATTGGAGTGAGTCTGCACAACATAGCAGACTTTGAAATGTTGCGTCAAAACATATTGGATTTTCTTGATACCGTTGTAGTAGAATTTGGTTTTAAATTAGACCTCCCCCCACCACCAAATTGGCAAGGATGGGATTCATACTGGACTGTGGTTGATAAAAATGGTGTGATTGTTTGCATGCACCTAGCCAACAATTTCCAAACATCCGCTGTGCAGTTAAACAACACTGGCCGATTTATTGTTCATGACAGCGACCCTATACGCAGTCATCAACAGTGCGGATTTGTTAAATTTAAATGCTATCACTTTGTTCGCGGAAAAATATACAAATGCGGCCCCGCGGCGCTGTTTCCAGAATTTGATGAACAAAATCAATTTGACATTTCTGAATCAGATCGCCAGATCATGAACAGCTACCGACCACTGACCTTGGACAACTTTGAACTCTACAAAGATGATTGGGTGGAAAGTTTAAAGCACCCAATTCCACAATGTAAATTTTGTCCAGACAAAGGAATCAATAGAATTATTACCCCCACAGTCAAAGGCACTGCATCCAATGACACATAAAACGTTATTAACATTTGGCGACAGCTGGCCACAAGGCGGAGAGCTAACCCCACCCCATGAGGTACCATACGGCGACCTACTGCAACGTCAAATGGGTTTTGATAAATTTTTCAACTACGGATCTGCTGGAGCCAGTAATGAGGACATGTTGTATCAGTTTCAAGAATACATTGCTGATCATCACAACACTGATGACGAAATCACTGCTGTGTTTTTTTTAACAAATCCAGGTAGGTCTACACACTGGCCTAGATTTGGAACATGGAACGAACAAGATCGTGAGTGGAAACACTGGCCTACAGACGCCAAAGAATGGGCACGTGAGGTGTTCATGCACTTTCATCGCAAAGGACACGAAGTCATGCGTTCTTCGGCCACAATAACAGCCTTGCAATCTTGGTCCAAGCATTACAAAATCAATGACTTTTACTTTGCTGGATGGGTGCGATATCCTGAATGGCTGCCTGGAGTTGACACAAGTAAAATTTGGAAACAAGGAACAGAAACAGCCGCAGACTGGTTTGGTGCAACAGACTACCACGGAGAACACCTACTAAATGTTGCAGACAATGAATTTATTAGACCTAATTTTGCACACCCCAATCAACTTGGGCATGAACTGATTGCATCCAAGCTAGAAAAATGGATAACCCCTGGTAAATAACATTATCGGAGTCCACAATGGCTGAACAGCAACAAGATACACTTTCCACGCTCAAGCAAAATCTCATAGATTATGCACAGCTTCAGCTGGGCAGTCAAATTATCGATCTTGAACTAGATCCCGAACATTACGAAGCAGCATATCAAAAGACCATTGGCACCTATCGTCAACGTGCCAACAATGCCTATGAAGAAAGCTACAGCTTCATGTACCTGGTCAAGGACGAAAACATCTACCAGCTGCCGCAAGAAGTCATAAGTGTGCGTCAGATATTTCGCAGAACATTTGGTGACTCAACTGGACCCTTTGCATCAAACTTTGATCCGTTTAGTCAGGCCAGCTTGAATGTGTATCTGATGAACTTCAACGTGGCAGGCGGCTTGGCCACATACGACTTTTACTCACAGTATGTGGAACTGGCTGCCAGAATGTTTGGTGGCTACATGAACTACACATACAATCCTGTAACCAAAAAACTGCAATTGATTCGTGATCCCAAAGGCACCGGCGAAGCTGTGTTGTTGTGGACTTACAATCTAAAACCTGAAATCAACTTGTTGAGTGATTTCCAAATCCAACAATGGATCAAAGACTACATGGTTGCCAACTGCAAAATGATCATTGGTGAAGCCCGTGAGAAGTTTGGTCAAATTGCAGGCCCACAAGGCGGCGGCACTCTAAATGGCACTGCCATGAAAGTCGAAGCGCAAACTCAAATGGATGCTCTTCTTGAACAACTCAAAATGTATGTAGACGGCTCACAACCGTTGACTTGGGTAATTGGTTAACACACAGTAGACACATAGTCATAAATCTGTTATAATCATCAAATGGACCTGATGATTGATCTTGAGGGCTTGGGAACAGGCCCCGACACTACTATTCTTACCATTGCTGCTCAGGCGTTTGATCCGTTTGGCTCTGGCTGTTACGAACAATCATTTTATGCTAGAGTCACACTGGAAAGTCAAGAAACTCGTAGCATACAGCAAGGCACCATAGAATGGTGGGCCACACAACCTGCTGTGGTGCGTGACGAAGCCTTTGCTGATGAAGATCGCATACCATTAGACCAAGCACTGGATGGACTAGGCCGATTAATTTGGCATGCCAAGCGTGTGTGGGCGCAAGGACCGACATACGACATGAACATCCTGGAGCATGCCTACAAGAGCTACAACAAACCCTTACCCTGGCAGTACTACATGGTACGAGACAGCCGCACAGTGTTCAGTTTATGGCCCGGCCAACCCATGCCTCCCACCACTCACCATGCACTAGAAGACTGCCGCAGACAAATAGGCATGTTACAAAATACACTTAAATATCTCAATGTTCGGGAGTTGAAATAAGTTGCTATGACTCAGGTGGTTACGTTTGATTTTGGCGGAAAATTTAGCCCGGTATCCTATGAAAACTTGTTGACCAGCATTGCTGTTCTTGCTAAAAAAAGCAAAGATGTTTTGGTATTAGGTTGTCGGGAAGAAGATTGCAATCCATTAGAGCACTATGCTCAAACTCTTGCACTGCAAGAACACATACACAATCTAGGCATGAAATTTTGTGTGTTTTTTAATTTTTACACTCAATACACTCAAGAACATTTGCCAGGAATAGATGTTGATTATATTGACTTCATGTTGTTAAAAACAATCCACAATGCTCCTGCGCCTGTTGCAAAGCAAGGCAGTCGCATTTTATTTTTAATTGGCAAACCTGATAGACCACATCGAGCACCACTGTTATACAAGTTTTATGAGCGTGAGCAACTGGATAAACTGAGCTGGTCGTTGTTTATACCTGTTCAAATTGAAAATCAAGTACGCAAGTTGATTCCTCATGCAGCTGATCAGCAATGGCAAGAGTTTATGCAACTGCAAGGCAGTCCTGATGGGGTGACACCAATAGTGAGTGGGTCCAGCATTCACGTTTGTAATTATTGTGATTATGATGCAAAAATATTTGCTGATACCAGCGTGAGTTTGGTCAGTGAAAGCATGTTTGAACAATCCAATGCGTTGACTGCTCGGGCCACAGAAAAAACTTACAAAGCAATCAACAATCGCCATCCTTTTGTGATTGCCGGCCCAGCAGGAACCTTGGAACGATTGCAGTCGCTAGGCTACAAAACGTTTGAAAAACACCTACCCAATCCAGGGTATGATCAGGAAGTTAACAATGACATCCGTTTGGAACTAATTTATGAAAACATTTTGGCGTTGCATAAGTTGGCCACAGAGCATCCAGAATCTCTTGCAAATGATATAGAACATAACTATACTGTCAACAAGCAACGATATCAACAACAACTTGATCGTGCCGCTGCCATGTTAGCAAAATACGGTTACAACGGATCAGCAATTGACGTTCTCATGCTGCATGACCAAGTGGCCCCAAACACACTGACAGAAAAATTTATGGAACTTGTATGATCATTGGTATATGTGGATTCATTGGGTCTGGCAAAGACACCATAGCTGATTATCTTGTAAACTTGCACCACTTTCGTAGAGAAAGTTTTGCGAGCACATTAAAAGATGCTGTGGCACAAGTGTTTGGGTGGGACAGAACCATGCTGGAAGGCCGCACAAAAATGGCCCGTGAATGGCGAGAACAAGTGGATCCGTGGTGGGCAGAACGCTTGCACATGCCCACTCTAACGCCTCGTTGGATACTACAATACTGGGGCACAGAAGTGTGCAGAGCCGGGTTTCATGATGATATTTGGATTGCCAGCTTGGAAAACAAACTGCGCCACAGCCAGGATGATGTTGTGATCTCAGACTGCCGTTTCCCCAATGAAATTTTAGCCATTAAGAACGCAGGCGGACGTGTGGTGCGTGTGGTGCGTGGTCCTGAACCTGCTTGGTATAATGCAGCCGTAAGTGTCAATCGTGGTGCCAATGGCAATTCAACCTGGGCGCTGAGTCAACGCAAACTGGAAAAACTAGCAATTCATGCGTCAGAAACTGCCTGGGTGGGAACTGAATTTGATGCTGTGCTAGACAACAACGGCACACTAGACGACTTGTATCAACAGGTCAAGAGTCTGGTTCAAGATCCCCGGGCTTCCACGTAGAATCTGTGCGTTTTAAATCCGCCACACAGTTCATACACACAGTCTTTAAATTACGAAGCTCACAGTTATTGAGGTTGCCATCCACATGGTATACCAGCAACTGACTGTGATGTCTGGCCTTAAACCCACATCGATCACATGTGGGTTTTTTCTTATATCCGCTTGACTGCCAGCGCGGCACCGGTGCTTTGATTTTGCGATTTTTCTTCGTGCAAGTTTCGCAACGACTGCGATAGTATATCTTGCCATCTCTATGGCAGTTTACAGCTCGAGGTCGTTGATTGCAGGCCGGGCACATGGGTCTCATGGTGTATTTATGCTCAAACCTTACGGTAAGGGCAGTCTACGACACCGTTTTTTGAATCTACCCATAAATATCTACAACTTGAAAAGGAACCCACCATGGCTCTAGTATCCCCAGGCGTAGAAGTAACAGTAATTGACGAAAGTCAATATATCCCTTCAGCCGTTAACACCGTACCGTATTTCCTCATTGCCACTGCACAAAACAAAGTGTCAGGCGATGGAGTAACTGTTGCTGCTGGCACAACTGCTGCCAACGCCAACAAAACCTATTTAATCACCAGTCAACGAGATTTGGTGGCCACATTTGGTGTGCCATTCTTTTATTCTACCACAACTGGCACTCCAATCAACGGTTACGAACTCAACGAATATGGTCTACTGGCTGCTTATTCGGCACTAGGCGTTACAAATCGTGCCTATATCCAACGTTGTGATATTGATCTCACAGAGCTTACTGCTAGTTTGACTCGTCCGGTAGGTGAGCCAGCTGACGGTACCTATTGGTTAGATACTTCAACATCAGTTTGGGGCATCCAAGAGTGGAATGAAACTACCAATGTTTTCACTGTCAAAACACCAATTCAAATCATTAGCGAAGATGATGTTGTTGATGCCGCAGGCGGAGACTATGAGCCATTGCCATCAATTGGCAGTGTTGGTGACTATGCTGTAATTGCATTTGCGCAGTTTATACCAGGCTACTACAAAAATTCTAGCAATCTTTGGGTGCAAATTGGTACTGATGAGTGGAAAACATCGTGGGCCACAGTGGCAGGCACAGCAAGTCCTGCCACATTGACTGTTGGTGCAAGCATGTTTATCAACGATACGTTGATCACAGTGGGTGCTACCAATACTGTTGCTGGACTAGCGGCAGTTATTACTGCTGCTTCTATAACTGGTGTAACAGCCGCCGCAGTAAGTGGTAAGTTACAAATTTTTGCCACCAGCGACGCTACCAATGACGGATCTACTGGCTCAGGTGGCATTGTGTCAATTGAAGCTGGACCAACCAGCGGTGCAGCATTACTGACAGCATTAGGCATTGAAGCTAAAGATTATCTTGCACCCACATACTTTGTGGGGTACAGTTATCAAGCTCCACGCTGGAGAACCACTGATACAAGTCCTCGTCCAACTGGATCTATATGGAACAACATCAGCTCTGCCAACAATGGCATGAGTTTGAAAGTGCAAAAATACAGCACCACCTTGGGTGCTTGGGTAAGTCAAGTTAGTGGCGTTTATACTTCAGACCGTGCTGCCAATTATGATCTAGATCCATCTGGTGGTGGTAAAAATATTCCAGTAGGAACGACCTATGTGCTAACACAAGCTGTAGAATCTGCTTCTGGATTCCCACAATTTAATTTTGAAATCCTTGAAAGAATTGCACTTGGTGCTACTGTAGTTACTGGTACTACTGTGCCTCCATCGTTTACTGTTGGTGATTCGCTTCTTATAAGAGCGTCTGTTGCTGGATCAGCAACTACAGTTAACCAAGGCACTGCAACTGTTGGTGGTACTGGAACAGTGGCTGATTTTATTGCAGCAATAAGTGCTGCCAATGTGCCTTATGTATCAGCCAGTGTGAACTCAGCTGGTAACATTGTGTTTTCACACAGTCAAGGCGGATCTATTGCATTGCAAGAAGTTTCAGGGACACCAATTCTTGAAGCTGGATTTACAGACGCAACACCCAAATGCCGCCTTAATAAAACTGATGACACGTTTTTAGATTTGAGCAACTGGGTCACAGCTGACTTGTTCACTTACACAGCCAGCGACACTGCACCTGACGTTGATCCAGATGACGGACGTTTGTGGTATTACAGCACTCCAAGTCAAGTTGATATCATGATTCAAAACAACGGCAGCTGGATTGGATATCAAAACGTAACTAATGATGTTCGTGGTTACGATTTGACAATTACCAATGCAAGTGGACCTATTGTGGCTGCGACTGCACCAACAACACAAAATAATGCTGCTGAATCTCCTTTGGAGTACGGTGATTTGTGGATTGATTCAAGTGATCTTGAAAACTATCCATTGATTTATCGTTGGGAATCAGTAAACAACGTTGATCAGTGGGTAGCAATCAATACCACTGATCAAGTTACAGAAAATGGTATACTATTTGCCGACGCTCGTTGGGCCACAAATGGTACCACAGATCCGATCAGTGATCCATTCCCAACCATTGAAGCATTGGCAAGTTCTAACTATTTAGACTTGGATGCTCCAGATCCTGCCCTGTATCCACAAGGCATGTTGTTATGGAACACTCGTCGATCAGGATACAATGTCAAGAGCTATCAAAGCGACTACTTTAATGCCACAGACTTCCCAGATGATACATTGCCAGCTGTGAAGAATACCTGGTTGACAGCTAGCGGCAACAAAGATACTGGTGCAATGTTTGCTGGACGTCAAGCACAACGCAAGATGGTTGTGGCAGCAATGAAGTCAGGTATTGATACCAGTGCTGCTGCAAGAGAAGAGCAGAATGGATTCAACTTGATTTCTGCCACAGCATATCCTGAGTTGACACCAAACATGATTGCACTCAGCAACGAGCGCAACAACACATTGTTTGTGGTTGGTGATACACCAATGCGTCTTGGACCAGATGGCAACAGCTTGGTTAGCTGGGCTACCAACAACCTTGGACTTGGTTTAGATACTGAAGATGGATTGACATCAACCAGCAACTACGCCGCCAACTTCTACCCAAGTTGCCAAACAAGCGATCTCAGCGGAAACACTGTGGTTAGTGCGCCAAGTCACATGATGATGCGTACAATTCTACGATCAGACGCTGTGAGCTATCCATGGTTGGCACCAGCAGGCACACGTCGTGGTGTTGTTGACAATGCTGTGGCCATCGGCTACATCAATGCCGCAACTGGCGAATTTGAACAACTCAGCGTTGGACAAGCTGTACGTGACATCCTGTATGAGCGTAACATCAACCCAATCACCTTTATTCCAGGTGTGGGTATTACCAACTTTGGTAACAAGACATCGACCACTGTTACCACAGCATTGGATCGTATCAACGTTGCACGACTGGTTGCATTCTTGCGTGGACGTCTTGAAGAAATTGGTAAACTGTATTTGTTTGAGCCCAATGACGAAATCACACGCAATGAGATCACCAACACTTGCAACAGTTTGATGATTGACTTGATTGCTAAACGTGCAATCTATGACTACTTGGTAGTGTGCGACTTGAGTAACAACACTCCAGCTCGTATTGACCGTAATGAGTTGTGGGTTGATATTGCCATAGAACCAGTGAAGGCAGTGGAGTTTATCTATATTCCATTGCGTATCAAGAACACTGGTGAAATCGCTGCTGGAGGCTAAACCAAATTGGGGGCGGTTTTAATCCGCCTCCATTCCAGGTAAATAACAATATAGGAGATTACTACAAATGGCAGTTTCATCACTACAGAGAATGACAGTACCACTGGCAAGCGACCAAAGCTCGAATGCTCAGGGTCTGTTGATGCCCAAACTCAAATATCGCTTTCGAGTGTTTTTTGAGAACTTTGGTGTTTCAAAACCAACTACAGAACTTACAAAGCAAGTTGTCAGCGCCACACGCCCAAATTTGACTTTTGAAGAAATTACAATTCCAATTTATAATTCAACATTGAAATTGGCCGGCAAGCACACCTGGGCCGACATCACAGTGTCGCTGCGTGATGATGCATCAGGACAAATTTCACGCTTGATTGGCGAGCAACTTCAAAAGCAAATGGACTTTTTGGAAATGGCTTCTGCTGCATCTGGTATCGACTACAAGTTCTTGACCAAGATTCAAGTGCTTGACGGCGGCAATGGCGCAACAGAAATCAACGTTCTTGAAACTTGGGAGTTGTATGGTTGCTACCTCAAAGGTGCCAACTATGGTGACTTGAACTATGGTACCAACGAAGCAGCCACAATTGAAATGAGCATTGCTTACGATAACGCCAACCAGACACCTGAAGGCTCAGGAGTTGGCAGTGCAATTGGCCGCACAATTAACGATGTTGTAACAGGCGCTGGTCAAGGCGCATAAGGATAACTTATGGCCAACGGTGGCGGCCCTTTTGGCATTGGTAATGAAATCCTTCAGGGATTCATTGGCAACAATACCTTGCGTGACTACACTCACGCAAGTAAAACTTTCACCACGAACAGTTACGAACTTAAACCTCGGTTTAAGTTCTTGTTCCACGTTAGTTTTACCATAAACACAGATGCCATTCCTTATTTGAGATCAGCAGGCGTATTTGGAAATCAAGAACGCAATGACCTCAGTCTCTTGGTCAAAACAGCTGAACTGCCAAAATACAAAATGGCCACTGAGACGCTGAATCAATACAATCGCAAAAGAATAATTCAAACCAAAATTGATTACCAGCCAGTGACTCTCACCTTTCATGACGATGGTGGAGACAATGCTCGCAAGTTGTGGTACTATTACTATTCCTACTACTACAAAGATCCGACCCAACAGTATTTGGCAGCATCTGCTACCAACGGCACTAATGGTACAGTAAACAATCAAACCACTGGATCGAGTCTCAACACCAGAGACATCTATTCTGATACCATTCAAAATCGCAACGGCTGGGGATATTCAGGTGAAAGCTGGCTGGATGGCACTGGTTCAGGCACCGGCGGTGGCAAGCCTCCTTTCTTTAGAGACATCCGAATCTACGGCCTGGATCAGCGCAAGTTTGCTGAGTATGTGCTAATCAATCCTGTAATATCAAACTGGAACCACGATACCTATAACTACACTGAAGGTGGTGGCATCATGGAAAATACCATGACTATAGATTATGAAACTGTAAAATACTATGATGGCGCAGTTGGCAGCAGTAGACCTGATGTTAACGTGCAAGGATTTGCTGATCGCAGTCACTATGACACCACAGTCAGTCCAATTGCTCGTCCGGGTGGCAATCGTACAATTTTTGGTCAAGGCGGCTTGCTAGATGCAGGTGCAGGCATCATTGGTGATTTGCAAAGCGGCACAGTGGGTGGACTAATTGGAGCAGCACAAAAAGCCATGCGCACATATCAAACTTTTGGCGGCAACAAGGGCCCAGGCCTGGCAGCAGTGGTAAAAAGCGAAGCCACTGCACTTGGAACTCAAGTGTTGTTGGGCGGAGTAGCATCTGCCACACGATCAGTGATGAACCGTCCTACTGGTGTGTTTATTCCAACTCCAAAGACATCACCATCAACTCCTAATGGAACATAACACATGAGCACTGTAAACGCCGTTAACCCTAACATTGATGCAACTGTAAGAGTTTTTGATAACTTTTACAAATTTGAAGTCAACGTGCCGGCTGCTGAATATGATGTGGTCTACAGCTATTTCTTAAAAGAAATGGGCAACAAAAATTCAGCTGGAAACTTTACATCAAGTTTGTTTCAAGTTGCTTCAAGTACTAACATTCCAGCCTTGACATTGCTCAAAGAATTTCAGGGCACCAATGGAGTAAATCTAAATGCCAGCTTGGCCTACTACCTCAATCAAATACGCAGCCGTGCCACACTGCTGGGTGTGGGTGTGGCAGTGGTACCAAACGCATACGTGGCTAGAAACGTATTGCAATGAGTCGCTGGGCCCAAGGTCAATACGTAGTTCAAAACCCTGCCAAATACGTGGGCAAGGGCACACCTAGATTTCGTTCTGGGTGGGAACACAGCTTTATGAGATTTTGTGACAGCAACGATCACATACTGCAATGGGCCAGTGAAAGCATAGCCATACCATACCGCCATCCGCTCACAGGTAAAATGACCCAATACATACCTGATTTTCTGATTACCTATCGCAATAGAGACAACACTGTGCGAGCAGAGTTGATTGAAATCAAGCCCAAAAAGCAAAGTGTAGTGGAATCAAAAATGAGCAGTAGAGACCGAGCAGTGGTAGCAATCAACTATGCCAAATGGGACGCTGCAACCAAATGGGCTAGACGCAATGGTATGACGTTTCGAGTCATCACCGAAAATGACATGTTTCATAACGGTCGTCCGTAAGTCCATAAATATGGCATGACACGAAAACTAGAAGAACTCTTCGATTTACCCCCTTCTGACAAAGAAATAGACTTGGCTGTTCCTGCCTTAGAGGAAAATCGCAACACCATCGTTGCATTAGATCAAGCCATTGACAAAATAGATGCGGCCTTGCCGGCTGTGCGAGGCTTGGAATCTACTGATAAAGAAATGGACGAGCTTAGTGACCTCGCCACTTCCAGTTACCGAGACCTAATGGATCTTGGCATGCAGGTAGACAGTCGATTTGCCAGCGAAATATTTTCAGTAGCATCAAACATGCTGGGACATGCAATCACAGCCAAAACTGCCAAGCTGGACAAAAAACTCAAGATGATCGATTTGCAAATGAAAAAAGCACGATTAGATCAGCAACAACCTGAAGAAAAACAGCCACAGCAAGGCCAAGGCCATGTGCTCAGTCGCAATGAGTTGTTGGACAGAATTATTGGTGCCAAGAACCAAAAAGCACAAAATGAATAAATATATCACAGGAACCTGACATGAAACCATTTGCCAAATATCTAGCAGAAAGCGAACGCACATACGACTATCGTATCAAAATGTGCGGCCGCATTCCAGACGATCTTGTGCGTCAACTCAAAACCAAGCTGGATCAATTTGATCCAACTAAGTTGGGCGATGCCAAGACCACTCCTATTCAAAAGATCCTCACAGACTTTCCAAACAATCAGAATGATGCTGTGACAATGTTTGATGTGAGTTTCAAGTATCCTGCTATTGAGCCGCAGATCAAACAACTGTTTCAAATGCTCGGTGGCAATCCCAATCTTATTGTGATGCAGACTCAAGCTCACGTTGATGGCCTGGTTGATGAAGCAGACAAGATTGAAGCTGAAAACAAAAACTTGTTGGCTGACACAGACTATCCAACACCTGATGCTGCTCAGCGAGCACTTAGCAAAGACTACTCAACTGGTCCATACGATCATGCTGTGTTGAAAAATGCTTACCGCAGTGATTTTACTATTGCTGGAGAAAAGACTCCACCTGCTAAAACCACTAACCAACTTCCCCAGGGCAACAAGAGCCCTATGACCAATATCAAACGTCAACCCAAGCCTGCAACCGGCGCCAACCCAAGAGGATAATCAAAATGACATTTTTTTACGACTTAAACAAAAAGCTGGATTCCATTCGTGAGAAGCCAGAAACCACACACGGTCAACTTAACGAACGTGACATGAGCCGTGCAGCCAAGGGTTATGAAAAGTATGGCAAGCAAGGTATGGAAGCATTGGCCAAAGCTGGACGTGAAGGCAAGGCATTAGATCCTGTTCGCAAAAAATACGACAAGTATGACGAAGGCGCCACTGGTGCTGCTGTTGGTGGCGGATTAGGAGCATTGGCTGCCGGACCGCTGGGTGGCGCTGCTGGAGCTGCTCTTGGTCACTATGCTGAAAAAGGCATGGACACTGAAAAAACTGCCAAAGAAAGCATGGGCGACATGGCCAAGAAAGTTGGCGGTATGGCCAAGAAAGTTGGCGGCGCTGTGTTAAACAAACTAGGCCACGGCGACGATGCTGACATGATGCGTGACCTACAACGCAAGATGGGTGTTCCGCAGACTGGTATGAAGCCAGGCGCAGAACCCAATCCCAAGCAAGTTAAAGAAAAAATGTCACCAGCCAAGGCCAAGAGCTTTGCTGCACTTGCTGAACCTAAAGACAAAATTACTTTTGCTGACAAGATTGCCGGCGCCAAGAAAGAAGTTGACGAGCGTTTGGGCGATGTAGCTGCTGAAGCAATGAAGGCTGCACTTAGTCCCAAGCAAAAGAAAATTGACATGAACAAAAATGGCAAACTAGATGCCAACGACTTTGCTATGTTACGCAAAGGCGGCAAACAAGAAACTGCCGAAGACGATGATAACAATCCGTTTACATCATGGAAAAAGCCACGTGCTGATCGACCAAAGGTTGGATCAGTTGAACGCGGTCACAAACACGACATTGAACACACTGCCACTGGCCGTAAAGTAACTCGTAGAGTGGATGACCAAGGTCATTCAGTGGGCGCAGATGACACTGCTGATGCTCAACCAGCCAAGCGCGGCCGTGGACGTCCTGCAGGAACAGGTAGCAAAATGGGCGCCAAAGGACCATCAGGTCGTTCAAAGTTGATGACCAAAGAAAACGACATTGATCCTGGTGAAGACCACGGCGATCTTAAAGCTGCAATGGCATTGTTGAAGAAAGCTGGCTACAAAGTTAGCAAGTCTGACAGCAAGCCTGAAAGCAATAATGACTCTGCACCAAAGAAAAAATCTTCTGGCAGCAAGCCTGATTTTGCCGATGTTGATGGCGATGGCGACAAAAAAGAACCTATGAAAAAGGCCGCCAAAGAAAAAGGATCTTCAGAAGACAAACCTAAAAAAGTCAAAGAAGAAGGCGGTACTGGAACACCAACAGCGTCTAGCGGATTTGGGTTTGGCAAAGGCATCTATGATTCATTGAATCGTGACTTAGAAGCCATGATTGCTGAATCAATGAGCATCAACATGAGCGACTCCACAGAAGGCGGCAAGAGCCTGACCATTACAGCGTCTGACGAAGATGCACTTAAATTAGGCATGCTGTTGAAAAACGCAGGTCTTGGTGGCAGTGGTGATGAAGGCAGTTACATGGGCAGCAAAGTTTCTTGTCCAACTTGTGGCAGCGGCGATTGCGGATGCGGTGATATTGAAAAGGCTATTGATGAAAATGCTCCTGATTGGCCCACAGAAGAAGAAGGCACAGAAGATGCCATGATGTACAGTGGCGGTCTGAACGGTCCCAAGTCAACTGGTCAAACCACTGTGCCTGTGATTGCCAGCCAAGAAAATCGTCAACACACCTACGAAGCAGAGTTACAGCGCATGCGTGACATTGCTGGTATTAAGGAAGCCAAGAAACCTGATTTTTTAGATGTTGACAAAGATGGCGACAAGAAAGAACCTTTCAAGAAAGCCGTTGATGACAAAAAAGAAAAAAAAGTTGAAGAAAGTATTTTTGATTTGACCAATCAATGGAAAGCCTACAAGGGGTAATAACATGGTATACAAGCCTTATAACGAAAACTTGAACACGCCCACACAGCAGAACCCTCACAGTCCTGCTACCAGTGGGTACCGACAACAGCCAGTAGAAATTCCTGGAGTGTTGCATCAAACACGTGAGTTGTTTCGCCCTGTGGTGATTCAACCCAATCAGGATAGCAAATAATGGCCAATGTATATACTACCTTAAGCAATACTACTGTTTACACTGACAAACTTGAAATCAGCACCAGTACAGCCAATGCTTGGTTGCAGGTGTATGCTGTTGCGTTAGGAACAGCCAACGCAGTTGGCAATTTGTATTCTGTACCAGTTAATATCCCAGCCAACACTGTGTATCAAACTTATTCTGGTGCTGGCAACAAAGTAACAGTGATATCTACTGCCCCGTTTACCGCAACAGAACTTGGCACAGCCAGTTCAGCCACATCTGGAGTGATTGGCGGAGGCAGCTGATTGTGCGAGCACAAGAGTTCATTGCAGAAGACAAAGTTGGCACGATTAGCAAACGCAATCAAAATGCCACAGTAGGCTTGAACAAGTTTCGAGACAAGCAGTTTGCTGACCGCGTGTATGAACTCAACAGAATCATGATGGCAGTGGCATCTACTGATGGCACGTTTGTACCTGATCTTGACGGCGAATCATGGAGCGGTCGCAACAATGTGGCAGCACCATACACTCCTGAAGAACAGGCCATGTTGAAAAAGGCCTATCAAGCAGTGGGCAGTCATCACCAAGACCTAAATCATGGCGATTTGGCTTCGCAAGAACATCCAGCAGTGAATGCCACCAGTCCAGTCAAAGCATTCCAGGGCTATCCAAGATGAGAGCACGAGAATTCATTACTGAACAAGCAGCTATTTTGCCACCAGAGCAATCTGACCCCATGCGTTACACTTATGTGATTCCAGGACTGAGTGCAGCCGACCCCTATCGCAACTATAGATTTGGTGTGGCATTGGCACGAGCCAGAAGTGATGCTGGCAAAGATGGAATTACCAATCACATTCCCAATTGGCATGATGAAACAGCATTTGGTGAACATGGTGTGGTCGAAGGCATGGGTCCTAACGTTGCTGAAATTATTGATCAAGCGTTGGCAATGACCAACACACCTGGTGGCAAAAAACTAGTGTCAACACCTGACAGCACAGAACCCAGCTTTGTAAGCACAACCAGTCCTGTAAAGGCATTTGCTGGCTACCCTCGCTAAACTTTTTTTTTGCTAAATAATTCAAATTGGAATTATAATGGCAAACCCACCCCCACCATACGACAACATCACAGGCATAAGCCGTGCTGTAATGAAAGACAACGCACAAGTAACATTGGCAAATTACAATGGCAATGCTAGACCTGGTGAACTGGTAGTTGATCAAAGTACTGATCAAGTGTATATTGGCAACAGCTCTGGCGCACTAACACAGATTGCTGCCGGTATTAGTAACGGCGGTAGTTCAGGACTTCCTGCAGGATTTTTTCAATTGGCTTACAATCCCACCACTGGTGAAATTGTATATTACACTTAAAGAATAATCAATGATACAATTTAACCCACTGATAGGATTTTAATGGCAATCCCAGACCCAACTCAAGTAGCACCGTGGTATCTACGGAATATCAATCAAGCCCTGGAGCTTGACGACGCGACTGGCAATGTTTTTATTCGAACCAATGCTGCTATTATAGGCAACGTATCTGTAGGCAATGTAGCCATTGGTAGTTTAGGCAACGTTGATCTCACAGGCAACACACTGCCAGTTACTGTGGTAGGCAACATCACAGGCATCACTGGCAACATAGCAGGCATCACTGGCAATGTTACTATCAACCCCATTACTGGCAACGTAGGCATTGTCGGCAACGTCAACGTCACACAAGGCACCAGCCCTTGGGTAGTATCTGGAAATATCAATGCCACGCTCAACAACGACGCCAATGTGATCATATCAGGATTCTCGGGTGCAGTATCTGATGCGTTTGGACGACTGCGTGTAAGCAATCCTTTTACTCTATTTGACACACAGTCACGTTATTACGATCATGGACAGTTTGCAAGCAACGTCACAGGCACAGGCAACGTGGTATATGTGCAAAATCAAAGTTCGTACCAACTCAACGTGGGCACAGCGTCGGGCGATTCAGTGTTGCGAGAAACACTGAAACCATTCCCTTATCAGCCTGGCAAAAGTCAACTCACACTGAACACATTCTGTATGAACACTCCCAAAACAAATCTACGCCAGCGTGTGGGCTTGTTTGATGCCAACGACGGTGTGTTCTTTGAAAACGACGGCACATACAACTACATGGTGATCCGTTCAGGATCATACGGTGTAGAAGAGCGTGTGCGTCAAGATGCCTGGAACGGTGACCAACTCACCGGAGTCGGTGGTGCAACAAACCCATCAGGTATCACATTGTACCCACAACGTACACAAATTTATTATGCTGATGTAGAGTGGCTGGGTGTAGGATCAGTGCGTGTGGGTTTTGTGATTGACGGTGCTTACATTATTTGCCACACCTTCAATCACGCCAATCAGCCGGGCAACACCAAAGTCTACATGACCACAGCCAGTTTGCCCATTCGCTATGAAATAACCAACACAGCAACAGTGGCCAGTGTTAGTCAGATGACACAGATTTGTAGCAGTGTAATTTCAGAAGGTGGCTTCCAACTGTCAGGCTCAGGCAATCCGCGTGCAGCTAGTCATGTATTGGGCACTCCAGTGCGGTTGCCTAATGATCAAAGTTTTAAACCTGTGATTGCTATCCGTCTCAAGAGCACCAATCTCAACGCTGTGGTCATACCCATAAACTACAGTTTAATTCCAATAGCTGCCAGTGTGTTTGCATTCCGTGTGTATAAAAGAGCTATCACGTCAGGTGGAACTTGGGTAGATTCAGCCGCAGATAGTTCAGTTCAATACAATCTTGCGCCCACGGCCTTGGTGTCAGGCGACATTGCTGAGCAATCATTTGTTAACTCAACCAATCAAACCACTGGTGCGCCCACACAAGAGCCATTTTCGTTTGAATATCAATTGGAACGCGAACCATTCACTGGCACTCCATACGAGTATCTAATTACCATGGCTACCACAGGCACCAACCAAGACGTATATGCCAGCGTAGAATGGCAGGAAATAACCTAATATGAAAAAACTCTTAACACTCTTACTGATTGTGCCATGCTTGGCATTTGCACAACCCAAACAAAAACCCGGCGTTGTTTACGATGCGGTGATCACTCGTGTGATTGACGGAGACACAGTGGGCATTGCAGCCACATGGCTACCAGCACCACTCAAACAAGAACTCAGCATTCGTGTGTTTGGGGTAGACACTCCTGAAAAAGGACACAGAGCACAGTGTCCAAGCGAAGCCCAACGTGGCGAAGCAGCCACAGCATTTACCAAGCAAGCAATTGCCAATTCACAAAAGCGACAAATTGTACTCATGGACTGGGACAAATATGGCGGTCGTGTGCTAGGTGATGTTTTGCTAAACGGGCAAAGTCTACGTCAAATGCTCATTTCCAACGGATTTGCCCGTGAATACTACGGCGAAGCCAAAACATCTTGGTGCAACTAAAACGCCCGTAAATACGGGATGAAAGAATTTTATTGCGCGGCCCCCTGGCGCGGTCTACATATCAATCCCCGAGGCGATGTAAAAACTTGTTGTGCTGGCAACCCCAACATGCTGGGCAACCTCAATACCCAAACAATTGAACAGATCCTTAACTCCAATCTCATGACAGAGATACGCACCAGCTTGTCACAAGGCAAGCCGCATGAGTATTGTTCTAACTGTGTGCGAGCTGAACGTTTTGGTGCAGATTCCGAACGCCAATGGCACAACAATGTAAATCCCAACTTTGACTATGCCACAGCTGGGGACCAGTATCACTATCCTGTTATTGTGGATGTGCGCTGGAATACCACTTGCAATTTGAGTTGCAACTACTGTGGCGAATCTTGCAGTTCAAAATGGGCCAGCCTCAAAGGCATTCCATTTAAGAGTGGTGCAAGACCCTACTATGATTCAGTATGCGACTTTATTGAACAGCACTATGAACACATACACGAAGTAGCACTTGTGGGTGGTGAACCCTTGTTGCTGCCAGAAAACAATCGACTGCTAGATGTCATACCCAAGGATGCCATAGTCACACTGATCACAAACCTAAACGTGGACTTGGATTCAAACAAGATATTTCAAAAGTTGTCAACACGCAATCGAGTTGGCTGGTCAATGAGTTTTGACAACACCGGTGAACGAGTGGAGTATGTGCGACACGGTGCTACATGGTCATTGATCAAAGAAAACTTGAGTAAGATCAAACATCTCATGACCACACAAGGTCAGTGGGGCGGCATACATGCGGTGTACAACATTTACAATGCCACTCGCATCTGTGAATTAAGACAGTTTGCTGAGGATACAGGCACCACAGTGCTGTGGCAAAACTTGTTTCAGCCCGAATACCTTGATCCGTTCTTGCACGGTGCTGGTGTTGCTCGGGAAGCCATTACAGAGATTGAACGTTTCTATGCGATGGGTATTGCTACCCCTGCTGAACGCCAGTTCTTTGACAATGCATTAGCTACCTATCAAGCCAGATTGAGTGAGAACAAAATCAGCAAGATTGACACAGCGTTCTTCAAACACATTCATGACAACGAGACCAAGTATCATCCAGACAAAGCTGGTGAATTTCAACGCCTATGGCCAGAACTGGCATTCCTATGCAAATAACTGCTGTTGATGAGTATTATGACTTGTTCTTGATTGAAAATGTTTTTCCTGAAAACATTGTGCAAAAAGTCATGACTACCGACTGGTTGTCTCTGCCCTGGCAAAAACAAGAAGGGCAAGAACTATGGCCACGAAGAAAAATTAACAATGACTCTTTGCCTTGGATGCCAGAATGGCACCAATATCTTGAACAGCACATTGATCAAATTGAACATGGCCTTGGGCGCAAACTGCAAGGATATCAAGGCACAGCGTGGTGGGTAGACGAACCAGGATTCACTTGTGCCATGCACACTGATGGCGAAATGCCGGGATCCATGCAACTGACTTGGATTGGTGCTGACGCACAGTTGGGCACTTCGTTTTACCACTACAAAAATCCTGACTCATTGCGATATCAATTTACCATGCAACCCAACAGTGGTTATATAATGATCAACACACCAGATAGTCAAGGTGTGAGACATTTACAATGGCATGCCATGCTAACGCCAGTTCCTGCTGACTCTTTTAGACTGTGCAGTTACAGTTGGCTTTCAGAAAAATTATGATTACACAAAGTCCTACATTTTGTTCAGCACCTTGGACCAGTTTGAATATTGATCAAACTGGTCGTGTGTTCCCCTGCATGCACTCAGGTTATGAACTGGGCAACATCAAAGAAATACCCATACAACAGGTGTTGTTGAATGCACCTGCTAGAGAACTTAAAAATGCCATGGCACAAGGCGAGTGGCATGCAGCATGCACTTGGTGCAAGCAACTTGAAGAAACCACAGGCTCCAGTGGTAGAACAGTGCGACATGCAGATCCAGACACATTGTCAGCTATTGATCAAGACATTGAATTTTTTAAATTAGAACATCTTGTGGTTAACTGGAGTAATCTGTGCAATCTTACCTGTGTGTATTGCAATCCTGAAACTTCCACGGCTTGGCAAAGTGTCAAACGCATACCAATCAATCATGTTAAAAATGAACATGAAGACCTTATCGAATTGGCACAAGCACAAGGACAAAACATTCAAGGTCTTGTGTTGGGCGGCGGTGAACCATTGTTGCAAAAAGGGCTTGACAGGTTTCTAAAATTTATAAATCCAAACAAAGTACGAGTAATGGTTACTACCAATCTCAGCATGGATATCACTACCAACACAATCTATCAAACACTTAAAACTTGGCCTAGCGTGGACTGGATGATCAGCTTTGACAATGCCAATGCTGAAAAATTTGAATATGTGCGGGATCGAGCCAATTGGCAACAGTTTGAAAAAAACATTGCTGTGATGAAACAAGATCAACAAAAAGTCATAGCGCATCCGGCCTATTCAATTTATTGTGCATTAGACCTTGTGGAATACTATGAATATTGTGAACGTCACAATCTTGATTTGTTTTGGTGTGAACTGTCTCATCCTTGGGAGTTAGACATTCGACGATACCCTGAGGCGTTAAGACAACTGGCCATACAAGAAATAGATAAAGTTGTACAACGCTGGCAAGATCACAAGGGTCGTGCAGTAGACACACTCAAACGATATCGCATGACTTTGCAAGACAACAGTTATTTGATATCTCCTGATTACAACTTTGACATTTTGGAATTTCATAAAAACATTGAGCAACAGCTTAAAAAATCAACAAGTTTTGCTGCTCTTTGGCCTACCATTGCTAATTCATTATGATAACACATCAAAAACCATATCATCCTGGCATTCACATAGCAGACCAATGTTTGGATTGGATGCCAACTGACACCAAAGAACATTTTGACAACTTGATGCAAAATTCTGCACATCGAGAATATTTTCAAAACATGGGTTGGGACAAGCCAGGTGCTATCACTTACAATCTAAACAGCGAAGGATTCAGATGCGATGAGTTTGATGACTTGCCGTGTGTTGTGGCACTGGGTTGCAGTTATACCATGGGCATTGGGTTGCCAGTAGAATGCTTGTGGCCCAGCCTAGTAGGACAAGCATTGAATTTAAAAGTGTTTAATTTGGCTTGGGGCGGCTATTCAGCTGACAGTTGTTTTAGATTGGCTAGATATTGGCTACCAAAACTCAATGCCAAAGTGGTTTGCATGCTTGCACCACCGCAAGCTAGAATTGAATTAGTTCTTGCAGAAAAATGCCAAGACAGTGATATATTTAAAGCAGATACTTTTATGCCACAGAGCCAGAGCAAGTATTTCAACCCTGCAGATGTGTATCTCAACACATGGTTCATGCAAGAAGAAAATCACTTGATCAACAAAGAAAAAAACATTTTTGCTGTGCAGCAAATGTCTACCAATGCAGGTGCTAAATTTTGTTCTGTAGACACTGACACTACAATGACAAGATCGAGAGAAGACATAGGATATGCAAGAGATCACATGCACGGTGGTCCAAAGATACATCGTGAAATAGCCAGTACCATGTTGTTACAATATGAGCAAAATCAAACTAATATATCACCCCAATGAGTTTGTGAACTTTACTCACGGGTGTGTTCGCCCGCAGGTTGATCCATACTTTGACCTGGTGCCTTACTCTGATGATGTATTCTATTCACCTGCAGATTGTGTGGTGCTGACCAATCATGTTAGTGTGCTGGAAAAAACTCCACAATGGTGGCAGCCGTTTGTCAACAGCGGATTTAAAATGATTGTGGACCATCTTTGGGACAGTGATGTAGACACGCCCAGTATAGCCAAAGATGGAAGATTAACACTGAGAAATGGCAATTGGCTGTGGTACAGAGAAAGTTTGTACTACACTGCTGTGGCATACAACGAGTACCGCCCTAACAGACGCTATCGACACAGTTTTTTCATGCCAATGAACAAAGAACGAGAACACAAAGACCTCACTTTGAAAACACTGTCTCCTGTGCTTGATCAAGCTCTGTGGAGTTATGTAGCACGTGGACACCTGTTGCCAGGCGATTGCGATCACAACAATCCCAACAATCCAGTTTACTGGTTGTACTACATGAATCCAGACTGGTACGACTCCACTTGCTTTAGTGTGGTGGTAGAAAGCTACATGCGCACCAACGCCTGGACCAACAGCCCATGCTTGCCTTGCTACAAAACAGAAGTGAGCGAAAAAATATTCAAACCCATGGCCTACTATCATCCTTTTATTGTGTTTGGATCTTATGAAACATTAAAGTACTTGCATCGCGAAGGATTTGAAACATTTGGTAATCTCTGGGACGAAAGCTATGACAACATTGCTAATGACGAGCAACGGCATACTCAAGTTACACAAGTTGTTGTTGACGCTGTACGTGAGTATTGGCCGCATCAATTTGCAATTGACTCATTGACTGAACAAAAATTGCAACACAATCGCAATAGATTTTTTAACCAACAGTTGGTGCAACAACGATTTGCAAATGAAATCATAAGAGACATTGAAAATTTTGTAAACTCATGAAACGTGTGTACATTTGCGGTGATAGTTTTTGTGTGCCAGATCCAGAATACGGACCTTGCTGGGTAGACCTATTGGGCGTAGAATTTCAGACGGTAAATCAAGCGACAGTCAGTGCTACCAATCTCATGATAGCCATGCAAGTAGATGGTGCCATTGAGGATCAAGCTGACTTTGTGATTGTGCAAGGAACCAGTTGCACTCGCAGCCAAACACGATATCAAGACCAAATAGTTCCTTACAGTTTTCTCACAGCCAGCACAGCAACCACGCCATTTGATCAACGCAAGTTAGAATTGATCAAACACTATTACACAGAATTTTTTGATCTTGATCTTGCCATATACCAAAATCAATGCGTCATTGAAAACACTCTCCAAAAATTAGTTGATAGCAAAATACCTTTTTTGTTTGACCAAGGCGGCTTTGAACATCCAAAGTTTGGCGGTACCAAACAGTATTTTAGCAAGTTTGATCAGTATCGCAGCCAAGTGAATCTCTGGGACCATGGCAATACCGCACTGTACAGACCCTACTATCACATAACTGACACTGCCATACATCAACAAGTGGCTAACTACTATATCAAGGAAATACAATGAAAAAAGTTTTAGTTTGTGGTGCTGGGGGATTTATTGGCACACACCTGGTAAAAAGTTTACGAGCACAAGGTCACTATGTGATTGGTGCTGATCTAAAACATCCAGAATTTGGGCCGCATGAATGCCACGAATTTTATCAGTACGATTTAAGAAACCAACGGCGAGTGACCAGTTTGATCACAAACGAAATAGATGAAATTTATCAACTGGCAGCAGACATGGGAGGCGCAGGATACATTTTTTCTGGGGTCAACGACGCAGAAATTTTGCACAACAGTGCGCTGATCAATCTCAACATTCTACATGAGATGACTTTTAAACGTTGCAAAAAGATTTTCTACAGTTCCAGTGCCTGTATCTATCCTGCGCACAATCAAGTTGATCCTGACAATCCCAACTGTGAAGAGTCCAGTGCTTATCCGGCCAACCCAGACAGTGAATATGGATGGGAAAAACTGTTCAGCGAACATCTTTACTCCAGCTTTGCTCGCAATCATGGATTTGATGTTAGAATAGCTAGACTGCATAATGTGTTTGGTCCTGACAGCGCCTGGCAAGGTGGCAAAGAAAAAGCACCAGCGGCATTGTGTCGCAAAGTTGCTGAAAGTGAAAATGGTATTGTTGAAGTATGGGGACCAGGCACGCAAACTCGCAGTTTTTTATGGATTGAAGAATGCATTGAAGGCATACACCGACTGATGGACAGCAGTCATACTCAACCTGTAAACATTGGCAGTGATCGAATGATATCAATCAACGACCTAGTAAACTTGATAGCCAATGTAGTCAACAAACCAGTTGCAATACAAAACATACCTGGACCACTGGGAGTAATGGGGCGCAACAGTGACAACACCTTGATTGAGTCGGTGCTGGGGTGGAAACCACAAGATCGTTTGGAGCATGGCATAACCCAATTGTATCTATGGATACAACAACAACGCAATAAGTAATTGTATGATTGGAATGAAATCAAATAATCTAGAAACAGTGCTGGTCAAAGCACCGCACAGAGTTGAAACATACACTGAACAAGAACTCACGGAGTTTGCGCTGTGTGCTGATCCCGTCACAGGCCCGCTGTATTTCATGGATAACTTTTTCTTTATCCAGCATCCCACACGCGGCAAGATGTTGTATCATCCTTTTGACTATCAAAAGCGACTGATCCATACCTATCACAACTATAGATATTCAATATCCTTGATGCCTCGACAAACAGGCAAGTCCACATCAGCTGCTGGATACCTGCTGTGGTATGCAATGTTTGTGCCAGATTCCACAATTCTTATTGCCGCACACAAATACACAGGCGCACAAGAGATCATGCAACGCATAAGATATGCTTATGAGTTGTGCCCCAATCACATACGAGCAGGTGCTACCTCTTACAACAAAGGGTCAGTGGAGTTTGAAAACGGATCGCGTATTGTGAGTCAAACCACAACAGAAACAACCGGACGGGGTATGTCAATATCCTTGCTGTACGCTGACGAATTTGCGTTTGTGCGACCCACAATTGCCAAAGAGTTTTGGACTTCAATTTCACCTACCTTGGCCACTGGTGGTAAAGCAATTATCACAAGCACTCCCAACTCAGACGAGGACCAGTTTGCGTTCTTGTGGAAAGGTGCTAATAAGACAGAAGATGAACACGGCAATACCACAGAACTAGGCATCAACGGATTCCGTGCCTTTCGCAGTTTCTGGCGCGAGCACCCTGATCGTGGAGATCAATGGGGTGCAGAACAACTGGCTCAGCTGGGCGAAGAACGTTTTCGCAGAGAAATGGATTGCGAATTTGTTATCAATGACGAAACACTAATAGCACCTATCAAGCTGATGGATCTTGAAGGAACAGAGCCCATGCACAGAACTGGACAGGTACGCTGGTACAAGACTCCCACTAAAGATGGCATGTATGTGGTAGCACTGGATCCCAGCTTGGGCACAGGTGGCGATCCTGCTGCCATACAAGTATTTGATGCTAGAACTACAGATCAGATTGCTGAATGGCGCCACAACAAAACTGACATTCCCACACAAATTAGAATTCTTGCAGATATTATAAAAGAACTGCATGGGGTAGTGAAAGACGAAAAAAGCATTTACTATTCAGTAGAAAACAACACCATTGGTGAAGCGGCCTTGATCAGTATTGCTGAATACGGTGAAGAAAATATTCCAGGATATTTTTTAAGCGACAATTCAGTAACAGGCACAACGGGTCGACGATTCCGCAAGGGCTTTAACACCACAAACAAAAGCAAAATAACAGCCTGCAACAAGTTCAAAATTCTAGTGGAATCTGGGCGTATGAAAATTAACTCAAGGCCCTTGGTTTCAGAACTCAAAACGTTTGTGGCCATGGGCACCAGCTATGCTGCCAAACCCGGCGAAACAGACGATTTGGTCATGGCCAGTTTGCTGGTTGTACGCATGCTGTTAATGCTACAAACTTACCACTCAGACTTGGATTCGCACCTTAAAGACCACGGAGACATGATTGTTGAGCCGTTTCCATTCATATCAATGATGCGCTAAATACACTACTATGGCACAAGAAATCCAAATTGGCAATGATCTGTATGATCTGTTAAACACTCGTAATTTTGATGTGGATATCACTGACGAGCGTGGGCAAGCAGCTGATCCTGCTGACGGCAAAGTTTTTAAGTTTGATTGGGTATCATCTAACGGCAACAACTATGGCACCGCAGTGATTGTGGCCGGCGATGAAAACGAGCTCATGCTGTTTTACGGTGACAATCTTGGCAAGGGCATGGCGCCTGAAGACAAAGATGAGTGGTTTGGATTCATGAAAGAACTCAAAGATTTTAGTACTCGTCACAACTTCAATACTTTTAGCCCAAAGAATATCAATGCTCTCAAACACACAATGACTGGCATGGCTGCCATCAAAGAAGGTTTGTTTGAAGGCTACTATGGCACACGCAAAATCAGCTACATGGGCGAGCAAACTGATGCAAGATTGGTAATCAAACACAACCGCATGATTGGCGAAAACGACAAACGCTATCGCTATGTAGAAAGTTTGTTTATTGAAACTGTGGATGGTGAACGTTTTAAATTGCCATTTGTCAAATTGGTCGGCGGCCGAGCCATGCTGGAACATGTGCGCCAAGGTGGCAGACCCTACGATATCCGTGGACAACACATCACAGAAACTGTTGGTGAGATGGCAGTGCTGTCAAGATTCCGCAGAGCACAGCAAGGCCGCATGTTTGAAGGTGTTACACAGCAACTGGTTGAAAGCGCCAATGTATATTACGAAGCCCTGCAAAGCAATTTAAAACACCTGGCCACTGGTCGCGGGTACACACATTATTTTGAATCTTGGACACCAGCAGACATTGGTGAACAAGAATCACTGGTAGAAGATCTACGCAACATGTTCATTGAACAAACATTGGACACAAGAATTGAACAGGCCTTGCCTACCTTGGCCAAAATACAACAACGAGGAAACGCTATGAAAGAAGCACAAATTTTTGAAAACTGGGTAAACGGTATCATGGAAGGCACATGGGCCTTGCCAGACAATCCAGAAGCACAGGAAAAACTCAATCAACTCATGACCGGAGAGCTGATTGTTGGTCCAGACGCCACCAACGCTACAGAACTACTGTACGATGTCATAGGTGACGATCAATTGTTTGATATCCTTGGCAACTTGGCTGACCGTGATCCTCGTGCCAACATTTGGGATGACTCAGATGTGCAAGCTAGATTGGCTGAACTAGGGATCCAAACACCACAGAGTTCTGAAGCTGAACCTGCTGATGTTGCACAAGACACCGCACCTGAACAAGGTATGGCTGAGGCTGCTAAATGGCGTGACCCTAAATACAAGGATCGCTTGTACACTCAAGAACCAGGTGACAGTGACGAATATGATGATATTGGGTACGGCTACGATTTTCCTGAACGACCAGAAAACGATCCTGGACAAAAACGTAGAATGGGCGGCGTAGGTAGTGCTTATGATCGTACTGATCCGTTAGTGAAGGGAGCTGGCATTGGCCGTTCAGGCATCGAACATAGTATCAACACAGCTGGTAAGAGAAAAGGCCTGCCATCAAGAGATCAAATAACCAGTCTAAAACAGAGTATTAGAGATATTAGCGGCAAACACCCCCGCCCAAATCTTCCTGAGCAAGGCATGGCAGAAGCAATTCCGGCTGCTGGAGTAGATCCCAAAGCAACTCAACAGTATGCTCAACAAATTGTGCAGACATTGCAACAAGCAACCGGTGCAACTGTAAAAGATTTTCCAAATCAAGACGGCACTGTTAGAATAGTAATAAACCCAGATCCTAACGACCGTACATATCCGCCATCACGTGGATATATAGTTCCAACAGGTAATGACGGTGCAACAATGCAAAATATTACCAAAGCAATCAATCCATACTATAATACATTTAGACAAAAAGGTTGGAGATTTGATCAACCTGTAGGCGGTGCATTTACAATTGGTATTCCAACACAACAAGCTGTGGCCGAAAACGCAGAACTGAACACCATGCTGAAATATGCTGGTGTGCCAATGAAAGAAAGTGTGTTGACAGATTCAACTGGTCACACCATGGATCACATCATCAAACGTTTCACCAAAGAAGTTGCAGACTTTAAAGAACGCGGCGATTTGGATGATGATCTCTATCATGCACTGTACGACTATTACTTTGATGACATGCCATATGGCACCAAAAAAGCCAGAGATGGTGATCCGTATGAGTGGGTGTCTGATCGATTTTATGCTGATTTAGGATTAAGCGAAGGTTGGAAGGGCGAACTTGCCGGCGGAACATTAGGCGGTGTTGGCGGAACAGTTGCTGGATCTGCATTAGGAGCTCTTGCAGGCGGACCAATTGGCGCAGCAATAGGTGGCGTGGTAGGTGGTGCCGCAGGCAGTACTGGTGGCGGCATGCTGGGTCGCAAAATGACCAAAGAAGGCTCTTGCAACTCAACCATGGAAGGTGAGTACTGCCCGGAGCATGGTTTAATGGAATGCGGCATGTACGAAATGGGCACAGTAGCCGGTGGCATGGCACCAGTAATTGGTGAAGCACCACAGGACGCAATCAACTACAATGGCGCGGTTACAGGCAGCTATTACGAGTCTGACGAATTGGCAAGAATAAAATCACTGGCTTTGCTCAAATGATATAAATACACTTGACACCAAGGCAAATAGCGCATATACTACATGGTGTATGCGCTTTTTTGTTTGTGCGTCACAGGCAACAAAGATCTAATTTTAGATAGGCAACACATAGGCAACTTTTTAAGGAGAAATAAACTATGGCATCTTTAGCAGAAATCCGAGCAAGACTACAGGCAGCTGACACAAAAGGCAACTCAAACCAAGGTGGAGGCGATCGAGCAATTTATCCACACTGGAACATGGAAGAAGGTCAATCGGCCACACTACGCTTCCTACCTGACGGTAACACAAAAAACACATTTTTCTGGGTCGAACGAGCAATGATCCGATTGCCATTCAACGGCGTCAAAGGAGAGATGGAATCAAAACAAGTATTCGTACAAGTACCCTGCGTGGAAATGTGGGGAGACGCCTGCCCGGTACTGGCAGAAGTTCGTACTTGGTTCAAGGACAAGAGCCTTGAAGATATGGGTCGCAAGTACTGGAAGAAGCGTTCATACTTGTTCCAAGGTTTTGTGCGTGAGAATCCCATTGCTGATGACAAGACTCCGGACAATCCCATCCGCAAGTTCATCATTGGGCCTCAGTTGTTTACTCTAATCAAGGGTGCATTGATGGATCCTGAACTGGAAGAATTGCCAACTGACTTGATGCGTGGATTGGACTTCCGTATCACCAAGACACAAAAGGGTGGTTTTGCTGACTACAACAGTTCCAAGTGGGCTCGTAAAGAGTCGGCACTCACAGAAGCTGAACAGGCTGCAATTGAAACTCACGGCTTGTATGACTTGAGCACATTCCTGCCCAAGCGTCCCGGCGACGTTGAGCTAAAGGTCATCAAAGAGATGTTTGAAGCATCAGTAGATGGACAGCCATACGACACTGAGCGTTGGGGTCAATACTTCCGCCCTGCTGGCGTGGCAGCACCTGGTGGTGCCGCTGCCGGTGATGCAGAAGATACTCCGGCACCTGCTGCCAAACCAGCACTGAAGGTTGCCGCTCCGGCAGCACCTGCGGCTGAGGATGCGTTCGATGAAGAACCAGCACCAGCTGCTGCGCCAGTCACAGCAGCCAAGCCAAGCGGTAATGCTCAAGACATCTTGGCCATGATCCGCGCTCGTCAAAACAAGCAGTAATCTCTGCACTAACACAAGAGGGCAACCTCTTGTGTTCTTCTATTTTTATAACAGGTGATACATGGGAAAACCATTTGACGTAAGTAAGTTTCGTAAGGAAATTACCAAATCAATCGACGGCCTATCGATTGGTTTTAATGATCCAACAGACTGGATCTCAACAGGCAACTATGCACTGAACTACCTGATTTCAGGAGACTTTAACCGTGGCATTCCACTGGGCAAGGTAACTGTGTTTGCTGGAGATTCTGGCGCAGGTAAGAGTTATATCTGCTCGGGCAACATTGTGAAGAACGCACAAGAGCAAGGTATCTTTGTGGTGTTGATTGACAGTGAAAACGCACTGGATGAAGATTGGCTCAAGGCACTTGGTGTTGACACAAGTGACAGCAAATTGCTCAAACTAAGCATGGCCATGATTGATGACGTGGCCAAAACTATCTCCACATTCATGAGCGACTACAAGGCTCTGCCAGATGGCGAGCGGCCCAAGGTCATGTTTGTAATTGACTCACTGGGTATGTTGTTGACACCCACTGATGTGAATCAGTTTGATGCAGGCGAAATGAAGGGTGATCTAGGACGTAAACCCAAAGCTCTCACCGCCTTGGTGCGTAACTGTGTGAACATGTTTGGTTCATACAATGTGGGTTTGGTTTGTACCAACCACACATACGCCTCACAGGATATGTTTGACCCAGACGATAAAATTAGCGGCGGTCAAGGTTTCATTTACGCCTCATCAATTGTAGTGGCCATGAAGAAGATGAAACTCAAAGAGGACGAGGACGGCAACAAGATCACTGATGTCATGGGCATACGTGCTGGTTGCAAGGTTATGAAAACACGCTATGCCAAACCGTTTGAAGGCGTGCAAGTTAAGATTCCTTACACAACAGGTATGAGTCCGTACTCAGGACTAACTGACTTGATTGAGAAAAAAGGCCTGCTCAAGAAAGAAGGCAACAGTCTGGTGTTTACTACCAGTCATGGTGAAATCATCAAGAAGTTCCGCAAAGGATGGGAACGCAACGATGACAACTGCCTTGACACTGTGATGAAAGACTTTGGAAATATCAAGGAAGAGGTAAGTACCGGCGAGGAGGAAGCAGAATGAGTGAACATGTGGCAGCAGAAATTTGGGGAGAGCTCAAGCGTTATGTAAACACAGTTGACCGCAACGAAGCAGCAGAGACTGTGGTTCAAATTCTAATGGACAATGACTGTGACGCTGAAGATATTCGTAACGCATTCAAAGGTGATTCAGACATCAAACGAGCACTTACTGTATATCTTGACAACGACAAAGATTACTCAGAAGACGACGAAGAAGAGGATCCTGAAGAAGAGGATCCCAACGAAGACGACTGGGAAAATTAATGTGGTATAGTCGAGTAGTTGCTAATCTTGATGCTATTCCAGATTTTATAGCACACTACGAGCGTGAAATAACTGACGCTAAAAAAGACTGCCGCATTGCTGGAATTGTTGAAAAAAACATAACAGCACTTCCTGGCATTACTGAGTTTAGATACAACCAGCTTCAAGAAATTGAAGCTGTGTTGAACTTCCTCAATATCCAACTGCGTAAGATCCGCAGAAAGCATTTCCAAAAGTATCTGGAAGGCTATGCCCGTGCGCTCACTAGTCGCGACGCAGAAAAGTATGTGGATGGCGAAGATGAAGTGATTGATTACGAAACCATAATCAACGAAGTGGCATACCTACGCAATCGCTGGTTGGGTATCATGAAGGGTCTGGATACCAAACAGTGGCAAATGGGGCATGTTGTGCGGCTAAGAACTGCTGGCATGGAAGACATCCAGGTGTAAATACCTGCATGAAAATTGTACTTGTAACTGGCGGCTTTGATCCGCTACACTCTGGGCATATTGCCTATTTCAAAACCGCCCGCACTTTAGGCGACATGCTGATTGTGGGACTTAATTCAGACGAATGGCTGACTCGTAAAAAAGGTCGGCCATTCATGCCATGGACGGAAAGATTGTGTGTGATAAACAATCTTGCCATGGTTGACGAAGTGTACACATTTGACGATGCAGATGGTTCAGCTAAAGAGTTTATCCGACAGGTTCGAGCACACTACCCTGACGCAACGTTGATATTTGCCAATGGTGGTGATCGCACTGACAAAAACATTCCTGAAATGGATGTGATAGATAGCAATTTAGAATTTGCATTTGGTGTAGGCGGCGAGGATAAAAAGAATAGCAGTTCATGGATTCTTGAAGAATGGAAAAAGCCCAAGACCTCGCGAGCCTGGGGATACTATCGTGTGTTACACGAAGTTGGCGCCAACACCAAACTTAAAGAACTTACTGTGGCACCCAAAACTTGTTTGAGCATGCAACGGCATGACCGACGATCAGAGTTTTGGTTTGTGGCTGAAGGTGAAGCCACGGTGTACACACTAGATTCCAGTACAGATAGAGACATCAAAGATCACCTAACTGTGCATGAAGCTACTTGGATCAATCGCAATGAATGGCATCAATTGTGCAACGAAACAGACCGTCCACTCAAACTGATTGAAATACAGTTTGGGGAAAACTGTGTAGAAGAAGATATCGAACGCCGATGAAAGATATTATACCAGTATTTGTAGGATACGATCCTAGAGAAGCAATTGCATATCACACCTGCGTAAATTCTATTATTCGAAATTCAAGCAGACCTGTTGCAATCATTCCAGTTGCACTTAATTTGTTCAAGGACTACAGCGAAACACACACAGACGGCAGCAATCACTTTATCTACACACGATTTCTTGTGCCACATCTCATGCAACACATAGGTTGGGCAATATTCATTGACGGTGATATGATTGTGCGTGGAGACATTGCAGAACTTTGGAACTTGCGAGATGCTTATTCAGATGTAATGGTAGTCAAACATGACTATAAAACCAAGATGACTGAAAAGTATTTAGGGGCCAAGAACGAAGACTATCCACGCAAAAACTGGTCCAGTGTGATACTGTGGAATTGTAACAGTTATCCTAACCGAAAACTTACTCCTGAGTTTGTGCAAAAAGCTACAGGTGCTGAGTTGCATAGATTCACATGGTTGGATGATGCTCGCATAGGCGAACTGCCTAAAGAATGGAATTGGTTGCCCGATGAATACGGGCCAAACCCCGACGCCAAGCTCTTGCACTATACCTTGGGCACTCCATGCTTTCACGAGTTTGCTGACACTCCACAAGGTAACGAGTGGCACAAGGAACGCTTACTAACAGAATATTGTCAACAGAGAGATATATGAGTGAAGAAGATGAAGAACTGTTAGCACCATTACCTCAGCATGTTTTAGACATGGTGCCTCCTGACATACACAAATTGTTTAGAGATATCTTAAAGTATCGAGTTGATGCTGCTGGCGAATACTATGGTGTCACAGCAGATACTTTAATTCAATCCATACATGGCCTAAAACAAGATACAGTTGCAGCTATTGCCACAGAACCAGGAGATTTCAAGTATAAGGAAAAAGGACACATGTACGATCCCATACTACAAAGTTTTGTACAAGGGGCTGGCGGAAGAATCAGCAATTGGACAAAAGAAGAAAATAACATGACTCCGGTGGTACTACGAGGTATTACCAAACGCAAAGAGATGGCAGTGTGCAAACAGCAAGGCAGAGATTTCTACTATCTTGACACTGGTTATTTTGGTAATGGTAAGAAAAAAACATTTCACCGCATCACCAAAAATGATGTGCAAAATTTTGGGCCCATAATTGACAGACCAGGCGACCGAGTTGCTAAGTGCAATCTTCAACTTACAAAATTTAGACAAGACGGCGCCAAAATTTTGTTGGCCCCTCCTAGCCAAAAACTGTTAAACTTGTATGACATCGATCTTGAACAGTGGATGAATCAAACCATTGCTACTTTAAAACAGCACACTGACCGTGAAATAGTGGTCAGACTCAAGCAAGGTCGGTCAGTACGACAAACCACCGACACCATGCAAATGGCTCTGCAACAAGATATCTGGTGCCTGGTCACTTACTCAAGCATTGCTGCCGGCGAAGCACTGTTGTGCGGCAAACCAGCTATTACTTTGGGTCCAAATGCCGCTGCCGCATTATGCAGTCAATCATTATCAGAAATTGAAAATCCAAAAATACCCACGCTAGACGAAGTAGAAGCTTGGACCAGGCACATTGCATATTGCCAGTTCACTGAGCCAGAAATGCGCGATGGCACTGCATGGAGAATACTGAATGACCATTGATGCAGTGGTTTACATCAGTTCTGTTGCCAATCCTCGAAAACATTCTAGAAAAATTGAATGTTTGGAAAGTTTTGCTGACGGAGTCAAAAATTCAGGCGGTAATGTAGTAGTAGAGTGGGATTACAAATATACACCCAGCAGACTGGCTGTGATGTTGGGCTGGGCAACCACAAACACTGGTGGACCAAATATAGCTCTACGTAAACAAATTATTGCTGAACAGCAACGCCAAGGTTTGAAAACAATGTGCATTGATGCCAGTTGTTTCAAATATCTTGATGATCACGGAACTTATTTGAGATACAGCATTGGCGGCCCATTTTATGATCGTGCAGAGTATGCCAATCACAACAGCGATGCTACCAAGTGGAACGAAATTCGCAACGCTATCAATGTGCCCATGATTGAGCAACCAGTAGTTAGGCCAAACGGACATGTACTGATCTGCATGCAGAGAGACGGAGGATTTGCAATGAAAACATTGGATCCTATTCGATGGCTAGAAAACAAAATTACATTGATAAAAGAATACACCAAACGACCAATAGTGGTAAGACCACACCCAGGTGCTTATCGTTTGCAAGACTTTAGAAAGTTTCGAAACATACCTAAAGTAACAGTGGTAGATCCAGCAAAGAGTTCATTGTTGCAAGATTTGCAAAATGCTCATGCCGCTGTGTTTTTTAACAGTTCTGCCAGTGTGGCTGCTGTGTGCGCCAACATTCCGGTGTTTGTTGATGATCAAAGTTGTGTGAGCTGGTCAGTGGCCAACAAAAACATTGCCAATTTAGAGTCACCACAGACCTTTGATAGATCGCAATGGATCAACGACCTAGCGGCTGCACACTGGTCGGATGCCGATGGCCGCAGTGGGCAAATCTATCAAAAGTTCATGCCTTTTCTACGATAACATCGTAGTTGTAACCTAGAACATGCGGCCATTTGTGAGTTTTATCAACTACTGAAATCTGTTCGCTCACGACCTTTACACCCATCACTGTTGTTAATTTGTTTCGCCACCAGTCTGGACTCTCCACAATCAAATGAGCATTGCGACCATCTGGTAAATTTTTCTTGGCAGGATAGCAAGCAATTCTAAAACAACCACAACGTTCCATCAAATGGTTTATGGTTTTGAATGTTTCTATTAGAAACTCTGGCTCAATGTGTTCTATAGCGTCTGTGCTGATAACTGCATCAAATGTCTTGGTGGGCAATTTAGCAAAGCTGGCATTGCCAGGGTCATATCCAGATAGCACAATGTTTGGATGATGCTGGCCAATTGTGTCTAGTAATGCGCCATGCCCGCATCCAAAATCTAGCAGTGTGGCAGGCTGATATTGATTGATAAAATCTTTGACCACAGTGTAGGCTTTGGCGCCATGATTAAATTTACCACCACTGTGCATGCTGGCCAATTGTTTTTGGTATTCTTTGTCAATTAATGTCATTTTTTATCCAACCCATGATCCAATCGTCTTTGACTTGATCCAGTCGAATCATGCCCCAAGATTCCAGTAACCCAACAGCGGCAAACTGTCCATAATCTTTGCTGTATGCATCATGCGGTTTTTGTTCTATTACCACAATAGGACGGCAGCGTTTGACAGTTTGTTCTGCACCTTGCAACACACGATACTCAAATCCTTCGCAGTCAATTTTGATGTAATCAACTACAGGCAATTCTAGACTGTCCAAACGTGTGATTTTTGTGTCGCCCGCTGTGCTGTTTGGATCCACATGAGTATGTCCTGTGTTGCCTTCTGTAATGATCATTTGGATCATGCCTTCGTGGTCTCCCAGTGCAATTGGCTCAACAAGCAAGTTCTTGGCAAACACATTGCGTTCCAAGCATTCTCTAAACATAGCAACAGGTTCAAATGCAATCACTTGTGTAAAATGTTTTGTAAGGTCACGACTCCATAACCCAACATTGGCACCAATGTCTAAGGCCACACGTTTTTGTTTTACATGATCAAAACTTCGACGTCTAACTTGGTACTGATATTCAGTTGGTCCACCCTTGCTTACACTTTTGGCTAGCATTTTGGGAAAGTGATCTTCGGTGTCTGGGAACCACCACCCGTGGCTTTCATACATGTTTGGTTTCCTCTAATATCCTTGCGGCCGTGCCATCTCTAAGTTCTCTGTTGTGGAATTGACCATAAGCTAAATGACAAGCCCATGCACGCACCAGCTCCAGATCTGGGAACCAAGGATCTTCAATTTTGGCTAGATCTCTGTTGGCAACTGGATCTGCTGCATTGCTTGGAGCACAAACAAACGCTGGTACTCCTTCCAGCACCGACTCTGTAGCGGCAATACTGTTATATACAATTACAGCATGTGCATCTCGTAACAAACTGGTAAATGGTACAGCTTCTCTCGCCTGTCGATTTTTGTTTCGTTCACGTATCACAATGGGTCTATCTGTGTGTTGTTTAACTGTTGCTACAGTTTCATCTAGCCATTGTTGAGCTGTGGTACCATACACAATACAAGGTTTATCTTCAGGCATCACAATCACAATATCAGACCCACGACGCCGTGCTTTGATATCAATATTAAACTGTTTCCATCTATCATCTGGCCTGGAGATAATTTTTCCGTGTTGCAAATTGTTGTCTACTATTCGATGCCACATTTTTACACCATGTGGATTTCTAAAATTAGCTCTGTTGCCAAAGTATCCTGTGTCCATGTACCTAAATGGTCTGTTGTCTTGCCAGCAGCGTTTGAATATCTTGTGTTTCATGATGCCACGTAACACAATAGGATCATTGCTGTCATCATAGTTCCACGTTTCCAACTGAGTAGTGTGACACTGACTGCCTTGTGCAAACATCTCTATGTATTGGTCTTCGTTATTTTTGTTAAGGTAAATCCAGTTCATTGCCAATATGCCTCTGTTCGTTGGACTTTTAAGTCACTAGCAGGACTGCGTCCTGTGGCCTTGCGTTTGCCTTTGAGATGATCTAGCCAGGCACCCCACTCTGAATTGATTAAGGGATGGCCTTCGCCTGTGATCAAATGGCTTGACCAATCAAGTTCTATCAGTGGCAAGTGACTTCTTACTGCATCAAACACAAATGAGTCATGCCATTCGGCCAGAGTAAAGATACCCTGTTCAGCATTATCATAGTATTGCTGAAACTGTGTTAAAAAATCTCTTGTGCGTGGACTTTGAAGATTCATAGCGTACAATCCGCACTCGCTGAATTTGCCGCGCCGGCCTAAAAAACAAAGATCCACGGTGTCCGGACATAGTCTTGCCAAATCAGATTGAGTGATTGCACTATGGCACACAGTGTCTGCGTCCATCCAAATCAGCCAATCAGTCTGTGCATTTTTTGCACAATGGAAAATGCTGTAGACCTTGTGAGCAAATCTCACAGCGTCCCATTTGAATCCTTTACCTGAATCTTTGCGTTTTGATCTAACAGGATCAGCACTGACATCGCCATTGGCCCGGGGAACCCCTTGCCACTGTTGTTTGAATGCAGAGAGCTCGGTAACTACATCAATATCACGTACTTCAAGATTAGGTGATGACTCAGTTACTTTGCATCCTTCGGCATACACAACTAGATCAACTGGCCAATTTTGTAAAAATGTCTGTATCATGCGCTGGCCGTACTTTGCATAACCATCCGCGTTGAAAGTGGTAATTACAGTGTATTTCATCTCACGTACTTATGATCAATAACATAGCCTATTTTCCTTCTCAATGTGCCCAAAACAGTAGGCCTGTGATGTCGGCGGTTTTGGATCTTTTGCAATCGCGCGGCATACAAACACAAGAAAATTCAATGACTGCTGATGCGGCTGTGATTTGGAGTGTGCTTTGGGCAGGACGCATGGCACCAAATCAAGCAGTGTACGAGCACTATCGCAGTCAAAACAAACCAGTGATTGTTTTGGAAATTGGTGCGCTGTATCGTGGGCAGACTTGGAAGGTAGCAGTAAACAATATCACAAGAGATGGATACTACGGACATGAAGAAAATTTAGATTGGGATCGACCACGCACATTGAATGTCAGCCAGGCCATAACTTTTAACTCCAGTCCCAATGTAGTTATTGCTGCTCAACATGCTCGCAGTTTACAAGTCTCTGGTATGGACATGACACAATGGGTATTGGATCAAATTAAATTGGTAAGACAGCACACTGATCGGCCCATCAGTATACGCCCGCATCCACGCAATCGACTGAACTTGAGTCAGTTGCCGCCTGACGTCGCAGTGGAACAACCGCGGCCGGTTGCTGGCACCTACGACAGCTTTGACATGCGGTTTAACTATCATGCAGTGGTCAATTACAATTCAGGTCCTGGAGTGCAGGCTGCTATTGCAGGTTGTAGGCCCATTGTGCATGAGAGCAGTTTGGCGGCCCCGGTAGGTATGAGCATGGCCAACATAGAAAAGTCTTATGACATCAATCGAGATAAGTGGCTGGTAGAGATCTGCCACACTGAATACACACTAACTGAAATACGCACAGGAACATGGCTAAAAAGAATAGAACCCGCACTGATCAAGTGACTGATTGCGCCTGTGTGATACACAGCTCGGGCTACGATTGGATTTACGTTGAACGATTGCATAACATGCTAAATCGTTGGCTGCCTGGCGGCGCAAGGCTACATGTGTTCACAGAGCATGATAGGTCAGTGCCGCCACATATGGTAAAACATGTACTGGAAGATTGGCCAGGAATTGCTGGGCCCAAAAAGTCTTGGTGGTACAAGATACAGATGTTTAATCCTGCGCACCATCTGGATGATTTTTTGTACTTTGATTTGGACTGTGTGATTGTTGCAGACCTAACCTGGATAACCCAACTGCATACTGATTACTTCTGGACTCTCAAAGACTTTAGATACCTACAGCGTCCTTCATGGAACAATATGAACAGCAGCGTGATGTGGTGGAATGTTTCAAAATTTTCTTGGGTTTGGGACGAGTTCAATCGGCAAGGGCATGATGCTGTGATTCGGCGCTGGCAGGGTGATCAAGACTTTATAAATGCCACTATTGATCACAACAAAAAAAGATATTTTGATGTAAAACGTTTTCAAAGCTGGCGCTGGCAAGCCTGGGACGGAGGCATGAATTTTCAATTGAGAAAACAAAACACTCCAGGGGCTGGCACACACATTGATCCAGACGCATGTGCATTGGTGTTTCACGGCCAGCCCAAACCACATCAAATTCAAGATCCCGTAATAGAAAATTTTTGGAAATGAAACCTCAACTACCATTTTTAGAACTCATGTTGAGTTCAGTTTGCAACCTTGTGTGCCAAGGGTGTAGTACATACAGTGACATACCCAGTCGCGGATACACACCTTGGTCTGAAATTCGATCCTGGCTGGAACAATGGCAACAAAAGTTTGATATTGAAGACATAGGACCCATGGGTGGCGAACCGTTGATATATCCTGACATCATGCAGTTGCTTCGGGACGTGAGATCTATGTTCCCCAACAGCAAGATACGTTTTCCTACCAATGGGTTGTTGTTGCACAAACACTGGGATGTGGTTGATTGGTTGTATCAAGATGGTAATGCCACACTAAAAATCACAGCACATGTAGATCATCCTGAACTTGAAACCAGCATTCAACGAGTGTGGTCTGCGTATGATTGGCAACCAGTGCATGAATACGGCATAGATCGGTGGCGTACCAAAACAGGTTTGCGATTTCAAATCAACCGACCAGAAATTTTCACACAAACATTTCGTGGCACATACGAAACTGCACATCCTTGGAATTCCAATCCCTCAGCAGCTTTTGCCAATTGCCATCAAACCACTTGCCCTTTGCTGTACCACGGAAGAATATACAAATGCAGTACCAGTGCGCTGTTGCCAGATGCGCTGGCTCGCTATGATTCTCCCAACAAAGACCAATGGGATCAATATTTTGACAACAACACAAACGGCAGTGTGGGATTAGAAAGCAGTGCAGAAGATATTCAACAGTTTGCTGATAACTTTGGCCAACCACACATGATCTGTCGACAATGCCCTACCAGTCAAGATGATTGCTATGTGCCACATTCACGATTGGTAAAATTTAGATGACTGAAGATTTCAACCACTTTCAAATGAATAGATTGATCAACCGGTACTTGCAGTTGCCGGACAACAATCAACTGCCACTGTCAGTTGTATATGTGCATGTGGGCTCAGACTACTGGGAAAGCCAGTATGAATTTGTTAAAAATTTTGTAGAAGTACCATTGGATCACTATGTGGTAGTGCATGTTAGATTTGAAGGATTGAGTTTTTCTGCCAGCGGACTAAGAAACTGTATTGAACAATTGATTGCGCAACAAGGACGAGACGACTCAAAGATATTTGTGTTTACTCCAAACAACATGACACAAGATCATCCTTGGGTCAACTTGTTTTACAATGGTTTCAGTGAAATCACTGATGAAATATATCGTGCTCAAGAGTACCTTGTGCCATCAGCAGAATTGGATCTTGAGAATTTAAAAACTTGGGCATTATTTGTGGGTCGTAAAACCACTGTAAGAATGTTAGGCCTATGGCACTTGACTCACATGCCTGAAACAAAAAATGATTGCATAGTGAGCCTCATGCAAGAAACAGCACCTGCTCATCGTCCAAACTGGCTGCGACTTGAACGATACTATGATCACATAGGTCGTTGGAAACAACCAGATATTGTGCCAGATCTAGATGCTGTGCTTGATTGGATGAAACACCCGCCAATAAACAGCGTTGATGGTGTATGTGTAGGAGATCAGTATATTAAAAATGTTGTTGGTGAAAATCGCAATGCAACATTGATTGATAGTGTGTTGAGTTTTAGAAATCAGTATCTGTTTGAAATAACTTTTGAAACCATGACTGAAGGATTTACCTTTACGCCTAGCGAAAAAACTGTGCGCACTCTGGTAGCTGAAAAACCTCAGTTTGTGTATGCTGCCCCAGGATTTCTTAAAGGCATGCAAAATCTTGGATTCCAAACGTTTAACACACTTTGGGATGAAGGTTATGACAATCTAAGCGGCCCAGAACGGTTTAGTGCCATGTTTTCCACAATTAAAAGTGTGGCCCTACTGTCAACGGCGCAAAAACTCAAATTGTATCAAGGTTCCCAAGTTATCTGCCAACACAACAAACAGGTACTTGTTGATTGGATTAACAAAATAAATAAACGACAGTAGGAGAAAATAAATGGAACTAACGTTCAAATGTCATGCACGAAAAACTTCAAAAATTTCAAATTTACGACCAGCTGAAATAACAATCACCGTAGAAAACCCAGCGTTCGAGCATGTGTCAACGTACCAGAAAACAGTGCCTCCAACACTGAATTGGGTGGCTGGATCCACCACTGATGACAGTGTAGATGTTGTTGTAGATCTTCCAACAAAGGATTTTGGTACCTTGCTAAAATTTACCATAGCAGTCACCAATAATGACCTACTGATATGCGGGTACGAACCTGGTAATTTTCAGATTGTAAGCAATCCATTATGGGACGGTGAACTTGGCCCATATGATATAACAGGTCATGTAGGCGGTGGCGGTACTATGGGCACCGGAAGCCTAGCTATCTTGGATGGACAAACAGTAACATTTGATGCTGATTTGAGTTCTTTACCTTTTGACCCAACATCAGCTTAATTTTAAAAAGGATAACCTCGACTTTGTTTGGGAGTGTATCCAGGCTCGTAAACCGGAACAAAACTACACACCGCAGTATCTGTAGGAATTTTCATTTCACAGTTACGCATGATCAACACAGTCTCTAAGTTGTAGTAATTGTAGTTGGGATCCATTTCTTCTTCCCACCCCCATAAACTTGATGAGTGACTGGCTTCGACATAACCTGAAAAATTATGCCAGTCTCTGCTCCAGGCCAATGGATAATCATTTACCATCATGCGCCACCCTGGCGCCATTTTAGCACGCCATGGCCAAGCAACAATTCTAGGCCTGGCCCATACATATTCATCATTGATTTTTTCAGCCCAACAACTACCATGCAACATTTCTTGCAACAACCAACCATACCTCCAGTGTTTGGTTGCACTGGCCGGAAAAAAGTTATCCATGTCAGCAGTTAATGGTAGAGTGTACCCCAACTGACTAACACCACGCAGTCCCAAACACATTCTGGCTGTGTGGTTGGCATGATCACCAGACTCTGGCAAGTAGCTTCGCAGGTCGCCTTTAAGATTGCGCCACCATTCCGGAAAGAATTTACTGCATGGCATCGGTTCTGGGCAGTTGTTAGCCTGCTCAGCTCGTTCCCAAGTTAAATATTCGTTTACTACAATTTCCATACATTTATGTAGTACTTTTGTATGAGTTGACAAATTAATCAAAGTTTGCTATAATTTAGGCTATGTTATATTTTGCTTATGGAATGAATACCAATCGTGAGGGCATGGCTCAACGCTGTCCGGGCGCACTGAGCCTAGGCCACGCACGCCTGATTGACCATGCCTTCCGCTTTGCCATTCACGCTGATGTGGTGCCTGTATTAGGTTCCTATGTAGATGGTGTGCTGTGGCGCATTGATCAGTTTCACTTGAACAGCCTGGATACCCTAGAAGGCTTTCCTTGGTACTACAACCGTGGGCAATTTGCAGTAGAACACCGAAACGGAGTGGTTGTTGCAGAGTGTTACTTTATGCAACCCGGCAACGATAGCAGTCTGCCTAACCAAAGCTATTTTGACATGGTGGTACAGGGCTACGAGCAACATGGTGTGCCCGCAGATCAGGTGTTTAATTGTGTATACGATAGTATTACATAACCCGCCAAATTAGCGGGACTTGACCAATAAATGGCTATCTGCTACAATAGTGGCATACAAAGAAAGGTAGATATGGATATTCGTGTTCGAGCCGCAGTCAAAACAGTAGTTATTTTAGGTTATGTTGCCCTGATAGCAGTGGCAGTTCAGTTAATACTAAAGTATACACCTCCAGAGATGATTGCACCGGCCCTGGCCACTATTGCTATTGGGGGACTGGTATACTTAATGTATACTATAGTACTAGGTCGATTGCGGTCGCAAGAAATTTTAGATAAAATGAATTCTAAAGGTTGACCAATAATTGCCAATTTGCTATAATACACACATAGACAGCAAAGTTCAACCGCACACCAAGGAGCCAACCATGAGTGCAATTCGTATCGTTCGCGGCGTTTACCGCAACAAGGCCATTCAAAACCAAGTGTTTACTTTGGTGAGTGGATTCCAAACTGGTGCCAAAGGTGGCTATGTCACCGTAGAAAATGATGGTACCTTTCCCAACTGCCCTGCTGCCATCCGCATCAAAGTAGACGGCATTTCAGATATTGAGTATACTTCAGGAGAACATGTGAAAGAAAACACTGTAAAGTTCAAGCCCACTGTGGTGGCAGAGACAGACGAGCAAGCCATGGATCGTATTCGTGAGCGTTTTGACATCCTGCATGAGATGACCAAGGCTTGTGTGAGCGGCGACATCCGTGCAATGATTGTGAGCGGTCCTCCTGGCGTGGGCAAGAGTTATGGTGTTGAGCAAGAGATTGACAAGGCCTGTTTGTTTGACAAACTGGCCAGCAAACGCCTTAAGGCTGAGGTTGTGAAAGGCTCAGCCAGTCCCATTGGCCTGTACCAAACCCTGTACAAGTATTCAGATCCCAATTGTGTGTTGGTGTTTGATGACTGCGACTCTATCTTGTTGGATGACGTTGCACTGAACTTGCTGAAGGGTGCCCTGGACTCCGGCAAGAAGCGTAAGATTTCCTGGTTGTCAGACAGTCGCATTCTGCGGAGCGAAGGTATTCCAGACAGTTTTGAGTTCAAGGGTTCGGTAATTTTTATTACCAACTTGAAGTTTGACACCATGCGTTCGCAGAAATTGCGGGACCACTTGGATGCATTGCAAAGCCGATGCCACTACTTGGACTTGACCTTGGACACCATGCGTGACAAGGTCCTGCGTATCAAGCAGATTGCCAAGGACGGTGTGTTGTTTGCAGACTACGACTTTGACGAGTGTGTGCAAGACGAGATCATTGCCTTCATGGACGAGAATAAAAATCGTCTGCGTGAGATGAGCCTGCGTATGGCTCTCAAGATTGCAGACTTGCGTAAGATGTCAGTGTTGAACTGGAAGCGCCTGGCAGAGACCACTGTTATGAAACCCGCAGGAGCCTAACATGTATGAAATATGGGATGGAGACTTGTATTTGTACTCAGTGGATACCGAGTACGAAGCAGATGAACAGCGTGAAGCAGGCTTCACTGTGAAGTGCCTGGAATACTACGGAGCGTGATTAAGACTTTAGTCAACTCAAAAGATTAACCCTCCAAGGTTATCCCGGGCATTGGTTGGCTCCGGCCCGGGCTTTGTGGCAGGTACCCGTAAAACGGTACCTGTCTTTTTGACTTCTTGCTGTGATAAGTATATACTGTTATCATGCCCCAACAATATTTGCACATAGACTTAGGTGCAGACTATACCTTAGATTTTGAAATACACAACACGCCCTTAGCCGACCTTTGGCTTGAGCGCATGCACCTGCGGGATCCGTATCCAATAGATCATCCTGACCGTTTTTACGGATTTGATTCTCGAGAGCAAGAAATTGCTCGTGCAGAAAAAATGATTCAACAATGTGTTAGTATAATCAATGGTTATCAGCCAATTATTGAGCGAGAGTTTACTACAGTGTATGACCAGGATTGTTTGAACTATTTGCACAACATTTTTGAACGTTATCATGGCTTGCTAAATCAACAAAAAACTTTATGGTGGCTTCGAGCCCCGGAATCTATAAAAAAGGCTTTGTCAGATTTAAACATAGCGGTGCATCGCTGCGAATCAGCGTCAAGAAAATTAAAACCAAGACTTGTTTGCACCTGGTTTGGCGTGCCTAAAGATACTGCTTTGCCTGAAGAGATTATGAATCAGTATGGTACAATTAATCCGGCATTTGGAAGTGTGTGTTTGAACTATGTTGAGATTGGAAAAACATTGCTTGATCTTGTGATAGACAATGATGCATATATCGGCGACGAAGCTTTTCGCCCGTTCAATTATTACAATCCTGATTTTGTGGTAAGATTATTTGAACTTGACTCAAATGTTGTAGACCTTATGCTACAAAATATGCAACAATACTATCAAGAACACTATGATTTTTTTGTCAATCAAGGATACCCGCAGTTTGATCATGTCAAACTACAGCCATTGCAATTTCCTGTTGCAAGGATAATTGAAACTGTTCCACGCGACCAATTGATCAAAGACATACAACAAAGACAACTCGTCACTCGAGTTTATATAGATGAAACGATGCACCATACAAATTCGAGATGAAGTAAACATCAAACTAGAGGGTATCGATCTGGATGTGCGCAAGGCCCTGGTCAATGCGTTTAAGTATGATGTACCTTATGCAAGATATCTACCAGCAGTGAGGCTGGGTCGGTGGGATGGTAAAGTCAGTTACTTCCAACTGGGTGGATCAACATACACCAACTTGTTACCAGATATCATGCCCATCTTGGAACGTTACAACTACGACATTGAGCTGGACGATCAAAGAGAATACTCTACCACATTTGAGTTTGCTCAAGTTACAGAACAAACATTTGCACACAAGACTTGGCCCAAGGGTCATCCTGCAGAAGGGCAACCTATCATGTTGCGTGACTACCAGGTAGAAATTGTAAACAACTTCTTGACCAATCCCCAATGCATACAAGAAGTGGCCACAGGTGCAGGCAAGACAATCATGACAGCGGCATTAAGTGCCAGTATAGAACCATATGGGCGGTCAATTGTGATTGTGCCCAACAAGAGTTTGGTCACACAAACTGAAAAAGACTATGTGAATCTTGGCCTGGACGTGGGCGTTTACTTTGGCGACAGAAAAGAACACGGACGCACACATACCATCTGCACTTGGCAGAGTTTAAATGTACTGCTGAAGAATACCAAGGCAGGTGTTGGTGAAGTGACCATACAGGACTTTATTGAGGATGTGGTATGTGTAATGGTAGACGAAGTACACATGGCCAAGGCAGACGCACTCAAAACTCTGCTGACCAGCGTAATGGCTAGAGTGCCAATTCGCTGGGGATTGACCGGTACTGTGCCCAAAGAGAAGTTTGAAAGCCAAGCCCTATTGGTAAGCCTGGGTCCAGTGATCAGCAAGCTCAGTGCCAATGAACTACAACAACAAGGGGTGCTGGCGCAGTGCCATGTGAACATTGTGCAGTTGCAGGACCATGTGGAGTACGCCAACTACCAAAGCGAGCTTAAATACTTGTTGGAAGAGTCAGGCAGACTGGATGCCATGGCCGAACTCATACGCCATGTAAATGAAACAGGCAACACTCTGGTACTGGTTGATCGCACCGAATGTGGTAGACAATTGGTAGAACGACTGGGCGAACGTGCGGTGTTTGTGTCAGGTGCAACCAAAGCAAAAGATAGACAAGACGAATATGACGAAGTGGCGGACAGCACTGATAAGATTATTGTGGCTACCTATGGTGTTGCCGCTGTGGGTATTAATATCCCTAGGATTTTTAATTTGGTTCTTGTGGAACCCGGGAAAAGTTTTGTCCGCGTTATCCAAAGCATTGGACGCGGCATAAGAAAAGCCGAAGACAAAGAGCATGTTCAAATCTGGGACATAACTTCAACATGCAAATTTGCAAAACGACACTTGACCAAACGCAAGCAATTTTATAAAGAAGCTAACTATCCCTTTACTCAGGAAAAATTAGAATGGATGAAAATAAAATAACTGTTGCAGTGTGCGGAGACAGTTTTTGTACTGCATCAACTGTTGATCTCAAAGAGGTGGGACTGCGAGCGCATTTTAGTCAGATGCTTGAAGACCAATATGGCTATCAAGTTATCCATCTAGCGCATGGCGGATTTAGCAATGCTGGAATATTTTTTCAAATGCAAAAAGCCCTTGAGCTTGGAGCTGATGTTGTGGTCTACAATCGCACATGGGCCAGCAGAATAAACTTGTCCATGCATGACAACTTTGAGCCGTCTCAAGGCCTAAAGAATTTTATCTATTCTAATCCGCACATGCCCAGCACTGGTTCGCCGCATGTGGGCGATAGCAAGGCTGCAATTTTTTCCACTGTGTGGCAGAATTTAGAAAACAGTCCATTTTTTGATTTTACCAAAGAACAACTTGTTGCTGTTGACCTGTACATGAAGTATTTTATGAACTACAATTTTCAAGACACCATTGATGGATGGTTGTTTGAATTTTGGCACAACAAGATCTTGGATGCAGGTGTACTGCCTGTTTTTTTCAACAATGATAATGTGGGAAAAGTCGCTTATGATTTCAGTGGCAACAATCCCAACGTCGACACACCGTTTCACACGGATCGTGCAACTCAGCAAACAGTTGCCAACAACATACACCAAATAATACATGGGCAAAATATACAAAGACATCAATAACTTTCTGCCGCAAACTCCACGTGGAGTGTTTGTGGAAATTGGCAGCGACCGTGGAGAAGGGAGTACTCAAACTCTGGCTGAAGTGGCTCAACAACACAACACTCGTTTGATCACTGTGGACATTTCCAGCAAAGCGCAGAGTAGATTGTCTCACACGTTATCAAACACTGACTTTGTTGTGGCATCTGGATCTGTCTGGGCTAGAGAATTTGCTAATACCCACACCGACATTGCTGTGTTATATTTGGATAACTTTGATTACATCTGGGATATTGATAGTGTGAGTGCAGCCATCCGCCAACAAATGCATGACTATGCTGGACAAGGAATTGTAATGAGCAATCAACATTGTCAAATTGAGCACATGCGGCAAATGGTTGCATTAACACCCTTGTTGAGTCCCGATGCTGTGGTAGCATTTGACGATACCTATTGCGTAAACGACTGTTGGATTGGCAAGTGCGGTCCAGCAGTGGTTTATTTGCAGTCGCTGGGATGGACTGTGGTACACCAAACTTTAGATTGTGGTGTGATCATGAAAAAACTTGACAACGTCAATTAAATTCTGTATACTGATAACATATGAGAATACTAACTTTAGATAACACTTACTACGACTTGGATCACTTGCCAGAAGAAATTGATGACTTGAGATTTGCAATTTTAGATAACTCCAATCCTGCAGACCCAGACTATCACTTTATTCCATTGATCTTCTTGGAGAGTTTTAACGCTCCTGCTTTGGTTTTACGCATAGGTGATATCACACTCAAAATGCCCATGGACTGGCAAATCCTAATAGGTGAACCTGACATTGGTGACTTGGAAGTGTTGCCCTTGACATCAATCAATGATCGAGGCTTTAGAGTGTTTCAATTCAACCCACTGACCAGTTATAGGCCTAGTTTTCCTGACATTGAAATACTAGATGTCTATCATGAAGTCAGCTGGTTTGCACCCAAACTCAAAAATGGGCAAATGTTGGCTGTGCCTTTGAATAATGATCCGGAACCTGACTGTGTGTACTTTGTAAAGGACATCAGTCGCAATTGTGAAATTGTAGACTACAACAAGGCCTGGTAATGCCCTATACTGAACCAGAAATATTTGAAATTATCAATCGCTTGGCCAGAGTGTATCTGGAAAGTTACCCCGACGACCGTGAAGGCTTAGAACGTTTCCTGCGTTGGGCACATTTACAATACGGTTATCAATATGGGAACCCTTAAACCAGGTGCCACATACATCTACGAGCGCAACGGTAATGAGGTGTATGCTCGTGAGTCAGGTGCTGATCCTTCTACTCGTGTGCTGGTTGGATATGGATATGATCCTATGACTGGACATCAAATATCCTACGATAAACGAACCAGCGACGGCCGACCATTGTTTGATCACCTAATGGAAGACAAGATGTGGGGCGAAATTCGGCGAGAAGCTCGTACCAATCCCACTTTACAAGACGCACTAGAACGTGCTATAATGATTTATAAACTAACCAAAACCGAATGAATGATAACCTGTCCATCGGCAACGAGATGCAACAATTTGATCGCAAGAACAGAGCGTTCTATGATCAATTGTCTGATGAAGAACGCAAAAAGTTTAGCCCTTTTTTGATGATACGTTGGGGTTCTGCGGTGGAAGGATCTCGAGAGCTTCAAGAGTTTTATGTGATTGCCACCAACGAACGATTGAACAAACATTTTTTTAACATCAGCACGACCAAACACAAAAAACTTCAATGGTTACTGGCCACTACTGTGAGTCCTGGCCTGGGTGCTCAACGACACAACTGGATTGCTCCCAAGAAAAAAGATGCCACACTTACCGGCAAGCGAAAACAACTGGCAGAAATTTACCCACATCTCAAAGATGATGAAATTAGTGTGCTGGCCGGAATCACATCACAAAAAGAAATAAACGAGTATCTCAAAAAATTTGGTGAAGGATCATGATGAAATATCAACAGCTGGTGGTTAATGGGTGTAGTTACATGGAGAGCTATGCCAGCGGATTTGGCCATCAAGAATTAGCAGAACGATTGTCAATTCCCCAGGCCATAAGTTTGGCCATTGGGGGCAGCGCCAATTCGCGTATTATTCGAACCACGCTCAAGCACAGTTACATCACGCTACAGCCCACGTTGTATGTGTTGGGAATGACATTTGTCAGCAGAGAAGAATTGCCAATTTTGCAAGCCAGCAGTGATTTTGAAGGTCGATGGACTAATTTTCAAAATCAAAGCTGGAGTTCGCGATGGGATGCTCCCTGGACACAAGCAGATACTGATGCAATGATTGAACTCAAACTCAAATGGGAATTGAATAGCATACTGGATCGTGCAGAAGATCTCATGTATCGTATACTTGCTATGATACACAGTTTAAAATCTAGAGGCCATGCTGTGATAGTTTTCCAGCAGGCTGATAATTTATATGAATCTTATTTAGATTCACCAAGACTAAAATTGTTTCACAGTGAACCTGAAATAGTTGAAGGATACAAGTGGCGTGCCATACCATGGCAACATGAACGAGGAGTTCCAGCAACAGATTATGGTCCAGGAGCTCTTCAGTATGTGCCTCCAGAAATAGCACATCGGCAACCAGGATTTCATCAAGAACTAAACATGTTTTTGACTGCATGGATCAACAACAACAATCTACTAAAATGACCCAGTGTCAGTACTGCAAGAAAGATTTTATCAAAGAAACTTCTTTGGCAGTGCATGTGTGTGAACCCAAACGGCGCAGACAGGAACGAGCGGAGCGTGGTGTGGAACTGGGTTTTCAAGCCTACATACGCTTTTATGAAATGAGCCAAGGTTCGGCTCGGCTCAAGACATTTGACGACTTTGCTGACTCGCCTTACTATCGTGCGTTTGTGAAGTTTGGACGCTATTGTGTGAGCACAAGAACTATCAATCCCAAACAGTTTCTTGAGTGGCTGTTGAAAAACAACAAAAAGATCGATCGTTGGGCAAGTGATCAACTGTACACAGAATATCTCATACAATACTTGCCATTAGAGAATGTGGCAGATGCTCTAGCACGAGCTGTAGAGTTTGGCATGGACTGGGCAGAGAAAAATTCAGCACAGCCACAGGACTGTTTGCGATATGGCAGCACACCGGCCATGTGCTATGCAGTCACAACAGGTAGGATATCACCTTGGGTAATTTACAATTCAGAGTCAGGACAACAGTTCTTGGGTGAACTCTCTCCTGATCAAATCAGCATGGTATGGCCCTACATTGACTCAGATGTGTGGCAAAAAAAGTTTCACAACTATCCAGCTGATCAAGAATACGCAAAAGATATATTAAGCAAGGCAGGTTGGTGACATGGAAACGGTGATATTTTTAACCCTAATACTTTTACAGATCAAACACTGGTACATTGACTTTGTGGATCAAAGCATGGCGGAAGTCAACCACAAAGGCCAATACGGACATTGGTTGGGCATGCGGCACAGTCTCAAACACGGCATTGGCACAGCCTTGTGTGTTGGATGTGTGCTAGGTCCTGTGTACTGGGCCGCCAGCATCATGATGGGCGTGATAGATGCTGTGGTTCACTATCACATTGACTGGGCCAAAATGAACTGGGGCAATAGAGACCTTCAAAATCCCAGCTTCTGGGCACACTTGGGCCTGGATCAGATGGCACATCAGTTGACTTACATTGGCCTTGTGGCTATAATTGCATTATGATTAGATCTATTAGCGGCAGCAAATACATTCAAGTGTCGGGCGGCACGTTCACCAATCCATACATCAGTCCAGGTGCAAGCGGCGCAGGCATGTTGAGATGGAACTCCGGCATGAACTGTATGGAGGTAAACGATGGCAATTCGTGGCAGCAGATTCACTCGGCACATCCTATGATCACTCTCACAACAGACGCTGAAACCCTGTTAGATTGGGCACGAGCCAAGCGTGATGAAGAATGGCGCATTGCGCACCTGGCAGCACAACATCCCACAGTGGCAGATGCATTGGCAGCAGTGCAACTGGCCAAAGAAAAACTGCAGGTGGTGACTGCACTTTGCGATACTGACAGCAAGTGAATAATTTTCAAAAGTTATTTGAAGGTGCTAACACACAAACAAAAATTTGTGGGATGTGCCGTAACGAAAAACCTATTGGATGTTTTGGATTTGATGGCGGTGCCAAATATAGAAGATATGAATGCAAAGAATGCGCAAGAGCTCAAAGTAAATTGGTTGCAAAATTAAAAAAAACAGCTCCGGCAGTGCCATTAAATTATCGATGTCCTATATGCAATCGCAATGAAGAAGAAGCACACGGATACAGTGTAAAAAAGAAAACAGTATGGTGTGCAGACCATGATCATATTACTGGCGAATTTAGAAATTGGTTGTGTCATAAATGCAATTTAGGGCTAGGAAACTTCGCTGACAATTTACAAAGACTGCAATCTGCTGTACAATACTTGGAAACTTATGAGCGCAGACATTGACATTGATGTGCCGGATAGAACGGCTGTGCTGAAATTAATCCAGCACACTGCCGCACGGCAACTGCATCAAGGTCAAGTGCGTAAACACAATTCAGGCATCTATGTCACAGACATTCCTAGAGACATACCCAATGGCTGTGCAGCCATAGACTATGAGTCAGCAGAACAGCGTGGATACTTCAAGATAGATCTGTTGAACATGAGTGTGTATCAGTTGATTCGTGACCCTGCACACTATGCTGAAATGTTGGCAGCCGTGCCACCATGGCAGAGACTGTGGACTGATACTGCTTGGGCTAGTCAGTTGGTTCATGTGGGCAATTACACAGACTTGATGCTGTCAATGCGGCCAGATTCAATACCCAGAATGGCAGCGTTTATCTCAGTTATTCGCCCGGGCAAAGCACACTTACAAAATCGCCCGTGGACAGAAGTGTTTGCCGAAGTGTGGAACGGAGATGATTCTAAAGGTTACACATTCAAAAAGTCGCACAGTATAAGTTACGCGGCTTTGGTCGCACTACACATGAATCTACTCAATCAAGACGCCGCACAAGTGTGATTGATTTTCGCTTGCTTTTCTTGCGAGCAATGTCCATCAAACTGCACACTGGACCGTGTAAAACTTCAAGATCTTTGTTGGAAAATGTGCGCAACGTAAATCTAAATTTGTCCCAATCTTGGCGAAGGAATATGTTGATGGGGATGGATCTATTGCTTTCCCACCACCACTGATTGGCCAGTTCTAAAAACAACATTTTGTCTTGTTGGTCAACTACAGATCCAAAGTCGTAGATGGTAGTCACGCTGTCATCTCTGTTTTGTATAATGCCCACGTATTCTGCGTTTGCATAACTGCAAAGAGTAATAAACGGGTATTTTTCTGCCAGCTTATCGAAGATTGTATTGCCCATAAATATTGTTCGAGGATCCTATGTATTCAACCACCGTTTACTTATACCAGCAAATTACCAAAGTCTTGTTAGTTGACACCAGTGGTGGATATTTCACAGCGAGGTACGACCCAGTGTATGCAAAACAATTAACTGTAAACAAAGGTGTAGATAATGTTCTACTCTTTGAATTTATCAATCAAGAACAGAAACCGGTAAACATCACTGGCTCTGCATTTGTGTTTCGTTTGATGAGTCAAAACGGAGACAGAGTACTGGTGGAAAAAGACATGACAAGTCTTAGCAATTCACTAGGACGAGTAAAAGTGGTGCTGGACATCGAAGACACCATTAATCTAGTTGCACAACCAGCTAGTTATTCAATACAGCGCACTTCTGGTGATTACATACAAGCAGTGTATGTGGACGCCAACAGCCAAGCACGTGGTGACTGTAACATTGTGGATTCTGTGCTACCGCAGTTTGTGCCCAGTCATGAACTCACTATTCCCACAATTTATGGCAAAGCACAACAACTAACACCCGGACCGACCAACTATCCCGACTGGGCGCTAACACCTCCTCCAGTAAATACCACGCAACTTACTGAATTCTACAGCAGTTTTATTGACACATCTCATCAGAGTTTGACAACAGTCAAGATGGATCTGGATCACTTTACAGGCACTGTGAAATTTCAGGCCGCACAAGATTACGAATCTATCTGGTACAATGTAACTGACAGTTATAGCTTTTTTGATGAAACTTCCACACAGTATTTCAACGTGGTAGGATTTTATCCCTTGATTCGAGCAGCTTTTAACAACAGTCAAGGATTTGGCGGGCAAGCAACAGCACAGGTTTCACCTGAGGGTGTGGTCACAGGAATCAGCTTGAGCAATGCTGGCAAGAATTATGTGGCTGCACCCAAAGTTCAAATCTTGGGAAATGGATCTGGCGCAGAAGCTATAGCCACCATTGGGGCCGACGGCCAAATTGCAACCATTGTAGTGACCAATGGCGGTTCAGGTTACTTGCCAATTCAATACCAAGGCACACAACAGGCCACGGTAATGATTACCACTGGATATATTGACAATCTCCAATATCGTTGATTTAGCCCGGCTGATCTGCTATACTGTATAGATGCTTGACATCCTTGCGTATCTACCTGCAAAAAGAAAACCCACACCATCTGGTTGGTTGAGTTTCAATGCGGTTTGCTGTCAGCACAATGGCAGCACCAGAGACACAAGAGGTCGGGCTGGGCTCAAAGCTATTGAAGCAGGATGGAGTTATCACTGTTTCAATTGCGCCTATACAGCCAGTTTTATTATGGGTCGGACCCTAAGTGTTAAAGCTCGCAGACTACTAGGATGGATGGGTGTGCCAGACAACGAAATTGAAATGCTCAATTTGGAAAGTCTGCGGCATCGTAGCATACATGGCATACTAGAAGATAGACAACAGGCCTGGAATCAACTAGCTGGCTTCACATTTGAAGAACGAGACCTGCCACCACATGCTGAGTTGTTGATGCCCGAACATGGGCCATATTGGGATTATGTGCGTGGTAGACATGTGCCTGAAGATTTTCCTGCTATGGTACAGATAGAGAATGATGGTATTCATTGGACACGCCCACATGTGGTGATTCCGTTTACATACGAAAATAAAATTGTAGGATACACTTGTAGATTTTTAGACAACCGTCAACCCAAGTTTATTTCAGACAGCCAACCAGGTTATGTGTTTGGCACAGATTTACAGCACAAAGACTGGACCAATGTGATAGTGACAGAAGGCATATTTGATGCATTGAGTATTGGTGGTGTGGCTGTGATGCACAACACAGTGAGTGATGCACAGGCCCGACTGATACGCAATCTGGGTCGAGACATAACTGTGGTGCCTGATCAAGACCTAGCAGGTGTAGAACTGGTAGATCGTGCTGTGGAACTGGGATGGGCGGTAAGTATACCCGACTGGCCCAAAGGCTGCAAAGATGTCAATAATGCTGTGATTGCCATGGGGCGTGTGGGCACCTTGCTAACTATAATGGCAGCCAGAGAAACTAGTAAAATCAAAATAGAGATAAGGAAACGACAACTTGTTAAAAAAATACAATAGGCTTTGGGTGTTTGGCGACAGTTATAGCACACCAGATGTTTGTGTTTCCCCACAAGAAAGTTTTTGGGGGCTAACTGCTTCTGAGTTGGGTGTTGGTACTGTGATTAACTGTAGCAGATCTAAAATAAGTTTTGACAGTGTGTGTCAAATGCTAATAGGTGAACAGCAAAGATACAACTTTGAGCAAGACTTTTTTGTCATTGGTCTGCCACCATTAGAAAGAATTACTATATTTGACGATTACAAAGACACAGCGTTGGTAAGTTCCGTATTTGATACAAAAACCTGGCAGGCACAACCCAGTAATGTTGCAAGTCATCATGGATTGGTAAATTTGCAGTACAAGGAACTTGATCGATTGTCGGTGTTGATCAGTGATCGTAGTTGGATTGAAACTCAGGTGCTACGACAAATATTTTTAATAACTCAGTGGTTGGATTCTTGCGACGCTAACTACATTATTGTAAATCTCAGTAAAAATTTAGATCCAAACAATCACTGGGGACCAAGCCAATACATACTAGATTATTGTGTAAATCACAACAGATGTAAATTGTTTGATGGCTCCATGTATGATGTCAACTTAAATATCAATCGGCCGGCAGACTATGACAATTTTGGTTGGCACGGGCACCACGGACCTGCTGGCAACCGACATTTTTTTGAAACAAGCGTAAAGGACAAACTTTGTTAAAAGAATACGGACTTGATGTCCAACGACTATTTCTAGAAATGATGTTGGAGGACGCACAGAGTTATGTGCGTGTTCAAAACATCTACAACCCGCAGAACTTTGACAAGAGTTTGAGACCTGCGGCTGAGTTTATTAAAGAACACTCAGACAAACACAAGACCCTGCCGGAACGTACACAGATTTCTGCAACCACTGGCGTTAAATTAGCAGCCGTGCCGGATTTAAACGAAGGGCACTTTGATTGGTTCATGGGCGAGTTTGAAGCATTTACTCGACGTCAAGAACTAGAACGTGCTATCTTAAAAGCCGCAGACTTACTGGAAAAAGGCGAGTATGATCCAGTTGAAAAACTCATCAAAGATGCAGTACAGATATCACTTACCAAGGACATGGGCACAGACTACTTTGCTGATCCTAAGAGTCGTATTGAGAAGTACTTCAACTCGGGTGGACAAGTAAGCACAGGTTGGCCACAACTGGATAGATTGTTGTATGGTGGATTCTCAAGAGGCGAACTCAACATCTTTGCAGGTGGATCCGGATCAGGCAAATCACTTGTGATGATGAACATTGCTCTAAACTGGCTACAGCAAGGACTTAGTGGTGTGTATATTACACTAGAACTTTCAGAAGAACTTACGTCATTGCGTACTGATGCTATGTTGACCAATATGTCAACAAAAGATATCCGCAAGGACATAGACACCACTGAACTTAAGGTCAAGCTGGTATCCAAGAAGTCAGGCAACTATCAAGTGAAAGGCTTGCCAGCACAAAGCAATATCAACGACATCCGTGCTTATTTGAAAGAGTATCAAATTCAAACAGGCAAGCGGGTAGACTTTGTGATGATTGACTATTTAGACTTGCTGATGCCTGTGAGTGCAAAGGTCAGCCCCAATGACTTGTTTGTGAAAGACAAGTATGTTTCAGAAGAACTGCGCAACTTGGCCAAAGAGCTAGGCATCTTGATGGTCACAGCGTCGCAGTTGAATAGATCAGCTGTGGAAGAAATTGAATTTGATCACTCACACATATCAGGTGGTATCTCTAAAATTAACACAGCAGATAATGTGTTTGGTATCTTTACAAGTCGTGCAATGAAAGAACGTGGCAAGTATCAAATCCAGTGTATGAAGTCTCGAAGCTCGACCGGCGTTGGTCAAAAGATTGATTTGGAGTACAACATTGAAACCATGCGCATTACTGATGAAGGTGGAGACGAGGGAACAGGATACAACAAACCACAAAGTTCCATTATGGATTCAATCAAGGCCCGCAGCCAGGTCAAGGCTGCTGACGCCCCAGAAGAAAGCTCGCCATCAAAATGGGACCGACCCACAGGAACCCCTGCATGGGAGCAGGGGCCTAAAGTAACAGCAGATGTTCAAAGTTCAAAACTAAAACAACTGCTGGGACAGATCAAAAGTAATTAAGCGTTTACCGCTTTGATCACAACAAAGTTTAGTACTATGGCTTCAGACAGGGGACCAGCTGAAAAATTGGTTATACTAATTCTACAACTGCCTGCGGCAATTGCATCAACGTGAGTGTTGTAGGCGCCAGCTGTGGCACCTGAACTGATAGCAGTAACAACCACATCAGTGGCTGCAATAGTGCTGTTGGTAAAAGTAAAACTCACTTCAGCCGCTGCCGACAACGCAGCATTGTTCATGGTGATTTGTCCACAGCGTTTGTTGAGTGTTACACCAGTTGATTTACTGGTGGCCTGTGTGACAGTGCCGCCAGTACCGGTGCTGTATCCCACAGCAGATTCTGCGCTGCCCAGCAATGGGCGATTTAGATCGTAAACAGTTACGGTGGTGCCGCCGTCTGTAGTGGTAAATTGAAACTGATAAGTTCCTGTGGCGGCAAATGTGATCACATTTGAACTAATGCCTTGAATGCCTACAATGCCCAAAGTCACAGCAGCCGGCAATGTAACAGTGTAAGCTGTATTGGTGATGTTGATGGCCAGCTGTACTATACCAGCACTGCCGCTGGTGGGAAAATTGCTAAAGTTTAAACTGATACTGCCAGTTGTGCTGACGTATTGATATTGTCCTGCAGAATAGTCCACGCTGACTGAGCCAGAAGTTGTGGTAATTGGCACATAGGTATAGCTGACATCTTGCAATTTTACAGCATAAATGAGATTGTCATTCATGTTGTTGTCAAGTGTAGCACCAGTTAGTGCAGATTTAAAAACTGCGTTGGTTTGCAGTGCAGTTATTTCGTCTGCTGCATATTGAAAATTAGTGCTAGTGTTTGTGAAATTGTCCCGAAACCCTTGTGTGTTGTTGGGAACGCCGGCTACTGGATAGTTTCCGTCGATGTTGTTAGGGTTGATTTGACTGGTCATTGCGAATCCTTGATTGTTATAGATATTTATTGCTAACCAGATTTCGCTAAATAATCCAAAGGTCCCCGAGCAAATGCAAAAGAAAACTCGTAGCTTGTTAGAAGAATTGGATTCCATGTATGTGGAACGCGATCGTCGTCTAATAATTGAAAATAGAGCCAACAATGTGATAGAATCTGCTATTCGTTTGCTAGAGCAAATTGAAACAGAATACACTGCTGATCAGGCTGAAAATCTCACTAGAAAATTGCTCAATGCCATACGTCTTAAAGATTCCACAAAGTTTGCTAGATCTGTAAGGAGAACTCATGCAGATATATGAAATTACCAATGGCCGCCGCATGCAAGAAGTTTTTGCTCCTGGCGGCGCCGGTTCACAGGCAGGTTCATTCTTGGGAGGCGTGGGGCAAAATCTAGCCAAAGCCATGATCCCTGCAGGTGGTAATACAGACGCCGCGCCTGGCGCCAGCGTTGTTCCAGGACAAGCAAGCGGCGCAGCCGCGGCTGCTTCGGCACCTGCTGTGGCTGCGCTAGCCAAAACTCTGCAGGCACAATGGTCAGACACAGTGACACAAATGATGCAACAGGCCAAAAATCCCATAACTGGTCGAGCTGGAGTTCAAAGCATCAAGGACATTCAGCCAATTGAAATGCAACGAGCATTAATCAGTTTGGTAAACGGTAATCTTCAAAGAATGAGCGGTCGTTCAGTCAGCGACTATAAAAATGCTGCCAGTTTGGTGGACAAAGATGCCAATCAAGGTCAGTTGCGAAACATGGTCGGAGACATGAGTGCCACCATTGACAAAGCCATTGACGCACTGTTGATAACTGAACCCACTAGAGTCAATGCAAAAAAATTGGCTGACTTGTGGAATTCCATTGCTAAAATGAGCTATGGCATTGCCAACGAAGTTGAATTCAATCCAGTATCTGGCGCAGCCAGCACAAATAAAAATGCAGCTGAACCGCAGTTGGCACAGGCAGCGCAACGAGCTGGCCTCACAGCGCAACAACTAGGAATTACTGCCAAGGTTCCACAGCAACGTGATCCAGCACTAAACAAGGTGCTGGCCAGTATGGGCCTGTTGCAAGGTGCCCCACAACAACAACAAATGGCCGTGGCCGAGGCAAAAAAATGAGACTATTAGAAGGCGGCAATGTATTCAAAGATGCTGATGGTAAACCACTTACTGGGCGTATCAACCAAAGCGATGTAGCAGCCACAGTACAATGGCTAGAAACACTCACAGGATTAGAATTCCCACGCGAGCGTTGGCTGGGATCAACCGGACGTAAACCTACATCAGGCGACATGGACATGGCAGTGGATGCCAGCGAAATATCCAAAGAACAATTGGCAGCAAAACTAACACAATGGGCAACCAGTCACGGTGAAGACCCTAAAGCCTGGGTAAAGAAAAGCGGCGAAGTACACTTACGTACACCTATTAATGGTCGTCCAGAAAATGGTTATGTGCAAACAGACTTCATGTTCTTTCCCAATCTGGACTGGGGACAGTTTTACTATGGTGGTGCAGATGATTCGGCCTACAAAGGCATGAATCGCAATGTGTTGATGAGTTCAATTGCCAAACAACAGGGACTCAAAGTGGGTGCTAATGGCATGTTCAGTCGCACCACAAACCAACTGGTAGATGGTGGCATGGATCCTGACTACGTGGCCAAAACACTGCTAGGACCCAAGGCCACTAGAGCAAATCTCAAGAACGTGGAAAGCATTTATGCTGCTCTGGCCGGAGACAAAAACCGAGATGCCAAGCTGGCAGACTTCCGTGAATACCTGGGCCGTGAAGGCCTACAAGAGCCAGGTGCTGTGAATGAAAACACTGAAGTGAATTTTCTAGCCAAGTTGCGCGACAGAATTGTAAATCAAGGCATGACACCATTGATTGAAACAGAAACAGCCAACCCATATCAAATTTATGAAGCTGAAGAACCAGGCGTGGGTGGCCGGGCCAAAGGCATCGAACACCTGGAAGATCTTGTGTTTCGCAAAGGTTCACGCGGCGTGGATGAAGCACTGGCCATTATCCAGCATGCCGCAGATGCACCACAAAAGACCACCAGTGTGAAGTGGGACGGCAAGCCTGCTGTGATATTTGGCCGCAAGCCTGCCACAGGTGAGTTTGTGCTTACAGATGGGTCAGGGTTTGACGCCAAAGGCTACGATGGACTTGCTACTAGTCCCCGAATGATGGCACAGATACAAAGCACACGCAAAGGTGAACGTGCGAAGTTGATACAATTGTATGCTGACCTTTGGCCACAGTTAGAAGCGGCTGTGCCCACAAACTTCCGTGGCTATGTCAAAGGCGACTTGTTGTACTACCCCGAACAGCCATGGACAGAAGAAGCTGGTAATCTTGTGTTCAAGCCCAACACAGTGCAATATCGCATACCCGCCAAGAGCGCCCTGGGACAAAGAATTCGCAACAGCACCACAGGTATTGCCATGCACACAATGTATGCTGATCAAGGTGAACCCAAGCAGCCACTCAGCAGAGTGTCATTTAATGAAGTACCAGGATTGTTTTTGATTGAGCCAATTTATGGCAAAGGTATTACACCTCAAGACGCTGCACAATCTAAGGGACAAACTGCCTTGATCAAACAAATCAAACAAATACGCCGCAGTAAAGGTGCTGCCATCGATACCTTGTTTAATCCTGGCGAACTGCGAGCCATGCAAATCACAGACTTGGCCAAACTGTGTGTGGACTACATTAATTTTAGAATTGGATCAGGCAACTTTGACAACTTGTTGGCAGGGTTTGGTGAATGGTTGCAATCCGAAGTCACCCCAAGAAAATTTGCCAACATCATTGAATATCTAAAAAGCCCTGCATCAAACACAGAAGGTCTGGCTGCTGCATTTACCCTGTTTATTCTGTTACACGATCTAAAGCTAGACATACTACGTAATTTGGATTTGAAAGATCCTGGACACGAAGGTTGGGTAATGGCCACGCCTGCAGGCTATGCCAAAGCAGTCAATCGCTTTGATTTTACTGCTAGAAATCGTGCCCAAAACAATCCGCAACAGGCATAATTTTTGCCAAAAGACTAAATAAAAGCAGGTCCACCAGGACCACTAACTTAAAGGAAATTTATCATGGCTTATCTTACCCCCGTAAATGGTGATGCACAACCTGTATTTGCACTAGACGTACAAAACGGTCCTATCGCTGCTTCTACAAGCACTACTGGCGCTACTGCTACAGTTCAACCAGCTGGTCCTAAACTGGACTTTGTTCGCTTTGTTGCCAACAACAGCATGGCTACACAGTCAGGCGTGCAAGAATACGTTGCTAACGTTATTCAAGCTCTGCAACAAACTTGCACAGTAGCTATGTATCAAGTTGACACAACTGCTTTGTCAATTGCTTACTACCCAACTGGCGCTTTTGCCAACGCTGCTACAGCATTGGCTGCTGCCAACATTACCTTCACTGGTTATCAGTTGGACAGCGCAACAGCTAACGGCTTCAAACTGTCTGCTTAATTTTTAGACTTGTTCTAAACCACCCCGGGATTAAAAACTCCGGGGTATTTTTTTGCCGTAAATATCACACGATGAAGTATATGTGCAAAACCCTCTTTGACTGCTCGCCTACTGGAATTACTGGGCATTTTCGCATAGGTCAAATTCCCTTTGAAGATCAAGTTGGTCAAGCAATCAACAGCATCAATGACTGGAACAGAGCAAGAAATCAACAGCGAAACTTTGAAACATTGATTCAAATAATCAGTCTGCGCAGCCAACCAGAGCGCATTCAGGCCCCGCGCTGTGACAAAGGTGTGTGGAGTTTTAGCTTTGAAGTTGAAGCAGAAAGCACATTTGGTATTTCGGGAAATCATGATCCTTTTGCGGCACTGCACCAAGACTGCAATGGAGTGCCCATGCTAACTGGGCTAGACGAGCAGGAAGTTGTAGAAACAGTACTGCGCCCTGACCAGAACATTTGGTTTGAAACGGTAAATAACTGATTATGGCAGACACCACTGATATTGAAAAGAAAAGTCTCGAAGCCCACGTTGAACTGTGTGCCGAGCGATACAAAGCACTGGAACTGCAAATCAGTTCAGTGCAAAAAGACATCGACGATGTCAAGGCAGTGGTCAAAGAAGTGCATGAAATTGTGCATGCCATGTCTGAAAAACGCAACAATCAATTGATTTCCTGGGGCGTGGGAATCATAACATTTTTAGCCGGCACAGTTGGCTGGCTGGTCTCGCACTACGTACTCAAATGACTCGAGAACAAAAACTTGAACGCTGGGCCGAGCGTGAACTGCGCCACAGCATTGACAAAATGATTTTGGATGACAACTCAGGTGGATGGGTGGTGTTTGGAAAATATCACATCACACCAGAGCAGCAAGTGTTTAATGTTTGGCATTATGCAAACTTTGTGGGATCCTTTGGCAGCAAACGATCAGCAATTTCTTGGTGCATTGCCGATAAAAACAACCAAGCTTCATTATCGCAACAGATCAAAGTGTTGGACTTTAAAAAACAATTCTTAGACAATGACATTGCTTGTCGCAGTGGTCTAGGCAAACTCAGTAGATCTGCAGAATTTAGAGAAATGGTGAAAACCAAACTTGAACCCAAAGTTTCTCTAAATTCTGCTGTCACAGCCGAACTTGAAAAATGTATATCTTCGGCTAAATATATACAACTTAGAGGATTCTCAAATGAAACTGCAAGAACTAGCCACACCTAAAAAAACTCGTCTGATTACCAAGACGTTTGAAAGTTATTTTGGCTCACGCATCAGCGTTGAACGTCTCAACGCTGGTCAAACTCGTCAAATGCTTCGCAAGGTGCAAGGCCTGCTTGGTGAGCACAAAGGCTCAATGGCACGCCACACCAGCGAACGCAATCCAACTTATCTCAAACTCATGATGATGGAACAGGCCTTGGCCACACGTCTTAAAGAGATGGATGTTCCAGTGCCTGGTGCTCAACCAACTGCTGGCGCTGTTCAACCAGCCGCACAAGTAAAAGATCCTAAGTTGGCTGCTGCTCTTAAAAAGAGTGCCGCAGGTCAAACATTGAATCCCGATGAACAAAAACTTGTTGCAGGTGCAGCATTGATGAAAGCCGAAAGCCGCTTGCGCAATGCTTATCGCATGTTGAAAGAATCTGAAGTGCAACAAGCTCAAGTGGTGTTGGCTGCACAAGACATGGTTGACAAAATGCAATCAATGTTGGAAGATGCCAGCGAAATGCAATTTAAAGAACTGCCTGCTCTAGTTGATTCAATCAAGAATCAAGTAGGCATTGACCAAGCTTCGCAATTCAACGCAGACGCCACAGCCGCACTCACTGGCCTAGTGCAAAATCTACAAGGTGCCAAACAACAACTTGATCAAGCACTTGGCGTGGTAACTGGCCAAGCCGCACCCAGCACAGCTGGTGCAGACTTAGGTGCCGAACTTGGCGCTGACATGGGTGCTGACATGGCCGCTGGCGCTGACATGGGTGCCGATGTAGGTGCTGATCTTGATGCTGCTGCTACCGATGCAGGTGCTGACATGGCCGCTCCTGCTGAAGAGCCGGTGGGCACAGCAGGCGCACTGGGTCGTGGCCGTAGATAATGAAAATCTTTGAAGTTGATACCTTTGCTGGTGCAACACCTGACCCAGACAAACTTCTGGGCCTAGTAGATTTTCTTAATGGTCGTGCAGACGACACCAACAGTCAAAAACAAATCAGTCAAGATGCTTTTATCTCTATTGCACAAAGTCTTGACGTACCTGTCAATCAAAGAAACATTATGGATCTAGTTGGACAGCCTCCACTGAGCAATGTGTTAGAACCCATCCAACCCGGCTCAACTGATCCCATTGTGTTCAAAGGCGGTGCTGAACAAACGGTACAACCCAAAATGTCAGTTCCTCAAGCACAACAAGTGGTAGACAAAATGGCCAAATCGGCCATGAAACGTCCAATGTAACAGTCAACCATTGGTTGACACAAGGCGTTAAATACAGTATACTGCTTACATAAGGAGGCTGCTATGAAACGACTTCTAACCATTTTAACTTTTGTTACCTCCAGCGCATTTGCTGGACCTAACGGATATCACGGATCTGCATTACACACACCACATCATCGCCATCATGGCGGAGGTTGGGGATGGGTGGCCCCTGCTGTGGTTGGAGGCGTTGTGGTTTATGCTATCACCAGACCCCTGGTAGTGCAACAACCACCAGTGATGTCTCAGAGCCCTAGTGATGTTGTTTATATCGACGGCGTGCCTTATCGCAAGCAGTTGGTGTTGCACAACGGATACTATCAAGAAGTATTGGTAAGAATGTAACATGGCATACTCAGACAAAGTTATTGATCATTATGAAAATCCCCGGAATGTCGGCTCTTTTGACAAGAGTGATACTGATATTGGTACTGGCATGGTTGGCGCACCTGCTTGCGGCGACGTAATGAAATTGCAAATCAAGGTACAAGATGGCATCATCACAGACGCAAGGTTTAAAACATACGGATGCGGCAGTGCGATTGCCTCATCCTCTCTTGTTACCGAGTGGGTTAAAGGACGAACGCTTGACCAAGCGGCAGCTCTTAAAAATTCAGAGATTGCTGAAGAACTCGCGCTGCCACCAGTCAAGATTCATTGTTCTATTCTTGCTGAAGATGCTATAAAGGCTGCTGTAGAAGATTATCGCAAAAAGCATGATCTCCATAACTGATCAGGCCTATACCAAAGTAAAGAGACTACTGCAAGCCAAAAACTATGCTGGCATTCGTCTTGGGGTAAAAACTACAGGTTGCTCAGGCCTAGCGTATGTGTTAGAATACGTGCAAGAGTATACGCCTTCAGAATCAGACATCAACTATGCCCAAGCAGATTTTGTGGTATTGGTTGATAAGAAAAATGAAGTGTATCTTAGAGGCGTCACTGTAGACTATGTGCGACAGGGCCTTAATGAAGGTTTTGAATTCCTCAATCCCAATGAACGCGATCGCTGCGGCTGCGGAGAAAGTTTTAGAGTATGAGATCTTTTTACTATCAAACATTGCCAAACATCAGTTTGTCAAATGACATTGTGGCCGCGGTAAAAAACCTTCCTTGGCAACGCATGGCTAAAAAAGACATTTATGAAAATTTAAATTGGCATGATTTAGAGTATAATACAAGTATGGGAGTTCCAGAAGATTTACGATCCCAGTATCAATCGTTTTATGGACCTAAAAATGAGTTAATAGGAACTATGTTTAACTTTGAGTTACCTGCTGAGATTGAACAAGAAATTCGATCTCAATGGACATTTTTAACAGAGTTTGACGATCAACCGATAATTAGGCTTCAGATTGTTTGTGGCGGTAGTATGATTCCTGTGCATGTGGATATAACAAAAACAACCAGTTTGATTTTTCCAGTAGACAATCACAAGAACTGTTTTACTCAGTTCTACGAATTTTCAGAAGACATAAAACTTTGGCAAGAACACTATGCCAATATCAAAGATCCATCTTGGCCACCATGCGAGACTCCGGCAAGTATTGTGAATCTACCTGAATATTGTCAGGCAGAATTAGCAGCCAGTCACAGCACGGTGAATTTTTTTTCAATAACTAGAATACAGCCAGCACATGCTGATAGATTTAAAAAAGGTGTTAATGCCACGCCACCGCCAGATACATTTTCTTATGTTGATCAAGTTGAAATCTATCCACATCCAACTTTGTTGAACATAAACAAATTACATGGTGTAGGATACGCTGAAAACAGCCTTACTGAACACAATCCGCGAGTGTCATTGTTTGCAAAGTGGCCAACATCACTGTATCAACACATTGCAAGTTGTTTATCATAATGTACAATCCAAAATTTAACTATCAACCTATACCCAGAGTTACTGTAGACGGCAAACGATTTTACGCCACGCCAGATGGCAACAAATTACCTAGCGTAACTACCATATTAGACCGAACCAAAAGTGAAGAAAGCAAGGCTGCCTTGCACAACTGGCGGCGTGCAGTAGGCGCAGAACGAGCACAAGCTATTACTACTGAAGCTGCCAATCGCGGCACTAGAATGCATACCTATCTTGAAAAGTACATTCGAGAAGGTGCTATACCTGCTCGTGGATCAAATCCATTCAGTTGGCCTAGCCATATTATGGCAGAAGAAGTTGTCAATAAAGGCCTGGTCAATGTTACGGAATTTTGGGGTATTGAAGTACCCTTGTACTTTCCCGGCGTGTATGCAGGCACAACAGACGGTGCAGGTATTCATTTAAATGAAGAATCCATCCTAGACTACAAGCAAACTAACAAGCCCAAAAAGCGTGAATGGATTGACGATTACTTTGTTCAGTTGTGCGCATACGCAGAAGCTCATAACGAAATACATGGCACACGTATCCGAAAAGGCGTAGTTTTGATGTGTGTTAAGCCTGATCTAGATGAGCAACACAATATTGTAGGACAGCCCAAATATCAGGAATTTGTGCTGGAAGGTGCGGAATTTGAAAAATATCGCACCATCTGGTGGAAAAAGGTCGAACAGTACTACATGCTAAATATGTGATACCTCAAGGAATCACACTGTGGCAATAGTACAAGTATCTAGAATAACCCAACGAACCGGACTCGAGACAGACCTGCCTCAACCCTTAGCTGGAGCCGAATTTGGCTGGGCAATTGATCAGCGCAAACTCTACATTGGTAACGGCTCAATTGCTGACGGTGCTCCAATAGTGGGAAATACCGAAGTTCTTACAGAGTTCTCAGACATTCTCAGTTTTACCACTGCGTATACCTATCAAGGCGCAGCCGCTGGCTATACAGTGCAAACAGGCGCTACGTCTGGCGATCCTGTCAGCCAAAGCATACAAAGCAGACTGGACAGTTACGCTGTTGTCACGGACTTTGGCGCCACAGGCGACGGCAGCACTGATGACACTGATGCTATCAACCGAGCACTGTTCCAATTGTTCTGTGTGCAAAACAACACACAAATACGCCGAAGTTTGTTTTTCCCAGCTGGCACGTACATTGTCACAGACACCATACTGATTCCGCCCTGGGCCAAACTGTACGGCGAAGGCGCTGATTCCAGTATTATTTATTTTACTGTGCAAACTTGGGCTGCCAACACTGCCTATGCCGATGGTGTGTTGGTCAAAAGTTCAGGCAGTTACTACCGTAGTATTGCCGCAGTGCCTGCCACTGGTATTTTGTTATCCAACGCAAGTTACTGGGAATCTACCACACTGCCAGAACTGGTTGTTAGAACTGCCGATAGTCAACAACAAACTGGAGTCAACATTGGAGTGGGTGGCGCAAGCCCTCCACAAAACATTGAAGTGTCCAGCATGTCATTCCAGACCACCGAGTCAGGCAGTCATAATGTGTGTTTGATTGAAAAGGCTCAAAAAGTCAGTATGGACAATGTGACCTTTGCCAGCAATCTTACCACAGTGCAGTTGCAAGATGCTGTGGAAGACGTAAGCGGTGTTTTGTTCAGTTCAACTACTGCATTGCCTTGCACAGAAATTACCATGGACAAATGTAAATTCACTGGCATGACTTATGGTATTAACACTGACCATCAAACTGCCGGAGTAACTGTCAGCAACGGATGGTTTGATGTGCTATATCAGGGTGTGGTGTTGGGCAGTGCCACACCAGTAGATGGTGGGCCAAGCGGATTCAAGGTGTTGCATAATGTGTTTGATAATATCTACGGCGAAGGTATCATCATTCAAGAATGCAGTTTGAATGCTACTGGTTACAATGTGTTTTATGATGTGGCCAATCACTTCAATGGCGCTTCACTACCAGCAGCGCCTATCATCAGCATTGATGCCAACAACAATATTTCTGTTGGCGACTTGTTTCAGCGCAATGACAGTCAAAGCGGCACCTATCCTAGAATCAGTCTTGCTACCACAAACTCCATTGCAATGAGTCAGAACACTCGAGACATGGTGTTTTATCAATCGCAAGCAACCACCACTAACGTTGGAATGAGCCTGGATCTTGGAACGCTGAAACGATCAGCAGGAATATCAGACACACTGGTAGACAATGGCAGCGGCAATCTTGTGGTGATTGATAAAACTGCTATCACTTCATTTAGTTTTGATTATGTGATCACTAGATCTGACACCAGACGCAGAGGCACAATCACAGTAACAGGTGGTCAAGCTGCTACCACCACTGGTTTCAGTTATGTTGACAACTTTACAGAAAATGGCTCAACTGGTGTAACACTTACACCAGCAGACAGCGGCACCGAACTTTCAGTGGGTTACACTTGTACCAGTACTGGTGCAAATGCTTCAATTAGGTATTCTGTAGCAAACTTTGGCATTTGATGTGGCCTAGAACTTTTGCTGATAGGCTTGAGTCTTGGAACGCACTGAGAAATCAAGCTGCCACTGCTGATGTTGAATCAGCCTTGACCACCATTAATCAATGGTGGTTTTCTACTCCTTGGATTCCTTATCATTTACACTGGGACGATCGTGACAATTGGCCTGATCCCTGGCAACTATTAGATGACAATTTGTTCTGTGGGCTTGCTCGTGGGCTAGGAATCCTGTATACTATAACAATAATTGATCGTGAAGACTTGCAAAAATGCTGGTTAGCCGATCATGGTAGTGACAATTTAGTCCATGCGCCTCAAAAGAAATATATACTGAATTGGGACAAGGACACAATCGTAAATATCACTCCAGGACCAGAAAACCCTCGGCACCGTGTTAGTCAGCAACAAATACAACAAAAAATTGGTTAAAAAATGAAAATAATTACAGTTCTTAAAAGAGATGGCACCCGAGAGCCATTGGCTTTGGAAAAGTGGCAAACGCAAATTGCCAAAGTATGCGCAGGCATAGCAGACGTAAGTCAAAGCATGATAGAGATACGCACACAGCTACACTTTTATGATGGTATTACTACCAAAGAAATTGATGGCATTACACTGCGAGCCATAGTAGATCTCATTGATGTAGAGCAAAACCCTGATGTGGGCCATACCAACTATCAACATGTGGCAGGCAAACAACGGCTCTCTATGTTGCGCAAAGATGTCTATGGTTCTTATCAGCCTCCACACTTGTATGAGATTGTGAAACGCAATGTAGCCACCGGCTTGTACACTCCTGAACTGTTGGAATGGTACTCAGAGGATGACTGGAACCGCATGAACGACATAATTGATCATGCTAAGGATGAACAATATTCATATGCAGCCATTGAGCAATTGATTGAAAAATATTTGGTACGCAATCGCTCCACAAAGGAAATTTATGAAACTCCGCAAGTTAGATACATGGTGGCCGCTGCCACAGTGTTTCACAAAGAAGAACCTAACACAGCTAGGATGCGTTATATTAAAGAATACTACAACGCGGCTAGCGATGGGCTCTTTACTCTTGCAACTCCTGTTCTGGCCGGCCTTGGTACTCCAACTAAGCAATTTAGTAGTTGTGTGCTTATTCGTTCAGATGATGATCTTGATAGCATCTTTGCTTCAGGAGAAATGATGGCCAAGTATGCCAGCAAACGTGCTGGTATTGGCCTGGAGATAGGACGTCTACGTCCATTGGGCTCACCCATTCGTGGTGGTGAGATCATGCACACAGGCATGATACCATTCCTGAAAAAATGGTTTGGTGATTTACGGTCATGTTCACAAGGAGGTATTCGAAATGCAAGTGCCACTGTTTTTTATCCCATCTGGCATCATCAATTCGATGATCTTATTGTGCTCAAGAACAATCAAGGAACCGAAGAAACCCGTGTCCGACACATGGACTACGGGGTGGTGCTTTCTGCTTTTTTCTGGCGTAGATTTAAACACAAACAAAACATCACGTTTTTTGACCCTAACGAAGTACCGGAACTTTACGAGGCATTCTACAAAGACATTAACCTTTTTGAAGATCTTTATGTCAAATATGAAGCTAGATCTGACCTCCGGACAAAAACTATGTCTGCTGAAGAGGTGTTCAAATCAGGCATACTTAAAGAACGAACAGACACTGGTCGTATCTATCTAGTGTTTATTGACAATGTGATGAACCAAGGACCATTTGATCCTGAGTATCATACCATTTATCAGAGTAACCTTTGCTGTGAAATTCTCTTACCAACTAAACCGTTTAAGCGCCTGGATGACGCTGATGGGCGAATCGCGCTCTGTACGCTTGGAAGTATTAACTGGGGTGCATTCCGGAATCCTGAAGACATGCGCAGAGCTTGTAGAATTCTGCAGAGATCCTTGTGTAATATCCTTGACTACCAAGACTTCCTTTCAATCCAATCAAAATTATCAAATGACGAAATCCAGCCGCTTGGCATCGGTATTACTAACTTGGCTTACTGGCATGCCAAGCGCGGCCTCCTATACGGTGATACAGATGCTTTGGCCGAAGTCAAATCTTGGATGGAGCACCAAGCCTATTATCTCACAGAAGCCACAGTTGAGCTTGCTAAAGAACGTGGCCGTTGCAAAGATTCGGACCGCACCTGGTATGGTCGTGGTGTGTTTCCGTGGGAACGACGAGCTAACGGAGTTAACGAACTTGCGAATTTTGCACCAGAACTAGACTGGGAACCCTTGCGTGAACAGATGAAAGCTCACGGGGTACGCAATGCCACACTTATGGCAGTGGCGCCTGTGGAATCAAGTTCAGTTGTAATTAACTCAACCAACGGCATTGAAATGCCCATGAGCCTGATCTCAGTTAAAGAAAGCAAGGCTGGATCATTGACACAAGTTGTACCCGAGTATCACAAGTTGAAAAACAAATATCAACTGATGTGGGCACAAAAAGACTGTGACGGATATCTAAAAACAGCAGCGGTTTTGGCTGCTTATATTGACCAGTCAATTTCGACCAATACGTTTTATAACCCAGCACACTGGCCTGATAGAAAAGTACCTACCACACTGATTGCTCGCAATCTAATGCAAGCACATCATTGGGGTATCAAAACATTCTACTACAGTCTTATCAACAAAGCTGGTAGCAAAATGAAAGTGGAAGAACCTCTTGAGATTATTGATTTTGATCTTGAAGAAGATTGTGAAGCGTGTAAACTTTAAGTTATCAAATGTTTGAGTTGCAATATTTTTGGATTTTTTGGCTGGTACAACTGCATATTTTTACCACGTGTTTTTCTATCTATGTTCATAGATCTGTTGCACACAGACATTTTTTAATATCTAACCCATTGGGATATTTTTTTAGAATTGTGTTATGGATTTCTGGCACGTTGGGGCCAAATTGGGCAGAGACTTACACCAGTAGACATCGTAAACATCATGCAACCAGCGATACAAAAAATGACGATCAGAGCCCACATCATCTAACACTTAAACAAATGTGTCAACCGTGGAAGGCTGACCAGGATGAAGTTAAAAAGTATTGTCCTGACATTCAAACACCAGATGACTGGATGCAAAAAACATTGCATGAAAAATATAGGTTTGCAGGTCCCTGGGTGCAACATCTAGTTGCAGGCATTTTGTTTGGATATCTTGGAGCAGTATTATCATTGGTATTACATTTATTAACTAAAAATTGGCTAGGTGTATTCATTGGCAACTATGCTTTTCATAAATTTGGGTTTGACTATGCTGGACATAAAAATTTAAATGACAAATCAAAGAATTTGTTTCCAATTGGAATCCTACTAGGCGGCGAAGAGCTTCACAACAATCACCATAATATGCCATATAGACCTAATTATAGACATAGGTGGTTTGAAGTTGATATTGGATATGTTTACGCTAAAATATTTTCAATGCTTGGTTTATTAACAATTTCAGAGGAAAAGAATGAACAGCCTAGAAAAAGTTTGGGCTAGAGCCACAGGCCACCTAATGGGGCACACAGACGATGACCGTCCTGATGTGCCCATTTTAACCTTGCGAGAAGCCCGATTGGCCTTGTTCTTCAAGACCTTTTGGGTTATAATACATGTTGTGACCTGTGGGTTCATCATAGCAAATACAATAAGGCACTGGTAATGAGTTTTTTGAGTAGGATTGATTGGTTCAACCATGATGGTGTGAATCTAGGCATGATCAACGACTTCATGCGTAACCAATTCTACGACAGAATTCTTGCTCGTTATGTTGCCAACCAACGTTGCACTGACATTGGATTTGGCACAGGCCTGTTGTCAATGTTGGCATTAAAGCATGGTGCAGATCATGTTAGGGCATTTGAAATTGATCATGATAGATATCTGCTGGGACGTGAAATCATACAACGCCTTGGTTTAGACAACAAGATAGAACTTATCAATGAGCGTTATGACAACAGTTATCGACCCACACCAGTTACATTTACAGAAACTGTGAATGGTAATTTATGGTGGGAAGGTTTGTGGAATAGCTTGCCTCAAGACAACAAATCTATTTTCTTACCTGGAGAATATTTTTTAGAGCTGTGGGCACTGGTTATTCCTGACACATTTGCGCAAGGCATTGGAGTACAAGAACAAACCAATAGAGTTTTTGCCCCGGGAGTAGATGTGGATCATAAATTTGTTCAAACTGTAAATGAACTTATTTGTGAAACTGCTGATTGTACATATGATCCTATGCCGTTGCTACATCTGACCCCGGGCATCATGCAGTTTGATCGACAAGTTAGCACAGTGTGGAACTGGATACCATACATGCGAGCAGTTCAAGCTGGTTCTGTGGTTGCTAGTTATGTTACACAGTGCCGTGATGATCGTGAACATTTTGTGTTAACGGTGCCTACTGAACACTGGCGTGACAAAACTGTGTTGATCGTGCCGCGCATGGGTATGGCACAAGACAATGATCGATTGTATTTGGATACCGGACATTGGGGGCCAGGAGAAAACCCTATAATTTTATCAAACCCACAAACAAATTTAGTTGTTGAGCACAGTGTAAAAACTGGGCTAATTACATACTCACTGGAACAATTAAAATGCTAGAAACCTGTTGTGATATATTAGTAGATGCGTACAAACGCAATTGGATAACCAGTAGAGATGGCAACATCTCTATTCGTCATCACGACCGTGATCACTTTTATATCACACCATCAGGTGTGCGCAAGCAAACGCTACAACCTGATCAGTTTAAAAAAATTAAATTAGTTGATCATATCAATCCAATTCCTCCGTTTTTAACAAAATTCTGGCAAGAAGATCACTATACTGACATCAGTGCCAACCTCAAGCCCAGCGGTGAAATTCCCCTGCACTTTGGCCTACAAATGGAAATGGGTCAACACAGCAATGATGTTAGAGTTGTTGTTCATGTTCATCCAACCTATTGTATTGCGGCCATGCATGCCGGTATTGATCTGAGCACTATTAGTGATTCATTTCCAGAACTCAATCGATACACTAAAGTAGCACCCAATGTGGGAGATGTAGCACCTATCAGCCAAGAACTTGCTGATGCATGTCACCGTAATTTAGGATTGGATTCAGCAGGCAATATCAAATTTGATATTGTGGGAATCAAAGGTCACGGAGTTGTGGCCATTGATGTCACTCCATGGCGTGCTTATGAGCACATTGAAAGATTAGAACACATTTGTAAGATAGTTCTTGCATCGGGAAAATACTAAATGAGCTACATTGTAGGATCTCTTCCACCGATCAAATGCTTTGTCAAAAGAGAATTTCTCTACAACTTTGAAAAAGGTCACGGAGAATTAGAACCCGCAATATGGGTTAGCCTTAAAGCACTACGTGGGCAGGTGTTTCGTATCGAGTCCTTGTTGCCCAACTACGGAGCACTGTATGACAAACTGCCCATCCATGCTTATGTGTGGCAAGAAAATCACACAGGCCAGCTGCCTATAGACACCTTGCAACTTTGGGACTGTATGGGCTATCGTTTTACTATCATTGAAAAAATAGGCCTGCGTAATCTAGGTGTAAAGTTTCTGGGTAAAGACAAGGAATGGCACCACGGAACTTATTTGTTCACTGTGGACTTTTGTGCAGATGGTATGGACGTGGACACAGGCTTTACTGAGGTTGCCGAAGAGCACAAAAGTTTCAACTTTATTAGATTGGAAAACGGTCAGTTTGCTTGCCAACCCAACAACCGATGTTTGTGGTACGACCAAAGTTTAATTTCAGGTAATGTTAAGTTTCCAGACTTTAAGGCTGCACAGACTATTTTTACAGTGGATGGCACACGCAAGTGGTCAGCTGGAGATGATTGGTTTTATACCATAGAAGAAAAAAATGAATAACAGGAAAATAACAAAATGAGTCAAGCACAATACAACTTATCAACCAAAACAGATTACCTGCATCGCAAGATGTTTCTGGATCCTGCAGGTCCTGTAACCATTCAGCGATTTGAAGAAGTCAAATACAACAAACTGGCCAAGTACGAACAAGAAGCTCGCGGTTTCTTTTGGGTTCCAGAAGAGATTAGTCTAAGCAAAGATGCCAATGACTTCAAAGAAGCGTCAGACACAGTCAAGCATATCTTTACTGCAAATTTATTGCGCCAAACAGCACTAGACTCATTGCAAGGCCGTGGTCCAGCACAGGTGTTTACTCCTGTAATTAGTATTCCAGAATTAGAAGCATTGATGTACAACTGGAGTTTCTTTGAAACCAATATTCATTCACGCAGTTACAGTCACATCATTCGCAACATCTACAATGTGCCCAAGGATGTGTTCAACACCATCCACGACACCAAAGAGATTGTGGACATGGCGTCAAGCGTGGGCAAGTATTACGATCACTTGCACATGGTCAACTGCGAAAAAGAACTAGAAGTTCCTGTCAAAGATCACGGCCACGTTAAAGCAATTTGGTTGGCTCTCAATGCCAGTTACGCATTGGAGGCATTCCGCTTTATGGTTAGCTTTGCTACCAGTTTGGCCATGGTAGAAAATCGCATCTTCATTGGCAATGGCAACATCATTCAGTTGATCCTGCAAGATGAAATCCTGCACAAGGAATGGACAGGGTGGATCATCAATCAAGTGGTGAAAGAAGACCCTCGCTTTGCTCAAGCCAAACAAGAATGTGAAGCAGAAGTGTATCAACTGTACCTGGATGTGATCCGTGAAGAAAAAGAGTGGGCTGATTACTTGTTCAACAAGGGACCAGTGATTGGCCTTAACGCACAAATCTTAAAAGACTTTGTAGATTACACAGCAGCCAATGCCTTGAAAGAAATTGGCATCAAGTATCTAGAACCAGCACCACGCTCCACACCCATTCCATGGTTCAACAAGCATGTGGACACCAGCAAGAAGCAAACTGCCTTGCAGGAAAATGAATCAACCAATTATGTTATTGGCGTGATGGGCGATGCCATTGACTACGACGAGTTACCAAACCTATGATCAACGACGAATGGTTCCAACAAGGTGGATTTGAAACCTACAAGCATCCAACACCTATCAAGTATGAAACTGCCACAGACAACGGAACTATAGAAACCCTCGAAGGTCCTGTTGCCTACACAGTTGGTTTTAAGATTATTACAGGACCCAAGGGCGAACGGTATCCTGTGAGTCCTATCAAGTTTGCTGCCTACTACGATGATAATCAAGATGGCACTGCTACGCCCAAGAAGATCATGAAGGTTGCTCGTCTTGCTGACCATGACGGTGTTGTTCGAGCATCATGGGGCAACTTAGAATACACTCGTGGCAATGACTACATTGTTCGACATGGTCCTGGTGACTACGGTGTTGTAAAAACAGATATCTTTGCCAAGACTTACGACAAATCAAAAGAAGGAAAATAAAATGAAAGCAATTGTATGGTCAAAAGACCAATGCCCCTACTGCGACCAAGCCAAGGCGTTGTTGAAATCACGTAACATTGAATTTGAAGAACGCAATATTATGCATGGTTGGACACGAGAACAACTACTAGAAGCAGTACCAAATGCTCGTACAGTACCACAGATCTTTTTAGATGATCAACTGGTAGGCGGGTTCACCGAACTCAGAACAAAACTAACAGAAAGCAAATAATGGAAATTGGAAAAGTTTACACATTCAAACTGAACTCTGGCGAAGAAATGATTGCCAAACTTGTGGACATGGAGTCGGGCTATGCTATCTTACAGGATCCTGTAAGCGTGGCCCCAGGTCCACAAGGCATGGGACTTGTGCCGAGTATGTTTACCGCAGATCCTGACAAAAATCCCCGGCTAAATATGAGCTGTGTTGCTATTCATTCATTGACGGATGAAAATGTGCGTATGAAATACATCGAAGCAACTACAGGCATAAAGGTGCCAGAAAAGAAAATCTTAGTAGGATAACATGCCAGGAATACAACGAGTGGGTGATGCAAACGGAGCAGGCGGTGTGATTACATCGGGTATTGGTTCGGTACGCATAAACGGAAGACCAATTGCCACAACTGGGCAAGGTGTCAGCGCCCATCCTTGTTGTGGACGAAGAGGATGTCCTGGCATACATTGCGGACCCTCAACCGCAGGCGGTTCGGGCACAGTACGAGCTGGTGGAATAGCAGTAAGCCTAACTGGAGATGCAGACACTTGTGGTCATGCTCGAGCCGGTGGCAGTGGCGATGTAAGGGCAGGATAATGGCCAATGGTGTATTAACTCCATTAGAAATAAACGCTGCTGCCGGATTGATGAACAATCAAGGCGTCAAAAGTTTACCAACAGCACTGACCACAGCAATTGCTACATTCAATGGTAAAACAGTGATAGTGAATTGGTTGGCCGCAGTAAACTATTACCAAGCTCAGACATTCAAAACTCAAAGCACACTAGATTTGTTGTTGAGTATTGGTGCCAGCACAATTCCAGCACTAGGCGATGCCATTCCTGCACTGCCATTGGCAAATTTTCCTTACTTGACTCAAGAATACCTGCCTACTCAAAGCGATGCTTCCACATTGGATCCATACGGATTTGCTGACTTGGTACAACAAACTGGTAATGCATATCTAGGCATCTACAATGACACTAGAGACCTTGGAAAATTTTGTCAAGGATTCATGGCAATGCAAGGGTACATCACCACCACCAATTCGTTGATCAACAGCACACGCAACGCCGCAACGTATTTGGGCCCTACATTTACAAACATGAGCAACTTGGTAAGCAATAACATTGCAAGCCTAGTGGATGATAGCCCCGGCGCATTGGGCAGACTGGCCACTGATATTGCCAATCAAGGATTGTTAACAAATACACAAACACTAAATGAATACGGCACACCGGCTGCATTGCTGGCGCAGTTGTCAAAGGTAAGCAACACCATCAATGGTACGTTGCCTGCTGTTCGTGATGCATTACAGGACCAAGGACTGACATTACAAGACATATCAAACCTAGTGAACATCAACAAAGTGTCATTGTTCAATCCCAGTGGTCTCACCCCAAACGAATTTGATAAACTACAGAAAAAAGCATACCCAGCATTGGTCAGTATCACAGACGCTGCCTTACAAGATGTATTAGACATACTGGGAGTGACCACACCTAATGTTTCAACCATGGCAGATTTGTTAAATCCAGCTGTGATGTTTCCAAACAGTTATACCAATTTACTAACACCGTCACCAGCAGGTCCTGTGCCAATTTACCAGACCAATGGTGCAGTCAACATGAACCTAGCCGAGACCGTGGGTGCATTTTTACCTGCTCCATCTGGGTGTGATGAGTTGGCAAAAATTATTCCCCCAGATCAAGCTGTGGCCAACAAGTCCACACAAGCGGCTGTGCAACAGATTACAAATATTCCATTAGCCACTTGGCCAGAACTGGCACAAACCATACAAGGCTTTGATCGCAATCCCTGGGACGTGAACAGTGACTACTTGGCCAACGACATTGTGGCGGCTGCTCCAGTCAATCCTAACAGCACATTGCAGCCTCCACTGGCAGTGTTAAGTCCCGCTACTGTGTTTTATCAGGCCATAGATGATGTTCCGGCTGGTACCAATATCAACAACACAACCTACTGGGAACCAATCACACTTGGTGGACTAAACACCATGACTGGTCTGGACCAAATTGAAGCATTGACCAATCCTGTTGCCGCCGCAACTACTAATTACATCAATAATTCTGTGGCCACTGGATCAGGCACAGACGGCAATATTACCATGTGTGATGTGTTGGGCACAGCAATTGATTACAACAATCTGGCAGCGCAATTTGACATAGCGTCGGCAGCAGTTCAAACACTACAAACTGCCGGAGCGTTGGCCACATTGAATACCGCCTATACTAATATTTTGGTTGCAGCTAACGATGCCGCGGTGCTAACACAAATTACCAATGCCAACTCGGCCATAGCAACACTGTATGCCAATCCCACATACACTGCCACAGTCGGCACATTGAACACTGCATGGATTGCCATTGCCACATATCTCAACAAAGAGAAAACCTATCAAGTCAAAGCTGGTATTGACTATTTTGCTTTGGTGTCAGGTGAGCAAAATTCAATTGTGGCGTTTTCTCAAATGCTGTCACAGTACGGCAGAGAATGCCAAACTTGCGGTCCATATGATTTCTTACAAAACATAGCTGACACCACAACATTAGCCGGTCAAGCCATGATTGGCAGTTTACGCGAAGGCGAGAACCAAATGAAACTGGCTGAAAACAAGCTCAGTGGCGCAGACATAAAACCAGATCCAGCACCGCCTGTGCCGCCAGCATGCGGCGTAGAAATTGCAAACTAAAGTATACATTGACAAATAATGCCCAAACTGCTATAATCAGGGCATGAAACCACTAAAAACCCAACTGGTAGTACTTAAACAGAAAGTATTACAGTACTACTATCGTACTAATTTTACGGTAGTAGAACTCCTAGTGATTGTAGGGTTATTATTTTGGTTGACTAGAAAAGCCGTTTTTGCTATAATTTAGGCATAGTAAGCAACAAAGGAGCCACAATGAAACTGCTGATCACCACCCAAGTTTATGAAAACTACGGTGCCCACGATTGGGACGGTGCAGGTGAGTGCCCTTCTTACTGGAAAGCCAAGGGCGGTTCTGACTATGTGATCCGTGATTTTGATCCCTTGCGTTATGCCCCTGGCGTGATTGTGGACTTGATTCGTCCCAAAGTTGAGTCAGACTCAGAGTACTTCCGTGAGCACATCATTGACTGGTCAGTAGAGGCCGATGACTACCTCACAGAGTTTGAACAAAGCCAACTGGACTACGAAGGCCAGATCCGTTTTCCTGCCAAAGAACTAGAATTGGCTTGACCAATAATTCCCAATCTGTTATAATTTAGGCATAGTAAGCAACAAAGGAGCCCCAAATGACCCAGATGTCCAAGATCCAGCAAGTCAACTCTGCAATCATGTTTGGTGAGTTTTCAAACACTGAGCTTGACAGCATCATCAGTGCAGTGCAATTTGCCAAGGCAAATCTGCGTAAACACAATATCCGACAATTTGCCAAAGGTGACACAGTGAAGTTTCACAGCACCAAACGTGGCATGACCATGCAAGGTACTGTGAGCAAGATTGCTATCAAGTATGTGACAGTGAGCACCCAGCAAGGCTTGTGGAAAGTGCCTGCTAACATGTTGGAGGCAGCATGAAAGTCTATTTCAACAAACGACTGATTGTGGTAGAAACCAATGTGGCTTGGGCTCTGCCTTACTGGCAAGCTCGTCAAGCAATGAATCCCCGAGCAATTACATGGGTAATGACATGACATTTCGACGCTGGTTGCAACAGCAGTGGTATGCTCACTGCCTTGAAATAGAAGAATGGACTGGCCGCATGCCAACTTATCCAATGTCAGATTATTTTGCCAAATACAAATATTGGCTCAAACGCGAATACCGTCATCAACAAGGAGTACCAAATGGGTCTTGATATGTATGCTTATGTGGCCACCCGTGAAGGCCAGCACCGCGACTACTACGAAGGTTCCGAATGGAACGACGACGCCAAAGATTATGTGAACACAAAGGTAAACAAGCCGCGTGAGATTGCCTACTGGCGCAAGCATCCTAACCTGCATGGATGGATGGAAACATTAGCCGAGCAAAAGAAGTTGAAATATGATTCTTTCAACGGCGTGGAAATGGAACTCACTGCTGAGGACTTGGATGCCCTTGAACGCGATGTTAAAAAGCGTCAACTGCCAGCCACATCGGGATTCTTCTTTGGCAACAATTCAGACCAGCACTACTATGACAGTGACCTGGCCTTTATCAAAGCCGCTAGAACAGAGATGTTCATGGGTTTGAAAGTGTTTTATAACTCATCATGGTAAGGCGTTAAGTATATGAATGAAACCGATTACAGCTACTCAAGGTTTGATGCCATAATGGCCGCAGGATGGATCCGAGACCTAGAAAGCTCTGACAGTCGCATTCACAAAGAAAAAGTGATTGAAAAGGCTCTCATGGCTGCTCGGCTTGGCAGTGCCGATGCACAGTGTTTTTTGTTCAATTGCTACCAAGCCTACAATCCGTTCTATGTGTTTGGCATCCGCCAGGTGCCTGAGACTGAGGGACTGACTGGTCGTGCCAATCCTTGGACACAGTTCTGGGCCATGCTAGAAGCTCTACGCACTAGGTACATCACAGGCAATCGTGCTAGAGAAGCAGTTGAACAAATGAGCCAGCAGTTTGACTCGGAAGAATGGAACATGTTAGCCCGCCGTGTGTTGATCAAAGACCTTCGATGCGGCATTTCAGAAAAGACCATCAACAAGGTTGTGGGCAAGACCGAATACAAGATACCAATTTTCTCGTGCCAGCTGGCACAAGACTCAACAGATCATCCCAAGAAAATGAAAGGCATCAAGCGCCTGGAATGCAAACTGGATGGTGTGCGTGTGTTGGCAGTGGTTAGTGGATCCACAGTCACACTATACAGTCGCAATGGCAAAGAATTTGAAAACTTTCCGCAGGTTGCCGATGCCATTGAAGATGCTCGCAAGCACTTCCAATATGGACGTGGTACCGGTGGCCATTATGTGTTGGATGGTGAGATTGTGGGCGAAAGTTTCCAGCAACTCATGCGCCAAGCACATCGCAAATCAAACGCCGAAACCACCGGCATGGTGTATCACATCTTTGATATCATCCCACTTGAAGCTTTTCAAGAAGGGCACTGGAATGCAGGGCAGTACAAACGTCTGGAATGGCTAGAGTCAGCCCGCGCTGGATTGGAAGAGACTACGTGTCTGCGCATCATGCCAGGCTTGGATGTGAACCTGGACACAGCCGAAGGACATGACATCATGCAACGTTATGCGGAAGCTGCTGTGGAAGGTGGCTTTGAAGGCATCATGATCAAGAGCCTGGACGCACCATACCAATGCAAACGTTCGGACTCGTGGATGAAATGGAAACCCACCATCACAGTTGATTTGAACATTGTGGGTTTTGAAGAAGGAACTGGTAGGAACGAAAACCGGTTGGGTGCTATAATCTGTGAAGGAGATGATAATGACCGTAGAATTCATGTTAATGTTGGTAGTGGGTTTAGTGATACTCTTCGCGATGAGTATTGGGCCAGTAGGGATCAGCTACTTGGTCACTTGGTTGAAGTCCAAGCGGACGCAGTCACCCAAAACCAAGACGGAACATACAGTCTCCGATTCCCCCGGTTCTTGAGATTCCGTGACTTTGAAGCAGGTGAAAAAGTATGAAAATTGGACTCAGTTACAGCCGTTGCGTTCGAGACATTGTGGAAGGTAGTGTGAACATGGACGATGTGTTGGTGCTGATTACTCGTACAGATTTTGATCCCAGAGATGACGAACAGTGGGCAGGCATCTGGGCGGGATACTGCTATGGTGGCGGCAGCCGAGCAGAATGGAGTGCCTATGATTTCAACAGTAAAGAAGATGAAGACAAGTTCCGCAGTGTTAGCATTGAACTTTGGGAAACTGGTCGACTACACCAGCCACGCAAGTTTGGCACACATCCAAGCCGCCGATCAGAATACTGGTTGGAAACAGTATTGCCGGACAGTGAACTTGAATCTCGCCCGGCAGTGAAAGATGCCTGGGACAAATTTCAAATGGTTGCTGGATTGACCAGTGTTAAACTAGATCGGGAGTATCGCTAATGAACAAAAGAGTTGGACCTATTACCCTGGACGGCGAAGCCGCTGATTGCATCACTGTACTAACTCTCAAGGAGCAGAGAGCCTATCTCAAGAAAGAACTCAGTGATTGGAAAAAGAATCCTCGGTCAGAAACCAATCCAGACGGATATTGGTTGCACCCCGAAGATGTAGCAGGTAACACTCGTTTGGTGGAAGCACTGAACACAGTTATTAAGTATTTTGGCAAATGAAGAAAATTTACTATGAAAAAATTGGACGTCGGTATGTGCCTGTGACAGAATACGACAGCGACTTTTTGGATAGCTTTACAAAAGGCAATCACCTGGTGTCAGTATACCCCGGAGGCAGGTCTCGCTACTATAATATTGATCCCGCTTATGCTCCGATGATTGCCGCAGGCCGTGTAGCGGAAGATGCCATCTGTGATGCTCTTAGAAAATCTAGCGAGATGCGGCCACAGCGTACACCTATTACTCCTGGACAAAAGAAAGCCTGGGAAAAATTGGCAAAAGAGTTTGGTGATGGTCTGGCCGCACTGACCATGGGCAGTGCTCGAGATCATGCCGAAGCAGGTGTCAACGCCATGATTGCCGAAGCAGACAAACTGATGAGTCATCCGGCTGTGCGTGATGCATACGAGCAGTTTCAAACTGTGTGCAATCTTGTCAAACAAAAACAAAACACTTGACAATCTCAACATACACAGTTATAATTACTGTGCATGATCAAAGAGATTGGGTAGTCTAATGGTAGGGCGGGGTGAATCGATAACCTAGGCCTGCTCAGACCGTGGCAAGTGGACGTAAATCCTGTAGGTTGCGACAAGGACCTCGATTGTAAGATCAAAACCTGGGCTGGTACCCTGGGAGTATGCCGAGAGGATAAATCTGGAAAGGTTAGAAATGACTGTCAAAATTGAGGGCTCTGCGTTGAGTATCCCTGAGTCACTTGACTCGCTTGAAATAACGCCTTTGGTCATGCACCGTATTTGGTTCCAATTGCATTCTACTAAAGAATGGTATGCAGTTATGAACGAGGCTCGTGTTATGTTTGGTAAAAACTGGCGCACTCAAAGCCGGGTAAAACGCAGACTAGAGCACAATAATCTCTGGGGGCTAAGTCCCGCTCAAACAGTGCCTGTATGGTTTGAAGTGCCAGATCAGACCTTTGCTACATGGGTGGCAGTAAAGCATGCGGTGATCTCTTTGCCGCTACCCGGTAAATAATTTTTATGATATTTGGATTTGGAATTCTCGCCACCGCATTACTCCTAAGCGCCGTGGCTGCCTGGTACTCAGTGGCCGGCCTTACTGCTATATTTTCAGCGGCTGTGGTGCCTGTGATCATCATGGGTGGTTCACTAGAACTGGGCAAGATTGTGGCCACTGTGTGGTTGCACAACAACTGGAAACGTGCCGGTATTGTGTTCAAACTGTACCTGGTACCAGCCATAGCATTCCTAATGATACTGACCAGTATGGGTATCTTTGGTTATTTGTCAAAGGCACACTCTGATCAAAATCTTGTGTCCGGCGACGTTGTTAGCAAGATTGCAATATATGATGAAAAGATCAAGACCGAAAAAGAGAATATTGAAGCAAACCGTAAGGCACTTAAACAGATGGATGAGGGAGTGGACCAAGTACTGGGCCGCTCAACAACAGAAACGGGTGCCGAAAAAGCTGTGGCTATGCGAAGAGCCCAGCAGAAAGAGCGTACTCGCCTTCAAGCTGAAATATCACAGTCGCAAAAGTCTATCGCAGAACTTAATGATGCCCGTGCGCCTATTGCCGCCGAAGTACGCAAAGTTGACGCAGAAGTCGGACCGATAAAATACATTGCGGCCCTGTTGTACGGAGACAATCCTGATGCCAATCTGTTGGAACGGGCAGTGCGTTGGATGATCATAATGATTGTGCTGGTGTTTGATCCTCTTGCTCTCACACTTATCCTAGCCGCCAACAAACAGTTTGAATGGGCACGGCAAGGCACAGGTGGATTCATACATGACGAACCTAAATATGAGCCCGACGATGGGCCACTCACCGATGACCAAATAGAACAAATACAAGCCAGTGTGGAATTGCCGAAAGATCCACATCCGCCGGGGTGGATGTTTGACAAGCCAGACCCAATCAATTGCTACAAGTGTGGCACGGAACTAGTAGATGCTCCTGGTATAGGTCTTTTCTGTCCAAACAAACAGTGCGATGTGTTTGACTCTACTTCTGGTGCCACGATTAGTTTTACACAACCTGAAACACCAAGCTCGCCAGTGTTTGTGGACATGCCTAACTTTGATCAAGAAGAAGATGAGCCTGCAAATGTCAAGGCAGCAGTCAAAGCATGGAAAACTGCAAACCCTGATCGAACACTCAAGGAAGAAAGACGTAAATTATATCGTGGAGAAATTGACGAATTACCTTGGATGAAGTTGGTGCCTGACAATGACCAACCTAGACAATCAAACTCCAGCTTTGGAATACGATTCCCTGACAGTCCTTCAAAAGGCGATACTTTTGTTAGAGTAGATCAATTGCCCAGCAAGGTTTACAAATTCAATGGCAACGAGTGGATTATTATTGACAAAAATTCTACAGATAACTATACTTACGATACAGCATACATTGATCACCTCATTGACAAAATTGCAACCGGTGAGTATGATCCGGACTTGTTGAGTGACATTGAACGTGAACAAGTTGCAGAACGTCTTAAACAAACCAATAACTTATGAAACAGACTGAAACCATTGACACCTGCAGTTTTTGTAACAAACATAAAGACGCAGTGGCCAAACTAATTGTGGGCGAAGGTGTTGCAATTTGCAATGAATGTGTGGATTTATGTGAAACTCTTCTCAAAGAAGAACTAATAGTTAAAGAAACAAAAACATCCCCTACATTGAATCCAATTGAGATCAAAACACATCTTGATCAATACGTAATTGGTCAGGATCAAGCCAAGATTGTGTTGAGCGTGGCAATTGCCAATCATTACAAACGCATCAACAATCATGACAAACATACCGAAATTGAAAAAGTCAACATTCTCATGCTTGGGCCCACTGGTTCGGGAAAAACTCTGTTGGCAAGATCGGTAGCACGATATCTTGACGTGCCGTTTGTGATTGCTGACGCCACCAGTCTTACTGAAGCAGGCTATGTTGGCGATGATGTGGAAAGTTTGATTAGTAGACTGTTTGCGGCTGCTGGTAATGACGTTGATCGATGCCAACGTGGCATTGTGTTTTTAGATGAAGTTGATAAAATTTCTCGTCGTTCGGAATCAGCATCCATCACAAGAGATGTATCAGGTGAAGGTGTACAACAGGCTCTGCTCAAGCTAGTCGAAGGAACCAAGTGTAGAATTGTTCCACAAGGTGGGCGCAAACATCCATCAGGTGAAACAGTTGAAATTGACACCACCAATATCCTGTTCATTGCAGGCGGCGCATTTGTGGGCCTGGATAACATTGTAAAAAGTCGAGTGCGTGGAACCAGCATAGGGTTTGGTGCCAAAGTAAACTCGGATACCACCACGCACCTAGACCAAGTCACACCTGACGATTTGATTCGCTTTGGTATGATTCCAGAATTTGTTGGTCGTTTCCCAACCTGGGTAGCATTGCAAGATTTAACTAGAGATGATCTCATTAGGATATTGATTGATATCAAACACAGTTATATAGAACAGTACAAATGGCTGTTTGACCAAGACAAGATTGTGTTGGATTTTACCCCAGAGGCCCTGGTCAAAATTGCCGACAATACCATCAAGAACAAAACTGGTGCTCGTGGACTACACAGTGAACTGGAACGTGTGCTACTGCCACACATGTACAAGCTAGGCGAGTATACTAAACAAAACATCGCCCATGTAGAAATTGACGAAAACATGGTAAATACTCCCGAGGAGTTAAAGAAAGTCAATGGGTAAATTACATGGTAGATCAGTGTTGGTTCAGGACAACAATATTGAACGTGCGCTGAGAAAACTCAAGAAAAAAATTCAAGCGTCAAACATACTCAATGATCTCCGTGAAAAAGAGCACTACATCAAGCCCACTACTGCTCGCAAACTCAAACGCAGTGCTGCCAAAAATCGCTGGCGCAAACAACTAGCCGAGCAAGCACTACCTAAAAAACTGTACTGATGTACATTGAGTTTCGGTTGTCCTCAGACTTTGTTCGAAACAAACTGAGTGCATGGGCAGCAAAATACAATATCAAATACCGTACTAAAGTATTCAAATACACCTTGCGGGTTACATTTGATTCAGACGAATCTTACACACTGTTTGCAATGACCTGGGTGCCACATCCAGAACATCCAGAATGGACAAGTTACCGCTTGATAACTGACCTAAATAATAAAATATAGTTTTTCTTCGTGTATAATAAATAATGTTGTAGTGCCCATAGTGGGGCTACATTACAAGTCATCTTGCTTATATAAAGAAGAAAACAAATGACAAAAACTCTCACCCTTCGTAGTTTCGACATTCCCACACTCACCAAATTTGGTATCGGTTTCGATAGCATGTTTGATGAACTCATGCGTGTGAGTGCTCAACAATCCTCTACCAACTACCCACCCTATGACATTGTACAAATCAATGAAGATGAGTACATGATCAGCATGGCCGTGGCTGGCTTTGGGCATGATAACCTCACAGTAACCAAGGACAAAAAATTCTTGATTGTTGAAGGTAAGCACAGTCGTGAGACTGTGGAGAATGAGGATACTACAACAAAATATTTGCACAAAGGCATCAGCGAAAGAAGTTTCCGTAGGGAATTTCAGTTGGCTGATCATGTGGAGATCAGTAATGCACACCTTGAACTTGGTATTCTAAGCGTTCACTTGAAACGTGAAGTGCCCGAAGATGCCAAGCCAAAGACTATTGCGATCACCTACACAAACTAATATAATTGTGTAAATACAGTGGCAGCACAGTGCTGCCACTGCTAACAAGGATAAAAAATGGCTCAAACTGAAACGAAATCACGAACTCGCACACAAGAAGCAGTGCGACCACCGTCGTTGTTTCGCGTGATTTATATCAATGACAATCAGACCTCTATGGAATTTGTGGTCAGTAGTTTGGTTGAGTATTTTGATTACACCGCAGAATCTGCTGAACAAATCACAGTTGACATTCACGAAGCTGGAAGTGCTGTGGTTGCTGTGCTACCTTATGAGATTGCCGAACAAAAAGGCATCGAAGTTACCTTGCAAGCTCGTTCACAAAGTTATCCGTTACAAATCAAATTAGAACCAGAAGAAGTTCACTGAATTTCAATTCTGCGAGGATGGTACACATGATGTGACCATGGCGAACCACTGCGCCCACGACAGTTGTTTACAAACCTCACGTCGTGGCGTATTTGGTCTACTGATCCATGATAGTGTCCAAAACACCAGGTATGAATCTTTTTCCCGTCGTCTGCTGCCATAGCCTGCATCATGTCTCTGTTGCCCATCATGTTGAATCGCATGCTGCCTTCAAGATCTATGTCATGCTCAATCAACTGCTGACAGGGCACAGTATGTGTGACCATGAGTATGTGTTTGACATCCTTGTGTGATTGCAAGCGTTTCACAGAGTTTATCATGTACGCCGCATCATTGGTAGCCATCCTGGATATCTTTTTAGCAATGTCACTGGTGAGATTTTCTTTTTCTTGCCACCACAAAGAACTTTGAGTAGGATCAATGCTGAGTTCAAAATCAAATCCCCACCATCCATTGGTGCCCAATATGCCAATACCATCAACTACCACCACATTGTCCTGGAGATAAACCACATTAGATATTTTGGCAATGCGTTTGGTTAGGTCTTTGTAGCTGTCGCTAAGACTGTGATAATATCTAGCATGCTCGTCATTGCCGTCTATAAAAAACACAGCTTGATAACAGCGACTTAGATTGGTCAATGCGTCAGATAACAATTTTCTATCTTCAGCAATGTCACCGGCAACAATAGCGTATGGACTGGTGGCTCGATCAGTCCAGTCAAAGGGTTCGTTCCAGGTGTCAATGTGGAGATCAGAAATTAGGTCAAAAGCAACTTTCATGATACATATTTAAAAGGATTTAACATGCACATTATATTTGGAGACTCACTTCATCTAATTCCCGAAAAGTTTACCATACTAGAACTAGATACATTTGAAGATGGCAACAAGCAAGAAACTGCTTGGTGTGTGGTAGAAAATATTCCCTTGGGAGATTTTCCAACCCTAGACGCCTACAAAAAAGTACACAGTGACTTGATGCAGGCCTATCGAGGCCGCAATTGGGAATATTGTAACAGTGCAATCAAAGGCCTGCGCGGTCGATGGAATGGAGAATTAGACAGTTTCTACGACAATCTGCAGGCCAGAGTCACTGATTATGAACACACTCCGCCGCCGGAAGATTGGAACGGATGTTTGACTCGCTCGTTGTCCGATCTATAAAATCATAGACGTATTTTGTCCAGTTTCTAAGATTTTGAAGATGATTGTTTGATACTGGTGCAGTATAATATTCTTGAGTTTGTTGTACGGCATTTAAGTATTGTTCCATGTATTCTCCAGTACAACTGTTTAACACTTCTACATACGCATTAGAAAAATTTTGTTTAAATTCGTCTACGATTTGTTGATGAAACTCATCACTAAAGAATCGTTGTTGATTGAAGTCGGCGATATCTTGTAACTGTTGATATATTTCCAAACGTCTTGGATTGTTTTTGATATTGTTCATAAGATCGACTATAGCATGAAGCCGCTCTACTGGATCGCTGATGGTATCATACGATTCGTCAAACACTGAGTCAAATGTTTTGAACCCGTAGCTTCTAAGATATCCAAGGCTACCGGCAGTTGCTGCCAATATAAAAGGTTGCCCACAAGCAATTGGACGTAGAGCCTTCTCAGTGAGATGCAATCTACTGTCGTCAAACAGCGTTTCTAACACAACTTCAATTGCTGTTTGCTGATAATCCTGAGTGCAATAATCTGCACTGGCTGTTGGCAATGAATTATTTTTTTTGAAGTTTTGGTCAAGATCTGTGCTAGAAATTTGCATGGCAGGATTGTTAAACTTGTGGTTACTGTAGTGAATGCTATCAGTGTCATTGAATCCCATCTGACAGTGATGATGTAAATTGTTTTTTACCAAAAGTTCTGCAAACTTTAACCGATACTCTCTAGTGCCGCACCATGCTCTGTTGTAAATCAAAAAATCAGACTGAATATTTTTTTGTTTTAGACTATGATCTAGTTGCGCAAATCTAAACCAATCTCTAGCAATCAATCCATGTGCCCAGTAGTAAACTCCGGTGAAGTTATTTTGTGTGTATTTGTCTAGTTCTTTGCTGTTAAGTTCTGAATGACATAATAAGGTATTTTTAAAAACATGTGCTTTGTGTCTTCGGCGTAAAGCTGAACGTAAATGCCAGTGGGCAAACTGGTTAGCAACAATAGTTGACTCTTCAAGAATCAATGTTGAATTTTGTACAAAATCATGTTGAGTCCAATAGTTGTAATTTAACGGCTCTTGATCATGACAGATTATTGGGGGGATAGTTAATAATACATCTGTCTGATATTGTATAGTTTTTATTGGCGTCAGATCGCCTAAATTTCTTGAGCCATGTGGCGTCCAGCGATAAATTATGATATCTCGGTTGCAAAGGCTTTGCAAAAAATTGTATAATCTATCTAAAGGAACACTCATGAAGAAAATTGGTTTTATTGGTATTGGGAAACTAGGACTTGACTGCGCAGAAGTCATGGCAGAAAAGCACGAAGTGCGCGGTTACGATATTTACCCAAGAGTCAGTGACTCAGTAAAAGTCTGCGACATTGAAGAACTAGTAAACGAAAGCGAATGGATTTTTATTGCTGTGCCTACACCACATGCTGAAGGCTATGATGGATCAGTGCCAAGCTCACACATGGAACCTCGAGATTTTGGGCATGCGGCTGTGATTGATGCTATTAAAAATGTTAACAAATACGCGACTGGCTCCAAGAAGGTTGTGTTGATCTCTACAGTGCTACCTGGCACTACTCGCAAGCACTTTGTTCCGTTGTTGGATGCCAAGCATCAGTTCTTGTACAATCCTTACCTGATTGCCATGGGCTCGGTAAAGTGGGACATGGTGAACCCTGAAATGATCATGATTGGTACTGAAGATGGCAACCCCAATGCCTTGGCCGGTGAACTTCGTGATTTGTATGACACAGTGATGCAAAATGACCCACGCTACGAAATTGGTACCTGGGACGAATGCGAAGCCATTAAGATTTTTTACAACACATTTATTTCGGCCAAAGTGGGCCTTGTAAACATGGTCCAAGACTTTGCCATGCGAATTGGCAATATCAATGTAGACGTTGTCACAAATGCTCTTGCACGTTCAACCATGCGTATCATGGGACCCAAGTACATGACAGCAGGCATGGGAGATGCCGGTGCTTGCCATCCACGTGATAACATTGCACTGCGTTGGTTGGCCAAAGAATACAACATTGGGTATGACTTGTTTGATACTGTGATGCATGCTAGAGAAATTCAAGCTAAGAACTTGGCCATGTTCTTGGTTGATTTAAGTGTGATGAATGACAACATGCCCATTGTGATTCACGGCAAGGCCTACAAGCCTGACGTAGAATACTGTATTGGTTCATACTCAACCTTGGTTGGGCACTACGTTGAGATGGAAGGTAAATCAGTTGTGTATGTTGATCCACTTGCTGACAACAAAGACAAAGTGGTAGATGGTGTTGATACACCTGCAATCTTTTTGTGGGCACACAATCGCAAGATCACATATGAGTACACCGGCGATCAAGCTGACACCAAACCCTACTGTGACATTTTGCCTGGCAGTATAATTGTTGACCCATGGCGCAAGTTGGAATCTACAGACAACGTTGAAGTGGTGCATTACGGTAACACTAGACATGCTTAAATACCACATTCCAAAATTTTGGGATAACGAGTTTAAACAGCTATTGTATATCAATGAAACATTCAATGATTCAAAAAATCTAGAACTCTGGCAAGGGCAAGGCTTTGCCAATAAATTCACTGGCGACATGTGCGACATGCGATCAGTGCAACCCAGTTGGAACAAACAATTTGTAAAAATTTACGAAGAAATGGGCTGGAAGGATGTGGGCACCAGCTATTACAGAATGAGTTCAGGCACAATCCTTCCTACTCATCAAGATCTCTATGTCAAATATATTGAATTGTTTAAATTGCAAGGCCAGGAACAACATATCAGACGAGCAGTAGTATTCCTTGAAGACTGGAAACCTGGACACTACGGCGAATATGAAGATCAACCAATGACAAACTGGCGAGCAGGAGACACAGTGGAGTGGCGGTACGACACGCCACACATGGCTGCCAACTGTGGGTTTGAACCAAGATACACATTACAAATTACAGGACACTTATGAAAAAATTCACCTTGATATATGATCATCTTGGAACTATACATTCTAATTTGGAACTTCCGTTATATCAGGAATATTTTAACGTTGAACAATATCAGGTTGACAAAAACTACGATCCCAAAACCACATTATACTATACTGATGCATTGAAAAAAACCAGTGTGCATGATGAGTTTTTAGAACGTGGATTTCAAATCGTATATGATGGGTTACACGAACCCGGTATTAAATTCACCACAAGCAACGGATATGTGTTGCACCATCAGGACTACATGTGGTATCACGACAGTCTGCAAATGATTGCTCACAACTATCACACTTATCAACCACAGAAAACTTATAAAAAACTTGCACTTATGCCTATGAATTTGCATAAACACCACCGAACACAATTATTGGAACGCATGGCCCCATACCTTGACAAGTGTTATTGGAGTTATGTAGGCATGGGTCGACAATTGCCGTTCGATGTTCCTGTAGTAGATTGGCCAGGGCAACGACATTTTGAAGCACGATGGTACGATGATACATATTTTAGCATAGTTGCAGAAACTAGAGTTATGACAGTAGTGAATACACCTTTATTGATTAGTGAAAAAACATTCAAGGCCCTGGCGTTTTATCATCCATTCTTGATTTGGGGAGAATTGGGATCATTGCAACATTTAAAAAATTTGGGATTTGAAACTTTTAATAATTTATTTGATGAATCATATGACGCTATATCTAACTCGGTTGATCGATTAAAAGCAATGGTTAGCAATGTTGGCAACTTTAAACAGGTGCCATATGATCGTATTACGTTGGAAAAATTACAGCATAATCATGATAGATTTTTTGATCAAGCATATGTACAGAGTTGTATCAAGCAACAAATTATTGAACCACTTTTGCAACAAATAGAGACAACATTATGATATCAAGTTACAACGAGTGGAGTCCACTAAAACGTATAGTAGTAGGTTCGGCCACCAATGCTAACTGGCCTGTAAACGATCCTGTATTCTCTCAGGAGAGTGAAAAGACCACCTGGAAAGAAACACCCGTTCCGCGTGGACCTGTGCCACAACGCATAATTGACGAAGCCAATGAAGACTTAGATACGTTAGCAACTACTCTAATCAGCCTTGGTGTAGAAGTTGTGCGCCCAGATCCACTCAACTTCCAAGCACATGATGGCATGTACAATTACTGCCCGCGTGATCGGTTCCTTGTGTACGGATCAACTGTTGTGGATCCTGCCATGATGTATCCCTGCAGAGACATGGAACTGCAATGCTATCACGACATTGTGGATTCTGCTGACCAATATTTGTTTATGCCACGTAATGAAGGCATGACACTGGACGCTGCCAATGTACTAAGACTCAACGACAAAATGCTATTTTTGGAATCAGCATCAGGGAATCGAGCTGCCTACAATTGGCTGTGTGATCAATTCCCTGATGTTGAAATAGAACTGTGTAATTTTTATGCTGGCGTACACATTGACTCAACCATTGTGGCCTTGCGCGAAGGTTTGGTCATGTTAAACGGTAGCAGAGTTGGGTTTGATACAGTGCCCCGAGTGTTTGATGGCTGGCAGAAAATTTGGGTAAACGAAGTGGTGCCACAGGACTTTTACCAATATCCTTATGCTTCAAAATGGATAGCAATGAACATGCTCACTGTGGATCCAAACACTGTGATTGTGGACCGACACCAAACCGAATTGATCAAAACACTAAAGAGTTACCGATTTGAAGTGATACCGTTGGAACTGCGCCACAGCCGAACATTGGGTGGTGGGTTTCATTGTGTAACATTGGATCTAAATCGTCAAACCAATTGACTTTTTAATAAAGTAGTCGTATAATACATGTATGACTACACTTACACATTCGCGTTTTGGCTTTTGTTGCAAATGGCTCAATGACCCCGAGGAAACTGGGGGCATGAAAGTCAATGCTGTGGACCGTGATATAAACGGAAGATCAACCACCATGCGCTGGCTCCGTGAGCATGCCGCCGAAGCTGACCAGCGTCAGTGGGACATCATGAACCATAACGCTGCCGCGGCGTTAAAAATGATTGAGCGTGTGGGCGCAATGGAACCCGAGCGCAGAATGGTTCGTTTGGGATCAGAAATGTTACAGGGCTATACAGAACCCTCTTGGATCAATTGGTGGCAACGACGTGAAATTCAAGATCATTGCGAACGCATATTTGCGCCGGTTGGCAACGCTGCTCGGCGTCTGGGTGTTCGGCTTTCCTTTCATCCAGGACAATTTTGTGTGCTGGCAAGCGAATCGGATGAAATCGTTGAACGATCCATTCTGGAATTCGAGTATCATGCAGATATGGCCCGGTGGATGGGGTATGGAAACACGTATCATGATCACGGATTCAAGATCAACGTACATCTCTCGGGCAAGGGCGGCCCTGCAAAGTTTCTTCGAACCTTGGGCAGATTGTCTCCAGAGGCTCGCAATCTCATAACTATAGAAAATGACGAACTTACAAATGGACTTGACGTTACTCTTGCCGTGGCTGATCATGTGGCTCTTGTGCTGGATATCCATCACCACTGGATCAACACCGGCGAATACATCCAACCTACGGACCCACGTGCGCAACGGGTTCGTGAGTCTTGGCGTGGTGTGCGTCCTACACTACACTACTCAGTTAGTCGTGAAGACTGCCTTGTTGACCACTCTCGCACAGTAAAGCCTGACTTGAGTGCGCTGTTGGCACAGGGCTACAAAAAGCAAAAACTGCGAGCCCACAGTGACTTTTATTGGAACGAAGCAGTGAATGACTGGGCGCTGACATTTGCTGATCAATTTAATATCCAGTGCGAGGCTAAAGGCAAAAACTTGGCTCGAGATCAATTGTACCAGCAATGGCTGTTAACAATGGCTGTACTGTAAATGAACAGTATTTTAGCTGGAATAGTTGAATGGATTCGCGAGGACTATCGCACCCACCCTTTTAGATTTTGCATAGAGTTGCTGGCCTGGGTCCTAAGCATTGCAACATCGGTGATCTTTGCAGCCACGGTGCCAACACCGCCATTTTTCCTCTTGTATCCCATGTGGATTTCAGGTTGTATTATGTACACCTGGGCCGCATGGACTCGCAAGAGCTTTGGCATGTTGGCCAACTATATACTGTTAGCCACTATTGATTCAGTGGGCCTAACAAGATTACTTTTGCAATGAAACTGCCTTTAACCAAAATACAACGACTGCAAGCTGAACTAGCACAACATCCATTGTTGAATGACAATGTGATCAAAAATCTCACGCACATTCATATCTTCATGGAACACCATGTGTTTGCAGTGTGGGACTTTATGAGTTTGATCAAAAGCCTGCAACATTATGTGTGTCCTAGTACCACTTGTTGGGTTCCCAGACCCAAGATTCGCAGTGGCAGTGCTAGATTGATCAACGAAATTATTCTCAGCGAAGAAACAGACATTGATCTAGATGGTGAGAGTTCGATCAGCCACCATGATCTTTATTGTCAAGCCATGTTAGAAGTAGGTGCTGATGCTAACTTGATCGAAGAGTGGACCGAAGCAGTACAAGAGAATGGTTTTCATTGGGCCGCAGAAAATGCTGTGGCACCACCAGCTTCTTTGGAATTCATGCGTCGAACATTTGAGTTTATAGATTCAGCAGAATCTCACATCATTGC